GCGGGAGCAGCAGCTACGGGAGCAGAAGGTGCAGCCTCAGCAGGAGCAGCCTCGGGAGCAGCAGGAGCAGCCTCAGCAGGAGCAGCCTCGGGAGCAGCAGGAGCAGCCTCAGCAGGAGCAGCCTCGGGAGCAGCCTCTACGGGAGCAGCAGGAGCAGCCTCAGCAGGAGCAGAAGATGCAGCCTCAGCAGGAGCAGCCTCTACGGGAGCAGGAGCAGCCTCAGCAGGTGCAGCCTCGCCAACTGAATGAATCATGACCGCAACATTCTCATGAATATATCCCTCCATACCAATCGTTCCATTCATACCAATCCAATCATAACTTACACTGTTCTCTGCCACAAATTCATGAAAGGCCTTGTATTCACCGTTTGTTTCATATCCAGTATAATTGACAAATTCATCAAACACAATGACACAATCGGTATCAAGATGATCCTTCACCGTATTCAAAATAAATTTAGCAGATGAGTACAAATCACTATCCACGTGAATGAAGGATACCTTTTGAGGATGCGATTGAAGAAAAGATACTAATGTATCCTGGAATAAACCAGTCACCAACTCTACATTGGCATTCACTGCAGGAGGTACACCGCCAACGGAAAATGAACCAGCTTCAAAACCATCTCGCCACTTTTCAGGATTTCCTAAAAAAGAATCAAATCCGTACACTTTATCAGCAAACCGTGAAATATATTGAATGGTACTTCCCGTGGTTACACCAAATTCTAACCATAACGTATCAGGCTTCTGCTTTAAGGCCATCACTTCAAACACGTGCTCAAGGGGGAACCGGTTCACGTTGGGAATAGCCATACTATTGCTAAAGATAAAAAAAGTGGGGTTCGCCTCCCCGTTTCTTTTTTTACATTCGCTCCATACGAAGTGTGCCGGCAATGTAGCCTGGGTGAAAGGTCACGTTGTCGTAGACGAGGTGCCACGTGATCTTTTCAGGCGCATCTTCGCGCAGAGTGGGAAGGAAAGGTTTCGGTTTTACGTACTTGGTGGGCTTGGACTTGGCCATCGCCTTTTGCTGGTGACTGTTGTTGATGTAGCGCTGCATGTTGTATGAGAGTCTAGACCTATTTTGTGTTTCAATTTTTTGTGACCTGCAACGGATCTTTAGCAGAACCTACGGTTCCGCACCTCCCTTGTAGGGGGCAAGCCCCTACGACCCATTTATAGGGGTTTCACCCCTATGACCCCGTTATTATGGGGGTTGTAGGGGCAGAGCCCCTACCCGGTGAAGCTGGAAGCTTCAAAGGAGGCGTGGAACCTTGGTTCCACAAAATTGATATGAATACATTCCGATACAATGTATAATGGATCTTTCTCAGTATCAACGCAAAACCGATATCGGTCACGTGCTTGATGCCCCCGACATGTACATCGGTCCCATTCAACCGGTTGAAACCGTCAACTGGGTTGCGGATCAAGGTAAGATTGTTCCTAAAACCCATATGCACATTGCCGGTCTTTATAAACTCTTTGATGAAGTACTGGTCAACGCGCACGATCAATACATTCGCATGAAAGAGAAATCACCCGTTTCTTATATTCAAGGGTCTTGTGCCGATGGTACCATTACGGTAACGAACGATGGACCCGGCATTGACATTGCCATGCATCCCGAATACAACGTCTATATTCCTCAACTTATTTTCGGTGAACTTCGTACCTCTACGAATTATGACAAGGGTGAAAAGAAAATCGTCGGCGGTAAAAACGGCTTTGGTGCCAAGCTTGCCATCATTTGGTCTACGTACGCCAAGCTGGAAACCGTAGATGCTACGCGTGAACTCAAGTATACCCAAGTCTTTCGTAACAATCTTAGCGTCATTGAACCCCCCGTCATTACCAAGTACAAGAAGAAACCGTACACCACTCTTTCCTTTACGCCCGATTATGCAAGGCTCGGTATTCCTGGCTTGGATGCCGATATGCAGCAGCTTATGGAACGGCGCATGATGGACATTGCAGGTATCACGGATAAAAAAGTAAAAGTAAGCTGGAACGGCAATCCATTGTCTATTCAAAACTTTTCCTCTTATATTGAATCGTACGGCATTGAAACCAAGGTACAGGATTCCGTTCCTCGCTGGGAGTACGCGTTTGCACTCAGTGACGAATACATGCAAGTATCGTTTGTCAACGGGATTCATACACAAAAAGGCGGACGACACGTAGACTACCTCGTCAATCAATTGACACGCAAGCTTTGCGCCTACATTTTGCTCAAAAAGAAAGTGGAAGTTCGTCCCAGTACCATCAAAGATCGGCTTACGATTTTCGCGTACTGTTCTATTGAAAATCCAACTTTTGACAGTCAGACGAAAGATTGTCTCACGACACCCATTACACAATTCGGATCGGCTTGTGAAGTCAGTGACAAGGTCGTAGAAAAAGTAGCCAAGCTTGGCTTCCTAGATCTTGCCCTACGTGCGACGGAACAAAAGGAGTTGGCAACCGTCAAGAAGCAAGATGGTGTCAAGACGCGAACGATTCGCGGTATTCCAAAGTTGGTAGATGCAAATTGGGCAGGTACGTCCAAATCCTCGGAATGTACCCTGATCTTATGCGAAGGAGATTCAGCGAAAGCAAGTGTTGTCAGTGGTCTTTCCAAGAAAGATCGTGACGCCTTTGGTGTCTACCCCATGCGTGGTAAAATGCTCAACGTACGTGACGAGTCACTGACACGTATCAATGATAACAAGGAAATTCATGAACTCAAACAAATCATGGGTTTGGAAATTGGAAAAAAGTATACCGTAGAGGATGTAAGGGCGCGACTACGCTACGGGAAGATTCTCTTCATGACGGATCAAGATCCTGACGGTAGCCACATCAAAGGGCTGGGTATCAACATGTTTGGTAGCTTATGGGAATCGCTTCTCAAACAATCCGGCTTCATTGGCTTCATGAACACGCCGATTATCAAAGCAAAAAAGGGAACCAAGGAAGTGGTGTTTTACAATGAGGGTCAGTATGATACGTGGAAGGCGGATGATCCCAAGGGATGGGATATTAAGTATTACAAGGGACTTGGGACAAGTACGTCCAAGGAATTCGTCCAGTACTTTCAAGAAAAGCAAAAACATGTGGTTCAATTTGAATGGCGCGAACAGTGTGGTGATTCCATTGATAAAGTCTTTAACAAGAAGCGTGCGGATGATCGCAAGAGATGGTTGGAAGCGTACTCCAAGGACGTGTTTCTGGATACATCCCACCGAACGATTTCGTACAGTCAATTCATTGATAATGAACTCAGTCACTTTTCCATTTATGATTGCAAGCGATCCATTCCAAGTGTCGTTGACGGATTCAAACCGAGTCAGCGCAAGATCATGTACGGGGTATTCAAGAAGAAGTTGGTCAAGGAAATCAAGGTGGCACAGCTGAGTGGCTACGTATCGGAGCATTCGGCTTACCATCACGGAGAGGCTAGTTTGAACGGAACCATTGTAAACATGGCGCAAGATTTTGTCGGGTCTAATAATTTGAATCTGTTGACACCCAACGGTCAGTTCGGTACAAGGCTGGAAGGCGGTAAAGATTCAGCAAGTGAGAGGTACATCTTTACGCAACTGTCACCGTTCACCCGTATGATCTTTCCAGAGGCAGACGATGCCGTACTGGAGTATAACCATGATGACGGTGATCCCATTGAACCCGTGTACTACGTGCCGATTCTGCCGATGGTATTGGTGAATGGCTGTCGCGGCATTGGTACGGGGACTAGCACGAACGTTCTGTGCTATCATCCGGGCCATCTCATTGATTACTTGGTGGCGCGTTTACAGGGATCTAATGACAAGTTGAGCCTCGTGCCGCACTACAGGGGATTTCAGGGAACGATTGATTTGAAGCAAGGCAAGTATGTAGTGAAAGGCGTCTACGCGAAAAAGGAGTTGGTGGTACACTTGACGGAGTTACCGGTTGGTGTATGGACGGTAGAGTACAAGGAGTACCTAGAGTCACAGATTGGAGTGACGATCAAAGAGTACTCGGATAATTCCACGGACAAGGTAGTGGACATGTCTATCCGACTGATGGCGGAGTGTGACGTAGAAAAAGTATTGAAGCTGAGCACGACCCTCTCCATCAGTAACATGAATTTATTTGATGCCGATGAACATTTGAAAAAGTATGCGGAGATTCACGATATCATGGAAGAGTACTATGATGTGCGGTACGCGACGTATGAGAAACGCAAGGTACATCAGTTGAAAGTGTTGCGGGATACGCTGCACAAGGTAGAACAAAAGGTCAAGTATATTCGTGCGGTACTATCAGGTAAGTTAGATCTGCGAAACAAGAAGCAGGACGTGCTGTACAGGGAGTTGGCATCGTTGGACATTGAGATGCGAGAGGAGTCGTATGCGTACTTGACGAAGATGCCGATGGATAGTGTGACGCAGGAAAAAGTAGAAGCGTTGGAGAAAGAGTTTCGGGAGATACAAGAAGAGGTGGCGAGGCTGACGGCGATGACAGTGGAACAGATGTGGATTCAGGAGTTGGTGGCGTTGAAGAAAGCGATTTAAAATCATCTTGTCTAATAAAAGTATGGCCGTGTTTCACTGTGAATATTGTTATTTTTTAACGAAGTCAAGAACGAATTATAACAAGCATCTAACTACAGAAGAGCATAGGAAGAATGAAGATATACATGAAATAAGAGAATTATTTAAATTAGTAGATGAAAAAAAGGATGAATTAAAACCGATTGAAAAAAGAATAAAAGACATTTCAAAACAATATACGAAACGTGTGGATAAAAATAAACAGGTGCATGATTTAACTAAATTGTATTATGCAGAAACACATAAAAAATATAATAATTTTTACATAAGAGAAACATTAACAGATAGAATAAATGAATTAGCAACAAAACATAATCTTAATTGAATTACTATTTAAATTCAACCGTTGTACTTATACCCATGGAAGTCTTTGAGTGTACGGGTTGCAACTATGGAAGTAATGTAAAGTGCAATTTTGATAAACATTTGACTACTGAAAAACACAAAAGAAATATACGAAACCTGCCAGTTATACCAGATCCAATTGAAACAACAGTTTTTAACTGTAAACATTGTGATAAAATTTTTTCACATAAACCTTCTTTGCAAAGACATGAAAATCATAGATGTAAAGGGATTAAAAAATTAACTAAGTTAGAAATAAATTTACAAACGGAAGTAACCGATTTGCAAAAATTAGTACAGTTATTACAGTTACAGTTGTCACAAAAAGATGTACTACTAGAAATAAAAAATGACCTAATAGAAAAATTACAAACAATATAATGAATTAAAAATGAATTAATATTGTTTGTATGGAGCAAATCTATTTACTGAAAACAGACATGACAATGGAACATCTTCCTATTTACAAAATAGGAAGAAGTAGACAACCTGATGTGAAACGTGTCAGATCTTACCCAAAGACTTACCAGCTGGTAAGCATGAATACGTGTGAAAATTGTGTTTACATTGAGGCCGAACTATTAAAACTCTTCCATAAAAAATATAAAATTGCATATCGTCGCGAATATTTTATAGGGGATGAAGTTGAAATGGCAAAGGATATTCGTACGATGATAGATGCAACCATTCCGAATCATTTTCATTGTAAACTATGTGTATTTGATACACATGTAAAGGGTGAGTATGATGAACATTTAACTACACAAGAACATCGTTTGAAAGTTGAGGAAGCAGATGAAAAAATCAATCAACGTAAACTAGTAAAACAACACATTCATGGACTTTTACGTAAATCAAGGGATATGGAACGTAAAATAACAAGTGTACAGAATAATATTGATATTTTAATGAAAAATAGAATGTACCTTTTAGAAAACTTTTTGTAATGGATTTGAAAACTCTCTCTATCTTTATCTTTATCCAAAATCGCAACCGAACCTAATAATTACCCGCAGAAAATAGTTACAAAAAGAGTAAAAAGAATAACCTGATTTACGTTTACTATTTAAAAATAAAATATATAATCATTATATGACTATTTATGAATGTAAAGGTTGTAATTTTACCACACTATTACGCGGTAATTTTACGAGACACCTGACTACTGAAAAACACAAGAGTAAGGAACAAACGGTTCAGGAAGCAACCGAAATTGTAACAGAAGTTGAGGAAGAAAATGATGCTGTCATAAAATGTGATTATTGTAATAAAACCTTTGCCTATACACAGTCTATGAAACGGCATATGAAAGATAGATGCAAAAAAAGGGATGATGTGGAAATGTTAAAGAAGCAATTAGAAGAAGCAAAACAGGAATTAAAAAAGAAGGACAAAATTCATAAACAAAACCTACTATATGAGAAAAAGTTATACGAAAAAAAAATAAAGTTAAACCCTGTCAATATGACGATCAATAACACCACCAACAATACCACCAACAACACGGTCAACATACAAAACAACTACATTCTTCCTTACAAGGATACCGATACGTCTCATTTGACTACAAAAGATTACGCTTTTTGTATCAAACCCGATGGTGTGAAACGGTTGATTGAAAAAATTCATTTCAATCCCATGAAACCAGAGAATCAAAACCTTACGATTACCAATTTAACCGACAAGTACATGATGGTCTATGACGGATCACATTGGAAAAAAGTGTTGAAATCTGAACTGAATAAAATTTACAATCAGAAAGAATCCTTGTTGGAAGAATGGGTAGAGCAAGATCCTGTACTCAAAGAAAAGTTTTATGAATACATTAAAACGGAGAGAAAGGATGTACATCTAGAACGGATAGAAGCCATTAAGCTCATGATGTACAATCAAAAACCTCTAGCTATAGTATGAGAACACGAAGAATAAGAAAAAGGAAAACGCGAAAAATACGTGGTGGTATGATAGAATTTAGTACACGTACGAAAAGATGGATTCCTGGACCACTTACAAGAGGTATAGTGTATGAGTATAGTAATTCAGAAGCATCTTTTTTGAATCATTTGGGTGTTGGTAATGTAAAAGATCATTGGTTTTTTAATCCAGAAAATGCAGTTGCTTATTTTAAAAGACTAGATCCTACCGATGTATTACATCATGAAGTTTCAAAAAGTGAATTTGATAAAGTGTATTTAGATATGGGAATCGCCATAAATTCATTACGCGAAGCTTATGCAAAAAGATCTTTGAATGATGATGATATAGCTAAATTACATGAAGATATAAGAGCTCTATTTACTACAGAGAAAATGCGTGTATCACACACAGACCGTACAGATGCATTGAAAGATATACTAGATCAATTAGAAGTAATTTTTGAAGAATACACTGCAAAAGATAAAAGATTGACACCTACATTGCCTACACCTGCTCCACGGAAAACACCATTAACGTTTAAAGCATTACCTCAAGGTGATTTACCTGAGTATGATGACAAGGGTGACGGAACGGGTAGTTTACCACCTCAAATAAGTGTCCACGAAACACCTCCTACATTTGATGCACAGTTTAAACAATTAGAAAAAGAAAACGCATTTGCCGCAGAGGAACCTGTTACATCTGAAAAAGCAGAGAAAGCAGAGACCGCTGCAGAAAAACGAAGAAGAAGACGTGCCATGCAAGAAGCAACTGCAGAAGCTTCCATTCAAAAATCTGCATCACATCGGGCGTCAACGTTAGAGAGCGTAGATACAGAAGACGAACGAATAAGAGAAAGAGGTAAAAAAAAAGGACTAGAACCAGAAACTATTGAAAGATGGGTAAAAATAAATAAGATAACAAAAAATTTACCCGATTATGGCTTATGGGACATATTATCGCCATTAATCGGAAATATAGATGACGCCGTGATTGATATAAAAAACCCTAAAAAGGATGCAAAACGAGGGAATGCAGCAGTAATTTTATTACTTGAACGAGCGGAACGAGAAATAGATAATGTAAGAACAAAAATAAAGGATTTGATAGCACAAACTCAACTTTTAAAAGATGATCAAGAAAGAGAAGCTATGATGATATATAATAGTGAATTGGAAGAAATAGATGAAGCATTACCTGACCATGAAAAATATAGACAAATGGAAGAAATAATAGGAACATGGAAAAGAAATGTTACCATATCATTACGATTTCAAAAAATGGAATTACTATTAAGCCCTGAACTACAAACCAGAATTTTTAAGTTAAAAGAAAATTTCATTAACGTTCCTCCTGCATTTGCTAGTAAAGCAGATTTCTGTAATAGTAAAATAAATCAATTGATAGATGCTGAACCTGAAAGTCCACCGCATGACGTTTTTGAACGTAATCTATTAATGTATATTGCAAAATGGGAATCCCTTTTAAAAGTCCGTTAAAATGGTATACCCTTGTTTGTTGTAAAAGGCGCGACGTTTTGCCCATTGATTTTGAAACGTCGGATGCGGATCCACAATATCAATCACAGTAGGTCTCTCATGCTTTACCCGTAAGATTCGCCCGACTGCCTGCGTGACATCCGTCTTCGGTGTCGCCAGGATCAGCGTCGTCAACGTCTTAATGTCCAACGCTTCTTCTGCCATGGCGTACGTGGCCAACACGATTTTTTTTGTTTCGGATTCTTTGAGCAAAGCTTGTTTCATACCGCCTACGTAATAGCCGACCGTTCCCAGCTTACGATAGAGAATGGCATCATGAAGATAGGCTAGCAAAGCTTTGGTATGCGAGAGAACCATGATTTGACCCGTAGTAGGCATCGCGAGTAGTTTGCCTATGATTTCTACGATGCGATCTTTCCGATCATTGAATTCGCTTACTTTTTTAATCATACTGGTATAATTGGTTTCACCGCGAAAATTCAATACGACTTCATTGTATTCTACGTTGGGTGTCGTATACATAATTTTATGAATGTACACGGTGGTGTGTTCTCTCTTGGCAGAAAACACGACCTCTCCCAGAAATAATTTGAATACTTTCGTGAGGCCGTCTTTACGTTCCATCGTTGCAGAAAGACCGAGCATGTAGGGCGTGACGATGTGAAACAATGCATTACTGAATACTTCTGCTGCAATGTGATGGGTTTCATCAATGATGGTGAATCCGAATCCTTCAAAGATTTCTTTGGGGTACGTTTTCATGGAAATACTTTGAAGCATGCCGATGACAATGTCCTTGTCTACGTCCATGGTATCTCCTTGAATACGACCGATGGTGGCCGTAGGCAGAAATTCACGGATACGTTCTACCCATTGCTCTAGCAAGAATTCTTTATGAACGATGACGAGGGTCTTTTTACCGACACGATGAATGAGGTGTAGAGCGACAATGGTTTTGCCGAAGCCGCAAGGTAATTCTAGAAGTCCGCACTTGGCGGCTAAGAAGGCGTCCACGGCACCTACTTGTTCAGGGCGAATAGAGCCGTGAAAGTCAAGCTGAATGTCTTTTCCTTCCGCGATACGAGAAGGAACGTCGCCATAAACGGGTAGGCCGTAAAAGCGAGGGACGTATACTTTGTTAGGGGATTCGCGCCAGGATTTGAATTCTTTATCGTCGCCGTATTCCTGACGAATTTTGAAGGTAAGTTTACGGCGTAATTCGTGATGTTGGATGGGAGTTAACAATTCTTTAGTAATAGTGTAGCCTTTGGGTCCGAGAAACATTTTATGGAAAGAGTAGAAAGGAAAATTTCAATTTTAAAAAAAATACTAGCTTACACTATGAACCTTTTACATGGCATTACTCTCATTTTGTTATGCACGGTTATTTTGATGGACGTAAAAGTACCACCAGAGATAAAATCATTAGGGAAAATTCCGGTCACGATTACGTTATTATTTGTTGTCTTTTATTTGTTTACTCAATCGCCCCTATTAGGAGTGATTGGGTTAGTGGCGGCATATCAGGCCATGCAAAGTAATCAGATGCGGTATATTCAGCCGCAGTTACCGATGGATGGTGAATTTACGCCGCAGAATCAATTCCAGGATACGTTAGAGGAAAAAGTAGTACAAAATATGGTACCATTTGTGCAGACACAAAGTCCGGTACATTTACAATTCAAGTATAATGCAGAGGATACGCATTCAGCGGCGCCGCTGTAGGGGCTCGCCCCTACGACCCGGTATTATGGCTCGCCTACCCGGTATTATGGCTCGCCTACCCGGTATTATGGCTCGCCTACCCGGTATTATGGCTCGCCTACACGATATGGGCTCCGCCCAAAGTAATTTCTTGAGTTTACGCAAGACGTTCGCTTACATTTTCCTATACTTTCTAGTTTTCTTAGACTTTTTACACTTTTTAAAGGGGTTTACTTTTTTACTTACGGAAGAAATAGAACGAAAGAGTTGAGAAGGCGCTCCTTTTAACGTATTGTAAAGAGTCTTTTGTTTCATAGAATACGCATATATTTTTTTTCCGATATACTTTATAAATGATTGATACGGAAGTACAGGAAATTGTAGAAAAGGCGTACAAGACGTGTAAACAAACCTTGTCTTCTAATTGGGGATTAGTGAAAAAGTTGGTAGCGTTGTTACTAGTAGAGGAAACCGTCAATGCGGAGACTCTTCTTACTTTACAATCTTCATAGACGTTATGAAATTTTTCATGTTGCCCTTTTTGTTTAATTTGAAGGATATTGATTTTGAATTGGCAAGGCTACGTATGAGAACGGGTATGTTATTAAGGCAAAAACAAGAAGTATTGAAAGAGATGACGGGAATGAATTTTCATAATGAATCGGATATAGATTATCATTTAAGAGAGACGTTTGATCCTCCAGAGAAAAACGCCAAAAGTGAACATTTTGAAGTCATGAAACAAAAAGACTTTACCTTTAAAAACGTAGGTGGACATGAAGTGATCAAGGAAGAATTAATGCAATGTTCCGATGTACTGATCAATTATCAAAAGTATGCCAAGTATAACGTAAGGACACCCAAAGGACTCATTCTAGAGGGTCCACCGGGTAACGGTAAAACATTACTCGCCAAAGGTTTTAGTGGCGAACTAAAGGTCGGCTTCATACCGGTATCGGGTGCCCAATTTCAAGAAAAGTATGTAGGAGTAGGCGCGGCTCGTGTGAGAGAATTGTTTGATCTCGCGAAAGAAAACGTACCCTGTATTATCTTCATGGATGAAATAGATGCGATTGGTAGGAAACGTAACGGTGGTGATTCGCAAGACCACGACTCTACGTTGAATGAACTCTTGGTGAATCTAGATGGATTCAAGTCTACGAACGGTATTTTTTTAATGGGAGCGACGAATCGTATAGATTTATTGGATGAAGCGCTGGTTAGACCGGGACGAGTGGATAAAAAGATTTTTGTAGGAAATCCGGATAAGAAGACGCGTGAGGCCATTGTGGCGATACACCTCAAGGGTAAACCTTACCAGTTTTCTGTGCCGTCGCTGATAGACATGACGAATGGTTATTCGGGTGCCCAAATAGAAAATCTCTTGAATGAGGCGATGTTGTATGCATTGAGACAGAATCGGGAAGCCATTACGATGCAAGATTTGGAGATTATTTCCAATCGTATTTTGGTAGGATTTCAGAGTACGGAACACGTGCTTACCAAGGCAACGTTGTATCAAGTGGCCGTACATGAAATGGGACATGCACTGATAGGGTATTTGACAAAACACAAAAAGTTGGTGAAAGTAACGATTAATGTATGGTCGCCGACAAGTTTAGGGTTTACGTTGTTTGAACCGTCGCAGGATTTGCTTGTGACGAAAGAGTCGCTGATGCATGAGTTGATGGTTCTTCTAGGCGGGAGAATTGCAGAAGAGATGATTTGTCATACGATTACAACGGGTGCAACGCATGATTTTTTACAGGCAAAAAAGTTGGCTGAGAAAATGATTGTAGAGTATGGCATGGGGAAACACATTATGATTCCTCATGGATCAGAGCGGTATAGAGAAGTGATGGATCAAGAAATAGATGATGTGTTGGCGACGGCGTACGATGCTGCAAGAACCATGTTGTTAAAGGTGGAGCGGCACTTGATGGAGTGTACCGACCTTTTGGTAAAGGATCACGTGTTGAAAGAAGAGGATATACGTAAAGTATTAGGTTAATTGTTTTATTTTCTTTTGTCCGTGTTGATTTTTTATAAACCTTTGGATTACGAATGAATTTTCAATTAAATAAATACCAATGTTATTGAGTGTATTTAAAATGGCAGATTTACTTTTTCTTTTTATGTCTAAATATAAGACCACTCGTTGTTGATTCGTTGGATTTTTGACATAATGTAAATATAAATCATCAAATACGATACCTTGTGTTTCTTTCCATGTATATTTTTTGCCACCGCAAACAATATAAGCCTTTTCTTTACCGTTTGGAATGATAACACCTAAATGATATCGTAAATATCCTTTGTAATACCCAACATGAGGAGGTATTTCTACACCAGGATCTAATATACTAAAAAAAGCGTTATGTATTTGAGGGTCTTTCAATAAAGATGTTGTCGTTGGAAAATGCTCTATCATGTCAGGATCTATTTTCCCTATTTTTTTTAAATACAAAGCTCTCCAACAATTTTCTTCTTTTTCCGTTATTTCTATTTTAAAGGAAGGATTTGTTTTTCTTATACAATCAGGGTGATAAACATCAGTATACTTTTTGAATTCATCTATGATGGTAGTTGCATTCTGTTCTATTGCGATAGAAGCTGGAAATAAATCATGATAATGATAAAGAAAGGGCGGTGTTTTATAAGAAAACATCATGATAATGTTAATGATATTGGTAATAGGCATTACAGGAATATAAATCATAGCAAGTAAAAAAACAATAGAACCATATTTGAAGAATGTATCTTTCCATTTGCTTGCGACATACATAAAATAAATCATTAGTGCTGTGTAAGAAAACCAGGATGCGTATACTAAATGATACTTTGCATTCAAGTCTTGATGTATTTTACCTAAAGTGCTACATCCCCAGCATACATTTGGAAACACAAGAGTTACGATGTAAGGTATTAATTCAATCAATACAAAAAAGAGTAGAATATATAAAATCATATAATTATAGTTTACAAAAGATTTTAGAGCTTTGGATGTTTTAGGAATACTTGTAAAATATAATAGAATGGAATACTATGGCCGCCCTTGCTGCAATTGCTGCTGCTCAACAAGCTGAAGCACAAAATGCTGGCAGATTGTTAGAATTAGCTGTAAATAATGGATCAATAGAGGAAGCAGATATAGCCAGTTTAACGCCAGAACATATTGAAGAAATAGGTATTTTAGAAACTTTTCAGCAAGTAGGTGATTATGTATATTTTGTATTACATGAAACACCAGAAGCTCGTACTGCACGCAGAATACAAGAACAGGAGGCGATAAACCGAGCAATGCAAGCGGGTCGCGATGCAGTCAACGCACAACGTGATGCAGTCAACGCTCAAAATGATAATAGGAATAATATAGCGAGAGGAGGTCCCACCATCTTGGGTGGTAGAAGCAGACGTAGACGACGCAAAACTAGGAAATATTTTTAGGCGGGGTTTTCACATCCGGTAGGGTAAGATTGTCCTTACCTGGAATAGAGCGCCGCAACTCTACTTGAATATCAAAATGATATCGGCTCAAGGTGGGACGTTGAGGCGGACCTTCTGTCCAATCGGGTGACTTGGCTTCATATTTTGTGTGGAGAATAGGGGTAGAGGAAGTAAATTTGTGTTCCAAATGTGTAAGTACGGTTTCTAATTGTTTGTCGTATTTGACATAACTGTGTGTGCCTACATGATATTCATTCCTTTTTTTAAGCAGGGCATGAATGAGGGCAAGTAATGATTTGATTTTAGAATACTCTAGTTCATAAGCCTCCATAGTATTGGTAGTGCTAAAAGGTTAAAACAATTTTATGTAAATAGTATATGAAACTACTTGTACTAAAATGTAGTAATAGAAATCATCGTTCCATTATAAAACATTTTAGACAAGTAGCTGAAAAACAACAAGCAAAATCTATATCTGTGATAGAAGCGTTACCATATGAAGCCAGATCAGAATTATCTGCAGACTTTGTACTTCAACCATGGGAAAATAAATGTACGGATGATTATGTTTTTATTGCGTATGAAGGAACAAAACAACATGTTATCTTGGGATGGATGCAAGTAAGTATAAAAGATTTCTCCTATTTACGTTTGAAACCTTTACATATCGCTCATGTGGATTACATTTCAACCAATCAAAATAGAGCAGGAGAGGGTATAGGAAAACATATGATGGTGGCAATGGAGGGTGTTATGAAGAGTGAACATTGTGATTTTATAGAACTTATGCCACTTCCAGGTGTAATTGGATTTTACATAAAATTAGGTTATGTCCTTGAATTTGTGAAAGTAAATTATTATACGAAATGGTTAAAAGATACACAAGAGGCAAGTGCTCGGACATTGGAAAAGTATTATGAACAATTGCAAGTAAAAGATCAACAATTATCGGAAGAAATGGAAGCAGATGAAGAAGAGGCCTTTCAAGAAATTTATGATCAATTTGACTCAAAACAAAAAGCAAAATATCACGCCATGCAAGAGGAGGATAATTCTACACGTATTGGAATGATTATTGTGTATGATGAATCTGGACAAGACATTCGCGAAGTACGAAAAATGTTAGTGTAATGTATGTTGGTATGGTTCTTATTATTGGCCTATGTCGTGGATACCTATTATGATAATAAATATTCCAAACAACTTTTTGCTTATAAAAAACAATTTAAATTAGCCATGATTGTCTTTGGTGTCTTTTCCCTCTACCTCTTTACCAAAAAGAATCCAGCCGAATCCACTTCCTTTATGCAAAGCTTGAACGGCATCATTCGCTATATGCCTTTGGATAAAGAAGCAAAAGATATGATGTCACCCTTTTTTTCTTCCGGAGAACAGCGCATCCTAACGTCTGGCAGCGAGGCTACCTCTAGAAGTGTAAGTGGTACGAAGAAGAAATATGTGGCGGCACAACAAGGATGGAAATGCAATGATTGTCAAGCCCAATTAGATGCATGGTTTGAAGTAGATCACAAAACACGACTTGCTGATGGTGGATCCAATCATATTGATAATTTAGTGGCCTTGTGTCGTAATTGTCACGGAAAGAAAACAACTTTTGAAAACTTATAATATGGACGATCTACTACTTTATATCAAACGCAAACGACAAAAAATTGAAACGCCCTTTTCAGAGGTCCATCACAAAATGTGGCACGAACTACCTTTCGGAATTTTCATGAAGCTCTATGAAGTGGATGGCGTCAAGCATCGGTTTACCATTGATACAACCAACGGCAAACGAAGCCCCATTGAGAAATTGATCGGCAATCAATGGAAAAGAATTTAACTTACTTTAGTATGAATGTATTTATAATTCTGTATATGGTCGTTTGGACGATTTTATCTTTACTTTTTTATTTTTTGGGAAAGGTAAGCTTAAATGATCCATTCAGTAGAAAAACCGTTGCTTTTATGGTAATGCATCTCACTGCAATGACGTTTTTCTTTTTATGTGTTTTTTATAGTCCATGGAATCGTGCTCTAACCAAAGGAGGAGACGATGCAAAAAAGAAATATGAATCTGTAAAAGCAAAAACAGAAGCGGTCTATCAAGATCAAATCAAAGCATTTTGGGTAGACGCATTAAACAAACAAAATCGTTATTATTTCATCTCCTTCATGATACTGAGTGTACTTCCCTTTTTTTATTTTCTTTTTTACATTACTACACATGATGTACCCCAAATTGAAACTTTTTTGAATGAAACCTTTTCTTTCTTACTGTTATTAATTAGCATCTTTTATACGGCCATTGTTTTACTCGTATACACTGTATGTCATGAAAAAGTGTATATGGTTCTACCCTTTTTAATGTTTGGTTTTTTTGTAGGTATGCTTTATTTTCAACGCCCGATTCCCTTTTTGACTACGGTAGGGTTTCTTGCTCTTTGTCTAGTAGAATCTATCCTTGTGTTCAAGAAGGTCGCTTTTGCTTGGTGTTTGATACCGTTAGTTCCCCTTTACCTCACCTTGTTCATCTTGTACACACAATAATAAGACGAGTTGCATGGCGAGTTCATCTGGATTTTTCAGTTGAGTAATCAGGGACTCTACGGAATGTAAGCCCAGAACAATCTTGTAAAAGAGAGGATCAAAGGAAGCATTATACTTTTTCAACTTGGCATTCAATTCATAAAAGTTATACACGGAAAAAGAGTGATGAATTTCCATGGATTTTTGATAGACGTGAACAATAAAGGATTGTACGTCGGTCTTTTGGTCTTCGGTCATGTCCCCAAGGACAAACCTCATTGTATGTAAGGCAGATGAATCATAATCGTGAAAAATGAGTCCCTTGACTAATTCATAGACGTGGTCTTTTTGGTCACTGGTTAACTGAATGATAAAGCCAAAATCAATGATACCCAACGAATCTCCTTGAAAAAGTAAATTCCCTAAATGAAGATCTCCATGAATAAACCCGTGACGAGTTAATAAATGCAATACCATTTCTACCAAGTGACTAATAGACGTTTGAAGTTCCTTGTCCGTCAACGTGGTAATTGGCTTGTGTTCCATCTTGGTCATGACCAAATGTGTCTCGTTACATTCTTCCTCTACCAAGGTAGGAGTACGGATAAACGGGTACGAGGCAATGGATTGAAAGTACTTGTGATTTTTCACTTCTTGAAGATAATTCAATTGGGTTAAAAAACTATCCTTGACTTCTTCAAAGGCTAACAGAGGCACGGGAATGGGGTAGATCCAATGCATCCAATCCAAGTACCATTGCAAGGATTCAATACTTGACTTGATACGCGCATCAATATTCTTACGTTTTGTCTTTACCACAATGGGATTCCCGTCACGTTCACTTTCATAGACGATGGATATGAGTCCAGATCCTAATATCTTCTTCACGGGAAACGTAGGGTCAAATTCTTCAGATGAAAAGGGAATGGAATGAACGGAAGAGAACAAGTATTTACCAGACAAGGCTTGAAAAAATTTGGTATACAATAAATTGACTTGAATGCAGCGATTCCAAAAGGTTTCTGTATCAAATTTTCGCCTCCATACTCCATACATGAATTCGCTCCATAAGATCCATAGAATGTGAAGAAATTCCATACCCTGTTAATGATACAATCTTTATACCTTTTGGACCATTGAAATTATCCAAAAAAATGAAATAGAAATAAAGTCTCCTTATAGTACAAATGAATACGTATCTGTCCTCGCATGTCAGCAAAGATAAATCAGAATGCACTCATACTCGCATTACGGGTGGGTCGTATCATATACCTGATTTATCTTCGTTTTATCCCATCTACGTCAAGCACGTATTTGTAGAAGGGAACGAAGAATATTTGACAGAGAAACAATTGGAGTGTGGTCCTTTAGGGATTGATTTAGACTTTCGGTATCCAGAAGCCAAGCGAATGTACACTGCAGATCACATTGTAGACTTTCTAGACATTTTGCTAGAAGAGTTACACAAACTCTTTCACATTCAAGAAACATTTTCCCTCTACATCTTTGAAAAACCAAGTATCAATGTATTGCCTACCATGATCAAAGATGGGATTCACATGATTATTGGGTTGAACATGGATGTGACGATGAAGGCGATGCTTCGGAATCGGCTTCTCAAAAAGATGACGATTTGGAATGATTTACAGTTGACGAATGATTGGGATTCCGTACTAGATGAATCCGTATTCAAAGGGTTAACGGCGTGGCAACTGTACGGGTCCAGAAAGCCTGGTCATGAAGCGTATCAGTTGACACACGTCTACAGTTGCGAACATCACGGAGAAGATTATGAAGTACACAAATCTAACGATGTGTTTCCAATTCAAACGGAGTTTTACAAGTTGTCGGTTCGTAACACGCAACATGAATCGCCACCCCTCAAAGAAGAATACAAAGCAGAGTATGAGCAAAGCAAACAGAGAAAGCGTCTTCGCATCGTGAATGATGCACCAGCAGGTGAATTTGCAACACCGCTTGCCCTCAACAAGGAGCTGGAACGTCTCTTTGCCTCGCTCAATGTAACCGAGTACATGGTACAAGAGGCGCACCAGTATGCCATGTGTTTGCCGGCACCCTACTACGATGATTACATGAAGTGGCAGAGAGTTGGATGGGCGTTGAAAAATACAGATCAGCGACTCTTTCCGAGTTGGGTGAAATTTAGTAGTCAATCGGCAAAATTCAACTTTTCGGACATTCCTGCATTGAAAAAGCAGTGGGAAAGTTGGCGTCCCAATGATGAAATGTTGACGTTGCGGTCCATCATGTTTTGGGCAAGGACGGAGAATCAGGAAGAGTACGATAAGATTAAAGAAAAGAGTGTGGACATGGCATTGGAAGAAGCGATTCGCGATACGTGTACGGAATTTGACATTGCAACGATTCTGTACCAGCTGTACAAGGATTCCTTTGTATGTGTAGATATTAAATCGGCGAGATGGTTTCAGTATGTGAACCAAAAATGGGAAGAAACGGATTCAGGTACGGAGTTGCGAAAGCAAATCACGAACATTAAGGGACTCTACGGTATTTTCGCAAAAAAGTTGCATCAGGTAGGTCAGCTGGTGAATGGATTGTCGGCTACGCCTGACGATGAGAGGTACAAGCCACTCAAGAAAAAACAGGATAAAATTCACAGCATTATGGTCAACATGTTGAAGAAGAATGCGTCTAAAATTATGATGGATTGTTGTCACATCTTCTACGTGCGCGATTTCATGGATCTGCTAGATAGTAAGAATCATTTATTGTGTTTTACGAATGGTGTGGTTGACTTTTCCACGAATACGTTTCGTAACGGGTTACCGGAAGATTATACGCATAAATGTACGAAGATTCCGTACATTCCCATTGAAGAAGCGGATACGACGGTCATTCAAGAAGTACTTGCGTTTATGGGTCAATTGTTTCCAGACAAGGAATTACGGGATTATATGTGGGATCATTTAGCCTCCATTTTGATTGGTCGGAATTCAAATCAAACGTTTAACATTTATATTGGTGGCGGTCGTAACGGAAAATCCATGTTGATTGAATTGTTGAGTGGTATGTTGGGGGATTACAAGCAAACGTTGCCCATTAGTTTAGTGACGGGAAAACGCGGGAACATTGGTAGTGTAAGTCCAGAAATTGCAAACTTGAAGGGCGTACGGTATGCGGTGATGCAAGAGTCGTCGGTGCACGATAAAATCAATGAAGGGCCCATGAAGGAGTTGACGGGTGGAGACGCCATTCAATCGCGTGCCCTTTACAAGGCACCCACTACGTTCATTCCACAATTCAAACTGGTGATGGCGACGAATAATTTACCAGGAATGGATGGAAAAGACGAAGGTACATGGCGTCGTATTCGGGCATGTGAATTCAAATCCTATTTCTGTGAAGAACCTGACCCTACATCCAAGTATCAATTCAGGGTAGATAAGAATCTCAATGAGAAATTTGATTCGTGGAAACCGGTCTTCATGACCATGCTGGTACAGCGTGCCTTTGTAACCAAAGGAAATGTCATTGATTGTAAGATGGTCTTGGTTCATTCAGAAAAGTACCGAAATGATCAAGATTATTTGTCGTCGTTTACCAAAGAATGTATTCATTTGAATCCATCGGGGGTTCTTCGTGAATTGGACTTGTACGAAAAGTTTAGCGAATGGTGGAAACTCTTGTACGGAAAGAATGTTCCCAAAGGAAAAGACTTGTTTGATTATGTGAATCGTATTTATACAAACACGAGCGCCGTAACGAAAAAGGGAACCGTATGGTATGGTATTCAAGTAATGCAAGAAGAAGAAGTTACAGATTTAATTTAGAATGAATCCGTTCTACTGTTAATTCAAGTAATTTTACTTCATTTTTTAGAGAAGATAGTTCAGTACCGTCATTGGCAAAATAGGCAGCATCGCTACATACCACGCTACAACCGGTTTCACATTTATCGGAACAAGCTTTTTCACAAGGGGCTAACGAGGCTGAATTACCGAACCAGTTTCCACCGCGTCTCGTCTTTCTTGCTTTACGTCTTCTCGTTCCCCCTTTTTCTCCTTTTTTTAACACTTTACGTAAATAATCACGTTCATCTTGATAATAAGCCGTTCGTATCAACTCACGAATACGTATTTGATCATATTCTTTTTCTTTGACTTCCAACTCTTTTAGTTTTTCTTTCAACTTGTCTCTTTTTTCTTTCAAGGTATGTACGGTTTCTTTATAATCATCGTCCGATTTTGTTAATTGACAATACGTAGCGCAATTCTTTTTACAATTTTTTTTACACACTACGTTACATCTGTCACCACCTACTTGTTTTGAATAAAGGTAAGGATTCCAATTACTGGATGTAGCGTTCGTATAGCTCATATAATAATATAGTCTATTTTTTTTACTTTGAAATAGACTTTTACTTGAACGTCTACGTTTGCCGTATCATACGAAGAGGCAATGCGTTTTGGTTCTGTCAAGTCGCGATAATACTCTTCTACCATGGAATGAACTAAAATCAACTCTTGTGCCTCTACAAAAAAAGGAATGTGTTCCATACGAAGTTGGGGTTTCACTACAAATGTAGAGTAGCGAGAATAATGATTTAATTCATTGGCTAAACGTTCAAAATAACGATTGGGTTCACCCGTTTTTAAATGAAATCGTGGTAAAAGAAATTTATCCGATACAGAACAGTGGCCCTTACAACGAACAATTTCTTTTGTAAAATCTACTGGTATACTATTTACCCATTGTACGGGAAGGAACGTTTCTAATAATGCTGTGGTTACCTTTTTTTTAGAAATGGCCGCATTGAGTTGTTTACGTAGAGCGGGTGTACGCATTTTTTCTTTCAAGGTACGACGAAAGGATGCATATAAATAATGTTCTGCTTTTGCAAGAAGTTGATTGTCTATCCGTTCTTTGTCTTTTTGCATAGACAAAGGCTCATATTCATGGTTGACTTTAAAAGGATAAAGCGGTAACGCGCTATGATCTGGTTCAGGTTTACAGGGAACAAAGGCATTCGTCTCTGTAAGAATACCTTGAAGCATTCCGTCTACGATCTTGTACACGGGTCTGCATGGTATTTTATCTGCAAAATGGTTCAAGACAAACAACGTATGATCATAGGAAGAGCGCGGCATGGGAACAATGGGAATAGCAAGAGGTGCGGATGGATAACAAGGAATAAATACGTCCTCTACAGAGAATCCGATACATTTATGAGAATGAACAACTTGAGTAGCCCCCTTTGGTAAATGTGCATAGATCAGCGAAGCAATTAAATTAGTCTGAAATTGTTCAGATTGGACTGTACATTGAGCATAAATGGAAATAATTTGATCAAACGCTCCTTGTAATTTATTATGATAATAAGGATATATCACAGTATGTTTATTTTGTCCAATATTGTGCTCAATGATGGGTTCAAAGCAAACGTTTCCATGAATCGTTTGTTCAAATAACATAAGCATTAATTTATGTTCCTTGTCTATTTTTTTAACAGGACAAATGAATTCTACATGGATTTGGTCAGGTACACGTATAATGACGAGGTTAACGGACATGGTTTCAGAAACGATATCCCATAATTCTGTATAATCCATTTTTTCTTTCCGAAATTCTCTTTCAAACGCTTCAAAGGATTCATAATGACGCAATAAATTTGCGTTTTGTAAAACAGAGAACTTTTTGTGGGCTACTTTTAACAACGTGGACAAAAAGGTAGCATGCGTAAATTTGCCAGGATAGGAAACGTTCCAGCATGCTTCTATACATTGTAAAAAGGTATGCGGTGCAGCAACACCGTATCGTAACAAATAATTATTTGGCTCTAATTGACAATCTTCTGACAATTGAAAAAAGGAACGAAGTGGTTTTGATAAATACGATACTTTTCCTTCTTCTCCCAAACTGGTTGGATGGGTATTAATGTATTGTTTGGATTCTACAATGGCTCGTGTTTCCTTCTTAGGTAAGTATTCTTTTTTGAAGCAACAAACACCGCGATCTTTCAATGGACCAGGAAAGGGATGTGACCCATCATTCATTTTAAAAATGGAACCATCACGTACAGGATCAATTTCACCTTTCGTAGATGGATGAATGATACGTTTTCCTTGTTTGACCAACACGTCTACTTCTTCTTGTGTCAAAGGTGTTTTTTCTTCCAAATCCCAGTACATGGGACAAATATAAGGTACTTTATCGTAGACATACTGGGGAAACTTTTGAGAGCGTTTTACTTCTTCTTTCGTAAGTAAGGCAATAGGGCGACGCGTCAAGGGACAATCGCGCGTATATCCATCATAGGCATGATTTGATTTTTCCATACGATAAATAGTAAAATTTGGATTATTAACAATGAGGTCACGATCTTTTCCACCACCTTCATATTCCACGTCCAATGCTTCGTCATCATATTCAATGTCCAACTTTTCTTCTTTTTCTTCTTCTTCTTCTTCGTATCGTTTACGTACAGGTTGCTTTGTAAGTACGGCTACTTCTTCATGACACGTAATCGTATTGGGCACAGTTAACAGGGCAATATACGCTTTCATGTTACGATTCAAGCACGGTAAATAATGAAGCGATGGTATTTTGTCTATTTGAATGGATAAATCGGTTGCCGATTTTGTAATCGTAGTAGGAAATCCAACTTTATGTTGCACGAGGATACGTTTGTTTTCCGCTTCTAACGAAGCAATGGATTGATAGGCCTCTTCTACGACTTTGGTAGCTTGTTCCTGTGTCAAATGAAATAACTCTTTTATTTTTTTTATGGTAGAGGCAGGGTTACGTTTTGCCAAGTAATCGGATACACAAATTTCTTGAATCAATTCTCCTTCATAAAAGTTGGATACACGTCTATAACGAAACGATGGACCAATATCAATGAAAAAAAGACTGGTACAAGAATGTGGTTTTATTTTTTTTACCATAAATTCTATTTTATAAGTCATGTCTACAATGGTCGTTTTCCGAATCGTTTCAAAGGTAGGATAAATGTATCCACTCGTGTATAGAAAGGCAGCGACTTCTTTTACGACGTCATATTTATGAAAGAGGGCATCTATTTCGTCTACTGTTCTTAGTTGTTTAGAAGAACATTCTAATAGAATGCTACCATTTTCATGAAAGGCAAATTTTGCATCTTCATAAAAAACAGTTACGGTATGTTTGTACGATTGACCATGTTTCATCACTTCTTGTATGGGTAACACCGGTATTTTTTGTCCGTGTAAATCTTCCTCTACTGTATAAAGCTTGTACAAAATATTTTCTTCTTTTCCAGGATGATACTGAATCATTTTCATATCCTTGGAAACGTGGAGACGTTGAAATAACGTATCTAGCGGAACCACAATCGGATCGGCTGGTTCTAACCGACATACCACGCGAGTAATGCCTTCCGCTGACGGTTCAGGTGCATCCAGTGCAAATACTTTGGAAAAGTCTGGTTTAGAAACGGTACTCGGTTGGAAATAGAGAGGTAACGGTAGCCTAGTACATACGTAGATGGTATCGTCTAATAAAGGGAAATAATCTAACAAAAGGGAACGAAAGTCTAGATCTAGGGGTACGTGTTCATACTCTTGGATATTCTCTACTTTGGCAGGATTGGCGGCACACGGAATGGTTTGACCAATCGGAATGTCCATCCATCCTTCAAAGGTAAATTCATCTAGGTCTTCCAAGGTATACTCTTTCTTGGAAAGGGAAGGTGGTGCCTGATTGAAACAAAGAAAAAAGTTACGTAAATGAAACATGGGGATGGTCCCAAACGTAGGAATCAACCGATCGTACACCTGTTTAGAGGTATAGGAAACGTATTTTTTTCCAAATAAGTAAACGTCACTATCTAGTAGTACATGTAAGGCATAACGAATGGTTTCTATGGTATCGTCTTCCAAAATATCTACCACGATGGGTTTTTCTTGATAGATAAACTTCATGTATTAACAGGGGAATTTTTTTTAAATGGTATAATCATGGCGTTTACTCGTTTTTATGATGATCCGGATAGAATCATGAAAAAATTACAAGAAAGTACAGATCAAGGATTATATTATTTGAATTGTCCTGGTAACGGTGAAAAGCCGCCGTTTGTAGAAGATCCAAACATTATTTTACAAAAATGGGGTGCCAATTTACATCAAGATCGTGTCCAAGTAGAAAGTGAACTCTTTTGTATACGTGAGCCTTTGAAACGCGATTGTGAACGAAAAATGTACACGTCCACGGCCATTGCTTACCCTAGCTACAAAAAGGAAGTCACGAGCCAGCCTCGTACCATCATGCCGGCATGGACGGCACGCGACCTAGAACAAAATCATCGCTACATTTTACCATTGGATCCTCAAGAACATGTAATGCCAACGTTTCCCAATAATATTAGTACGCGAGTCTTGGAAAAAGATGCTATGATAAATAAATCTGTAAGAGGATGAGACCCGTTTCCGAAACGGAATAAATATCTTCTTGGATACGCGGAATTGTTCCTTGGACTTCAAGGAGCTGAAAGGGTGCCAACCGTAACTCTTTTGCCTCTACGCGTACTTGAAGTTCGTCTATCCATAACCCACTTTGGAAAACATCTTGTACCTTGGCATGCACCTCGTAGGTAAGATTATTATGTTCATCTAGGGTAACTTCTGGCCTACATAAAACAATGAACTCATCATAAATTAATTCATGATGCCACATCGGTATAGAGTACCGTTTGTCACCATGCGTATAAAGGTAAACGTGTTGATGGACAAGATCTGCCAAGGTCGGATGAATGACAAGAATCGGTGGCATTCTTTTTTCTATTTCAGTAAAAAGGATGGGTGGAACAAGTTCTTTGAATTCCATCAATAAAACGTAGAGGGAAAGTAAGGTGGATGGGTCTATGGATAGATAGTCCATGGAAGACTCTAATAACGAAGGTAGGGGATCTTTTTGTTGCGATAGATATTCGTATGCTTCCTGAACTTGACGAAACTCTTCTGGGTCACCTTGTTTGTCAGGATGACAGAGAAGGGCTTTTTTATAATATTTCTTTTTTAATTGGGAAGGAGTGAGGCCTGGGGAGGCATCCAAAATGGTATAGGCGCGTTCTGCGTTCATGAGGATAGTACAAAAAATCATTTTAAGATGAATTAGGATCAAGACTTCTAAGTTTTTCAGCCTCTTTTTCTCTTGTTGCTTGTTCTGCTGTTTCTTTTTCTTCACGTAGTGCTTTTTCTTCAGGGGTTTCTTTTGCGAGCGCAGCAGCCTTTTCATCCGCTAACCTTTTTTCTCCAAGTTTTCTTACTTCTTCTATCCCATCCTCTATTTTTTTTCTTATCCGTTCGGCTTCTGCTTCTTTTTCACGCATTATTCTTTCTCTTTCTGGGCGATCTATTTCTCCATAAGGTATTTTTGGAGGAAATACACAAAATGCTTGTTGCTCTTGTGCAAAACGTATTGGTGCAACGATTGATTCTTGGGGTGCAAACTTTATAGATAGATCAATACCTGGAACAACTGTATCTATTTGAGGTTGATTCAACCATTGATAATATAAAAACTTAGTATGATTGTCATTGATATACGATTTATTTTTTCCATATAAAAAAGTAATTATTTTTTCTACATCGTTTGCTTCCAAATATCCATTAAATTCTATTTTTTGTTCTTCCGTCATACGTGTTGCGCGACCAAAATCAATAATATATATTACAAGTGGTGTTTCTTGGCATACAAAATTACGTAAATGGAAATCATTATGCAAAAATCCTAGTTGTGCCAACATAATTAATATTCGTCTCATAGTTGGAAATAAATTTAACACGAACTGTTTATTTGTAGGCATTATGTAATAATCATATAAATTGAAAGCTGGATAGTCATCTTTATCGGCTTTGATCATTTCCATAAAAATAAGACCAATTCTACCGGTTGTATTAATTTTTAATTTCAAGGCTGGAAATTGATCTAATTCTGTAAGAGTGTATATTTGTGCATATAAAAGTGTAGGTGCAATAGAACAACTGAATTCTTTTACAGATGCTTCACATATATCTTGATGAATATGTACCTCTTCTTCAAATTCAAGTACAGATATTTTGTCTATTGAATATCCTTGAATTTTTGCATTCTGGTCTATTGCAACTACTTTTACAAGTATATGCTTTAAACCACATTTTTCACTTCTTAACATAGTAGATTCATCCGCCGTAAATCTTAAAATAACTCCATGGCGCCCATCACCAACTACTTCTTGTTTTCCAGATAAGAAACGATGTAATTCAGGCATGATATCTTGCACTGCTGTTTGAAAAAAAAGTACACCACCTTTTCTATTCCTGGTTCTCTTTTTATTCCTGGTTTTCTTATTCCTTCGTATTCTTGTTTTCATAGTATTTCCATAGAAAATTATTTGTGTTTAGACCTCACCTTTCTTGTTTTACCACCTAAGGAAGGAGGACGTGGTGGATAGTTTTCACGATGACGTTTCATGATTATTTTAAAAGTATCCGTTTTTTCTTTATGCGTTTCCAAAAATGTATCTATTTTGTCTTGTGCACCTGGATTAAATCTAAATAAAAATGGTATTTGACTATATCTTGCATAAGCCATCATTTCAGGATCATCTTTTAAACGGTCATCTATATCAGGATAACATCTACCATCTAGGAACAAAACCCTTTTGACAAATTCTTTATTGGCTCTCAGTTTAGGTGAAACTAACTGAAATGCCAAATAGGTTTGATTTACTGCAGCCATGATAACATCTATATCGTCCAATGGTGTATATTGTAATGCATAACCATTCTGCTTTACTGCATGTAAAACAACTTCTTTATCCTTTTGCAATTCTGGAGAAGCAAATTGTAAAGATTTACCATTTACTTTTACAAATTCTAACATAAGTTCTTTATCATGGATGATTTGGTCTAATACAATGGTTCCATTTCTAATTTGTTGTTTGATGGATTCTTTTATGGATTCGCTTTCTCTCTCTACGTAATTTATTTTTTTCGGAATAAAAAAGTATTCACGATATTCTTCTGCCAAATAGATCGGATCTATTATACTTTGCTCTGCTGCAATACGTACTGTGTCTATTCCACGAACATATCTTGATATTTGGTTCTGTCGTATCCATTGATATTGAAGGGAAAGTCTTGTATAGGATGTCATATGTGGTTCAAGCGTACCAAATAAAAACTGAATTGTATGTTTGACATCTCCTTTTGTTACATAACCATTGAATTCGTCTAACTCTTCTGCTGTCATACGTGTCGCTAAACCAAAATCAATAATATACAATGCACGATCCGAATATAAAAAGTTATCTAAATGATAATCATTATGTAAAATTCCTAATTGTCCTAACATAATCAACATCCGTCTTGTATATGGAAACATAGAATAGACAAAACTCAGATCTATACGTTCATAATCTCCTAACGTATATGTATCTGTTCTATGATCATCTACAATATTCTCCATAAAAATAAGTCCAATTTTTCCTTTTGTGGTTACGTATTCGCCGATGTCAATGAATTGTTTCATTAATTCAGCATGCGTATACACTTCTGCATATAATAAGGCGGGGGTAATAGAACATTCAAATATGTCTATGGATTGTTGGACGACTTCTTGATGAATATGTACTTCTGTTTCAAATTGTTCAAGAGATACAAATTCCATAGGAGACTTTTCTAGATAAGCGGTTTCATTTATAGCAACTATTTTTACAAGAATGGAATCACATGGTTGTATCGTTTTTTTTGTTAATTTTTTTAATAAAGTAGGTTGTTTTGTAATTAATTTTAATAGAACACCATAAGTTCCGCGTTTCAAAAACTTTATTGTTCCATTTGCAAAACGTTTTAATTCAGGCATGATATCTGGTTTATCATAGAATAATGCACCACCCTTCATACTATTTCCATACATAAGAACCTTCCAGGTTCACCGGGTCATAAGAACCTTCCAAATGTTCGTATACGTGGCGGTAGGAGATGAGCCGTAAGATCCATTGGTAACGGTAGTTGTACCAGTAGACGTTATACCAGAACTAGCCAACACGGCGTAACTATTCAAAACCGGATACAAAATTCATATTAAATGGCTATATAATATTCTTTGGTGGCCAGAAAGACTTCCCTCTTCTTTTGAAAGATGAAGCTACGATTCAAGAACGATAACTCTTGTTCTCCAGCCGTCATTTTCTTTCCCCAGTCCTCATACCATCGTTGAAAAGGTTTTGTTTCTATTTCTTCAAAGCCATACTCTTCCATCAAACGCACGAAATAAGGGAAGAAGACTAGAAATTCATCGTGTTCGGATCCAATAGACTTTTGCTTCACGCCAATTTTAAACCCTAAACATGAATCATTCATATCCGCATCCATATGATTGTATTTCTTACGAATGGTACAAATGTCAGGAATCACGTACGTCTCCCCTTCACTCTTTTCCTTGAGTTTTGTAAAGACGGACATTCCATCGTAACACGTTCCGACAAAGTAACCGTGCATGGCCGTGCACTCTGCTACATTTTGTAAGAAGTGTGACAAATCCCTTGTATTTCCAAACATGTAGTGGACTGCAAACTGGATAGAGGTTACGTGAAATCCCTTGGCGCCTTTACCGTAATGTACGTCCACGCCCTTGGCCAAAGGACGTTTCGGATCTACCCCAAATACGGAACGCACCACGGCTTTCTCCTTGAGACTTCGCATGGCATCGCCCGTTTTGATACGCAACGTACTATTGCCTTGTACAAAGAGGGCACGCGTACGATAAGGATTCCGGTCCTGTTTCCATGCTTCCAAGTATCGTTTACAAGCACCCCATTTTTTGTTCACAATATTATTTTCATCAATATCCACTCCAAGTACGAACGATGCCCTGCTCCATTTAAACAAGTCACCACCGCGACCTACGGCAAAATCCAGCACGATATCTTTTGGCTTGATAATGGTCAAGAGTTGCGTTTTGACGAAATTATGAAATTTACGAAGAGCACTTTCCTCACGATTTTCTTCATAGTATTGGTCGCTCTGGTAAGGTGACGTCAACATGTGTTCTGTAATGGGACGATGAATGGTGTACCAGTTACTGGCCGCTGTACGAAACGCATTCGGGTTCCGATTTTTCATTTTATCCCACCGAACACGCATGGGAATCCAGCCCTTGTCATATCTACATTCTACAATCATGTTGGGTTCCAATACTTCCCGTAGTTCGGAATAAATGACGCCGTCCATGGAGGGTACATACGCCAAATGCGAATTTTCATCTATGGGTGCACCGATCTCATTCAAGGGTTCTGTGGGTTTGAACAAGACCAGTTTGGAATCACGAGGTGGATCCGTTTCATATCCTTGAAAGATACTTTGTTGTGGGTTCGCATCTACGTCAAAGGAACCAAATTGAACAAAGAGTTGAACGATTTTATACGTATAAGGGTTAGCAGGATCGGCGTGTACGTGATCCTTGTCTTCCATTTGTATGAGAAAATCAATGGTATTTTCATCAGCAGGTTTCCATTTAAAGTTAAGATCCCAGGTAATTTGTTTATCTTTGACAGTCTTATCCGTATCCGTCATACCGACACCATACTCCATGGGTGTGAAAATGAGACCATCAATATGGTATGGAAATCCATCTTCCTCCGTCGGTCGCTTTGACTTTTCCAAGAGTTGTTTACAGGAGGCATGCGTGCATACCATGAATTTCTTCACGTCTAGGACAAACGTCGGTGTTCGCTTTGCATTTACTTTATCAATAGCATCTTGTAGGCGACTGTAGCGGTTATCCGCATCTTCGGTCACCAGAAAGGGTTCGGCTCTTACATCTTTCAAGGCCTTCAATTTATGAAAATAAATGTCAAAGGCAAAGTAGGCGTTGATACGTTCCTTGTTTCTGGAATGAATCACATGTTCACCATCCAAGAGGGTTCCATTATACCCTTCTACGACGCTACCCGTCCATTGTACATGGAGTGCCGATCCAACCAGATAATAAATCTTATCTTTACAGATAAAGAGAAGTTTACGTTCCCCATCTGCTTTTTCAGTTACGGCATGTTTGTTGTAAATGGTCATGGGACCGTGTAAATTATCTTCTTGAAGGGTTACTAAATTTGGACCGATGAATGCTCCCGTGCTAATTTGTTTCTTGTATTCTGCTTTGACCTCGTTCATTTCCTTGAAGGAAATGGGATAGTAGGATTCTTGAAGACCACGTAGGGCAAGAGTAATGGCTTTTTCTAATTGAGCGGGAAGATTTTTTCGGTCTACAAATTCGGCTTCTATTTCATACGTTGGATCTTTAGTAAAGAGCGTGTCTAGTGATTCGCTGGTACGTACAATGCTGCAATCGTAGTAAAAGGCGTGATCTTTGGACGTTAACCGAACACGGTTCATGAAGCGGTAAGAGGATGGTTTCATGGCAATGTCTACTTCCGTCATGGTCGTTTCTAAACTGAGAGCAACGGTTGTCCACCAATTGGAAATTTCATGGCGTGAGACTTGCTTCTTTTTTCCGAAGACGGGGTTGACAAGCTGTTGTGTTTTACAGTAGCGTTGAATGGCTTTGATTCCGGTGATTTCAATGCGAATGTTTTCGGTCGTTTTCTTGTACCCGATACGTAAGAGATCTTTGCCAGTGGCATCTTCTAGTGTAAAGCCAGACAAAAGAAGCCATTGAATGACGTGATTATAATCTAGTTTTGTCAATTGATTCCCGAACCGTGCTTCCAACTCGTACGTATCTACGTCGGTATCTTTGGATTGACTATATTGTGTCAACGGTTCCATGTTATATCTATAGGTTAATTCTTTTTAATCAATTTTATTCTAACCTTTATACCATGAAACTATACATGGGAGCTTTATTGGTAACCTTTTTATTTTTTATGACTGCTATAGGAAAAAAAGTAAATGAAACGTTTGTCACTAAAGAAAGCGACCGACCAGAAGTGTTGTTGGACCTTCCATTACAACCCGTTATCAAAGCACAAGATTTGAATTACGGTTCCTTGGTCAAGTACGAGTATAGAACACCCATGGCTTCGTATGAACAAGTGACAAACAATCGTAAATGGAAAACACCGGAAAATGGACGCGCTTTGTTTCCACCGATCAACGGTGCAAGTTTATACGCGATTTAAACGTACGGTTAAATAAATGAGAATGCCACCCCATAACGTATCCGCAAAAAAGAGGTAAGGTGGCCACCCTCGTAAAATAGCATAATTGGTACCTTCATAAATACCATAGACGCATGCGCCTAGTAAGAATGCATCTAAGTCCGATACTTGGTATTGGATAAGTTTATAAACGAGCAAGGTAAGGCATGCGTAGACGAACACGGCAGGAAGGATACGTAACTTCATAGGTCCCTGGATACGTTCTAACACTTGTTGAAAAAAAGAAGAGTGAATGCCTAAATAAATGCCGTCTAAGACAAGTAAAGTACAAACAATTTTCCACATACTATACTATGGAAGAATTTATTGCTAATGGATCTATCACTTCCGTGATTGATGCATATAAACCAGACAAATTTTTTAAAGATGGTGAAGGTAAAATCACTATTGTATATAAGGGTACTATCGTGGCAACTATATTTGTACATGTCAATTATTCCACCTATGTAATCAGTGGCAATGGACCCTCTTTAAGACGATTTGTACGTCTTTGTAATGTAGATATTTCAAATAAAGGTGATTATTTAATGTTTAATGATTCTCCTGCAGTTGTACCTAAAGGGCTTGCTGCTTCCGAAGTAGAAACGTATAGTAGTTCTTTATTGTTTACACCACAAAGGGATCCGAAAGAACCCACTTTTAAACCATTTTATGATTTTGATGATATGCTGGATGCTTTAGATAAAGTTTCGGAAGATCCACCAGGTTCACCACGAGCAGAACCATTGTTAAAAACCGTATATGTTCTTGTTTCTATGCATGGAGATGATAAACGCAATACTTTACCTAGGATAGATAATAAAATACATATATTACCATCTGGGTTATGTAATACAACTACAGAATCACCATCCGAACAATTAACACGACTTGACTATTTTCGGGGAGTTCCGCATGCATTAATAGAAGAAAAATATCACGAGGAATCGGTTCATCGTATCAAGGCATTACAAACAAATGTAGAAAGAGCAGTCAACGTCGGTAAAGGGGCAGATGCACTATTTCACGGTTTATTTCCGTCACAGACAAGTAAGAGATTAAGACAATATAATGAATTAAAACTACATGTAGGTCCATTACTTCAAGATAGAGAATATGAAGATGAAAAAAGTAGCGTTGCATTTACTCAATGTATATCTATTTTAGGATCAAATTGGAAAGAAGACGTAATGAAAACACCCCATGGTACATTTAAAGCAGATGAAACATTAGCTTCTCAAATAAATGATTATTATGGTAAATTTCATAAACCGAAAATTACACAAGAAGCTGCAGCAGAACAATTACAACGATTTCAATCCGTAAACTTATTAAATGTAGAGGTATTACAAAAATTAACTACATCCGTAGTTGGTAGCAATGTTCCATTGGAGCGATTTGAGGGAATGGTAGGTGAAGTGGATAAGTTAACTATTTCAACCGATGGCACTGGTATACCTCATTATACAAATGTAAGATTATCACACCTTTTACATTTATTTAAAGCGTTAGGGTTTGATAAAGTGGTTATTTTTGATGAAGGTTGTAGGACAGGTAATATGTATAAAACAAGCGAAAGAGCTAGTGCAGAAGCAGAAGAAGCAGTAGCAAGTGGAGACCTCAAGTTATCTAGAGGCGAGTCTGGTGGAAAACGAACCAGACGACGAACGAGAAGACGTTCACGTAGGTTTCATAAGAAGTCTTAATTTCTTAATGTCTTCTAGTAAATCTTTCTGTGTCATGATTTTCAAGTAACATCGTAAACAAGCCCATACATCAATCATGGAATTATGTAAATTGGAGGGTGTTTCTTGAAATAAATGAAAGTGTAATTCTTTCAAGGTTGGCCACTTGGATTTTGGTAAGGCACATATCTTTGTCGTTGTTTTCATCGTACAGTAGGTTGGCTTATCTAACCGAAAGGTGATACCGTGCCGATAACATTCCGCTTGGATCATGTGCAAGTCAAAATCAATGTTATGTCCGATGATTAAATCGGCCTGTTTCCAACATTCTTCAAAGATGGGAAAGATGAAAGAAAAGGAATATCCAATTTTTTGATTCATAGACGTGGTGATTCCATGAATGTGATCGTTTTCAATCGGAACTTTACAGTGAATCACGTAATCGTATTCACTGTACTTGTACGTATCCGTATCAAAGAGGACAAAGCTCCATTGAACAATATAAGGCCAATACTCTACCGTTTCCGGTAACAATTTAATGGAGGGAGGTTTATTGGTCGTTTCGGTATCAAAGACAAGAAGACGCATTTTGTCTTTTTTTTATTGGAAACAAATCAATTTTATATCTTCTAAAGATATGTGGATTCTATTATGGGTCGTTCTTTTAGTTATACTGTTATTGTTTACTCTACAAAAAGGAGTCGTTCCCATGTTAACCATGCAAGAGTTTCGGTCTACTACCTATAAAACACCATCCGATTATTATTATGATTTTAAGGCTAGTTTAGGTGTATTTGAGGGATTTACCACACCAGGCGTCCGATATATTAAAATTATCAATGCATCGCAACCTACGCCCAACTTTATTCAGGTACAACAATTAATGGCCTATGATGCTCAAGGTACAAATGTGGCCTTGAATAAAACGGCATCTGCCAATGCTTCTTACAACAATGATTATTTACCACCCAATGCAGTAGATGGTACAAGTTCTAAATTATATCATAGTGCAAATCCGCCTACACCCAATGATTTTTGGATGGTAGATTTAGGACAAGAGTACACGTTAAGTAAAGTCACTTATACCAACCGTAAAGATTGTTGTCAAGAAAGAATCATTGGATGTACCATGAATTTAATGGATGCCAATCAACAAATCTTGGAACAATTTACGTTTACGTCTAAAGATGCCGTCCAAACCTTTGTTCCAATGATTACAGGAAATACGGGAGCGACTGGTCCTCCAGGTGCAACAGGACCCGCGGGGCCTTCTGGTCCGACTGGACCTCAAGGTGCCACTGGTCTAAGTGGTTTACCTGGACCCTCTGGTCCGACTGGTCCTGCAGGCGCAACGGGTGCAACTGGACCACGCGGTAAGCGCGGGTTTTACAAAGGGGATAACATTGGTGTATACTCTGGACCTAATGGAACTTTTGCCAAAGGACCGAACGGAAACATTGTAGGGCTAGATTCTACTATTAAAATTGGCGGATGTTCGGCAACCCAATACGGCTGCTGTCCTGATAACGTGACTGCAAAGAATGCCACGGGAAGTAACTGTACCTTGGGCGGTTGTGCTGGTACCCAGTACGGATGCTGTCCCGATAAGGTTACTGCAAAGAATGCTGCTGGTAACAACTGCATCATTCCTACACCCGTAGGCGGTTGTTCCTCTACTCAATACGGCTGCTGTCCTGATAACGTCACTGCAAAGAATGCTACTGGAAGTAATTGTCCTATCATCGGAGGATGTGCCTCTACCCAATACGGCTGCTGTCCTGACAACGTCACTGCTAGAAATGCTACTGGAAGTAATTGCCCTGTTCCTAATCCAAGTCCTAGCAGTTGTGCCACCTCTACGTACGGGTGCTGTCCTGATAACGTGACCGCTAGAAATGCTGCGGGATTAAATTGCATCATTCCTAAAGTCGGAGGATGTGCCTCTACCCAATACGGATGTTGTCCTGATAACGTGACCGCTAGAAATGCCACCGGAAGTAACTGCCCTGTCACACCCGGTCCAACCCCCGGTCCACCCCCTGCCCCTTCCCCAGCTCCCATGTCCTGCGCCGCCTCTACCTACGGTTGTTGTCCCGATAACTTTACCGTAAAGAATGCAGATGGTAGCAGCTGTGCGCCTGTACAAGCCGGTCTTCCCGCCTACAATACGTCTACCGTCTTCCTTTCTGGTCCTACCAAAGTAAAATCGGCATGTCCTGAACCTCAACCATGCCCTCCATGCGGCCGATGCCCTGAACCTTCCTTTGACTGTAAAAAGGTTCCCAATTATTCCAGTACCAACTCTGAATTCCTTCCCGTTCCCGTTCTCTCTGACTTTTCACAATTCGGCATGTAGCGCAGAACCTACGGCATAGGGGCTCGCCCCTATAACCCCGTTGAAGCTGGAAGCTTCTCCGCACCTCCCTTGTAGGGGCGAGCCCCTACGACCCCGTTATTGGGTTGTAGGGCTGCGCCCTACCTTACAGCTTCACCGGATAGTAACGAATAGTAACTGGTCCACAGGTGACGAAGCAGAGCCTACCTGTTATTAAATAGTATGGGGTCGTAGGGGCTTGCCCCTACTAAAAATTGAAAGGGAATCCGTCCTTATTTTTCAAAAAATGTTGTCTCTTACTCTCGGCTGCATGTTCTCCGGCAAGACCACCGCCCTCATCCAAAATAAAGTAGAGGGCGTACACATGATCTTAGATTACGATACGTCAGATGCAACGTCCTACTCCATTTCTCTTCTTCATTCGCATGACGGCGACATGGTACACTGTATCAAAACCAAGGCCCTGATGTCCATTGACATTTCTACAGCCGATATCATTTCCATCAATGAAGCACAATTCTTTCCCGATTTGGTTTCGTTTGTTCAAGACGCCTTGAAACAAAGGAAACGTGTCTACGTGTATGGATTAGATGGTGACTTTCAACAAAAACCGTTCGGCGACATTCTTTCTCTCATCCCCTTTGCCGATTCCTATACAAAATTATATGCAAGGTGCGTATGCGGTGCACGCGCACCCTTCAGTAAACGTACCTCTACCAATACCCTACAGTATGCCCCGCATGATACCTACCGGCCATCTTGCCGCGATTGTCTTACACACGTCTAGTAAATTTACCACCAGTTGCCTTCTTCTTCGTTAACTTTTTACATTTCTCATCTTCTGGATTCAAGATACAATCAATTAATCCTTGTTTTCCATTTTCTTTTTTGACTCTAGATTGGGGTACATCAGGAAATTCCGCCTTTAAAATATCTTCCAATTCTTTCATCGTCTTTCCTTTCAAGGTCTCTGCCGTATATTTTTTGTCCACGACATCGGGAATCTTTGGTACATCCACTGCCACGGGTTCATACGCCGGTGCTTCTTCCGCGCCTGTAGCTGGAGGCTCTGCCCCAGATTTGAACAACGGAAATTTATCCTTAATCACTTGGGGTAAGGTATCTATGGTAAATTTACCAATGTATGGATCCTGTACAATGAGCTTGAAATGTTTCTGGGGTTGATACGAGGCCAAAATAAACTGTGTATCTTTATCAATCGGATGTTCCAATTGTGCCTGCATGTTAAAGATCTCATAGTCTTCTACTCTTCCTTTTTTCTCTACCAACAATAAGAAAATGACATTCAAAAAGAGGGCTGCTTGTGAAATGATAAAGGCATCCGCCCATGTATCCTTTTTCATGAAATTTTCTAAAAAGGTATCTATAATGTCATCTCCTTCCAATGTTTTATCATCGTTGAAAAAATAATGAATGTACTCATTAGATAATGCAGAAACGTCTTCTGTCAACGTAGGTTTATTAGGAGATTCATCATCATTCGCTAACAATTCAAAATCATCTGGGCTTAGCTTTTTCTCCAATTCAGGGTTAGCCTCTATATCTTTTCTCATTTGGACCACAATGTCTTCGTCTGATGTACCGGCGTTACGCATTTCACAGTACTTTCGGTAATAAGGATCTTCTATCAACGTTTGCGTTTTGGCACCCTTTAGTTCTACAATGGCCTTGTACTTGGCAATCAAATTATCCTTATTGGCACCTTTGGTCATGAAGTCACCTAGCCTTTCCTTGAACTCGTGAATTTTTTCTTCATCATATCCGTCCTTGTCTGCACGTACTACGGAATCATAGAAACAATCGCCTTCCGTAGACGTAGTGATAACGCGAAATATGGACTTTACCTCTGCATGCTTAGGAGGCTTTTCTTTTGCGGCAGGTTTCTCTCTTTCTACTTCACGGGTCAATAGAGAAGAGGTAGGTTCAATCAACCACTCTGGCTCTTGGTATTTCTTGACATCAAAATCTTTTCCTCCCGAATCCGTAGTCTCCTCACCCGACTCTACATCATAGTGACCTACACAACCGTGTACCTTGCCGTTTTTGACAAGGTAAACATTGTACCGGTCTTTTCCTTTGTGTTCATACGAATTTCCTACACAAAATTGTAAGACTGCATTTAAGGAAATAGAAGTAATTTCAAAGACCATGGTTTCTTTTCCTCTATCTTCATCTCTGATATCTTCCATAGTATGTTGGAATATTTATTTTTATATTCTTTTGTATAGTTATGGCGGGAACCCGTAATAAACAAATGTATGGTGATTTTTGTAGACAACGCAAAGAAGTAGAGAAACAATCCGAATTATGGATTGAAAATACCTTTTCTAACCCTGCTTTTCCATGTGGTGTCAATTCTCAGTACATGCCTGCCAATCGTCTCTCCTCTAATGCAGTAGATTTGGAAACGAATCTCTTTGGAATCGGAAGTAATAACTATATTTTTTCAACGGCTACACCAACTCCATCGTTTACGTCCATGCCTACGGTGATGTTTGTACCCACGACCAATGTGTACATTCCTAAACTTCCACCCTATTTGCAAGGTCAACGTCCTTTATAAATCTGGATCCAACTCTACTTCTATAGAATCGTATACTTTGATTTTATCTAAAATCATATCTAGGCGAGCACACGTTTGGTGACACATGGAGTACGTTTCTTTTAAATTCATAATACCCGATTTTGCTTGACGTATATAGAGTTTCATGGCGGGATCTTTTTTCAATAAAGCAATGGCATCATTGACCACACGATTGATACATTTGACGGTTTCATGCCGACTATCTTGACGTCTCCATCGTCTTACAAATTCAGGAACAAAAAGGTAGGGTCCTTCAATATTGAGATAAGCGTCCCTCGTAATGAGTTTTTGACCCTTTTCAACTTGAGATAATAACTTTAAGTTAATGATGACTTCTTCTGCGTCCATACTTTAGAAAAGAAAATTGATTAGGAAATAGTCGTAGACTTTAAAAAATGTTTTCTGCAGAACAAGAACACGCATTTGAGCTTTTTGAACAGGGTAAGAATATCTTCTTAACGGGTCCTGGTGGTACCGGCAAATCCAAATGGATCCGCACCGTCTTTCAACGCTGTACTAAAAAACTTCAAGTCTGTGCCATGACTGGATGTGCCGCCGTCCTACTTGATTGTAACGCCAAAACGGTTCATTCCTGGGCCGGTATCGGCCTCGGTGATCCAAGCAAGGCTTTGCAAAATAAATTCGTACGTGATCGGTGGCGTACCACGGACGTTCTCATTGTAGATGAAATTAGTATGATGTCTGATGTTCTCTTTGACATGCTGAACGAGCTTGGTAAAACCATTCGCCGATCTACGAAACCTTTTGGTGGTATTCAACTCGTATTTTGCGGCGACTTTTATCAATTACCTCCCGTAGACGGTCAATTCTGCTTTGAACACGCCGAATGGAACAAAACCTTTCCTGAAACGGTTCAGCTGACGCATCTCTTTCGTCAACCGAATGAAACCTATCAATCTATTCTCAAAGAAATACGAAATGGAAAGTTATCTGAACCGTACCATGCGTTATTGAAAGAACGCATGGTACCAGGAAATGGATGTACGAGGCTCGTTCCCACACGTAAAAAGGCGGACGATATTAATATCAAAGAGTACGCCGGTCTTACGGGAGAAGAACACGTGTATACGATGAAAGTGAGTACGACCAACCAGTACGATGCGGATGCCTTGAAAAAGAACATGTTGTGTGGCGAAACCATCAAGCTCAAGGTAGGTACCAAGGTCATGTGTATCGTCAACATGGAAGAGTTATGTAACGGAAGTCAAGGAGTGGTCGTGGGATTTGATGGGTTTCCGATTGTACGATTTGCGCACGGTGACATTGTGATGAAACCGCATTTGTGGACAACGGATGTATCCAGTATTACGCAAGTACCGTTGATGTATGCGTGGGCGATTACGATACATAAGGCGCAGGGGGCAACACTTCAGGAAGCCGAATTAGATTTAGGAAATGATGTCTTTGAATGTGGCCAATCGTATGTAGCGTTGTCGCGTGTGGTGGATATCTCGGGGCTCTACTTGACGGGATTCAATAGTCAAAAAATCAAAGTGCATCCAAAAGTCGTGGAATTTTATCGTACCTTGTAAGAAAAAATATAAAGAAAAGGTATGCGAAGAATACTAAAGGCAGAAGACGGCAAGTATCACGTAAAAGGTAAAACCTATGCCATGTTAAAGGGAAGTCGGCAACAAGTTGGTCATGAAACCGCGTATAAAACCGAAGGCGGATTAACCAAAAAGGATCTCATGTTCACGAAACGCGGACGATGGGTCTCTAGGAAAAAGCACCTTACCGCCAAAAAAGAAAAGAGACTTGAAAAGCATGGTTATTTCGCCAAGAAGGGTACGTTTGGATACGTCAAGCGTGACAAGACACGAAAGAAGCGCTAACAACTACAAGAAGGGAAACGATGAATATAATTTCCACACGTTAAGCAAAAACTAGATTGAAATTGTACTTCTTCATCTACGTCTGTACTTAGCCAACAAACCCAGAAATCAGGATCTGGTTCATTCATCGGATTATTAAAACAATGTTTCATACGATAGATAAGGTCTTCCATAAAGAGTCTCTCTTTTTCAAGACGTATCCGTGTGGGCCAATCATAATACGCAAAGCTATTGATGAGTTCCGCAATTTCAAACGGAACGGGAAGCAAATGCGTATTCATCTTTAAATGTATTCAAACAAATCTTTTCAATTTTTACTATGTACTTTTTATGTTTTGGAGATTGGGGTGAAAATACAACTCTCAAACAACAAGTTAAGGAACTCGTAGAGAAAAAGAATCCAGATGCCATTCTTTCTCTCGGAGATAACTTTTATGATCGTGGTGTACATACAACCTTTGATGCCATGTGGACGACTCATTATACGACGTACTTTTTCAAACCTTTTTTTGCTATCCTAGGCAATCATGATCATTTAGGAAGTATACAGGCTCAAATCAATTATTCTCTTATGAATTCCTTATGGATTATGCCGCGTCGTTTTTATGATAGAGCCTATGAAGAGGTGCATTTGATTGCCATAGATACGTATGAAATGGCTCCTACAGAATCCATGTTGAATGCAATGGCTATGGGAGAAAATACGTACAAGACCAATGCATTTTTAGAGAAACTCAAAAGAGAAGAACAGCTCCGATGGTTGGAATACGTGCTACAACATAGCAAGTCTACCTGGAAAATCGTCTTTGGTCATTATCCCATTTATTCTAATGGACCACATGGAGATACAGACGAGTTACATAAAACGCTGCTACCCTTGTTAAAAAAGTACAAGGTACACTTGTATTTGTCAGGACATGATCATAACATTTGTTACAGAGAGGATGGCGTCCATTGTCTTGTATCGGGATGTGGATCACGTCAAAGTCACACGTCTATACGACCAGGGTTTGCTTTGTTACCCTCTACGGGTGTAGCGTATGTGAGAACGTCACCGAAAGAGTTGACGTTTGGCTTTTATGGAATGAATGGGGAAACGCTGATGGAAAAAAGTATTTCCGTAGAGTAATGTCTGGTATCTATTTTGGTACTGTGTTTCAGATAGATACACCGTCAGGAGTACCACCTCTTACCAATTTTAGACTTTCCGATGGTACAAAACCAGAAAATGTATTTTTTTCTGGAATTCCATGTGTAGTAGTATTTATAACAAATCGTAATGTTACGATTGGTCTCTATCAAACAAGTACAAACACAAGAATATTTTCTAACAATACAACAGCAACTACCGTTGGTATCCAGATGTATACAAATTATATAGCTAATATTACTCCTAAATATTATTTTTCTACGTTATTGGATGGAAATGTTTTCTCTCCAGGGCAAAATAATCCATTTCCCATACCAGACGTACCACCAGTGATTATAAATCCTCCAGATGCATACAAAAATCGTATCTATCGTTATTTTACTTCTTTAAACAGCGCCGATGTGAATTTAAATAATGATACCACGGTAACTCTTGGTTGGAGTTCATCCGATATTAGTGGTAGTTATGGTGGCGACGTTGCCGACGTAAAAATGTATAGATCCGATGGTACATTACAAGTAGATACTACAACCATCACAAATGATTTTACTATTCCCATTGCATTATTGACAACCATCCCATCTGGTATCTATTATTATACATATGATTTTGTAACGAAACGTATTGAGTTGATGCAACAATACGGGTACGCGGTTAATTATTCGTATGGAACGAATGCACCCGAGACCACTGGTAATTTTACTTTCATTACCCAATTTTTACAATCTATCACGGCTGGAAATATAGCACCAGGTGGTACAACTACCATTATTCCTACGTTTGGGATTGGGTATCCTCTAAATACCTATCAAATCACGGTAAACGATGCGACCACTTCTACACGCCGTTCTAGATTACCTTACCTGTATACACCACCAGCTAACCCTACCACTAGAATCTACACAATAACCGTAAACGGATCCTCTGATACCTATGATACGAATAGTCATACGGCTACTTTTACAGCGTATCAATATGTAGCCAATCTTGCCATTTCAGTGCGCATTATTCAAAGTTCAATCAATCAACTTACCTGGACAGGTGGGTCTACCACAGAACAATTTCAATATGGTACCACTGCCATTACTACAAATGGATCAACCAGCTTTGTTTCTGGTAATAAAGTAGATTCCAGTGGATTGGTAGCAGGTACGGCGTATGCCATTCAACCTACGAATACGAATGAAAATAGTGGATCGTATACACCCTTTTATTTTGATTCTATTTTACCAAATCAACACGTACAAATTGAAACGGATCGTTATTTACAAACGTATACACTTACATGGAATGCCTATTATACAGCGAGTTCACCTGCACCGGATGGTACTAGACATTATCAGGTAACGTTTACAGGTAGTTCCCCTTATATTGGAACGAGTACGTATAATGTACTTACCATTCCTTATAGTGCAGTCATCTATGATGTTCCTTATAGTATTCAAGTAGAAGACGTGTTAGTGGCTACGGATATTTATTTCTTTGATACACCTACCGATTTTGCCATTACACCCAATAAAATAAACTTTGAAAATACCCTTTCATGGGTATCCGGTGAGAATCCAGTATACAATGTACGTCTGGGCGACTATACATTTCAAAGTAGTTCGCCCTATACCTACAATTTTACAGAAGACATCCTTGATCCAACCGGCGACGTTTCTTTTTGGCCACTTGGTTCACCTGAAACCTCTTCCATTATCACGGATTCGTATAACTTGTCTGCTGATACCATTTATGTCGCGTTGCCTGCATCCATTCCCATCTTTTCTGGTGTCTTTTTCTCTTATGATATTGGTGCCGTTTTATACCGCAATGATACCTATTCCATGTCCCTCTATCGTAACGGTGCGGTCGTACAAGAGCTAGAAGCGAACGTTGCCAATCCATTTACATGGTTTCCCTACAAATATGTAGTGACCTATCAACCTGGCGATCAAATCTATCTAAAGTCCAATGAACATCTCAACTATGGTGTTTCTGTTCCCTTTACTTTTGTGGTCAACGCATCGGTCGCCTTGGATACCGAATACACGGTATTCTCCACCATTGTTGCTACCATGACGATTGATGCCGAGACCTCCTTTACTGCGCAGCTAAGAGGACCCGTTACCATTCCAGTGACGTTTACGCAACAAGGAAATCAATACACCATTCCATTGAATCCATACAGTATTCCACTCGGGAACTATCAATTAGACTTTCTATTGGTCAATTCGCCTACCATTATTGTGACGAGCCCGACCTTTTTAGTCACCACTGGAGTCACAGTAGACCAGCCAGAGTACACCATTATTTCAACCGTAAACGCTACACTCTACGTAGGTGTGCCGACCACCTTTACGGTCACTTTGCAAGATGTAGGCCAACTCTTTCCCCCCATTACCTTACCCTCATTTACGGCCAATCTCTTGTCTACGTATTCTTTCCGACTTTATGGCTTACCTGTAACCGATACCAATTATGTGTTACGATTTACAGCCGATACCGTACTTACCAGTCCTATCTTTGCAGTGAGTACGACGTATTTTTCCTTAGAGAAACCAGTTGTGCCTACACCTCCTTCTAGAGCAACGTCAAACACTCTTTGTGTGACGGCAAAGAAGAATACTGTACCGACAACGATTATTTCTATCATGAATGGTATCGTGTATCCCAAGGCGATTAGAGGACAACCCCAGTTCCTCGTACCGTGTGGAATTCTTCCTTATGTGAAAGAATTAACGGAATTATTAAAGACCATGTCGTTACGAGATGCGCTCATCTTTTTGATACAAAAGTATGACATACCACAATCTACGCCGGCAATCACCAATCAAAAACGATACCAATTACCTACGGCCAATTTTAAAGTATTAAATCCCATTCTTCAATATACGAGTAGTTTTCGGTTACGTAGTAAGATTTCAGGGAATTCAGTGCCGATTAGTACAGCCTTTGTACAAAAGTTATCAGATGCCCGTGTACTTACTCTTTGTAATGATGATACCAAAACGTTTTCTTCGTCGTACACGGACATGTTGAAGAATGCAACCTATTGGATCTCTACGTTAGCACCCTTTACAAAAGATGGAGATTATACGTTTTGTGTCGTACGACCCCTTCAGGGTAGTTTAAAACAATTTATTACGGCAAGTATTTCGTTAAAGGATAATCTATTGATTTTTACACCGGTTATATTACGTGTCGTCTTATCTTTTTATGAACCGTATGGGCCAGTAGATTTTAGCATCATGTTTACAAGTCCTCTGTTATCGGAAATACTCAAGTATCTTTCTGCACAGTATGAAAAAATTTATATTAATCCAGCAACGGCCTTATAATCTAGTACTATGATATGAGGACACGTAGATCGCGTGGATTAAAACAAACACGAAGGGGAGGAGCAGTTCCAGAATTAAAAACACCAAATACATATATCATTCAACGGCATGGGTTTTCATGTGCCAATTTACAAAAAGCAAAAGATAAGAAAAAAAATAGAGGTGTTTGGCATGCTAAATTAACAAATCCATCCCTCCATGCTAGAGTAGAAGATCCATCCCTTACTTCCTACGGTATTTATTCTCTGTTACGTAAAGAGGAGATACCAACAGGGTTTACTGGAACCGTCTATGGAAGTTCATTACTACGAACATGGCAAACGGCAATCTTAATCTATGGTAAATTTGGTCCATTGAAAATTATAGTATCACCCTACATTAAAGAGAAACATGGATTTGCGCTTGATCTTTCCAATATGCCATTACCCTTTGAACAACAAATGGCATACATGGAACAATTTATGCAATTCTTAAAAGGGATAGATCACGAAATTGCTAGAGAAATTATACGTCATGAACACATCATTGAGTATAATGGTAACGGCTATCCATTAGGACCGTATACATTAGACTTGAATTATACTGTTCCTGAAGATTCACGCATGGCTGCTGGAAAATTTTATGTAGACCAGATGAAACATAATAAGGTAAATCTTTCACCTCATTCAGATGAAAGTCCTTTGAAACGAGATGCTTTGATTCCTAATATTTCCATAAGAGAACCATCGTTCCGCGAATATTATGGGGCAGAAGGGTTTGTATATTTTGATAACTGGGTACGTCAACGGACAACAGCGAAAACTATATTTGTAGTGTCTCATTCTAACTGGATGCAAAAGGTCATTGAACAATATTGTGGACCTGTAGTAACGAATATTTTTGATGAAAATGCATGGAAATTAACCATAGTTCCATTGAAATTTAAGACAGGAGCAAATTTTAAGTTTACAATCTCTTCTGGTGTACCAAAACCACAGGATCATGAACTGGATTTTATGAATAGAGCGGAGGAACCGACTTGTCAAGTACCGAGGCAAGTCACACAACCTGTACGAGATGCGCCACGAGCAGCGTCACTCCCGCAACGTTCAGAACTTACAGCATATGCACAACAATTTGCTGAAGACGAATCACCTGTAAATGCGGATGAGGCACTGAGATTACAAGACAAATATCATGAAGACGTAGAAACACCATACCGAGCATCCGAAGATCCATTTCAGGCACATTTACCTGTAAAAAGTGTAGTGGATGAGGCGAGGCCGAGATCCAGTTTTTCAACAGAAGTAACGACTGAGCCGATCCAATCAAGACTCGTTTCTAAAGAGCCTAAGGTAGATATTACACGCTCTTTTACGGAACTTGTATATATGTTATCTGATCCTGGCATTGCACAAGGGTTATCGTTGTTAATAGATTCACCCAAAGAATTAAAAACAAAAGTATTACAATTTATCTATTCAAATCCTAGCGTGACGGAGACAAGAGGAATGTTTTCAAGATTTAGATCAACTCTTTATTTATTTCAAAATCATTATTTTGCGTTTATTCTCATGTATAACCCTTTTTATGAGGCTCTTGTACAAAGACTAGAAAGTGGCTCTGATATGCTTACCCATTTCAAGATAACGTCAATGCCAGCAAGTGTCATACGTTTTTTTAAGGAGTTAAGAATCCTAATTGATACTGATACAGAATTATATCAAACATTATTATATACGTTCAAAGCAAATGCAAATAAACATTATTCGTTTGAAGCTCCACCGAAAGTGTATGCATTTACTTTATTAGATCTTCTTTTATATGAAATGCTCCCCTTGACGGTAGAAAAAATAAGATTAATGTACCCTTTATTTATTGATCTTGTAAGAAACGGTGCAAGATTTAGTAAAACCATTTATTCAGAAAATATAGTGGCAACCGAAGTAGACTATCCTAGTCCAGTGATTGTACCTAGAAAAATGCCACGGTCTGATTTAAAACCGTTACTGGAAATAGAACAAATTGCGCTAAAGCAACAATGGGAAGAAGCAAAACGTAGACTTGATCCTACCAATGAACTGTCTCAACTCAATGAACAATTCCGACAAACAAAACAAAAATTACAAGATCTAAATGGAAAAGTCAATCGTAGATCTACACAAATTCAGCAACTACTAGAGCAACAAAGTGCTATTCTAGATGAACTGTCAGATATCAAAAGAAGATATCGTGAAGCAAACACTAGACTTGATCCAACTCAGGAACTGTCTAAGCTCAGAGTTACTTATCGTGAAAAGATAAATGAAAATGTGTTTGATTATTTATTTGAACACTTAGTAGACTATGTGCCTTTAGATGATTTAACGTTAAGACAAACACATAATGCCTTGTTGAAAAAAATAAAAGCGCCTGAAGGTGAATTACCCGTATCTATCGGTGGATCTAGAGGTACATCATGGAAGAGGACTTTACTTCGTCAATCTTCAGTAAAAGCCGGACGGTATCGGGCGTCACTGTATAAGGGAAAGAGACGGACAAGGGCAAATCGCTCGTAAATAAGTTTGTACCCGGACGCATCAAACGAAACAAGTTCAGTTTAGAATAAATCGTCTCCAGTGATCTCTTCAAGTTACGCACTCCCTTTTCATCTCCTGTATAATGATCAATGATGTATTGAATCGCCTGATCTGTAAAGATCACCTCTTCTTCACTGAACGAAATGTTTTGACGAATGGATTTGGACAAGTACTGTTTCGCAATAATCGTCTTTTGAGGTGTAGAATATCCCTCCGTCTTGATGACATACATACGATCTCTTAGAATCGGATTCACCTTGGAACGATCATTATAGCTGAAGACAAAGAGACACCGTGACAAATCCAAGTTCACCCCATTGAAATACTTGTCTTGAAAGGAATCATTCTGTGACGTATCCGTCAAGTGTGTCAGGATTCCAATCACTTCTTCCCCCTTGGGTGTCTCACTTACTTTATCCAGCTCGTCAAAGTAGAACACGGGGTTCATGCACTTACACTTCATCAAGACGTCTACGACTTGACCCCATATACTACCCTCATACGTAATCATGTGACCGTCAAAGGTACTGCTATCCGTTGCTCCACCAAGTGCAATGAAGGCGAACGGTCTTTGTAAGATTTTACTGATCCCTTCTTTCACGAGTGTCGTTTTGCCGGTACCCATGGGTCCTTCAATCGCAATGGCCGTTCCAGTACTTTGCGGATTGGAAATGAGTCGGCCAATATACTGCATGATTTGCGTCTTGGCATCTTGTAGACCGTAAGTAGATTCATCCAGTTGCTGCTTTGCTTTTTCTAGAAAGGTATGGCATGCATCGGGACCATCTTTGAGGGAAACGGGAAGGGTATGGTACTTTCCAAAGGGTATCCTCATGAACCCATCTAGCCATGCACGAATCTTTCCAATTTCACCATCGCTACCTTGTTTGAGCTGATTCATTTTCTGAAACGCAATCAATTTGTACTCGTCTGGAATGTCGGATTCCAAAAGACGTATGCGATTCGGTTTCTGTTGCTTGTCTAGTTCACGAAGGGTAGTGAGCTTTCCGAGGAGTGTACGCTGCTCTTCCATGGCAAGTCCTCTGAAATAGCTGACGTCGTTGGGAGGTTTATTTTGAATCAAGGTACCAAATTTGGTTTCATTTTCTTGCTTTTCCTTTTTTTCGGTTCTTTCTTTGGCTGCTTTGGTCTTTTTTGCCATTTCTTGATGTGTTTTCAACATTTTCTTGTACATGGGTAACTCCTTGTAGACGGAAAGTTCGGTCCCCATCTTTTCCATTTTTTCTAGAAATTCTTCGGTTTTTTCAACATCCATTTCTTCTTCGGATTCTTCTTGTCCCATGGTAAAGGTAATGTTTATCACAGGGTCAGACTCTTCTGTGTAATCCGAGTCATCGTCGTCTGATTCTTCCGTTTCCGTCACGTACTCCGAGTCAGAATCCTCCGTTTCATACTCTGAATCAGACTCCTCCGAGCCTTTCTTTACCTTATCTTTCATATACTTAGAAGGGAAGATTTCACCGAGTAATTCATTGAACTTGTCTTGATCAAAAGGAGCATTACGCAGATTGTACTTATGAGGCATTTCTATAATGAAAAGGAAGAAATCTTCATATCAATTTTTTAATCCATTATTGTATGAGATCTATTGGAACGTTTCGTGCAGGTACCACTACCTTAGGATCCGATACTGTTTCACGAGACCAACACTTTGCAGCAGGCCGTGCCATGGTGACTCAAAAAGTAGAACAAAATCGTATTCCCAAGGTCGGTGTCATGGATAGTTCTCAGCGTACTTCATTACGGGTTGCTTCTTTAGGTAACTTGAGAACACAATTTGCAACACGTAATGGGAATGATGTAAAAAGTGCATTGTTACGTACACGAAATGCAGGTGCCGTTGCTCCGAAGAAGAAGAATGCAGCAAAAGGGTCAGCCAACTCCACCTTTTAGATACACTGTAAAGATCCATTGAATACAGTAGGTTGAAGAATGCCATCAATGATAATGGTAAGTAAATTGGTCTGTTGATCATAGGCAACTATCGGATAGGTTATATTATTGTATATGATATTGTTGATGGGTGTGGTGCATACGGTACCATTGATAGATAAGTTAGAAGGATTGACTTCTATATGAGTTGAACCAACTGTGGAAACAAGTAATGTATTGGTATGTAATGTAGAACAGGACGTATCGTTTATATGAAATTGTAATGCAACCGGAACACTGGATTGTAGTTTGAATACGTATCCAGAATGACCATTGGTTGGACCATTTGGAAGATAGGTTACATTTGGAAACACAATCGTAACCAATGTAGAATTCAATGTAATCAAATGAATGGTAGACGGATCACATGAAACGGGAAGTATAATATACGAGCCGTAGACAAATGCATTATAGTTTGTATTCGTTGGATCATAGTTACAGGTTAACGCATTTTGTACATCTTCCTTGTATCGGTAAGGTGCACGTGGCCGAATCCCATCACGAGGATACCATCCCACTCTACCAATGCCACCAATTTGATTCATCGTAAAAATATAGTCACGTTTATCTCCTGTAGCGATACGTTTGACTGCTCTATGTTGAAACGTACGACGATCTAATTGAAAGGGTAATCCTTGCTTCTTTGTACCACCAGCCGTGTTGAGATTTACGTTACAGCCATGTATGGTACTACCAGCAGAAGATGGTCCAATGACTCTTGCTTTACTCATACCTATATAAACATAAAAAAAGGATACATTTTATGGAAGAATGTATCGTTTGTTTTGAAGAAAGGGATCCGATTGCCTTTCCATGTGGTCACAAAGTATGCAGGGTGTGTTATCCTAAACTAAATCGGTGTCCTCTATGTAATTATGAGATCATTATCGTTACACCTAGAGTATCACAACATACCGTGATACGGAACACTAGAGATGCGAGAGATGCCAGAACGTTACAATTTGTATTCTGTTTTATTCTATTCGGTATTATACTATTGTCCGTGTACCATTTTCATTAGTACATACGTAAAACTTATTTTTCTGAAAGAACAATGGTTCTTCCGAATAGACCATTTTTACACCCCATGGCCGTACAAACGAAGCATTGTTCGTCGTAATGGCGTTATACTTTCTACGTGCAATAAGGGTACTTCCATCTACCGGTCCTTGCGTAGAAAACGAAGGATTGCTTGGTTTATAAATAGTAATGTTAGAACAGGCGGGAGAGGTTGGAAGATTTTCAGCATAATGACTGCTATCCTGAGGTGAACCATCAGGATACTTGGTATAATCAATCCCTGCAATGGTATGAAAGGTAGATTTCGCTACATACGTATTCCCACGTCTTTTCAAGTACGTTGCATAGTCTGCATAATATTCTGGTGTTTCATTCCCTTGGACGTCTATACGAGGTTTATTCGTACGTCCCGTGCGAATGTTGGCATTTCCACTAAAGCTAATGACGTTTCCTGGTTGGCAACATACTGTTTTTTGCATTCCATTGTCTTTTTTACCAATCATTTTCAATGGGATTCCTACACGTCTGGAGTTTACACAGGGATCACAGTCCGTGGGTGTACTGTAGGCGATGGATGCCGTATGGGACACGCTTGTCCCCGTTTTACGATAATGTTGTAAAGGACGTGCCGAGGGGTACCATGTTGTACGATACCCGCCAGGTACCGTTTTTACTTTTCTAGGTACATACTCTAATTGATTGGTTGTTTTTTGAATCGCCGGTTTATAATGCAATACTTTATAACTACCGTTTTCCATAGAATATAAAAACAAAATATATACTATGTATTGGTTAATTGTATTGTTACTAGCCCTTCTTTTTTATAACCTTTGGAAAAAAGAAGGATATGAAAATTATGATGACCCATCGTGTTTGACGTTAGCTAAAAAAAATCAAGCCAATCTAGAGTCCTTGAAAAAAGACGTAGATGCAATGTTAGCACTTCAATCCAAAGTACAATCCTTGCAAAATACAACGGATTCTAATTCTAAACAATTAAAAAGTTTAGTAGACCAAGTTTATAAAACATAACGTACGTGACTTTCCCACGTGTACCTACAATAGGACCATTCTAGCGTAGGCATCACGCTTTTCACCGAGGTACCCTCTGGTATAAACTTGTAATACAAAGGAGGCAACACATACATCAATAATTCACGTTCATTGCATCGTTCCTCACATGGCTCAATGCTATGCGTCGTAGGAATGTGTCGTACCAAATCTTCCAACAAAGGAGGGTACATGTGGCTATAATAGAGACGCCAATTGGTACATCCGGTAGTATAATACTGCATGTTCCAGGCTAACATATCTACATAGTTTTTACAAATGTCTTCCTTTGGTAAGGTGAAAAAGGAATCATAGTAGCGGTTCTGCCATCCCTTTTTACTAGGACATATAAAATGTTCCTTTTCTCTTTGTAACATGGGAAGATTTTGTAGTCTCTTTTCTTCCGTAGAAGCGTCTACATGAAAGCGGTTGCGCGAATAATATTCTTTCAGAATAATGTTTTCTTCTTGGAGAGCGAGTGCGGCGATAAACTTTTGAACCATGGGCCATTGAATTTCTCCGTCAAACAAATGTTCATGGGATTGGATGGTAGACGTATACGTTCGGAACAACGTATCAAACCCATTGGTTCTCAAATTAAGTGCTGGAAAATGAGGCATGAAATCGTTCCCTAAAAAGAGGGTCATGAAAATGTAATCCGATAACTTGGTTTCACCAATGATTTCACGAATACTTTCAGCAAGTTTCGGTACATCCAATACGTGTAACTCACGATCTTGTAACATAAAGGCCGGTGCTTCACGTAACAGACGAATCTCACCATACTGCAAATGGTGTAAACTCAAAATAATGAGGTCAGAATCTAATCCATAGACTAAGGTTTTTTGACCTTGGTGAAGCTCGGGATGATCACGGATCCAGGCAAAGAGTTTATGTTCTCCTTCACCTGCCTCTTTACTGGTAGAAAGCTGAAAGGATTCGTAGCGTGAGGCATGATGTTTAAAGTAAGCGTGTAGCTTGGTGTCCAATGCATTCATGAAAGAGGTGCCAGGGGTAATTTGCATGGTGTTCCAACCCATAGGAGCATTAGACATGGTTTGTTGAATCCAGCTTTTGAAACGGCGATCTTTTTGTTGTTTCATTTTCGCCATGGGGGGAATCCCGTCAAAGGCGATGAAGACGCGTTTGGGCTGTACAAGGGAAAGGTAAAAGTCAATCTTTTCACAAACTTTTTGTAAGAGGTCTGATTCATTCACAGTATCCATGCTAGAAACCATATCATAAATGATAGAGTTACTATCTAGATATAAATTATCGGCGGGTTGCAGAGCGGTAATGATGTAGGGATGTTTACGTAACAGATACGAAAAATAGCTCGGGATTCCCATTAGTGACTTTGTGTGAATGTATTTAAATGGATTCCTAGAAGGTACATGGATGCGTAAAGCAGTACTGTTGGCCGTAAAAAGCAATGGTCTTTTGTTATGTGGAAGCGACTATATAGATGATAAAGAGGTCGTCATAGCGGCCGTAAAAAATAATGGATACGCGTTAGAATTTGCCTCTTCTTTCCTGAGAGAGGATAAAGAGGTGGTGATGGCGGCAGTAAGAAATGATGGAAGCGCTATACAATTTGCAGGACAACTCCGGTTTGATCATGAAGTTATCAAAGCATCCTTCAAGAATAATATGTATGCACTCTTATATCATCATGTAATGAATAACAAGGAACTGGTACTAGATGCGGTAAGTAAGATGGGTAGTGCGATTCATTATATTCCATGTCATTTTTTGAAAGACCGAGACATTGTTTGTGCTGCCGTAAAAGAAAATGGAAATTTGATACGATTTTTCAAAGAAGATCCCGTATTATTGTTTTATGCAAAACATAGTAAACATCCTAAAAAGTTAACCTCAACCCAAGAGGAAATGGTGACTACGTTTGTAAAACAAAAAAATAAAGAAAATTATAATTCTTATTTAATCAAGACGATTTTTTCTGGACATGAATTGGGCGTATTGAGTACGATTCAAACATTTTTATCTTAGTATATGAATATGAAGGGTGGTGTAATATCATTTACAACAGAAAAACAAGATATTATGCCTGAATTAATAAGGTATGCAAATGGTGACATAACATTTAAAAAAGCTGGAGGGTTTGGTGTAGTTTTTCAAATGACCTCCGATGTTTCTACTATATTGTCAAGAAATGGGTGTGGGTTACAATCTATTCTTGTAAAATTAATTTCTATAGATAAACCATTACAATTTGATAAAGTTGACGTAAAACAGGTAAATGAGGACGATTTTGAAGACGAAGTACATATACATGAAGAAATCTGTAAACGTTCGTTAAAAATGTTTCATTGTTCCATTGCGCCTACATTATTACATGCAGAGATATATACACAGGAAGAATTCATGCGTCATTTTCCAAAAATAGGAGAAAGAATAACTACAAAAGGTAGAATTGGTGCCATTTTTATGGAAAATATGTCAGATTCAGAAACCGTATTTGATCTATTCCAAAGAGATAAACGTATGGTAATAGAAACTATATTTCCAAAAGCAAGACGTTTGTTGATTATGTTAGCACAAGTAGGTTTTTTACATAATGATTATAAATTAGATAATTTATTATCAGGTGATTCTTTGTGTATCATAGATTTTGGAATGGCGACGCCAATAACACCGGATGATATGGCAAGACTGGATACTTATTTGAAAGAGTTTGATACTGAGAAAATCATTGAGTTTTTATCCGTTGATACGTCTCATTTAAATCAAATCAAATACAAGGGTTATATTTTGGAGTTACAATGGTTACGTCAAGATCAAGTAGATACATATGACCCAGTGATAGATCCAGCGGTTGCAATTGCCCCAGAAGAAAGTATTATTGATCCTATACGGTTAGAAGAACATAGTTTATGCGTAGTATCAGAAAAACCTGTTAAACCTGAATTGCAAACGATTGATCCTAGGGTATATGAAACGTTACCAGAACATTTAAAAAGAAATATGGATGTAATACGCTATGTCTTGCAATCTTCTGGAGTCATGCTTTCATCTGTCCCAGAAGATTTAAAAACTGAACCGATTGTACGTATTGCAGTAAGTAATTATGGGTATTCATTAAAAGATGTGCCAGAAAGACTAAAAACGAAAGAATTAGTATCCATGGCAGTAAAAAATAGAGGCTCTTCTATACAATTTGCACCGGAAGCATTGAAAAGAGATCCAGAGCTAATACATGCTGCCGTAACAGATGAAAGTATGGCCATTAAATTTATACCTGAGGATATGATTACAAAAGAGTTACTACTTCTTTGTGTTAGCAAACACGGTACTGCTTTAAGAAATATACCCCAAGAACGAATAGATCACGACATTGCAATTGCTGCAGTAAAAAACAATGGTGATGCACTAAAATATGTACCAGAACGTTTCAGAAGTAAACAAGTCATACGAATCGCCGTAAGTAATCCGGATGATGAAGATGAAGATTTATTCAGTTGTTTCCCAGAAAATATAAAAGAAGATAAACCCTTTTTATTACAACTATTGAAAATAAATGGACATATTGTAAAATTTATGGATAATCCAGATGGAGAATTACTTGCTTATGCAAAATATAGTGACATGGAAGACAATCCAGTAGACTTAAAACCTGTCCAAAATGCAAAAGCGATACAGTTTTTAAAAGGGAAACGTAAAGGTGATGATGAAGAGTTCAATGAAATTTTAGATAGATTCAAAATGGAATTTCCTTCAGGAGGTACACGCAAACGTAGACGTAAACGTACAAGACGATTTAAATAGATTGTACTAGTATAGTAAATGGATATCTATTATATTAATTTGACGCACCGTACGGATCGCAACGATCACGTTCGGCAACAAATCACCTCTATTGGCTGCGTACCCATTCGCATAGATGCCGTAGAATGCAAACAAGGCGCCCTTGGCTGCGGCATGAGTCATATTCGTTGTATAGAGCTAGCCAAGGAACAAAACCTTCCTTTTGTTTGTGTGGTAGAAGACGACATTGAATTTACGGACCCTGACCTCTTTCGTCAGCAATTAGATGCCTTTTTGAAAGGATCGGTGGACTGGGACATTCTTTTGCTAGGGACAAACATGGGTCCACCCTTTGACAAAGAAGAGGGATGTCTTCGTGTCTTTAACGCACAAACCACCACCGGCTACCTCGTCAAGAATCACTACTATGATACTCTGATGGCTAGTTTCAGGAAAAGTGTCGGCTACATGCTTACGGATTATAACGTGAAACTGTTTGCGATTGACATTCAATGGAAACGGTTACAACAACGTGACCGATGGTACGTATTGTATCCCCTTACCGTTATTCAGCGGAATGATTATAGTGACATTGAAAAGAGACCAGTAGAGTACGGACCCATGATGACAAGTACAAAAGAGTTTAAATAAATAACGTGTATTCCTACATGACCCTTTACATTGATTGTCGTGAACATGCTTTGTTAGCCCGTATGAAGTCTGAATCCAAACAAATGTCCATTGGCGACATTTCTATTGAAAAAGAGGACCAAACAATCGTCTTGATAGAACGTAAAACGGTAGCAGACTTGGCCGCCAGTATTTGTGACGGACGATACAAGGAACAACAGTTTCGCTTACTGGAATCTACGTTGCCACCCCATCGCATCGTCTACTTGATTGAAGGGTCTATGGATACGCCTACGTCCTTACCGAAGAAGAATTTGGAATCGGCACTCATGAGTTTATGGTATCACGGCTTTTCCGTCATGCATACGACGTGTCTAGAGGGGACGGTAGAGTATCTTACCATGTTGGTGGAAAAGGTGAACAAGGAGGCAACGGACAAAGACTACATTTCCATGGTAAAAATTAAGAAGAAGGATAAATTGACACCGGAAAACATTGATTTGTTAATGTTGTCGCAAATCCCAGGGGTAAGTACGGTAACGGCAAAGGCCTTGTTGGACGTGTATGGAAGCATGTATGACTTGACGACACAGTTGAAAGCAACCCCGACACTACTGGACACGTTTACGACGGGCGAAAAGAAACGAAAGATTTCTAAAAAGATTGTGGAATCGTTACAATTGTATCTACATAGTGTATGAAGAATGAACTCGTGATACGTAGCATTAAAGTGATAGACATTGGTTTCATTACGGCCATTTATTTAACGTTTGGTATTGTACTGGCTAAGCTATGTGATAAGGCTCTTGGTGAATTTGATGAAGAAAAGGAAAATCAAAAACCACTTTGGCAACTCTTGATAGAATTGTTTTTGTATTTATGGTTTATAGGAATTGTCGTGTATGTGGTTAGAAATGTAGTGCAGATGATACCCTTTCCTTTTCATGGTGTGTATGGGTATGATCATTTTAGAGTCAAAGAATTAATCAATGCAGTTATATTTTTTGTTACCTTTCTTCATTTTCAAGAGTATTACCAGAAAAAAATAAGACATTTATTTACACGGTTATAAATCATTTATGACGAATGGATTGGTGTGATTCTATCGTTAAATTACTCAAGGCACAATTTAAACGATTTCCATCTTTATGGTGCATCAAGATTTTTTTGTTTACGTCTAAATTCAAATACGTCATAGCCATGATACGACTTCTCATGTACTGACGTTTTTGAATCAAAATGACATTATACCCTTGACTATGATTGGATGAATTATTCACGAGCTTCCAAAGACCCGATTTGAAAAGACGTTCTACTTCGCCATTTTCATAGACTCGTAGAAGGGTGTTTTCAATGGTTAGTTCTTTCATTTTTCTTATCCTGTGGAAAAGGCAATTCAATTTTTTATGGACAGTAGAGTATGGAGAAGGGATACATGTATGCAAGGGAGGCTGCAACGAGAGCTAAGGATGCAATGGATACTTTAAATAATTACAAGGTTTTTGACGTAATAATAATCATCATATGTGGTACTATTATTGTTTTGCTTATTATTTATTTAGTCAGTCAATTTGCGAAAGGTAAATGTTCCACGGGTGCTTTAGCGCCTCTGAACGGCATTGGAAATAAAGATCCGAGATATCAACATTCTTTGCGCGACTACTACATTAAAACGTCCTATAATAGTTGTGCAAATGGAAAATTTCAAAATGATTGGGTCACTCTTTGTGCTTTGGAAAATGTTATTAAACAAGGGTGTCGCTGTTTAGATTTTGAAGTCTATGAAGTAGATGATAAAGCCGTTGTTGCCACGTCTAACTCTATCAAAGTAACTGAAAAAGGAACGTATAATTCTCTTTCCATTGATAGTGTGATCAAAACCATTGCAGACAAAGCCGTTTCCAACGGTCTATCTACGACAGACTGTCCCAATCCATATGACCCCCTACTGTTACATTTTCGTATTAAAACGTCTCACCTTAAAGTGTATAATCAAATTAAAGATGCGATTGTCCTTCATTTAGATTCTAAATTATTATCCAATGAATTTAGTTATGAAAACAAGGGTAAAAATTTAGGTGCAGAAAAATTACATACGTTGATGGGTAAAGTCATCATTATGGTAGATAAAATAGAAAGCAATCATATACGTGGTACCGAGATGTATGAATTAGTCAACATTATAGGAAAATCTGCCTTTTTACGTTCCTTATCGTACGATGATATTGTACATACACCAGACATGGATGAACTCATTGATTACAACAAAAAGAATATGACCTTTGGATACCCCAATTTATCGCATAAACCAATAAATCATGACAGTACTATTGTTGCAAATTTTGGTGTGCAAATGTTTGCCATGTGTTTCCAACACAATAGTACTCATTTAGAAGCATACAATAAATTATTTGCTAATAATACATCTGCCTTTATGTTAAAACCTGAAAATTTAAGACACATACCAGTTACTGCAGAAGAACCTGAGAAGATGAGTGAAGATTTATCATACGGCTATAAAAATTATAAAACCAACTATTATAATTTTGATTTATAATATAAAATGTAACTCCTAACTATACTTATGATTTTTATTTATACCTGTAAAGCTAGGTTATCCTTAGCTCTACAAGTATACGACATGTTATGGAATGTACCTGAGAAAAAATTCATCGTCTACGGGGATGTCTTGGAAGAAGAGTATCTATTTACTGAAAACTATTTAGTTTTAAAAGTAGGAGATGATTATGAACACTTAACAGAAAAAACAAAAAAAATGCTTCACGTTGCTGAAAAAGTATTTCCTGGGGAACCCGTTTTAAAAATAGACGATGACATTCTACCCAACTCTTCTTTGATACGCTATTATTTACAATCGTTGAAAGAGATTCATTATGCGGGTTGTTCCTGTTATAGTGAAGAATATGAATCTATTCACCATATAGGTAAAGTAAAGGATAAGGCCTTTGATGTACCCATGATTGTACCCTGTACCAATAGTGCAGCTGGACCCATGTATTATCTCAGTGCAGAAGCCGTTCAAATCATAAATCAAAGCACGTTTTCTTTTTTTTATGAAGACGTTACAATAGGGTATTGTTTGAATCAAGCAGGGATTCATCCCATTTATGCTAAATTATATGATGATGAAGACACTGACTATACGTATCATAATCATTCCAATCACAAAAAATTATATGTAAGGTTACATGGAGGGTTAGGAAATCAGTTGTTTCAAGTAGCATCGGGGTACGGTATTGCAAAGAAACACAACATGATTTTGATTTTAGTTTCGGACTATAGAAAAGAATCGTTCCCCCATCAAAAAGAAGTGGATACCTATATCCAATCCCTGTTTTCGTCGTTTCGTATCATTCATAAAGATCATTTACCTCAACTACCCCATTATTATGAAATGGATAACGTACAGTGTTTTCAATACAATGAATCTCTAGGAAACGATACCGTTTACATAGAAGGATATTTACAAACAGAAAAATATTTCAAAGATTATCGTAACGATATACTCGCTTTTTTCAAGCCGTATAATTTAAAATTAGATTCTTATTTTATTCATGTACGAAGGGGTGATTTTTTGAACGCCCATCTACATAAAATGGACTTAGATGACTATTATCAAAAAGCGATTGCTTACCTAGAAGCAGTCTCGCCAAATTCTCATTATTATATTGTAAGTGATGACATTCCCTACTGTGAGCAATACACTGCGTTTCAATCGTTACCTAAAACATTTGTGGAAGGTGACCTAGCCTTTTCCATCATGACCTCTTGTAAAGGTGGTATTTGTGCCAATAGTACCTTTTCTTGGTGGGGATCCTATCTCATAGATCGTGAGAAAATAGTCATTCTTCCAAAACAATGGGTGAATAATGGACATGAAAATGCAGACCTTTATTTTGAAGGATCCATTATTCTCTAACAGGATGCGTGGCTTCAAACTCTGCCTCCTTTTCTTCTAGTTCCACGTCGCGCGTGATTTCACATCCCCAACATTTACACGTTTTACATTTAGACTTTAATATCATCTTAGAGATGCCAAACAAAAGTTGACTCGCTGTTGTAATTAACAAGACGATAATGACACTATCCATATTATACAAGAGTATAGTATGGATCGGATTCTGCAAACCTTTAAAGAGTATGACATGGAAGTATTGTTGGCGAAGAGAACGCTGATTCACGATGAGTTACAGAAAAATAAAGATTTATATGCATCCTTGGTACGTATGTTAGAACGTATAGAGAAAGCAATCATAGAGTTGAAACATACACAGTATGATAGTGATTGAACACCCGATATGGGACTTGAACCCATGACCACCAGATTAAAAGTCTGGCGCTCTACCGACTGAGCTAACCGGGTATAAGGGCCTACCCGGATTTGAACCGGGATTGCAAGATTCAAAGTCTTGAGTGATAACCGTTACACTATAAGCCCTGATGTTCACGATCGGGATTGAACCGATGACTTTAGGTTGATAAGACCCACACTCTAACCAGCTGAGTTACGCGAACATATTCTATACTGATGAGATCTTTTTAAGTTCAAATAAAACATTATTTGGATTTCAAATACATACTAAAAATATAAATCAACCATCCAATCAAAATTATCATATAAAAAGAATGAAATTTCATGTTATTGAGAATGGTCACACAATAAGAACCTGTAGTAAGTACTAACAGGAAAATTGCAAGTATGGGGAAATGTTGACGACGCGCAACTAAATAAATAGATGTTGAATATATAATGTATCCTACAAAACAAATAATTTTATAATGTTTATTTATTAAAGATTCAATATCTTTACCAAACACACTAGCTAAATCACCTGATAATTTAGTGTCCCTACTTTTATAAGATGGGTCAATACTTTTTTTATGATAATAAGTCAATGGACATTCACCATCATAAAAAGTCCACGATAAAGCAGTCCCATAAAGTAAAAATAAATAAAAAAAATCAAAAAAAGTATTTTTTGGTGAAACAAAACCATAAATTACGATATACACTGTCAATAAAAGATGCAATACTGGTATTATTTCCATAATTTATCTAGATATTATAATTCACTACGTTATGCCAACATTCCAATTATTTTTTCCATACATTATCTTATATAATGTTTTACGATTGGATTCAATCTATCTCTATCATTGTTCTTTTCGCCATCTTTCCTACAATAGATGTCCTTAATACAACCATGAAAGATGTACAATCCAATTGGACGGCCAATCGGTGCAACCCTATCATGATGCCCTTTGCCTCCTTCATTGCACCAAAAGGTTCCAATATAGATACTGGTGATAATTTTGCCTTTTGTGTACAAACGCTCATGTCTTCGTTTGCACCTACCATTCTACAACCCTTTAGTTATTTGCAAAGCATGTCGGTAGACATGATGGGAAGCATCAATGATAGTTTAGCTACAAACACAGAACAATCCTCTTTTATGACTTTTAGTTTATCCAACATCATCGGTTCTATTTATGGTGTTTTCCTGAATGTTATTGTAGAATTCAACATCATTGTGTTAAAATTATTAGACGTTCAAGGAAAAATGACTGGTGTCATTACATCTATTTTATACATTATGAAGGTAGTGCAGTATGCCTTTGAAAGTATGTGGGCAGGTGTTCCGGGCGCCATGATCAAAGCCATGGGAAAGAAATAAATTATATGACAAGGAAAATGGCGGCAATAATGAATCCAAACGCCGTATACTGTCTCCATGTAAAGGGGACCTTCGTCGTCACTCTATTCAATATAAAGTAGGAAATGAGCTGAAACACATTAGACAATAAGGCTAACGAATTTTGGGAATACCCCAATACTTCAATAGAAGCTCCTATGCCTGGTACTAACACGGAATACTCTATGACCGTAAACATCCATTGACGAATCATACGAGTCAGCAATGGTTGATCATAAAATAAATACGTTCCACTAAACCAAGAGAAGAACACGCTACAGGAGGCAATCGTCAACGTAAGAAAAGGAAAGGTCCACGTAGGAAGAATCGTAGAATATACATGAACAATTTGTTTTAGTGAAGGATAAGCCGCAGATTTTGTATTCATTATAGTATAAATATATAATCTAACACCATGGAGCAAATACATACCCTGTATCAAAAGAGAGGATATTTTGATCGTTATGGTGGAGACGTATGTATCAGTATTGCTTTGATTATCTTGACCATTGCCATTACAGGATTTACCAATTATCAAGCCGTCATGGCACAAGTCAAAACAAATTGGAATCAACAACGGTGTAACCCCATTTACATGCCTTTTGCAGGTATCATTATGCCTCAACCGGGTGTCAGTGCTGTAGATACTACTATAACTAATTTTTCTTATTGCATCAAACAAGATGTCTCTGCCGTGTTTAGTATTGCCATGATGCCATTTGAATTTTCCATGTATCTTTTGATTGAATTCATAGATGCAACCCTATCTGCCATTCTTGCATTTATGGCCTTTATTCAATGGTTAAAAAATCAATTGGGTGGCATTTTTGCAACCTTGTATACAAAAATCATTTACTTTATCATTCCATTGATTGAAATGATTATTCACCTACGTGATTTGATTGCCAAAGTAAACGGTATTGCTACAGCAGCACTCTACACGGCCATGAATATTTATAATACAACCGTATCTGGTATCATCAACATCATGACCATTTTAAATAATATTTTAATTGCGACGATTGCCATCATGTTAGCTCTAATTATATTAGCTTTTATTTTGATACCAACACCGGCATTTCCTCTTGGAATAGGTATTTATGTTACAGGATTAACAATCATGACTTCTTTTATTATCCCAGTCATTGTTTTGTATACGATGATGCAAGCATTTACGCAAGAAGTAATGCGCACGTCTGGTCCGAAGGGACAATCTACACCAAAAATAAAAAAACGCAAATAAGTATGTGCTATCGTTTTGAATTATTAGAATTTGAGGATTGCCTCTTTGAAAATGTAGATGCTACCTATATTCTTCACTTGGAAGGAAACGGTAGATTAGAAAAAATCCATGAGCAATTAAAAACCTACCATCCAAGTAAAAAAGTTTATATTGTCTACAACAAAGGGTATAAGAAGTGTCATAAAGATCTAGTGATACAACGTACAACGGATGATTTAGTTCATGCCAACATGACGGTGTTTGAACATGCACAACAATACAAGCATGTGTTAGTGTTGGAGGATGACTTTATTTTTAACAAAGACGTAGCTAACCATGCAATCCATGTAGATAACTTTTTGAAAAGGGATACCATGTTCGTCTATCATTTAGGTGGAGTTCCACTCCTTGCTGTTCCGATAGATATTCACCATTATCGTTCCTATAGTTTTGCATCACATGCGAATATTTATTCTTCTTCATCTAGAGAACTTCTTCTAGATAATTATAGAACCAATAAAAGTAAGATTGAAAATATAGATTATTATATATATACGGTATTACCAATTTACATGTATCATAAACCTGTGTGTTATCAAACATTCCCAATGACAGAAAATAGAAAAAATTGGTTCAAAAATAGTAGTGGTGTATTCTCTTTTGCAGACATGGTATTCAATACATTTATTTCATGTACAAATTTAGAAAATGAACCTGAGCCAGGATTTTCTATTATTTATTTTTTGGCAAAGTTAATACCAATTCTTCTATTATTGCTAGTAGTATGGATCTTATATCGCTTTTTTCCTGTATTCAAAATTATAAAATTAAAAAAGCGTAAATAAGTATGTGCTATCGTTTTGAATTATTAGAATTTGAGGATTGTCTCTTTGAAAATGTAGATGCTACTTATATTCTTCACTTGGAAGGGAACGGTAGAATAGACCATATCCAAGAGCAATTAAAAATCTACCATCCAAGTAAAAAAGTATACATTGTTTATAACAAAGGATACAAAAAGTGTGAGAAGGAATTGGACAAACAAACATCAGGTCATGATATAATTCATGCCAATATAACCGTTTTTGAACATGCACAACAGTACAAACATGTGTTGGTCTTGGAAGATGATTTTATCTTTAACAAAGACGTAGCTAAGCATGCGACCCATGTGGATAACTTTTTGAAATGGGATGCATCGTATGTTTACCAATTAGGATCACATCCAATGTTTTTCGCGATTCCAGTAGATTGGTATCATTATCGTATCCATGGTACATTAGGACATGCCAATATTTATCCTTTTTCCTCTAGAAAAAAACTTATGGATGATTTCAATAATGGTAAAATAACAGGTTATTTAGGTGGTTTAGATAGTTATACACGAAAAGTGTTACCACTTTACATGTATCATAAACCATTATGTTATCAAACATTTCCCATGACAGAAAATAAAAAAGAATGGTATACAGTGAAAGAGAGTAATTTTGCACCGATTCATGTAATGGTAGTGAATACATTTATTTCATGTACTAATTTAGAAAATGAACCTGAGCCAGGATTTACGATTCTCTATTGGATTGCAAAGTTGATACCATTTCTTCTATTGTTGCTCGTACTATGGATCCTGTACCATTTTGTTCCTATATTTCATAGTATAAAATTAAAAAAACGTAAATAGTATGTGTTATCGCTTTGAGTTGTTAGAATTTGAGGATTGTCTCTTTAAAAATGTAGATGCCACCTACATTCTTCACTTGGAAGGAAACGGTAGAATAGATCATATCCATGATCAATTAAAAACCTACCATCCAAGCAAAAAAGTCTACATTGTCTACAACAAAGGATATAAGAACTGTGCAAAAGAATTAAAAGAACAATCCTCTGGGAATGACATCATTCATGCAAATATAACTGTTTTTGAACATGCTCAACAATATAAACACATTCTAGTGTTAGAAGACGACTTTATCTTTAACAACGATGTATCCACCCATGCAAAACACGTAGATGACTTTTTAAAATGGGATGCATCGTATGTTTACCAATTAGGTTCAAACCCACTTTTAGCATTACCTATTGATATGTATCATTACCGTGTCATTGGTATGTTAGGACATGCCAATATTTATCCTTTTTCCTCTAGAAAAACCCTGATAGATGATTTTAATAACAGTAAAATACAAGGAAGTGGTATAGATATTTATTTATTCAAAGCATTGCCTATTTACATGTATCATAAACCATTATGTTATCAAACATTTCCCATGACAGAAAATAGAAAAACTAGTTGGAATGGAACTTTTGATAACATTTTAATTTCATGTACTAATTTAGAAAATGAACCTGAGCCAGGATTTACGATTCTCTATTGGATTGCAAAGTTGATACCATTTCTTCTATTGTTGCTCGTACTATGCATCCTATACAAGGTTGTTCCTTGTCTATCCTGTACTGGTTTAAAAGGTAAACGCGTACGTAGGTAATGCGCCACGAACGTTTCCTTGAAATAGCTCAGACAACGGCGGAGAAATCTACCATGCATTATCGTCACGGATGCGTTGCCGTGCTTCATGGAAAAATTGTATCTAGAGGCTATAATAGTCAACGTAATTATTCCAAGGATGGCATCGTAACGGGATGTTCTTGCCATGCCGAAATAGATGCTTTGAGAAATGCGTTGAAGAATGTAGGTCACCGCGGACTGTAAACGCATGTCTCTTTATGTAGTGCGGTTGACGCGTACCGGCAATCGCATTGATTCACGGCCCTGTCAAAGTTGTTATCATACCCTTTGCGCTTACAAGGTAAAACGTGTCATTTATTCAGTCACTCCGACTACGTATGAATGTGTCAAAGTATCAGAGTATGTACCGAATAAAATGTCCGAAGGAGATGCTTATTTTCAAAGTTTACATTAAGGAAAATATATTTCTCTATACTATGAAGTCAAGAATGGTAATGTTGTTTTTTTTCCTTTTACTTGGCGTCGTAGGATTTAGTTTATGTTCGTCATGCTTTAAGGAAGGGTTTGAGGCCGTCACCCAATGGAAAGAAAACGGCGAGTTACCCTGGGACGGACCTTATTCGTTACCGCCAGTCACTCAGCAACCCGACACCATGTTTTTATTTGCCAATAATAAATCTAGTCCTGAATGTTGCAAGGCGTCCACCTACTCTACAGGAAATGGATGTGTCTGTACCACGCCTGAACAATTAAAATTCATCAATACAAGAGGTGGCAATCGTACGATAGAGGATGGGTTTTAACGACGTCTTAATGTTTTCCGGACACTACGTCCACGCTGGACACGCTTCGCCGCATAAAATAACGAGGCTGGGATAAGAACGTCCATCGCAGCTTGGCCAAGGGAAGCAAAGGTAAAGTTACCACCACGTCTTGTTCGGTTTCGTCGGGTAGCCATGGTATTAACATAGAAAATATTTTTTATAAAGAAGAAAGAGTAAAACAGTCGTGGTAATTATATTCAGAGACAATAGAAAAAAAAGACCCCATAAATAAGGACTACATTTGTCTAAAAGAATATCTATGAGAGGAATCATAAATTGCTTAACATCTTCCCGTTTTAACATACTCAACATATTCTTGTTTATATTTTTATGCGTGCATTTTTGCATATAAAATATAAAAAAGAAAACTATGATCCATGATGCAACGAATCAATTTGATTTCTCTAGCCTACATTTAGGCTCTCCTACTGCATTAGCAGGAGGTTCTTTTTACACGAAGTTAAATTATACGGTGAAAGATGAACCCTTGTATGTGTATACACCAACCTGCCTTACGAAAGGTGTAAGCAAAGGATATTTAGATTTTTTATTTACCTCGGCCAATCCAAATTTTATTCAATGGATGAATGCTTTAGAAGAAAGAGTACAGACTCTTTTGTTTGAAAAGAAGGATCAATGGTTTGTAGGAGATGATATGGAATTAGAGGACATACAAAATGCCTTTATCCCTTTGGTGAAAGTAAAGGGGGATCAGTACATGGTACGCGGTATTCTGCAAGGAAAACATTTCAAGGAAACCATTCAGGTATACAATGAAAATGAAGTACCCATCCCCATTACAGATATTCAGGAAAATTCAAAAATCATTTCTATTTTAGACATTGCTGGTATTAAATTCAATCAAAAGTGTTTTCAAGTGATGATTCATGTAAGACAAATTATGGTTTTGAAAAAGGACACGTTTACGAATTGTTTGATCAAACATAAAGTTAAGGAGAAGCCCGAAGTCAAAATAGACGTGTTGGAAACGATTACGTTGAAAACACCGAATGAAGTGTACCGAACGGCTTTAGAAAAAGCGAGAGCCATGGAGGAAGAAGCAGAGAGGGCAAAATCCATTGCTGAAGAATTAAGAATAACGTATGATTTGGAAGAATAAATTTTATGTTTTCTATTATATGAACCTTGGCAAAAATAAAGAACTTCTTTTAGTGGTTGGAGCTTTACTCGTTTTAGGCGTTTTTTTATATAAATCGGGACAAGACAAAACAACCAATCGGATGAGTTCTACTGGATCACGTGTTGTATCGCCTACACCTATTTCTTTAGGAGAAGACAATTATGCCCAAGCCAATGGTGTAAAGACCAATACGTACGGGGCAAGAGCTTCCAAGCTTGATGATCCAAGTGCCCTTTTACCAAATGATACCAATTCGCAATGGGCATCGGTCAATCCTCAAGGAGGAGGTATGTTACAGTCGGTCAATCTTCTTCAGGCAGGATCCATGATTGGCATCAACACGGTAGGGTCTACCATGCGTAACGCCAACTTACAGTTACGGTCAGAGCCACCCAATCCTCAAGGAAGTGTAGGACCTTGGAACAACTCTACCATTGAATATGATGTCACGCGCCAGCCACTTGAGATTGGTGGCGCTCCTTAAATGTATTTAAAAAAAGAATATAAATAAGTTTCCGGTTATCTAGACATGAACGCATTGTACAATTGGGACATTTACAACAAGAATGGGTACCTTTATTGTGAGGGAGAGTGGTACAACGGAAAGGGATGGATTACGAGTGCCATTCAAGCCATGTCTACAGGACCAGGCTACTACATTATTTACACGGAGAATTCCATTTATTATCTCTACTGGTAATATGTTGGGAGATGTACTAAGGTATATGCGTGTTCTTCCTTCGGAAGAAATTAAAAAAAGGCAAAAAACAAACCGAAAGTTGTTTTATGCTGCGAAGAAAAAGTATACACGTTGTCTAGTAAAAAAGTGCGGGATACCAGTACACAAAATAGATACGTCTGGAAGACAAATGAAGTGTGTGAGAAAGAAGTGTCGTAAAGAAGATAATGTGTATTCACAAGCAGCTTTTTTATAAAGATACGTTATGGGTTGGATCTGTACCATACCAAAAGGTTGTAATGCAACGAGAGGAAAGTATAGGACACCAAGTCTAAAAAAACGGTATACGAGAGCCAAGAAACGGTACACGCGGTGTGTGAAGAAACATTGTCATCCTAAAAACATGTCCACGGAGGAAATGGTAAAGGACGAAAATATAAAATGTGTCTTTAAAAAGTGTCGTAAAGAAGATAGAGCGTTTACACACGCAGCTTATTTTTAACTCCTCACTGTATGATTGCTAAAAAATTAAACGGTTATAAATCTCAAGACAAAAAGTTTGAGATTTATAGTGACTATCACTGCATTAAACGTGACGAAGTGGCTCATATGCTAAAGGAATGTGACTATACCTGTTATTACTGTAAAGACAAGGTATTGATGGAGTACGGGAAGCGAGACCCGAAGCAGTGGACGCTAGATCGCATAGATAATACCATGGGTCATAATACGAACAATGTACTCATTAGTTGTTTGGCGTGTAATCTGAAGCGACGTAACCGAACGGTAGAAAAGTTTTTATTTACGAAACAATTGACTATCGCCAAAGTAGGGGGCACGCCCCCTACAACCCCCATTGAAAATAATGATATTATCCGATGAAGCTGGAAGCTTCAAGGGAGGTGCGGAACCGTAGGTTCTGCCTACCGACGACGTCTGGTGCGTCTACGTCTTCCACCTACCATGTTTTGTTGCATTGGATTTGCTACTTCATTCGGAGGTGTTTCTGGCGTTGGAGGAGCTTTTCGTGTAAATGCGGAATTGTATGCACTTCTTGCAGCACTTGATAACCGTTCAGGTGCTTTTGTTATACCAGATATAGTAGAATTTGCAACATAAGATGCATTATTTACAATACCTCTACCAATACCAATATATCCGAGTGCATCCGACCGTTCTGAATATTCTACTAATTTACGTAATGCCACACGTATGCTTTGTGCACGTTCCGCACATTTAGGTCCACATTCAGAACCAAGCGTAGGATCAACTTGTCTCATTTTGTATGCAGTATTATGAATGACGAGTGCATTAATCAATGCCGCTTCCGAATATCCAGTTAAACTACCAAGATCAGACACTTCTTTCTTTACATCTGGTAATTTACCCGGTTTTGCGATTTTGAATGCATCAATCTCCTTAAATGTGGTGTCTAATTTATCAATTTCTTTTTGAAAATCAACATCAAGTGTATTTTTGTTTCCTATTCCAAGTTTATTAGTTTGTTCTTTACCGAAGTCTTTAAACCTATCTAACAAACTTTTTTGTTCTTCTTGCATTGGAGATGGTGCGGCTGGCGTGGGTTGACCTTCTGGCATGGGTTGACCTTCTGGTGTGGGTTGACCTTCTGGTGTGGGCTGACCTTCTGGTGTGGGTTGCGCTGCATTTTGTGGTGATAACCCTATCGCTTTACTAAAATCGGAAAAAAAATTTCCTCCTCCTTTTCTATTTCTCCTCGTCTTCATACATTAGAACAATATTTCTAAATCTTCCAACTTCCAATATTCTATCGGTCCATTCGGCAACGGCCGCTTGAAAATAAACGGAACCTTCTTTTGGTGCACCTCTTCCTTTGCTATCCAATAACTATCTATTGAATCCGTCTCAATGAACAGCGCTGCTCCCTGCTCTATTTGCGTCGCACGAATTCCTATAGAACGCGTATATTCATATTTCGTCAAGTAGGGTAGACTCGTGTGATGCGGATCTACAATAACCCCATTGACATCACGCTGAATCGTGCATAAGGCCAACACTTCCTCGTACGGAATCATTTGCTCTTGCGGATGCGATTGAACCACAAAGTTTGGCTGCTTCAAGATCTTTTCAATCTCTTCCGGTTCTTCGTAATCATTATCTTCCACACAATACGTATCCACATGTTCCTCCTCTTCTTCTTCTAAACTTTCCACGTCACTTTCTTCCTCTATTTCCTCATAGTCAGCCTCATCGTCACTCATTTGATACTAGTGGTAGATTATTTCTAATATCAATTTTTATCCATTTTCCATATGGTATCACACTCTGGACACAGATACGCGTAACTTAATTCCGTCTCATTGTATCGCACCTGAATAATATCGCCTTCTTCGTGATTCTTACACGTTTCTAGAGGACACTTTAGCTTCATACGAGGTAACGTAGGATCCAACTTGGTATACTTGTGAATGACGCTCGTGTGCTGTTCCTTCTTTTGAAACGAAAGAGAGCACACGACGTTAGAGGTGGCATCTTTTTCAAAGCCACACTTTTTACATTGAAATCTTAACTTTTCCTCAACATTGGTCAGAAAAAGCATATTTTCGCAAACGGTGCAAAACTCCATAGTACTTGTAAAGAGTTTTTACTTAAATCAATTTTTACGTTTAAACGCAACATTTCCCTTGTACGTTTATACTAAATGACGCTAGAGTTGAAAAAATTTGATATGCGTTCTATTAGTTTTCGTCCCAATGAAAACAAGGGTCCCGTCATTGTTCTCATCGGTCGTCGTGATACAGGAAAGAGTTACCTCGTCAAAGATTTACTCTTTTATCAACAAGATATACCGATTGGCACGGTGATTTCAGGTACAGAGGCAGGCAATTGCTTTTATAGTGAACACATTCCTAAATTATTCATTCATGATGAATATAGTACAGGAATCATTGAGAACATTTTGAAACGTCAAAAGCAATGTATGAAGCAAATTCAAAAAGAAATGGCCGTGTATAAAAAATGTAACATTGACCCCCGCGCATTTTGTATCCTAGATGATTGTCTCTACGATAATGGATGGACCAAAGATAAATTGATGCGTTTACTTTTCATGAACGGTCGGCATTGGAAAATCATGCTTATCATTACCATGCAGTACCCGCTTGGTATACCACCCAATTTACGTACCAATATTGACTACGTGTTTATTTTGAGAGAACCGTACTTGGTGAACCGTAAGCGAATTTATGATAATTATGCCGGTATGTTCCCTACCTTTGAATCGTTCTGTCAAGTGATGGATCAATGTACGGAGAATTATGAATGTCTCGTCATTAATAACAATTCCAAGAGTAATAAATTGACCGATCAAATCTTTTGGTACAAGGCCGAGCCGCACCCTACGTTCAAGTTGGGATCCAAAGAATACTGGGAATTATCCAAGAATTTACCAGAGGAAGAGGATACCAGTTATGATCCGAATGCGAAGAAGAAGAACATACAGCAGATCCAGGTAAAGAAATCTAAATGGTAATGAGTTGAAAATATATGGTTAAGGTATGTATGGAGACACTAGATATACCTAGTTATGATTGTGTCTATGTTTCGTTTGGATCTAAATCACCAGATGAAAGTGAACCTCACTTTGAACAATCTAATCCTTATTTTTTAAAACATTTATCCTCAAGGTATTTGTGTATCGCCATAGATCCGGCTTTTAAAAAACGGATACACATAGATACTTTTACGTTTGTCACTCTTCCAGTAGACATTTTATCTGATGGAGAAGCACAACGATTATCTCTTGAAACATCTAAGAATTATTATCAATTGAAAGTAGACTATAGCAAACGTAAAACAGAAGAATTAACCCAACAAATAGTACAATTATTGAACCCAAGACAACGTGTATTTTTTGTTAACTTTATAAAATTTGTCACACCAACCGCACATGATGCTATTGGAAAAATAGACATAGTTGGAAATCTAGGTCCATTTCAAAAAGATTATTATGAATGGGGTGGATATAGATATCCGCAGTTGATCATAAAACGAATGTGTGAAGATATACCTAAAAAAACGGGTGTTGTAAAAATTCCATGTATGATTGGTTCAGACAGAGGGTACAAATTTCCAGGAGACAAAGATCCGAACGTATTGTCCAAAATGCATAGTGATTTCTCAAACCCTACTGGATGTTTAGAGGGTATTCCAGTGTATGCATCAACCATACTATTGAAATGTGTGATTGAGATTAGACAAGGTCCACTTCACAAACTACAACTAGAAGCACTTAAAATTGAAACGACTTTTCCCATAGGTCACTAAGAATGGCGCACGTGATGGAACCCGGAACATCTCGGTTTTACGTAGAAGGACCACTCACTTCGGAAGAAGTGCGAAGTGCCTTTGACAAGGTCTTTCTCAACTGTGTTACCTTGATTGTGCAAGAAAGAAACACGTACTGGGTTTACGTAGATATGGGGCGTCAGTGTCTTCTGTTGGAAGAGGCTGATCAAAAAATCAAGGGAGAAGGATTTACGGTGAATGGATGGAAAGTAACCTACGGTTAAAGTATGGCTGCATTGGAAGAGGCTACATCGGAACCTAGCGAAAGTGTCAGCGAAAGTGTAAATGAATTGGATTTATCTTCCTATAAGTGTATCTATATTTCTTTTGGATCAAGAAATCAAGATAAAGTAAAACCATTTTATCAAGATTTTCCTTATTTTTTAGAAGAAATAAATAAATATCCCCTTTGTGCAATATCTATAGATGACTATCCTGACTATACAAAAAAAGAAAGAGTAATTCCAGTTGATTTATATGAAACAAACCCACGTAAAAGATATACACATGTAACGATTCCATCACATACTATGGATCAAACCATCCAAATTACAAATAAACTAGTAGAATTATTGGATAAAAATGAATCAGCACAAGTTTTTTTGTAAATTTCATAAAATATAGAAGTCAAATCGCACATGATGCTGGACCTGAAAAAGACGCAATGCAATTAATATCTCATCTAGGAAAATACAGAGACCATTATTATGATTGGTACGGGTTTGGATTATTTCAGGATTTTATCATAAAAATACACCTTTGTTTGATAGGGTAAAAATGATATTATATACAAAAGATAATAAAGAAAAGAGTGGGTTTTTAGATGTTCTAAAAAATGATGAATCTTTGAGTAAACATCCTAAAATCCATAGTATGTTGCGTCATAATGTAATTGATATTACACCTCAAATAACAGGAGAACAAATCACTTTACTTGACCCTAATTATAGTGGTGGACGTACCCGTAGGCGCAGGCGAAAAACGAGACGTAAAGTATGGAGATAGAGACATTAGAAAGTATTTTTCGCAAGCCAGGAATTCGTCAGTATGAAGTCCAATTCAATAGGTATCCACCTATCCTCCTGATTATAGGTAACGGTAAGGTTTTTACGACCGGTATTACAAGAGGTAATCCCTATGATTCAGATAATGCATGTATTGAACTATTTGAACGTGATGGTGCATTATTCATCAATTCTTATTATGATGAACCTGGTACTACATGCACTGTCATAGATCACGTACTTATGTTTCGTGTGTTAAAATTAATTGCAAAACATATGGGATTTACTACAATTGAATTATTGGATGGATCTAGAAAAAGGACTGGTACAGGATGTGAATGGGATTTACGTATTTTGAATCGGTTGTACAAAGGTGAAGGAACCAAGACTTTTTATGAAAGGTATGGATTTTTACCTCGTGCAGATCCATTGGAACGTCCTCTACGATTTAAAGCTATTGTTGGGCAATTGAGTGAAATTAATCAAGCCTATCTTCGTGATAAAGAAATTTCTGAAATAGATGAACTTACATTACACATGTTTCAATTATGTAATGATAAAGATTTTTCAACTAAGATGATAGACGATAAACCTTTGTCTATTTTTTATAAAGAACTTTCAGATGATATAAAAGACGCCATTGCTTCTAGTAGACGAATGAAAGTAAAAGACACGATGACTTATTATTTTCATATAGATCCTTCCATAGATTCTACATGTGTCTTGGAAAAAAGACCTGTATTAGCTATACTTGATGGAGTAGTACATCCTACCCATGGTACAGGTAGCATTCGCTTTATACTAGAACCTGAAACTTTGTTAGATAAGTCCCATACAACTGGCGGTAGACGAAGACACAGACGCACTAGACGCAGACGCACTCGTAAAGTTACGCGCTTTTAAACCACACTTGGTCTCATCTTTACGTATACGGTCTGTAAACGTGGAATATAGTTTACACCGACCCATATCATACAAACGATCATTGGGGAAAGGAACGTAGTGTTTACAGTTTAAGCAGGAAGGGTAATCGCCTACTAAGAAAAGCCACCACTTCATTAGATTTCAATAAAATGGTGGCTTTGAGTTTTTTTATAAGAACACTTTATGAACCCGATTGGGAATGTAAAAGGATTTATTCTAGATGTAATGAAAAACATTGCCATTGTGTTTGGGGTAGGGTACATGGGTGGCTCTTTAGTAGCAATATCCCATCTGAACACTCCTACTCTAGATAAAATATTACCGGTTGATTTAAATCAATTGCCCTATGTAGGTAAAAAAACGGATATTACGTTAACGGGTTATTCATTTCCTTATACGTTATATACACATGGTCAGGCTGATTTTATGTCAAAAGTAATGAATTGGTTAATCTCTACCTGTGCTCTTGTATTTGTAGGAGTCCGATCTATCTTCCGCTTACCGTCTACTATCCCAATGAAATTCCCCGATACTTTTAATCCTAAAAATATCAAATTTCTTCAGGCGTATGATCTATTTCTTTTCTATCTAGCACCTTTCTTTCTCATCAGTGTTGCCATGTATGCAAGAACCATGTCAAGTGTTTATATTAGTCTACTTGCTATCTTTGTCATTTTCGCTGGAGAATATATTTTTCATCAAGAAAAAATGAAAAATGGTTTATGGTATGGGTTTGCTCCTTTATCGTTTTTTTATAATGCATTTACTGCACCCATGGAATCTGGTTTATTGAATTTATTGATGAAATTCTTTTTTAGTTTCATTGCCTTTATGTTAGGATGTTTTGCTCTATTTGTTGTCTATCCTTTATGGTGGTCTTCTCTCATCTCTCTTGCAATTGTCTATTTTATTATTTATTTATTCTTTTTGCCACTTTTTTACGGGTTTGATAAAGTCGTAAAGGAAATGGGGAACCATCGTCTTACTTTAATGTTCCTCTTCATGTTAATGACCATTTATTCTTCCCAACTCTTTTTAGTACCGCTTGCTACAGGAGGCGTGATAGTCGGTAGTATTTATATGGTTTATTTGTTATTAAAAAATAAACCCAAGACATAATGCTTGTCTCTGTTTGTACCGCAACGTATAATCGGCGAGCCTTTTGGCCTTTTTTAATTCAATGTTTTCAACATCAAGATTATGTAGGAGACGTAGAATGGATCATTGTAGATGACGGAGAGTCGGTAGAAGATCTTGTCAAGGACATTCCGCAAGTCAAGTATATTCGTCTAGATAAAAAAGTCCCCCTAGGTAAAAAACGCAACCTCATGCACGAACATTGTTCCGGTGACATTATTGTCTATATGGATGATGATGATTATTATCCTCCCACACGTATTTCACATGCCGTCACCTCCCTACAAAGTAGTGATTGTCTTTGTGCTGGATCTAGTGTGATTCATGTCTACTATGCCCATTTACATAAGATACTAGAATTTGGACCGTATGGTGACAATCATGCTACCGCAGGAACGTTTGCCTTTAAAAAAGAGTTGCTTACGGAGACTTCCTATGAAGACATGGCATCGTTGGCGGAAGAAAAACACTTTTTGAAGGGGTTTACCATCCCGATGATACAATTAGATCCCACACAGGTCATTTTAGTGGTGGCACATCCTCACAATACCTTTGATAAAAAAACCATGATCAAACAAGGCAAAGAGACGGACATGATGGTAGCGGATTGGATAGAAGATCCCGTGCTCTACCAATTCTTCAAATATGACATTCAGTGTCTGCCACCGAAACGCGAAGAATTCTCTATACGTATCGGGAATGCCGTCATGAAAGAAGAGGAAATTATCCAAACTCTCAATCAGCAACACCAATACATTTTATACTTATCTAAACAAGTAAAAGACATAAATACAGAATAAACCATGATTAGTATTGGAGATCATTGTACTGTCCCTCTTTTATTAAAAGAACTGAACCTACGTACAAAGAGCTACCCTTTTGATTGGACAACCCATGAGGAACAACTCCATGATACGAACATAATGCATAACTTATCCTTTATACAGAGGCTTTCTCATGACAATCTAGATTCCATTGTAGAGGATTATCTTGGTCCCGACATTACAAAGGGATATCATGATGTGATTCGGTTCCCTCATGAAGTAGGAACAAAAGAAGAGATTGCTGCGAAGTATGCACGCCGATTTGAACGTCTCCGAGAGGCCATGCAGACGAAACAAGTCTATGTCATGCTGACACGTCACTACTTTATTCCTCCCCCCTTGATGGAAAAAATTCGGAACACCCTTTTGCATCATGGATCCATTCTTGTCTTTCTTAGCGGTACGGATCACCCCTACCTAAACTATCCAGACGTCATCTTCAAACACATTCCTTATGATGTCTCTCAGTTCTATGAATATGATTATACTCATTTTCGTCCCATGGTAAAAGACTACTTATCCCGGTTGGATAATCTCCTTCATGACCGTATTGTGTAATACCATGCCTCCTCCACCTCTTACGTGTTGCGTCGTCATACGATTCATATCACCAATCACCATCCATCCTTTATCGGAATATCCATATTTACTATGATCTCTTGTATACGTATACGTCACACCATTCTTCCATTGAATGGTGCGAACCATTTTACATTGTTCCGTATCATCACACGCATGACCACGTATCCACGTTTCTGTATACAAGCAACCACCAAATTCAGGTAGAATCAAATCTGTATAAATATCTTTGTGACATTTGGGCGACTTTGCTACGTGACACATCTCCGGTGTAATGCGGTACATACGCGTGAGCTCTGTTTTATACAATGGTAAATACGTTTGATACATATCAAACGACATGGTACTACTGTATATCGTAGGGTGCATGATAAAGACCTGTGTCAGAATATCATGTAAATGACGGATAGGCATGGTCACGTACAGAAAAGATTGTCCATAGTCTAATTGTTCTTCTGCAATGGTTCTCTTTTGAAACGTAGATGGAAATTTGGGAACGGAGTGAATGAGCCACGTCAACGTGGTGCGGTTCCAAGCGACAATGCCTTTGGCATGCGCACCACTACTTACCGTATGATCCGGTGTTTCATCGTTATACAATATCCAATGATCCATATCCTTGTACCAGGATTGAAGAATAGTATGCAAATCTTCTTCATACATCCATTCTTTCCCCGTGGTATGGAAACATTCTTTCCCGTGAGGTAATTTAAGAAGAATGTGGTAGGTAGGACGAGATACACAAATACCCATGTTTAATCTGAAAACACGTTTCTAAAAATCAATTTTAAAATTTAGTAGCCTTTTATTGTATGGAAGTTCATAAACGATACATCATCATGATTCCTTTATTAGAGGATCCCTTGGATTACCCCTCTATCAAAGGAGAAGACTTTGCCTCCAAGATAACACAATACAAAGATTTCAATATCAAATTGCCTACCCATCAAGCCGCTACTCCGGAAAAACTAGTTGAGGTAGCAGATCGTTTATGTAACGAAGAATTAGAATTATCTACGTATCAAACCGTCATTCGTAATTTTTTATCTAATGATACACCTTATAACGGCTTATTATTGTTTCATGGGTTAGGTACAGGAAAAACGTGTTCGGCCATTACCGTTGCCGAAGAACATCGTCGCTTTTTAAAAGAAAGTGGATTGAAACGTTTCATTTACGTATTGGGTGGATTAAACATTCAAGATAACTTTAAAAAACAATTGTTTGACCCCGCTTACTTAACCCAAAATGGTAGCGATTGGACATACAAAGGATGCGTGGGAAATACCATTCTTCGTGAAGTAAGTTTATTAGGATCCAAAAAAGAAATTGTAGAACGTATAGAAGAGGTCATTCAAAAACAGTACCGATTTATGGGTTACCGTAAATTTGCCAACTACGTACATCAAAAACGTAAAGAATTATCGGAACTAGAACATTCCATGATTATCATTGATGAAGTACACAACGTCAAAGATGAAACCGGAAGAGGATTTACCCCAAGTAAAGCGCTAGATTTAGTAACCAAAAAGACGACGGTAAAATTATTGCTTTTATCTGCAACACCCATGTTCAATGATCCAGGTGAAATCATTTGGATTTTAAACCTTTTGAATCGCAACGATAAACGCTACGAATTAAAAGAGTCCGACATGTTCAAAGATGGAGAATTACGTGAATCAGAAAAGCATCGTTTTTTGAATCATGTACGCGGCTACGTTTCGTATGTCAAAGGTGAAAACCCCTTTACGTTTCCTTATCGTATCTACCCTTCTTATTTTTACAAGCATCGTATGACTCCAACCAAAGCCTTTTCCATGTTTGGGGATACGTCCATGGAAGAAATGAAAACACAAGTCTATCCCGTTGCTTTGAGTGACTTTCAAAAAGCCGTTTATGAAAAAACCATTTCAATCGCTTCTTCTTCCAAAACGTTATCCATGGGTGATTCCATTCCCTTTCTAAGTGTTCTCAACATGACTTACCCCAAAGGTACATCAATAGAGTATATGATAAAGAAAGATACCTATGAATATTATCCTGGTAGTGAACGTTGTTTTGATGCCGCCCATTTACCAAAGTACAGTGCCAAGATTGCAGAGATTTGCAAGCAAATACAAAAGGCCGAAGGGATCGTTGTTGTTTACTCTCAGCTTTTGGAAGGGGGTGTCATTCCAGTGGCCCTTGCGTTGGAATCCATGGGGATTAAGAACTGGAATAAACCCTTGTTAAAAGGTGCGGTTCAAAAAGGCCCTTATAGTTACTGTATGTTGACTGGGTCACCTGCTTTATCTCCCCATCCAGAAGAAGCCATTCGTATCGTGAATACGCCTGAAAACATGTCAGGTGACAAAATTAAAGTAGTTTTGATTACCAAAGCTGCATCGGAAGGTGTAGATTTAAAAAACATTCGTCAAATTCATATCATGGATCCTTGGTGGAATTTAAATCGTGTGGAACAAATCATTGGACGCGGTATACGTTTGTGTAGTCACAAGGGCTTACCCTTTGAAAAGAGAAATGCGCAACTCTTTTTGTATACCTCGTATACGGGTGAGATAGAAACGGTAGACCATTACATGTATCGGTTTGCAGAACAAAAAGCAAAGAAAATTGGTGTCATTACCCGTTTGTTGAAAGAAAATGCCATGGATTGTAACATGAACCGTCCCGCTTCCATGAATGTACTCACGGTACCTCAAACCTTGTCTACTGGTGAAAAAATAGACTATCAAGTAGGTGACATGTCCTTATCTGTTCTGTGTGATTTTATGGATTGTGACTACAAATGCGCCTGTCCAGAGAAAGAGGCCGTGATTGAACCAACCTTGTATAATAAAACGCGAACCATTGAAAAGATTCGGAATCAATTTCGTAATGGATACGTGTATGAAAAACGTGAATTACATCGTGCCTTGAATTTATTTTTACCCATGTCCATGGATCACCTAGAAGAAGCACTGACGGATATGGTAGATATGAAATTAGATTGTTGGGACATGTTTCATCGGAAGGGATATCTTGTCAATCACGGTACCTATTATTATTTTCAACCGGCTTTTCTTTCAGAAAATGTTCCCGTCTATGAACGTCGTATTCCTTCGTATAAAGTAAAACATTCCATTTGGATGGAACCAAAAGAAAAAAGAACACAAACCAACGTAGACGAGCTAGTCCATACGTTGAAACAAAATATGGAACAGTCTAAAAAGGAAGGAACAGATTGGTATGGCACTGCTTTTTCTGTAAGGAAACGTATGCCTGACATTGCGAAACGTCATGGGTTTGTCTATGAAGAGGAAATCTTGGATACCTGTATCTTTGAACATATGATTGAAATGTTAAATTATAAAGAATGTGTAGCTTTGTTGCATCACGGAATGAAGCAATTCATGGTTTATTTAAACCCAAGTCAGGTAGAAGGGGGTACATTGGTTCATTTATGGAACCAGGCAAGTATTGTGACGTTATTTTTCAAAGATACATGGAAAGAGTACGAGTATAAATATGCTCCTACCAAGATACCGAAACAGGCCTTTGGACCCGTAGTAGGAGGAATTACGAACAAAGGAGAAGAGCGTGTCTTCAAATCTAAACACATGGATGACCCGGCTCTTTCGTATGGACAAGTCTGTAAAAATGCAGGATTAACATCGGATTTGATACCACGTATCCAGTACGTATTGGGAGATGATTATTCAGGGTTTACCTCTAAAGAAATATGTTGTGAATTGGAATTATTGTTACGATATTTAGATAAAGTAAAGTATCAGGGAAAACGATGGTTTTTGAATGCGATAGAAGTGATTGAAAATAATGATGATACCATTATTAACTTGATCAAAAAATTGAAAACTTAAATGTTGTTGTATACTAAACATGGACTTTTATTATGATTCGCTTCTTTCCCGATCCATGTTGATCCCAATGGTACACATGGGAGGTAATATGGAAGAAGTGTTGTCCAATGAAATAGCATCATTAGAAGGCAAATGTTTAGAGGAAGGATACTTGAAAAAAGGATCTACCAAGTTGATACGGTATTCCTGTGGTGTATTAAAAGGGTCCAACATTATCATTCAAGTTATCTTTCAAGGTAAAGTAGCAAATCCAGTAAAAGGTCAATCGTTTATGTGTATCGTGGAGAACAATACAAGAGCAGGTATCAAGGGGCGATTGGATGACAAAGAAAATCCATTCATTGTGTTTTTAGCAAAAGATCATCACCAAATGCCTGAATTCTCTGATATTAAAGAAAATGAAAAAATAAAAGTTGTGATCTTAGGTCAACGGTTTGAAATCAATGATTCAAAAATATCCATCATTGCCGTACTAGATGAACTGTACAAGCCAGAACCAGAACCAGAGCCGTTGACTCCATTCTATGTACCGAAAGATACAGAGAAGCGAGAAAAGCCAGACAAACCAGACAAGGAAGAAAAAACGATGTTTGTATTCAAATCTAATTCGGCAGACAAGGCACCTGGAAAAGGTGTCAATGAACAACTAGCCAAAGGACAAACGTTTCCAGAATTATCCAAGATCAAAGATTGGCGTCGTATGTTATCTAACTTTGATGTCTCTGAATTTGATTGGTCAGGAGAGGGTGTCCTACCAGAACCTTTTCCTGCTAAAACACGATGGAATTCTATTGAGCATGCTTTTCAAGGCGCTAAACATTGGTGGAAGGGTCACAAAAAGGATGCGATGCGGTTTACCTTGTCTGGCGATATCGGTAAAGGAGATGGTGCAGAAGCACAAAAAAATAGAAAGTTGGTAAAGATTGACGACATGGAAGGATGGGATGAATTATCGTGGAAAGTGATGGCAAGTGCTGCTGAAGCAAAATACTTGCAAAATCCAGAAAGAATGCGTATGTTAAAAGCAACGGCACCAGCCGTTCTCTTTCATTTAACGACGCAGCGTGGTAAAAAAAGTGATATCGTTCCGTTTACTCATTTAGAATATATTCGTACCTTATAACATGAAGATTGTCTACATAGGAGTAATCATTATATGCATTGTTTTTTTTATATTATGGACACAAGGTGTGTTGACTCCAAAAAAAACAAAAACGGGTGATAAAACGATTGATTTATATTATTTTTATACATCATGGTGTCCTTACTGTAAAAAGGCAATTCAAGAATGGAATAAATTTAAAACAGAATGGAATCAAAAAATGCATGAAGGATACACGATACATTTTCATGAAGTAGATTGTGACATTCAAGAAGCATTGGCAGATAAATATAAAGTAACTCAATATCCAACCATTAAAATGATAAAAGATGACATGGTAATTCATTTTGATGCCAAACCCACGGTACATTCTTTAACGGCGTTTTTGACGTCTAGTTTTGATTGAACGACGTTTTCTTCTGGTTCCACCTTCTTTTTTAGGTGGTTTAAATTCCAAAGGATTTAGAGATTTGTATGTACGAAGTGGGACGCTTAATGATTGAACACTTCTACCTGTAAACAAAAAATTTTTAGGTTGACTTATCTGAACACATGGCAATGGGGGAAAATGAAAGTCAGATTGTGCACGTTGCTGTTGTAAAAATACCCGTAAAGATATACCATTATTGAATGCACCTTTATGCCCAGTTACGTCATACTTAAATTTTGAATTTATAAAATCTTTGAAACCAAAAAATTTTCTTGCATCATTCCCGTCGGCAACCCATACACCTGTTCTGAAATGTTCACTTAAACCAATACTCATAGCAATTTGCCAAACATCTGAAAAATAATGCCTGCACAAATCAAATAGTTGGTACATTTCTTGTAAGGAGTCAAAAAATGCTTCTGATTCTGATTCATCATAATCCTCCTTATTTACAATCGGACGATAAAAATCTCTTGTAATTAATGCTGGATAGGTTAAAGAACAATATTCTGTTAATAATTCATCTATCCATTTAGGTATAGGAGGCTGTCCTGCTGTACCTGGCGGTGGTTTACATTCAAAAATACCTTTGAATAACCCTGTTTTTATAATAATATCTCCTCCTCCTTCCAATTCTTCTAATCCTGGTACGCGTTCGTCAGCAGGGTTATATTTACCAGTTGCATCCAATACCCCTAATGTTGGCAAATAAGTATCCCTAAGATGACTAAAAGAAGGACCATTTGATCTTGCTGTAGATTGAAAAAAACCAATATTATCAGCATACCATCGCTTACCTCGTGGTACAGGTAACACAACTACATTTCTAAAATCACTATTACAGTTTTCTGGTGAAAGTGTAAAGGATTCCGTCTCTTGACGTTTCGGTTTGCTTAATGCCGCTTCATGCATTTGACGTGCCGAAGCTATTTCTTCACGCCTTTTTGTTATTGCATCATCAATGCTTTTCTGAAGGTTGTTTTTTGCGGCTGTCAGCTTCAACTCATTGAATTCCCTTTCTTCTTTTTCTATTCTTGCGGCATCTTCTCTTTCTCTTGCGACAGCATCTTCTTTTCGCATAAATTCATTTATACGATCTCTTACTTTTCCTCTTTGACTAGCCCGTCTATCACGTTCTTCCATACTAACACGTTCCTGAGCACGGTTTACATATCTTTCATATCTTTCATCTCTTAGTGCTGCCATAGTATAGAATTATAAAAAATATTTTTTTTTATAATTCACGCAGCGGTAGGTTTTGATCCTACGACCTACAGGTTATGAGCCTGTCGCGCTTCCTCTGCGCCACACTGCGGGTCTTCCACTTGTTATTGAAAACAAGATCTTTGTAAGATAAATCTTACAATGCTCTACCTGTTGAGCTATGGAAGTTCATGTGCAAGGGCTTACGAACCCTTCAGTCATACGCTGGTCAATACAACTTTGACGCACATGTAAAAGGTAGGAGTTGAACCTGCGAAGATCATGTCCTCTCCATTTGACCACTTTGGAATACTTGTACTTTACACGAGGTGGGATTTGAACCCACGAAGCCGAAGCACGGGATCTTAAGCCCCGCCCATTTGACCAAACTCTGGTACCCGTGTTTGTCCTCCGCATGTGCTACGAACACATGAACTTTCTGCTTGACAGGGCAGATGCTTTACCTTAAGCTACGGAGGGGTTTCCAAAAATGATGACACTACGGTCGGATACACGAGGTGGGATTTGAACCCACGAAGCCGAAGCACGGGATCTTAAGCCCCGCCCATTTGACCAGACTCTGGTACTCGTGTGTGTCTTCTACTCAGGGTTTGAACCCAAGTGTTTTACGACTAAACTATAGAAGACAGCCTCTTATGAGAATTGAACTCACGACCTTTAGCTTACAAGGCTACTGCTCTACCACTGAGCTAAAGAGGCGGACGCCCTCGGACGGTTTTGATCCGTCTACCTCGCGATTAACAGTCGCACGCTCTTCCGATTGAGCTACAAGGGCATACTATACATAGAGATAATTCTTTAATATCCTTAAAAATATATTTAGTAGGGGTTTCACCCCTACGACCCCATTTATAGGGGCAAGCCCCTATGACCCATAATATAACGGGGTTGTAGGGGGCGTGCCCCCTACCCGGTGAAGCTGGAAGGTAGGGCAGAGCCCTACAACCCGTTATTACCCGGTGAAGCTGGAAGCTTCTGCAAAACAAAAAAAATAGGTTTAAAAAGTAACCAATGTTGTTGGATATGAATGTATATGCGAAACAAAATGACCTGTTACTCACCAACCTGATTTCTTATTATAGTGATCAGGATTATCAACAATTGGATAAAATCTTACCCATTCTGAATGGCACCTCCCCTATTTCACTGCGCATCATTGATTGGTTTGTTACGAATTATGCAAAGCAACACTATGTAGTGTACATGTACGCGGATTCACGCTTCAAAGTCTACAATGATTACAAGCTAAAGCTAAAGGCTTATTCTAAGAAACGATTTGATCCCTTTTGTAGATGGGAAAAGAATGTGATTCCCTATCGTACCAATCAATTCATTCAAACCACGATTGGTCAACTTAATTTTTTTAAATGGATGCTGGACAATGGTATTTTAGACTACATCCAGGAACATTATGAATGTATTGAGAAAGATATGATGTTACGAAACACCACAAAGCCAAAAACGGAAAAGAATCGTAAAAAGAGAGAAGAATTATCCGTCTTTGCTTCCAAAACAATTAAAAAGGAAGTCATTGAGATTGAATTATCTTTTGATTAAGTATGCTAGTTTACTATACCATAGGATTATTATTCGTATGTGCATGTGTATTTTATAACAATTATAAAGAACCATTGGAAGGTTCTCCCACGGAATATACACAAGGACAAGCGGGTGAAATACAACAATTACGTGATACCATACAAAAAATAACACTAACGGATGCATTGGTCATCGCTTTACAAAGTGATAACGATCAAATGACCGATCAAATCAATCAATTACAAACAAACGTATCTAGTAAGCCAGGATATCAATAAAGATATACTATATGAGTATTTTTCAATCTGTTTCTACGGAAGAAGATAGAAATTATCCCTACCATAAATTTATTAAAACACCAGCAGAAATGGGCTCCTCTAACGCAGGTACATTAACTGCCTTAGGAAAAGATATTGGAGCCATGGGGGCATACGTTGACGTTCTTACCACGGGTGATTCAAGGGCACACGTAGGCGGTGTGAAAGCTTTAGGAAATAAATATTTCATGAAAACGGGTGCTATGTGTAATGCACCAAATGGTAAGCAACCAAGATACATTTTTGTCAATAATATACCGGATGGAACTTTCGCTGGAAAGGGACTCGTACCAGGTGCCATAGAAAACATTACGTATATCAATCCATTAAAATTGTTTACTGCCTTTTCTCAAGGAACTTCTTGTCAACAGATTACAATGGAGACGAGAGATATTAAAAATGCTACGAAAACAGAAAGTCAATACGTATTGAACGATGACATTGCTTCTTACAACGCGTGTTGGTTTAAAAATAAAAAAAATCCGGTTACCAATGAAAAATGTAGAGAAGGCATGACTATGCCTAAAGATACCACTACACAACTGTACTACGTTGGTTTAGGAGTGGTTGGTATTTATATTTTACACCGTCTTCTTCATAAACGCATCTAAAGGAAGTGGTTTGATATGAATCAATGCATAAAGCATGGAAAAATAGTCCTTGTCACGTGACCGTTTTAGAATTTTTACAATCATCAACATGTCATCGTAATCAAGGCCATCCAAATCCATTTTATCCTATCTTTGCATTTTAAGTTTAAATAAATAATTAATTAAACACGTTCACTCTATGATTTCTATCCTACTTCAAGGAGGTTTAGGAAATCAATTATTTCAATTATTTAGTGCCATTTCTTATGCCTTGGATCAAAAAGAAAAAATAGTCATTCCTTCTGAAAAAATAGATGGACACAGTAGACCTACCTATTGGACCACTTTGTTGAAACGTCTCAAAGAAAGTGTAGAAAAGGTAGACGTACGAAAAATACAAAAATTAGCGGAAGCGGGGTTTCATTATACGCCTTTACCTGCAGTACCAAACGTCATGTTAGTCGGCTATTTTCAATCCTATAAATATTTTGAAAAACATTACGAGGTCATTTATAAAAAATTAAATTTTAACATTGAACAAGAAACCATTCGTAGTAAATATCTTACCATGAATGATACCATTTCGTTACATTTCCGTATTGGGGATTACACCAATCTTCAGCTACATCACAATATTTTGAAAGATGATTACTATATCCGTGCCATTCGTGAAATTATTCGGCGTACCAAAAAGTCCAATTGGAACATTATTTATTTTTGTGAAGAAAAGGATAATCTTCCCGTGAAACAACGCTTGTACAAAATCAAAAAAAGTTTTCCAGAATTAGAGTTTCATAAAGCCGATGATACGATGGAAGATTGGGAACAATTATTGTTAATGAGCTGTTCCAATCATAACATTATTGCCAATAGTGCGTTTAGTTGGTGGGCATCCTACTTGAATACCAATCCAGACAAAATTGTGGTTTATCCAAAGACATGGTTCGGTGCCGCCAATTATGACAAGTCTACCAAAGACATGTTTCCACCCTCGTGGGTGCCCTTATAGGGGGCTCCCGCCCCCTATGACCCTCCATAATAACTATAAAGAGGTCATACAACCCATAATATTATCCGGTGAAGCTGGAAGGTAGGGCGAAGCATACAACCCATTATTACCCGGTGAAGCTGGAAGCTTCAAGGGAGGTGCGGAACCGTAGGTTCTGCTAAAATTGAAACGATCTTTGTCATTGATTTGTAAAATGGAGTTCAAGAAAGTAACCGAATTAGTGCCTGGCACGAAATATAAAATATGTTCCAATTTCCTTACGTATCGCGGCACATACACTCACAGCGTATGCAGAGGTATGCACAGCTTTACGAAAATCAACGGACGAATGAACTTTCAAGACTACTTTTACAATGAAACCTTTTATGAACCCATTTTTCAAAAAGAACGTATCCAGACAGCAATGGAACAACGCGCCATCAATAAACTCTTACAACAAATCATTGGCGATGCATCTTTCTCCTGGTAGGGGCAAGCCCCTACAACCCCATTAGTAGGGGTAAACCCCTACAACCCCGTTATTAGTAGGCGCAGCCTACCCGGTGAAGCTGGAAGGTAGGGCAGAGCCCTACAACCCATTATGAGGGAGGTGCGGAACCGTAGGTTCTGCTAAAATTGAAACGCTCTTTGTCATTGATTTGTAAAATGGAGTTTCAAGAAGTAACCGAGCTTGTGCCTGGCACCAAGTACCGTATTGTATACGAAAAATATTTACATTTCAGAGGATTCTATTCACATACAGAAGAATACCCGATACATGTGTTCCGTGTCGTACACGGCTATGGATTTAGTAATGAAAAAAAGTTTGCGCATGGTTTCAATAAATTTTACTTACCCATCTTTCAACGTGACCGTATTCAACAAACCATGGAAGAACGTGCCTTACAACTCATCTTGAAAAACATTATTGGCGATTCAACGTTTCACTGGTAGGCAGAACCAAGGTTCCGCACCTCCTTTGTAGGGGTCTACGACCCCATCATTGTAATAACTGTAATAACGGGGTCTTAGGGGCGTGCCCCCTAAAATTGAAAGTAAACAGAACTTATTTTTATAATGCAATTTCGTGAAGTCACCGAGTTTATACCCGGTACCAAATACCGTATCGTTTGTAATGTGTCTCCTTGTGCCTATGAAGGAATCTATGTAAGTACGAATTACTTACATCGTTTCAAACACGTACCTACCTTTAAGAACCTTGAATATGTTAACTTTATACCAGACTATCATACCTATTATGTGCCCATCTTTCAACGTCATCACATCCAATCTAACATGGAACACCGTGCCGTCAATCTTATCTTGAAGAATATAATTGGTGATCCTACCTTTTCCTGGGTAGGGGCGATCCCCTACAACCCCGTTATTACAGTTATTACAATGATGGGGTCGTAGGGGCTTGCCCCTACTAATGGGGTCTTAGGGGGCGTGCCCCCTAAAATTGAAACGTACTTTGTCATTGATTTGTAAAAATGGAGTTTGAAAAGGTAACAGAGTTAATACCGGGTACCAAATATAAAATAAAGTATTGTGATGTTGTTACGTATGAAGGAATCTATCTAAAAAGAGACGGGAATTATCGTATTTTCAAAAATGCAACTATTGGAAATACCGTCGTGAAATTATTTAAACAAGATGTATCCGGACATCACGTCTATTACGTGCCCATTTTTCATCGTGATCGTATCCAATCTGACATGGAACAACGTGCTGTCAATAAACTCCTACAACAAATCATTGGCGATCCTACTTTCTCCGCACCTCCCTTTTAGGGGTCTACGATCCCATCATTGTAATAACTGTAATGGGGTCGTAGGGGCTTGCCCCTACTAATGGGGTCTTAGGGGCGCGCCCCTAATGTATGTATACTATATGAATGTCCGAATACCTCATTTTTTTTCGTCGGAAGACATTGCCCTCCTCATGAATGATCCAGAAATAGCACTACATAAGGAGAAACCAAAGGCTAACTTTTCTATTACTGTACCTGAGTCCATTCAAACGAAACTAAAAACAATCATGAATGTAGGTGAAACCATTCCAATGACATGGATTCGCGGTGATACCGTAGAGCATGTAGATCAAGGCGAGACACCTTTTAACCATACGTATTTGATCTATTTAACAGATAGTCCTGGACAATTTATAGTAGATGGACAGTCCTATCCCATTCAGGCAGGTACTGCCCATATATTTAGTGAAGGCCTTTCGCATTCCACTCTACATGCAGCGGATCGGTTGATCATGGGACCCATGAGTGAAAAAGGATTACCCGTTGGTATACCATATAATGTGATTGTGTATGTATCTTCGTATACAATAGATGCTTATATAATATATGAATCGTATTCACTACAAGCACTCATTTTAAACATTCCGCCTCCTGTACCCGAGTCTTCAGACGACTATTTGATCAATTATTTCAACTACACTGGATTAGATAACCCGTGGGTTCCTCCTCCAGGCAAAAAGTTTGGTGGATGGAAATTACTGGATTTTCCTGGTAATGTTCCTATTGGAGATAATTCGGTAGATAAAATTTATATGCCTGGCGAAACCTATGCCTATACAAGTGCTACAATTTTAGTTGCCAATTGGATAGATGTAACAAGGCCACGTTTTGGAATGCATTTTACTGATAACGCAATGGTATTTTATAAAAAGGGCAGTTTATCTACAGGTAGCGGTGGCGTAAGAAATTATCGTGCAAAACGGCGCAAGACGTGAACCTTCCAGCTTCACCGGGTAGGGGTTTCACCCCTACGACCCCATAATTGTAATAACGGGTCGTAGGGGCTTGCCCCTACAAAGGAGGTGCGGAACTTTGGTTCTGCTAAAATTGAAACGATTTCTATTTCTTTTTTGAAACATGGAACCAAATAAAATATACGCCATTACATTTGAAGGTCTTTTATTTATTGGATTGTACCAATTTACAGATGACATGCACCATTTTATAGATGTCTATGGATTGAGTGATACAGCAAAAGCAACCTTCAGTAAACAGTGCACCTTTCATGGTCCATATGAACCAGATGTAGAGTTGCATACCATTGTATGGAGCTATTCCACTATAACAGACCCTTCCAAGTTCCCCATAACTAAATTAAATATAACGGGGTCTTAGGGGGCTTGCCCCCTAAAATTGAAACGATGTTCGCGGTGGATGATAAAAATGGTTTCTACAGAGATTACCATCGGAAAGCTAACCTTTCGGCTCATTGACTTTAACAATTTATTACATCACCATCACTATATCATTCGTGTAGTCGGAGGACTACATGGATGTTACGTAGCTGGGCGATTTCTAGAAAGGACATTTCCTAGAAATCCACGCTTTATTCAGGTACATACCGATGGAAGCGGTTATTTTCAGCCGGTAGGTGCTCGTTTCTTCATTCGCGATATTTATGGAGAGAAACGCGGACTTCGCACGTTTACAAGTAATGATTACTATTATGAATTAGTTCCCAAGAAACAGGTTGCACAGGAGGCCATGGAGAAGCGGGCTCTACAAATGATTTTACAAAATCTAATTGGAGACAATTGCTTTACGTATTGAATGGAAGTACCCTATGACCGTATAAAAGATCGCGGTGACATTTATTTAGTGGTCGGAGAAAAAAGCAAATGGATCGGTGCCTTTCAAGCCTCCTTTTACGGTTATTTATGTGAATCTGAAAATTGGAATATACTTTTTTCTACGAAACAGGGTGTGCGAGAGTTTACCCAAAACGAAACCTATTTTTTTTTAGAAACCAAACAACAATCCATTCAGAGAAAGATGGAGCGCAGCCTTTTACATGGTATTCTACGTAAAGTAACGGGTGATCCGTGCTTTACCACAAAAATAATGGATCTTTTGTAATTTTACGTAACAAGAGGGTTAACATGGTTTTCTCCCATTGTTGCTGTAGTGCAGCGATTTCCTTCATCATGGTCTTTCCATAAATAGCCCAGCTTGTGTACGACACTTCGCGAATGACATATTTACAAATGGGTTCAATGCCAACTTGTCGCGCTTCTTTGATGGCTTGATCGGTTACATTGAATTGACTGTAATAATCCATCATTTCTTAGTTTAAAAGGTTACCTTTTAACCTGGTTAAAATAACTTGTAAGTACGCCTTGTAGTAAAGCGAAGACACACATGACTACGACTATTTTTACAAAATCTTTTTGACTGGGTAGTTCCAGTTTTGTCTCTTGATTACTAAATTTACCAATGTTATAGTGAATCAAATTTTCAAAAAAGTTGACAAACAAATAGACAAAAAAAGAAATGGCAATAATGTGGAAACTTGCCCCTGAAAGAATATACATGATATCATGCAATATATTTACACGAATTAACGTCACTTAAAGATAAGGTCATGAACACAAGTATGCGGTTATTCGCAACCTTTGCATTGACCCATGCCCTTACACCCAAGTTGTGTATTCACTGTAAACATTTTATAGTGAATCATGAAGTTGGTATTGAATATGGAAAATGTCGGATGTTACCAAGAACATATACAAATTTCTTGGTTACTGGAAAAACTATTTATAAAGAAGATTATTGGTACTGTTCTAAAGCAAGACAATATGAAGAATTATGTGGAGAAAAAGGAAAACATTATGAAATCGTGGACAATTTTGAAGCGATTTACTAATAAATTTTAAATGCGTGTAATCGGCTTTACAAGTGCATCTCGTTCGGCCTTATATTTTTCAAAATCATTACTGCCAACCTTGTCAGGTATATGATCTTCTTTCGGCGTGACTATTTGACACTGTTCTTCAAGCGCCGCAAATTTATGCATCTGACGCGTACCTCCGTGACCTTTAGCACTGAGGTCCTCTACCGATTGGTCCCAATAGCTGTAGGCATCACTAAGTCTACTCATACCAAAAATAGAAAATGGGTCGGGGTCGCCATTTCCATTTGTCGCCACCTGGTTGATCGCTACTTCCCTTGGTAACAAATGATCATAAATGTCATCGCCGAACAATACCTGCTTGGTTTCTAATTGGTAGAGCGCAGGTACCTTGGTGACGTTCGGTGGAAGCATTACTTGTTCGTTCTGTACAAAAAGAATGGTGTTTCCTTTAGAATCGCGCTTACGCTGATCTATACAAATGAAGTGTATTTCTTGGCTTAACTTGGTTTTCGCCACCTTTTGAAGTAATTTTTTGGAAGGATCACAAAAATTACTATAGTAGATCACGGACATAAATAAATAGAACGAATTATTTTCTATATTGTTCCTTAATTAGTATTGAGTCCATTTGTGCGGCAAGTCCCACTTGAAGGGCTACACTAAGGTCCCTAAACCCATTTTGTAGTCCATGTTGTAGCGCCATTCCAATAATCCACCCAGAAACAATAATGGATCCACCAAGTATAACAACCTTTGCATAATCCATAAAAAATTGATATAAAATAACTGCTAGTACTATAAAGAATGAAGTTCGCAGGAAAAGAAGAAAAGGGTATCCTCCGTTTCCAATTATCTGGTGTAGATAAAAGCTTCGCCAATGCCATTCGCCGCACCTTGATCGGCAACATTCCCATTCAAGTCATGAAACCAGAAGATTGCGTCATTCACACCAATACGTCACGCTTTACCAATGAAATGATAAAGCTTCGTCTCTCTTGTATCCCCATTCACGAAACCAACATCAACAAACAACTCACCATTGAGTGTACCAAAAAGAACGATACCACGCATCTCCTTTACGTCACCACCGAACACTTTACACCCGCTCTCTTTCCACCTACTAAAATAGACAAAACGGAGCGCTACATTGATTGGTTACGTCTTCGGCCAGATGAAGAAATATCCTTTACTTGTAAGACAGGTATCGGCACGTCCAATCAGTGTGGTGCTTATAATTCCGTTGCTACCTGTTCCTATGGATGTACCAAGGATGAAGCGGCCTCGGAACGTGCATGGGGTGAAAAGGAACGGCTCATTACAAAAGAAGATTGGGATTTCCTAGATGGGAAACGTTACGTCATCCCCCATTCCTTTGATTTCATTCTGGAAACGATTGGGGTCTTTACAAACCAGCAATTGTTAATGCTCTCCTCTACGATTCTCATTTTGCAGCTGGAACAGTGTGCCAAGTCCGTTACGATTACGCCTTCCATGACCACGATGGAAGATTGTTTTGATGTCACCATTACGGGCGACTATACGATTGGAACCATTACGATTCCCATGCAGGGAGATTATACGATAGGCAAGTTGCTAGAATATGAATTGTATCAGCGATTTTTAGCGAAAGAGATTACGTACGTGGCCTTTTACAAGAAACATCCGCATGATACGGTAGGCATACTGCGTGTGGCAGCTAAAGGCGCAACACCGGAAGCGGTGAGAGCGATGGTAGAGGCGGCGTCAGAAGCATCTATAAAGAAATGTAAAGAATTCTCATCTCTAGTACAATGAACGACTCTGAAATAGAAATGTTACAAATAAGACTTTGTGAAATCAACTCTTTTTTTCCTTACGAAAAGAACAGTTATCATTATTTATACAATCAACTCTTTCATACGTCCTATCCTTACGAGGAAGGATTTAAACCGTCGTTACATCACAAAAACCTGTATAAGGAGATGGTACAATACAAACGTTTTTATTCTATAAAGGAACCCGTACCTTTTTTAAAGCAGGAAGCCCTTTGGGAGCCGGACCAATCGGTTTAAAATATTTTTTGTAATTGGCAATGACTTCACTTACCGTCTTGTCTTTTGCTTTTGGATATAAATACACTTCATAGGCATCTTGAGATCGTGAACTGGTCAATACGTCTAGAATAGAATCATCGGCATCAAATGCATCCCATTGATCTTTAACGGTTACCATTTTGTGTCCATCTTTATAAATAAGAACGGCCTTTCCTTCTGCTAATTGTCCCCACCATTTTTCAAGAGGAAGATTTTTACCCCATACGGTATTCGGGTCTTTCCACATGTCACGTACACGTTTGGATTTTCGTGTTTTCATTATTCTTTATGAAGATTTTACAAACGTACTCTTCCACTCTCTTTTTAGAGAGAGAGCGTGGATATAATTCTTGCAAGTAAATGGTATGCAAATCGTAAAGGGCCGACTTCCATGCATGATCTTTTGCCTTTTCCTTTTTCAACATGAAACAATCGCGATACGTGGTATATAATTGTTGCGTCGTCTCTTGAATGGTTCTTTCCAATACATCCGCTTTGACCCTTTCTTCTGGAAAATAAAACAAATATTCTGCCAACTGTGGCTTATTTCGCATCTTTACGTACCTCTCCGGAAAGGGAACGTTTTGCTTCATTTGTTCAATAGAATGATGCATGGCATTACGTATCTTGGATCGTGTCCCCTTGTACTTGAACACGAGTCCCTTACAAAGTCCTTTTTGCGCAGCCGCCTTTGCTTCGTCCCAGGAAGAAAAGACGTGTCGTGGTGGTGGAAACACGTCCGACAAAAACTCCTCTTCTCCCTTGAACTTGGCCACACAAGTCAACGTGGGTTGTGTGACAGGCGTCACGATACGATGGTCTGGATGCTTCATGACAAAACTATACGAATAGTCTGGATTCAGTGACTCCAAGGATAACCCTACCGCCGCTTTACAGTCGTCAAACAATTCAGCAAAGGTACGTGGAGAATCAAACGTACAATGAGCACCAATGTTGGACTTGGTCGCGATCTTCCATTCCTCGTCGTAAAAGGCATTGATCATGATACCCTCTACAAAGTCTTCCACCGTATAGTCGGCCAAAGGAATGGTCTCATCCAAAGGTACCGATTTACCGGGAGACATGCATACAAGCGTATCTCCCTTGTAAATGGCAGACCGAAGATGCCGAAACAGAGGATCGTACTTCTTCTCAGGCGGATATTTGATCAAGGTATATGGACCCACAATAGAATGGATCATCTATACTATTTTCACTGAATCGCTTTAGATACTTTTTCTAAAGGTAATACAATGGAGTTGAAACCACAAGATATTCTCCATCTTACGTCTCCAGAAATCAATGGTTTTTTTTTAATCGTAGAGATAACACCCACCTACATGAAACTACGTAACCCAAAGGAAGAACATATCCTTATGATTCAAGATGGAGTCGTAGAGGCGGAAATCGTATTGGTTCATTCCGCCATAATACCAGGATTTGCAGAAACACGAGGCTTATTTCCAGAAAAAAAGGTTCGTATAGAAGTAGATTTTCAACCAGATCCTCTTTATGGAATCATTCAAACTTTAGAAAAAGATCAAATAGAAATCTTATTATCCGATGGAACAACTATTTATATTGATTTTGAATACAAAGGACCACCCCCCTCCATCCTCTCTATTGTAGTAGATGGTGGCTTAGAAGTAGAATATGAAGAAATGGACGTCTTTGTTTCGGAAAGTCAATCTAGATTTACCTTGGATCGTCAAGTCAGTGATTTAATGGACAAACTCTTAACGAAACAAACCTCCAAGCATATTCAAGAAGTAACGCGAATTGTACAACGGTTCAAAGAACTACGCCATACGTTTTCTACCGCTACATTAGACCCAAAATGGAGACGTGACAAACATTATCCATGGGCATTTCCCATTGTTTCTCTGAAACGTAAATTGTATCCTCTAGAATTAGATAATGAAAATTGGATAGAACGTATCCAGGCGCTACAAGACAAATCCGAATCGTACCTCAGCATGTATAAACAAATCATGCAAGAGTTTCAACCTTTTTTTCAGGAAAAGGGACAAGACGTGAAAGAAACCCAGCTTACATTTATTGCGAATGGAAAAATATGTAAAACACACAAGGAAGAAGCCCGTATCAAATCAGCAACCATGATTCCACAAGTAGTGAATGCACCCTATTCTTTATTGCATACTACAGCAGAGGCAATTCATCCGAATGGTTATTATTTATTTTCACCAGATCGGTATCAGTACCAATCTACCGAGTTACCCTTGTTACAAAAGATACCCCATCTTTCTATTGTCTCGCATCTTACCCATACCGATGGGTTAAAACGCGATACCATTGTTTTACCGGAAGTACAGGATCAATTAGTAACGTTTGATTTATTTTCCGTGTATCATTATTTACAATATTTGGGTCCATTTGATCTCAAGAAAAATGACCTTTCCGAAGACGATCTGTTTCGGTTTCAGTACCCCTTGGAAAGATCCGTTCAAAATTATCGTAAAGTCAATTATCCAGCTTACCATGCAAGTCCTCCGCCGGATGCTCTTACCATGGAGGAAGTATCCCTGTACGCTACGACGGAAGCCATGGCCTTTACGTTGGATGAACGCAAGTTTGTAGACAAGGTTGTCCTAGACAAACCCGTATCGCCGCCCATTGTGAAACAATACACTACGGTAAAGGCCCTGAAAGCAGACAAAGGCGTGGTGTTTCATGACAAGGAGTATGATCGCACGGATTATGTAGAAATGGAAGCGTACACCACCATAGAAGAAATGATGCGTTTCCTCATTCAAGTCAAGCGCATGTTACCTTCGGCTGCAGCCTTGTACGCACCCCATTTTCTCAACCAAAAGAGACGTGTTGTCAACGGTGAATATGCCAAAGTAGGAGAACAATACTACAAAAGAGTTCAAGATGATTGGAAGATAGACGAAACGTGCACGGGACCTTACCCTTGTACGGCAGAACCTGACTGCGAACCACCCTGTGACGATTTCATGTTCAAGCTAAAACAAAATACCTTGAGTAGTCTAGTGCAAGAAGTCAAAATAGAATATTATAAAACGGCATTGGAGCGCACGGCCTACCTACAAAGAAAGAAAGATTCGTTTACGAGGGATGTTGAACGTCTCTCCATGTTAAAAGAAAGACGTATAGATCGCTTCACAAAAACGGCCATTAGTCACATTACCTCGTCTCCCTTTACAAACATGTTACAATTTATTTTACAAAAACCTTACCAAGAACGCTACCAAGAATTGAAGCAGTTTATTGGACAATATACCCGTGTTGCCTTGAAAGGAGAAGATGCATCGTGGTACTACTGTGAGGAAACGGATACGAAATTAATCCCGCTCGTCTTTGACCGATTGATTGAAGCGTATGAAACGGATACGTATGCCGCCCAATTAGAAGAATTGAAAAAGCAAGGACATTTACAAGTACAAGACGATAGTATCGTAACGACTGTCGGCGGTATTTATGTAGCACCGCTAGACATGGCATCGTCCTTTGACGATATGGTAAGAAGTACCGTCGTAGAAGATTTCTTTTTAGAGTTACCTCGGGATGTACATCCCAATACGCCCTTGATTGTTGAGATACTGAATGAAACGGCAACCGTTGCCAAAGTCAACGTTACCAAGTACTTTAATTACATGATTCATGAATTGGTGGACGAACCCACCCTTCTTGTAAAAAGTATCGCCTTTGTATTAAAAGTAGCGGAAATACTCTATCAAACTAACGTAGAAGATGCGATTGTTGCCTTGTTGAAACGTCAACCACGATTCAATACCATTCTTGCACGGTTTCATATGGAAGAAGTCATGTCGCGCAAAGCCATCCTAGATGAAATGAAGACCATTTCTACCAAATATGGTGTGCAAATGATTCAAACCAAAACAGTACCGCGTACTAAATCGTCATCCTGGAAAACGTTTTTACCACCCTTTCACGTAAAGAATCAACCACCATTTCAGATGATGCATCACCTTCAAGAACAAGTCAAACAGGAACCACCCATGGAATCTACTAAAATTAGTAGTTGGAGAGGAAACTTTCCCAAGAAAACGGAAGATCCACTTCCACGAGAGCAACGTAGACGAACCATTACCTTTACGTATGAAGTGGTGCCACCCCTTATACTAGAGGCAAGACCCGTATTGTTAGATAAACTCCCCGTATTAGAAGAAAGGAAACCCGTACAAAAAGCATTTGAATTATTGATTCCACCCTTGAAGCGTGACCTTGCCAAACTCATTCAAGTGGATTTTATACCACCGACGATTCCATTGTTATATCTTCGTACGTTTATACAAAATATTGCGAGAGCGTACCCTTCTTATCTTCTTCATACCATTACGTTTCAACAAATCCCCTTGTCTCTTCCTTTTCTTGCTCTAGATCATAAACTAAAATTAACCGAGTTACTTAAAAAACAAATCTTTACCGAATTACGTACGTTTGATCCTGTAGGATTGGGGGTGGATACTATCCTGGAAGATCCAGAGATAACCGAGATTATAGATGCTCTTCATGGACCATGTAGTCGGTCTGAATATGAATATTATATTTTTTTCATCTTTCAAAAATATGTAGAGTATGGTGATCGTAAACGAACCTTGACATTACTGACCCTGTATGTTAGTACTTTCCTCAAAGAACACAAGGGTATTTATTTAACGTATGAAGAAATTCAACGTAAAACCTTGAAAGATAAAGCATCGGAAGCCAATCAACGTCGTGTCCTATTCAATGCCATGGATCCAGAGAAGAAATTTACCAGTTCCTTTTTAGAAGAAACCAATTTAACGAAAAAGGCACAACTTGGAAGACTTCGTGATTATGACAAGGATCGGTATGAAGCCAATGAATTTGTGGTGACGGAAGCGATTGAATTGACTGACGTGGATCCCTTGGACGTATCGCTTGGACAAATGGGTCAAGATCATGATTTTGGTACAGATGGAAATGACGATTCAGACGATGAATAAAAATAAGAGGGTGTAGTATGGATCGTTTAACGATTGCTATTTTATTATTTTTAGCATCTTTTGGATTGATACATTGGATAAAACCAGTATTAATTTATCAACCCGATGGTACGCTACGTCCTTTTGGAATAGGGTACCGAAAAAAATCAGTGACACCTTTATGGTTAGTCGTGTTTTTATTAGCCATTTTTTCTTATACGGCATCTATTTATATTAATCTGTAATCGTGTATAACGTTGGTGCTACTTTCTCTTCTGTTTCTGCCATAGCAATGTTATGTTTCAATACATATTCTTCTGCTGATTTAGTACATTCTGTATTCATTAAAATAGTATAGGAACTACTAATGGCTACACTAGCCCCTAATAAAAACCATATCCATTCGGATATGATTTCTTTCAATCGTACCACTTGTAACAATGCCTCTTTTTTTACGGCATCGTCTACCATGACTTCCTTCATGGATTGAAACATGGTTTCAAAATTCGTCGTTGTAAATTGATTCAATAGTAAAGAGGGATCTTCATACACGTACTGTAGCGGTTGGTTAGGGACAAGTAAATCTAATAAAGCTTGATTACCGCCGGCGATTCTTGCTACTAGATATCCAAAGGTATTAGAAAAAGGTGTTTTCCAGCTAGGGAACATCATGAGAGCAAGTAGAACGGGAGCAAACATTAAAAACCATGGTAAAAAGGTGGCTCTAAAGACGGGCATGGGAGAACTACATTTGGATTGAATGACGGCCAAATTGGCAAAGTACATGAAAGCAACAACGATGGCAAAAAAAAGCCAATTGGAACTATCGGATAATTTCATCGTATATTTACAATAAAAGTAAATGGCAGATATCCAGAAAAAAGAACCTATCATAGTTTAAACCCTATATATTTTTTAGGAAGAATAAACCATGGAGCACCTGACAGAACCAGGTATTAAAGCTTATTTTTTAGAATCGTTTGAAAAATGCAAAGAGTATAAAATGAATTATTATACCAAATTGGTGAATATTGGTTTATTTATCCTCTTCGTCGCCATATTAGCAGGTATCCTTTATATGAAAAAAAAAGAAAAGCTGACACCACAACAAAAAGCCAAAAAAAATGAAGACGATCGCGCCTACATTATGAGTAAAATACGGACGATGAGTAGGGGCTAGCAGAAGCTTCCAGCTTCACCGGGTAGGGGGTCCCCTACAACCCCGTTAATCTTCTGCTTGCTCTGCTTCTGCTTCTTCAGCTGCTTCTGCTTCTGCTTTGGCTTTTGCTGCAAGTTCATCTTGTTCTTGTAGAACTTCATCTATAATTTCTTTTGTAATTCTAGAATCTCCATAATTTATAGATGTTTGATCGTCATCAACTAAACAAATATTAAACGTTGCTCTTTTAAAGGGGGTGTTTAAATATGTACTTAACGGAAAAATTTCATTCGTTTGTGGATCAATTGCCCATTCAGCACCTGGTCTTCTAAAAACAACAAAATAATGTCCAGAAGTTTCAGAAGACAAATAAAATGCAATAGTACGTTCATTTACTTTCAATTCTTGCAAATCTTCTGGATGTTCCTCATGTACATGTTGCCATCTAAACCCTTTATTACCATAAGCTCTCCATAACATTTTTAACATTACAGGAGATCTAATACCATTTGGTGTTTTTCTTGCTAAATAATCACTATCTTCTTCCGTAGCATATCCCAAAAACTTAACTACACTTGCACCACAGTCTTTATCATGTACATTACGTTGAGATTTATGAAATCTAACAGCAGTTGGCATATTTTTTACTGGTTGACCACCTTTTCTAGATTTACGTGTCTTCATACTATATAAGACGAATATGTCTAAAATTGAAATCCATACTATTCCTTACTTGCAAGATGGATAACCAATTAAAAGGGATATGTGGAGAAGAGGTTATAGGGGCAAGCCCCTATGCATGGTACACGCGATGCAAATCACCATGGACACGTGCCTCGGACCAAGAAATAGTAGCTGCTACCAATTATTTGAAGACAGCACAAGAAGAACAATCGGTTGGTCTATTCAAGGATGTAAGGTACAAGGGTGACACCATTTACACGGTCTACATGCAGGGTGACACTCTAGTGGAATTGTTATACGATGCACCGCAGAACCTACGGTTCCGCACCTCCCCATTATATTAATTTTCATTATCCGGTGAAGCTGTAAGGTAGGGCGCAGTCCTACAACCCATTATAAGGAGGTGCGGAACCTTGGTTCTGCCAAAAATTGAATACAAATACGACTCTTTTTTTTTAAAAAATGAAAGTGGTAGAGGCAGATAGTGGGCCTTATATTCAAAAGTTTACTTCAGAGGAAGTGACATGTTTGACCAGACGTGTCATGGGTATCGTGGAAGTACAAAACGTTGTCTATACAAAAGTAAGAGTGTCCGAGGCGGGGTACATGCACCGATGCATGGGAAAAATTAAGAAAATCTTACGTAGCGTACATGATTTACGCGACGTACGTATTTATATTCAAGCATTTGATCCACTCAATGAAATCCATGAATGGATTCTGGCGGTAGGTGATTTGGTGAAACATCTCTTTCGGTTACCACTAGACTATAAACGTGCCATTTTCATTTGTATCCGACAAAAACATCGCATTCTGTTTCTTGGACAAATTTAAATACATAGAATTCTTATGTTGCCAGATGACGTGTTACAAATCATCCGAGAGTATAGTCGTCCCTATTATAGAAATTGGCGCAAAGGTTCACGTATGCATCAGTACTATAATACCATTCAAAATCAATACAAAAGCAATACATTGGTAGAAGATTTACAAATTAAGATCGTACAAAAATGGTTTTCGTATGATAGATTTGTTCATTTAAACCTAGAATATAAATTAATCAAAAAAAGTATAAAATATAGAGATTTGCAATGGGGTGCAGGTAGAAATTTTGCCATGAGAAAACTAGGAATCAAAGAAGACATACAAGAAACGTTGGCAGATGGAATTGGACATAAAGATGTAGAACAACAACGAATGCTATTAAATGATCCTTTTTGATTTTTTGCATGGAAACAAAAGTAGGAGCAAATGCTTACGAAAATGTTGTTATGTATGTACCTAGCAATGATATTTTTTAAATAAATGAAAATGACACCGAACATAAAAATGGAAGCGATTCAAAAATGTGTAATTTCACGTTTTTTTCATGAAAAAGGGGAAACATTAAAGTCCCCAAAATTGCCATTTCTTAATTGCACGTTTTATTGTTTCCATTTGGAAACAAAATAAGTTGCGACATTATTTGATTATAAAACTGTTACGATATTACTAGCAAAAATAATAATATAATAATCCAAATTTGACACTGAAAAACAATGTTTCCTGGATGGAAACAAAAAAGATGCGCTGAGATATTGCATGAAAATGAGGTAATAAAATATCTACCCGATTTACATTTTGTTATGGAAGATAAAAAATGTTGCAAATTTAAAACTTGTAAATGTACGTTTTTTTCATGAAAAAAAGTGAACGATTAAAAGTCCCCAAAAACTGGAATAACGCATTCGCTTCCAATTATTTCCAACGTGGAAATAAACGGAAGCGATCGTTTTGTGTGTAAAACTTGCACATTTGTACCAAGCAGAAAATATATTACAATAAATAAAAGTTGTTAGGTAAAAATAATAATTCCAAATGGAAATAAATGGAAGCGACACACTTACTTGCATGAGGCATGGTAAGAAGTTACTAAACATTATTGATTATTTTAACACTGAACAAAAAAATGGAAGCGATTCAAAAACGTGTAAATTAACGTTTTTTTAGTGAAAAATGTGAAACATTAAAAAAAATATTTTTTACAAAAGTCCCCAAAATGGCCAATTCTGTAAACTGCTACTTTCCGTTTCCATCGTGGAAACAAAAAGTAGGAGCATTTAAATGATAGTTCCAGACGTTACGGTTTACCTAGCAGATAAATGGGTAATCTAAACGCAAAATGTCACTGAAAATATATGTTTCCATTTTGGAAACAAAAAGTAGGAGTGAATAAAATTAAACGTATTATGGTAAGGTTTATAAAATATTGTTATATTTTCTTGATACCATGCGTTTTAAAAAGTAGCACACCATATTATCATGTAATTCTACTACTTAGTCTTCACAAATTTTTATGGACCGCATAATATTGAAAAACGTGTAAATTCACGTTTTTTTCATGAAAAATACGAAACATTAAAAAAATATTTTTTTATAAAAGTCCCCAAAATGACCAATTCTGTAAACTGCTACTTTCCGTTTCCACGATGGAAACAAAAAGTAGGAGCAGTATTTTGTAATACTATTTTATTACTATATATCTAGATATGGTTTTATTATAAATAATCCAGATTGTTACTGAACACGGATGTTTCCATTTTGGAAACAAAAAGTAGGAGTGGTTATTGATACACTAGTTATGGTAAGATTTTATAAATATTATTCGCAAATCACCAAACCATAATTTTAAAAAGTAGGAGTTACTGTTTTGTGATAGAATAGAATAAATAACTTAAATAAACCCTATTTTATTTCCATAATGGAAACAAAAAAGGTGCAGCGGTTTGAATGCAAAAACTGTGACTATTCTACTAGTATAAAATGTAGTTATGATAGACATCTTTTGACAAAAAAACATAAAAATAATCAACTAGAAACGAAACCTATTATCTGTCATAATTGCAATAAGTGTGGTAAAGAATACAAAACTCAGTCTGGATCTTGGAAACATAAAAAAACATGTAATACATCAATAATATATAAGATGCAACAATTAATAGAAACAAATACAGAGTTGACGAGGATTGTTTTACAACAAAAACAAATAGTTGGAGAATTGTTCATTACAAGTACTTAAAAGATACTTTTCTTATTCCATCATGGAATTAAAAAACGTGGTTTTTGAGTGTAACTCTTGCGATTATGTAACAAATAAGAAATATAATTATGACAAACACATTTTGACACCGAAACATCATTATTTTCAAAATAACACAAATAGTGATGGAATTCATTGTACTAAATGCGGCAAGGAATTTAAAACTAGATCTGGAATATGGAAACATGAAAAGGGATGTAAAATAGAAAATCCAGTTACTATACAACAGGCAATAGAAGTAACCGCGGAATTAGCCCACGTGATAGTAAAACAACAAGAAGAAAACCAAAAAGAAAGAGAAGAAAGTCAAAAAGAGAAGGAAATATTAATGAATCAAATCAAAGAACAACAAAAACAGTTGAATGAACTGATTCCCAGAATCGGCAACGTTATTAACATTCAAGTTTTTTTGAATGAAACGTGTAAAGATGCCGTGAATTGGAATGATTTTATCAAATCACTCCCTCAGTCTACTAACATCACAAAAACGATTTGTGATGGTATTCAAGAGCTGGGCATGTACAAGAGACCAGTACATTGCTTTGAAGAAAAACAATTATGCATCAAACATGAAAATGTATGGGAACACGACATGAATAAAATAAACGCAACCATGGTTCAAACGAATGATGTTATGAAACAACAATGGGAACGCGATCATCCACAATGGTACACCAATGCAAAAGAAACGGAAGAGTATACACATTTGTTTCAAAAAGAAATTCGTCCCGATACCCTAACTACGTTTACCGTCTAACCCTCCTTGTACGTCTATTTTTACGGCTTCTTCGGCTTCTGCGTCTAGATTTTCTTGACCCACCACTAGGTCCTACATTTAAATTAGCCATTTTTCTATCATAAAAGTCAGAATCTCTACTAATTAACTCATCCGCAGTACATGTTTCTGTTTCATATTCTCCTGGGTTGTTAACATCATAAAATTTTATGAAATATGATAGATCCGTCTTATCCTTACCAATTTGTACTTCTATAACTGTTCCAAGTATGGTCGGTTTGCTGACCCGTGCTACAACATCACCAACCTTATATGTCTTTTTTGTTGCCATACTTTAGTGATATATTTTAATTTCCTTTATAATATAGAATTTTCTTCCTTATGCCATGAACTGATATATTCTGCCGATGGATGAAAATCCGTCAATACGGATGGTGTCCTTACATTTCTAAATTGATCCGATTGTAGTTTTATGGCCAACACACAAATAATTTCTTTTGGAAAAAGTGGCGTGGTTTCCATGAGTCGTTCCAAATCTTCCGATGCTTTACGCAGAAAGGGCGTTGCTGGCCCTCGTTCCTCGCGTGACTTGGATAATTCAAATTCAATCGTACGTTCTAGTTTCGCCCAGGCTAACCCACAAATACGATAATGTTCATTGTATTCTGATATTTTGAAGTATTGTTGAACTGTATTCAAAATACCAATGGTAATGTTCACTGACCCAATAATGAGTGGCATATAGGCACCAAATTGTGTAGAGGTAGCAATGGTCGTAAACGAAGCCGCGCCGATGACGGTAGACATGATAATGGTAGGAATAGAAAACATGTACTGTAGCTTGGAATATTTTTCATGGGAAGCAAAACAAAGCCAACGGTAACATTGGGCAGTATCACACCAATTCGCTAAAATAGATTCATGATCTCGTTTCCATTCCATATCTAGTTTTTTTATTTTTTTTATTTTTTCTTTTAGTTCGTTTACCTCCCCTGTCATTTACACCATAACCAATAGGGTGTCGTTTTCTATATAACATATCTTTATTTTGTTTAATTGCATAGGAAACATTAATAAGAGAACCATCACATTTTACTACTTCTTTACTTCCATCTTCATAGGTAATTTCATACAATACGTCTGTTACAGTTGCAGGTTTATCATTATATAAAACATGATCACTAATATTGACGCGTTGAGATGAACATGGGATTCTCTCATATACGGTTTCAGCAACTCTATCTTCTTCTGCTTCTGTTTCTTTTTTTTTAATTTCTGCTTGTCTAGCTATTTCTCTCTGTTTCATTGCAGTGGCTTCTCGTGCTTCTATTGCTAATCTTTCTTCTTCTGTGAATACGCGTGGCGGAGGAGGCACATAAACAGGAATTTTTTGTAATTTAACCTGTCCATTTTGAAGATTATAATTATTTAATTTTTCAATTTTGTATCCTTGGTCATGATATTCAATAATCCATTCGTCACCCCTTTTCTCAAGGTTCCTGTTGTTTTAACAGCATGTCTGTTCCATGATTGTGTAAAAGTCAATATTTCACCGTTCTTAAATTCTACTCCTTCCGTGGTTAACGTCTCCATACTATTACTATTTATTTTATCTTAATTTGCGAACGTCCGCCATTCATGTTTTTCATAATAATAAGAACGCTATACTATTTGTTAAAGTAATAGGGTACATTATCGTTTTCCATATCTAGTTTTTCTTTTTCTTTTTCTGCTACCGGCTACAACCTGCGCATACACAACACCAGGGTTTCTCTTTGTAAATAAGTCACTTTTATTTTTTTGAATACCAGCAGTAATAGATAACAGTTTCTCGTCGCATCGTACAGTTTGTGTAGATTGATCTGGATACATAATTTCAAACCCGGTTACAGTCCCTTCTTTACCTGCATAGGAAACTTTATCGTTTAGATTGATTGGCGTTTGTGAACATGGTATGGGTGTATAGTTTTTTTCTGCCGATTGATCTTCTTGCGCAGCCTCTGCGGCTTTACGTTCTTTCGCTGCTTTGACTTGTTTCATTCTTTCCGTCATATTTCCACTAGGTAAAAATTGGATATTTGGTTTATCTGGTTTAAATGTACTATGATTCAATATATTGAATTTACTCAAATCATGTGTCATTTTACCACCTTCTACGATCCACCATCCACTCGCAAATGAACCACAATTATAACACATTAATTCACCTTTATTTTGAATATCAATAATATTTTTCATACTTCTAAGATCAACCCACTGATCGGATAATTGACGATAGAGTGTAGAATGGGTTACAATAAGGTATTCCACCTTTTGATGATCAAAATAATCATCATCACCAAGAGATAATGTTCTTACCGTAGGTGCTTGAGGTTTAGGTTGGGCTTGTGACTGGGCTTGTGACTGGGCTTGTGGCTGGGCTTGTGACTGGGCTTGGGGTGCCTTTTTTACTAGGTTTATATTGAAACGCTTATTCTTATCAAATGCATTCGTATTCAAAATATTTACTTCTTTAAAATCATACAATTTTCCTGAACTATCTAATATCCATCCACCTGGAGTCGTGGACCAAAACGTTTTTTCACCCTGTTTATATTTTAACTTACCAGTATTCACAGATGGCACTGACTTGGGATCCATTTCATTAAACTTTTTACCATGAAACATACCATAAGTATAACTGGGTAGAAAATGAAAGTTAACCTCTTCTCCTTCCTTATAAACTTCATTACCAAGAGACAATTGCATACTATACCTTGTGTTTAAAGTAGTCGGATGCCTCTACCAGTCCTTTCGTAATAGAGTCTTCCATGGTAGAGTGACCACCTCTAATCACCATCAGTTTACAATGGTCAAACTTTTTAGATAATTTATACGCCATTTCCATCGGTGTTACCATATCGTATCTACCCTCTACCATCACGGTCGGTATATGTTTAATCTTATGCATGTTTTTATAAATGGTATTCTTCGGTACAAAGTAATTGTTCGCATCAAAATGGTTACCTATAATGGTCATGGTTTCCGTTTCTTTATATCCCATCTTTTTAGGTGGCGTAAACACAGTCATCACGTCATCATTTTTCATAAATTCAATCAATTTACGATATTTCTTTGTTTTTTTGGAAAGTACTTTGTTCATGGCGGTTTGTTCTTGACGTTTGGATTGAATGCCTAATATCTTGTGTAACTGGTCCGTTTGTTCCGGCCACATTTGATCCAGCACGTCGTGTTTAGATAAATCATAAATACCGCGTAAAAGAAGCGCACGAACGCGATCGGGATGTGCCTGGGCGTACATCATGGCCAACGAAGAACCCCAACTACCACCGGCAACCATCCACGTTTCCACGCCTACATACGCGCGAATCTTTTCCATGTCGCTAATCAATAGTTTGGTCGTATTGCGTTCCGTATGGTTGGATGGTTTGGATTGGCCAGCACCGCGCTGATCCCATAAAATAATATGGTAGGCTTTGGGGTCATACCAACGACGATGACGAGGTGTAATGTGATCACCTGGTCCTCCATGTAAATAAATAACGGGTATACCTTTTGGATTACCGCTGCACTCTACGTAGAGTTCCACTTTTTTTCCGTTGGGAAGAGTGTCTACGTGTAGCATGGTGGTGTGATGCGGTTGAATGCTTGGATACATTCTTTATACGTTTATTATTACCGGAACGAAACATTCGTCCTTCTGCTTGTAATTGTCTAATTGTACCACGGCGATCTGGTACTGCATGTTTATATTTATCCAGAATGTATTGACATGATTCCTCACGGAAGTTTTCATAACGTAATGGTTCTATCGGAGAATCTATCGGATTTGTGTCAACCGAGCAACCAGGTAACAATGGGGTTAACAATGCCTTCATTTGAACGGTACCATATTTAACATTTTTGATAGCATCCATAAACATGAAAAAATTTAATAATTCTGGCATTTCTTCTGGACCAAGTGATTCAAACGAACAACATTTATTATACACCTCCATTAATGGTTCGCCCCAACTGTCAAAAAATAGTTTATTTTCTTTATCCGTAAAAGGTGTATGTCTATCTACGGTAGTACCAAAATCTACAACAACGATATCTTTTTCATTTTTCAATATGTTCCCAAGATGACAATCACAATGAATCGTTCCTACTACTTCACCTTGTTCATCTTTTCTAAAAAAGATTTTTAGCAATTTAGCAACAGCAGATATATGATCGTTCATTTCATGATCTTGATAAAATGGTTCTGACTGTGGGATCATTTCCATAGCAACTATTCCAATGGGTAATCTTGTATCTATGAGTTCTTTGGCAATAGCAAGTGAATATGGATCACCTCGCATAGATAGTTCACCTAACAAGGATTTATCTCTAGATTGAACTCTTATAAGTTGAAGAAAACTTTGAAGAAAGGTTACAGTTCGTGGTGTTTGTTCATCTACAATGGCTGCAATAATACCAGGACAAACGTCTGGAACAGTTGTAAAAATATCTTGTTGAAGTTTTACTTCATGAAAAAAGTCTTCTCTAGATACGGCAGTTTTTTCTATTCCGCCAATTATTCTTACACCTTTATCTAAGATACATAATTTTAAACAAATAGATGTCATTGGTTTACCATCCAGTGTTTCAAATGGTGTATCCTCGGAATCTATGTTTAAAATAATACCATGTTTAGAACTATTGGTTACAAGAGATACGGTGCCGTGAGATATCATATGCAAAATGCCTCCTTCTAATGTAAATTCTGTTCCTTTTCTAAGTTTGACACCACCTTTCATACTTATACCTTCTAAAAATCTGCGCTGAACATGTCGTCCGTCTTTTCTGTATTGGCCAAGGCATACTCCCCCACTCTCTTTTCAAAGAAATTCGTCTTACCCTCTAGTGAAATCATCTCCATCCAGGAAAAGGGATTCGTTGCCTGAAAGATCTTGGGGTACCCCAACTGGGTACACAACCGATCGGCTACAAATTCAATGTATTGACTCATGGACTCCGAGTTCATACCAATCAATTTACAAGGTAACGAGTCTACAATGAATTCCTTTTCAATCGTCACTGCTTCCTTGACAATGGAATGCAACACCTCTACGGATAACGGCTCCTGTCTCTTGTACAACAGTACGGCAAAGTCCGTATGCATGGATTCGTCTCTACTAATCAATTCATTACTAAAGGTGAGGCCAGGCATTAACCCGCGCTTCTTCATCCAGTAAATGCTGCAAAAGGCACCCGAAAAGAAGATTCCTTCTACACAAGCAAAGCCGACCAGGCGTGTTGCAAAAGAAGAGGTATTGCCAATCCATGTCAAAGCCCATTCTGCCTTTTTCTGAATGCAGGGAAAGGTTTCAATGGCCCTGAACAACGAGCTCTTCTTTTGTTGCTCTACGTAAGTATCAATGAGTACACTGTACATTTCCGAATGAATGTTTTCCATGGCAATTTGGAAACCGTAAAAGGCGCGTGCTTCGGAAGACTGGACATCGGCCATGAAACGCAAGGCTAGATTTTCCAAGACGATGCCGTCACTGGATGCAAAAAAGGCAAGAATCATGGAAAGAAAGTGTTGCTCGGACTCCGTAAGTTGTTTCCAATGAACCATGTCTTTGGAAAGATCCACCTCTTCTACACGCCAAAAGCAATCCACTTGCTTTTTGTACATGGTCCATGCATCCATATCCTGAATGGGGAACATGGTGTAGAGGTCTGCCATACTATTCCTAAAGAAAATAGGTTTATATAGTAAATGGCTTCAATAGAATTAGAACCGGTCAATCCTGTAAAAAGAATGGAACTTTTACAAAGTATCCGGGGGTTATTCACACTTCCAGATATACCATTGAGTGAATATCAACTAGAATTACTCATTAGTGACCAGTATGATGATTTTCCATGGGATTGTATTGTTTATGTGATAGGTCACTCTGATGTACGAAAAAGAAATCTTGTACCGAAACCCTATGAAGGAATGAACGTGGTATCTTTGTTTGGTACAGAAATGGGAACCTCTTGTTTTACGTTTACAAAACCTATTGAAAGATTATTCCAATGGTTACAACCTACCTTAACACCAGTAGATATCGCAATTGCATTAAATGTTACACTACGTGAAAGAGTACCAGACCTTGCCACAAAACTAAACGATGAAGATGCAGTTCCTTTTTTAAAGTCTAGTGTAAAAATAAGTCCTAGTGTAGATCACTATTTTGATAAAGAATGGGAATTTTTTGAAGAAGAAGATGGTGTATGTGAAAATAGTGGATCGGTTATATTGTATGATAAAAAAAATGGAACGTGTATATCTTTATTAGAAGAACATGCAGATCCTACCTGTAAACAAACAATATTGTCTAAAACAACTATACTGGAAAGAGTAAAAGCAAAAGGGTATCGTTTTCCTATTTTTATAGATCTTGGATGTAACACGTTTGCAGGAAAAAAAAGTAAATCATTATGGGATAAAATAAAAGCAGATTATCCAAAAGGACCCATTGGAGGATGTAAGAGACGTACGCGTCGTAATAAAAAAAACAGTAAAGTATGGCGGTAGCAAAAACATTTTTATCTACACTAAAGTTTGAACATTTATCAAGGGAGGATAAGACCAGGTATACCTTGGTGGATCGCGAAGACCATCGTGAAGACCAAGTGTGTATGTCATTTTCCAAGTTAGCTGATACTCCAGCCATGGAAAAACAAAAAATGTATCTTACACATGGTTCTGAAATTCTTGGTGCAATTAAAATTGTTTATAAGGGATACGTTGAAAAAATCGGTCTTCATGTATTTTATATCGGAGCGATATGTACGTATCATACAGAATTAAAAATGCCAAACGATTTTGCAAGCAAAGGACGTCTATTGTGGGCATACACATTGAATTATGTATTCAACATAGGTGGACCGAATAGTTTGATTTATAATTCATCCGTAGAGTCGGCAAAAGGATACCATTTAAAAATGGGTATGACACCATATAACGAATCCTTGTTTCCAGAAGAATATATTCCACTGGTCGTCCCGATTGATACGACAGGACCAGAAGAAACGAAACAAATTTTGAGTGAAGTTAATATATTATTTTACAAATTAAAGGATATAAATTATAATAGTATTTTTGAAATTTTGTTATCGTTACCCGAAAGTGAAACACATAAAAAACCAACGGCTGAATTTGGAGGAAAGAAAACGCGTAGGCGCAAATCACGTAGGAGAAAATATTACTATAGTTTATGGCGGCGGAAATAAGATATGATGTGATTGTTGTATTAGAGGGTCATGGATGTTACAATACACAAGATGTTGGAGAGATAAGGCTCTGTAGAATGGTAGGAGTTCCTGAAGGAATGGAGGCCACTTTTTTAGAAGCAGTTCCTTGTGGAGTAACTAATTTTTCTGAAAAGGATTGGGCTGAAAAAACAATAAAGCGGTGGGAACAGTTTAAAGATAAATTTGGACCAACACGAAAATTTGCATATTTATTAAGAGAATATTTAAAGGAAGATACCTTAGAACACGTGAAAGAAACTACTACACCACTTCTTCTGCAAGAAAGAAAAAAATATCCAAACAAAGCTGATCATCCGCAAAAGGTCCTTATAGGACATTTGGAAGATTTTGAAAGATTGGTATTAAGTGATGGTGCATGGGAAATTAGAACATTTAAAAGAGAATATCCAAATAGAAGTTATACAGTTACACCAACCGTGATTTATCCTGAGGGACTAACGTTAGACGGAGTGTTTAAATCAAGGTCAAGCTTATTGGCTTATCTTAGTAGTATGGGTTTTACAAATCCGTTGATTATAGATAATACGTGTGGTGGTATATATGCAGATTCAGCAACTGGAGCACGTTTTGCTGGTAGAGAAGCTCGTGCTGCTGCCAGAGGTGGGCGTAAAACACGTAGGCGCAAGTCACTGAAGCGTCCAAAGGTAAAGAAACTGATTCACTTCTCCTAACATTTCATCGCGTTTGTTAGATAAATCTGTAGAAGGATTTTGCATATGAATTAAATAGTTCTTGAACTGCGCAAGTTCCTTGAGAAAGGCATCATCCGTAAGGGTATCATACCGAACCGTTTCATGAACAACAACGCGTCCTTGTTCACCAAAACGCTGTTCTACGTAAGAATCTACTAATTTACTCAACGATTCATGTAGTGAGCACGTAGCTTTGTGTTTGGAGTAATTCTTGGTATTCCAGTGAAACAACTTGATAATGTCCAAGATTCGTAAAAAGACCATGGTGTAAGGCATTGCTTGCGTTTGCTTTCGTGTCTTCATACTATAGACTTACATAATTTTCAAAATCTGTCTCTATAAGATCATTTTTATAGTGTGGACAAAATAAGATGAGCCAAAAACGTTGTAACCGATCATGATATCGTTTACCTATAGCATAAGAAAGCTCTTCTTCGCTATGACCTTCCCATGTATAATGAGAGGTTTGAAACGTATCCAGAAGTTTTTCATAGACCGATAAAGGGTGTTGTAAAATAAGTTTTTTAGAAACACAAAAGCATGGTCCATGTCCGAATTGAACCACATAGTCTACAAACGGTTTTTCATACACCATGTTATAAAAATCAATGGTGAACAAACTTGGAATGTCATCGGGATCTGCTTCATACAGATGTTCAATGTCTGAATGTACTGGAAGAGAAGACGTATCTACGTCTTTATGAAACACTCCATACTTTAGATGTTTACCTATTAGCATAAAATTTTTTGTGTTCAAAGCATGCTCTAATTGAATATCTTGATCTTTAAAATTTGCTTTTGTAAATACTATTTTATTTGGTAAATGGTGATAGTGTGTGACAATATAATATAAAAAAGAATAATCACACCTACCAATATTTGGTATTCCAATTCGTGTGATATCAGAATGGATGGTTTCTGTTTTATCTTTTTCATAGACGATTAATTTCAACTGATGTTTCTGTGCAAAATCGTAGACATCTTGATAACTATCCTCATAGACCGACGTCACTATCGTAGGTCTCTCTAACAAAGAGACATAGTCACTTACGATTGTTTTCCATGAGTAACGCGAAGCGTACTCTAATATACCGGTGCGATCCTTCGTACGACTCTTTTCAATGACCTCTTGTACATAGGCCAGGTCATGCAACCGTTCCTCTGGTATAATATCTATAAAAGGTAAAGATTTTGCAACACTGTAGTGGTTGGTGACAACGGGTATGCCCGCCATCCATGCTTCTTTGATGACCAAAGGATCCGCTTCTCCGTCACTTAACAATACTAAACTACCGTATTCGCGCATGAGTAGCATGAGGGCACCGTGTTCCATTTCTCCCTTGTAACAAGGTAGTTTACGAAACATAGGATCATCACACTTTCCATAAAATTCAAGATTAGGTATACCTGCATACAAGTGTTGTTTCTTTCTAGGTTCCACCTTTCCTACATAGATACTTTTGTCCAGGTAAAGTCCGGGTCTATCTAGGGGAGGAAGGGGTGAAGACCCATTCGGTGTATAATATACTTTTTCAGGACATGCCGCAAAGGCTTTGAAAACGTCGTAATCTTTTTTAGAAATGGCACATATAAAATGTGTATGGTTTTGACAAAGAGCGTGAAAAATAGATTCATATCCACCGTACTGTGACGTGTTACCAATGTAAGGATAATGGCTTGAAATACAAATGCATGGACACGTTAAAAATGGGATAATATAATGTAAACAATCATAATGAATATGCACAACGTCTCCTTTATGCGAATGAATGTCTTGAATCAATACTTGACTGTAAATCGTATTTGGTTGTTGATCCAAAGGAGACGTACGTAATGGATTCACGAGGACGACTTCATGTCCTTGCGCCGTTAATTCTTGATAGTAGTCCCACATCAAAATTTCTACGGCACCCCATCCAGGTGGTGGAATGGGTAGTATACCAGGTCCAACCAATACAAATTTCTTTGGGATGAAAGAAACATATTCTTTTATAATGGTAGACCATGAAAAATATGTGGCATAGTCCAAAATATCCTGACGATGGGATACACTATACTGTCTATTCTCTTCTATGTGGTGGGAAACATACTCCATATCATTCAACTTTTCGTTGGGGATTACTGTAATGAATTTTTTGGATAAATCTAAATTAGCACAGGAACATTCACTGAGGACGACGCCTAACCCCGCCACCAACGCTTCTTTTACAACAAGAGGGTCTGCTTCTCCTTCACTCAATAAAAGTAAATTACCATAATCCGTAAGAGAGTCGTACAACGTAGGTTTATCCCATTCCCCTAGATAATTAGGTGATTCAAAGGATGAATCTTGATAATTTCCTACAAAATCAATACATGGTATCGTTTGATATTTGTATTGAGATTTACGTGATTCAATCTTTCCAACGTAAAGACTACGATCTCCTTTTCGTGGCGTGAGTGTAGTGCGAAACGTCCTTGCACCATTTCGTAGGATAATAGATTTACCACAAAAGCCATGTTTTTTATAAACGTCCTCTACTTCTTTACTTAGTGCATAAAGCGTGATCTTGGATTGATACTCTATTACTTTTTTGAAAATGTGTTCATAGTAGGTAGAAGCAATGGTTACAAAGTCTGGATTTGTAATGTAAGCCATATGCGATGTGTACAAAATACGTTTGGAAGTCAACTGGGGAACAATAGAAATGTGATCATCATACATGATGTGTACAATACCATCATGAACATTACATTCTTCAATGATATCCTCTACATTAGCACGATTGACAATGACGACTGTATGACCTTGTGCAGTTAATTCTTGGTGATAGTCCCATATGATACTTTCAATGGCACCCCATCCTTTCGGTGGTATGCTTGTGGTTCCAGGTGCGACAAGAATAAATTTCATTAAGTGTTTGGAATATTAAAAATAAACCATTACAACATAAATATGTGTACTATTGTAACCTGTTATTTTCAAATTAAATCTAAACAACCCGTAGAGACGTATCTTTTATGGATGCAGTACATGCTGGAGAAACAATGTCCTATGGTTATTTTTTGTGATAAGGAGTCTTACCCGATCATACAGGCACAACGACCGTATCATACAAAAATCATTGTTATGACAATGACGGAGTTTCACAGTTATCGCTACATAGAGGCATACCGATCTAATTATGAGATAGATCATGAACGGTATCACAGTCCAGAGTTATATATGATATGGGCGGAAAAGGTGCACTTTGTCAAACGTGCTATTGAAATGAATCCTTTTCAAAGTGATCGTTTTTTATGGGTAGATATTGGATGTTTTCGTGAACCATCCGACCTACAATGGCCGAAACGGCGTATTCCTGAAAAAGTATTGACGTTGCTGGTAACACCCTTTACAGAAGAAGAGTTGCAATGTACCAGGGAGACTCTACCATCTTTCTTGACAACCAATCGGATTGGTGCAACTATTTTTGGTGGAGGAAAAGATGCCTTGTTACGATATCATGAGTTGTACTACGAGATGGTGGAGTATTTTATACAGACGGGAAGATTCATAGGAAAAGATCAAAGTATCTTGAATTCGGTGTACTTGTTGAACCCCACATTCTTTGAATTGGTAGAGCCAGGACCGTGTAAAGATCCATGGTTTTATTTACAAGATTATTTGAGTTAAAGAAATGGGACATTAGTATACTATGAAAGTGGTCATTTGGGGATTTCCTTTACATAGTCATACACATTCTTACATTCATTATGGATGGTACAAGGGGTTTAAACATTTGGGGTATGATACGTATTGGTTTGATGATACAAACTATCCATCCAATTTTGATTATTCAGACTGTTTGTTTCTTACGGAAGGATATGCAGAGAATAATATTCCTATTGTAGCGTCATCTATCTACATTGTGCATATAGCAAGAGACCCAAAAAAGTATATTGGAAAAGTAAAACGGTTCGTAGAGATTCGTTATTTGGTAGATTCTATTCAAGATTGTAACTATCATTATACGTTGGATAAATCCAAGTGTACAAAGATAAGTGACTGTACCTATTATGAAAAGTTGACAAATAATGGAGGGATCGCGCGATTTCATGCCTCGCCAGAACCCATGGAGTATGAATGTATCTATACATGTTGGGCAACAGATTTATTACCACATGAAATTGTAGAAGAGGTCATCTATCAAGAACGTGAAAAGAAAATGTATTGGTTTGGAAGTGCGAACCCTAATAGCTGTAAAGAAATCAAACGGTTTGAAGAAGCATGTACTCAAAATGGGATTGAATTCATAGTCAATAATCCATGGACAAATCCCAAATCGTTTGAAGAAGTACAACGCTACACGACAAAGTCCTTGTTAGCACCGGATTTACGTTCGTCAGGTGATCCGAATAAAATCGCGATGGGTGAATCAGGTACCTGCCACAAACAGATTGGCTATATTGCGTGTCGGTTGTTTAAATCTATTAGTTATGGCCATTTGGGCGTAACCAATTCAAAACATGCGTATGAATTATTAGAAAAAAAGGTAGTGTACCATGACGATGAATACAGATTGTTTTATGCAGCCATTCAACAAAAAGATAACTATACGTTAATTCAACAACAAATGGCGCTTGTACGTGAAAAGCATACCTATTTAAATCGTATTCAAGATTTGTTACACGTCTTGGGAAGTAGTGTAGAGTTGATTGTATAAGTCAGATAGATGTCCACCATTCGGACCCTTGCCATATTTTGGTGTCCGATATAGGGCGTCTACGTTGTTTCTATCTTTGGTAGTGTAGATGGAAGATAGATCATTATGAACAAAAAACAAATTCACACCTTTTTGATTCGCATAGACTAAGGAATAATGGTGACGTTGAGCTAATTTATAAAACGATAAAATACTTGCTCCGAAATAATTATGGTTGATCTGTGAATTTTTCAAAACCACTTTATCTTCATGAGGTAAATGAGTTGCATTGTATTCACATACGAATATTCTAGGCTTGTATACTTTTAATAGTTCATCTAGTACATAATAATCATACGAATCAATATCTAACGATAACACGTCAAATACTAATGGTACGTTGTATTTTTTGAACAAATCAATTACATTTTCACAGGTAACTGTTTCTTGATACAACTGAATAGAAGGATTAGAATAATGCATATCCATTAAAATACCATGAAATCCATGTTCTTTTAAAGCTCGCGTATTGCATTGACTTCCATCTTCTGCGCCAAATTCAACATAGTATCGGTTTGTCGTACCGTATATACGAAACAGCTCAGATAAAATACCGTCTTCCCCTGATTCGGAATAAATAGTATATTCTTTTGTGGAAAGATCTATTTCTTGTGGAATGTAGGCGAGTTTATTATATTCATTTAACGATATAAATTGGTATCCCATGGAAGATAAAAAGGTAGATACTTCTTCTAGTTCAAAATCAATCCCTAACGATTGTTTCATTTCTTCAGTGACACGTTTATCTGTATCTTCAAACCAAATCAATGGTTTATATTTTTGAATGGTTTCTTTTGCACCCATAAGAACAAGTATTTCAGAACCCTCTACATCTAGTTTCATGTAGTCACAACGTTCCAAGTGTAAACTATCTATTGTAATCATGTACACTTTTTCACCATACATACCTAATCCTATTCCTCCATAGTTAAAGGGGATGGATGTATTGTATTCAATGGGACAATCATATCCATCGTATAAATGACTACTAAGTGTGGTAGTCATTGTTTTATGACCTACTGCCATATGATAGGGTGTGCACTTTGGTACATTTTTTTTCAATAACTCATACATATGTAGTTGAGGTTCAAACGCTAACACTTTACAATCCAAGGTAGAATAAATCATACTATGAGTACCAATATGACTACCGATGTCTACTATTAGTTTTGCATTTCTAAGATGAGGCATAACTTTTAAAATCAGGTCTTCTTCATAAAGTTTACCTTCACGTAATGCGGAAATAAAAACAACGTCATTAGAATAACAAGTCATTGGACCATACTTTGTGTGAAACGTTTCCATACGTTTATGGAAAGGTTTCGGTTTAAATTAGTTCCTATGAACTTACCTTTTTAAAATACATAAGTAGCATCCATTCCACCATGACCGATATGCTTCTTCTGGCGGCGTATGCTCGTTATTTTGGGTAAGTCGGATTTCGTGATGCCATACGTTATTCAAGCCAAGATCGCGTATGGCATCCATGGTTCCTCTACGTACACGTTCATCATTCCAATCATCTACGATGAATATAAATACGTCTTCCATTCTATCTATGTAATAGGTAAGGGCCTTGTACTGTGATTCATACGAATGGTCACCATCATACAAATATATATTGAATTTGTCTAACTTGGAAGTGTCTATCGTAAAACAGTCCTCATTATAAAATGTAAACCGATTCTTTCCTTTATACATCGCAGTATTGTTTATAAATTCTTGAATTGGTCCATCTTTTGGGACATGGTTGTGTAATTCATTCAAGATAAAATCATTCCAATTATCAATACATGTAATAGAGGCAGAGTTACCGTGCATAAAGGAACACGTAGATGACCCTTTGTAACATCCAATTTCAAGTAAATTAGCATTTTCCAATCGTAACACATTATTGTAAAAATGTTTTGTACGTAAACCAGTCATGCCTTCCATAGAAAAAATCTCTGGAGGTAAACTAGATATACCATTATTTGCCTGTTGAATGGATTGAATTAAATGTTTCTTATATTTTTCGGTAAGATCCATAAAAGAATAACCATTTATTATTTATGTTAGAATTGGATACTATTATTATGGATTATTTGAAACCATTTCCTACCATTACCCGTGAAGATTTAGTGTATTTAACTATACACCGTCCTACGGTAACGGTACGTTTAAAAATAATCAATCAAAAACTCTATCAACTCGGATCACATAGAAATGGAAGATTAGATTCTTTGGTATGGTTGTTACAAGAAACGTTACAAGAGCATATAATTTCTGATTGTGAATTTGTACTTTTTTATGATGATTCTATCAATGATGAAAATGTAGCGTTGGTGAAAGGTAAACCCATGATTGTAGCTACGTCAGTGGCCGACCATTCTTTTATTTTATATCCAGATTTTACGTTTCACGTATTTCCAGAATATAACATTAAAGATCATGAATCTTACTGTAATGAACTAGTAAACACGATTCCTTTTCACAAAAAAATTCCAAAGCTTGTATTTAGAGGTGATATGCACCCGCATACTAGACCTTATAGAACAAAATATATAAGAACAGACCGCTACTATGATTGTCAACATTACGACATTGTCTGTTCAAGTGGAAAATCATTTTTGTCTAGAAAAGAAAAAAATAATTATAAATATTATTTACATTTGAATGGCAGGCATGATAATGCTTACAGCTCTGCTTTAAAATATGGTTTATGTAATTCAGTGGTGTTTTATTCTGCGCCTACCATGTACAGAGAATTTTGGCAACATCCAAGTATTTTTAAAGAAGGTATCCATTACATACATACACATAATCCCGTAGAGTTAGAAGATAAATTACGATATTATTTAACACACAAAAGGGAAGCTGCACAAATTGCGAATAATGCGCTTACTTTTTTCAAAACATATTTGTGGAAAAAGAGCACCATCAAATATTATATTCAAAAATTATTAAATGAATATGCCAAACGAATGACGTACCAACCAACCTTGGAACAAGAAGACTATTTATTGCCAAAATATGAAATGTAAGTTAAGTACCCCAATTATTGTCAAAGGTTTGATAACAATAACTCTTACCTGTTTTGGAATAATCACTGTAGATACGCTCATGGGGGCCACCAATAACGCACCATTTTTGATGAATATAATGTAAAGAATCGTAGTGATTCTCCATAATAACTTTACTGAGTAATCCACCGCCAGTCATCACTGGTATATGAGCGCAAATAGTATGATGATGATTTAACTTGAGAATGCAATCCACAGACCTTCCGAGGTTTCTCAGTATATCAGATAGGATAACAGAATTCTTAGAAAATCCAAAAAAAGGATTCCCGATATCTCTGCATTCTACATCATTCCGATAGGCAACAAATTCATAATCAAAATTTTCATCCAATGGTTTCAACCATACCGAATCCACATCTGAATAAATACCACCGTACTTGTAAACTATATGTAACCGTAAAATGTCTGCTTTGAATCCATAATTATGTAACTTATCTAGAGATTCATCTTTTATTTCACTTATTTGTTTCATTACAACGGGTAAAGTAATAGTGGTGTGTTCATCTATCCAAAAAAATACGGTATAATGAGGATTAATACGCTGACAGTTTACTACCGTAAGTGCATACTTTTCTGGTACTGGACTACCAATCCAAATAAAGTGAATGTTTTTTTCAATCCGTTTATTTTGATAAGGCTCCTTGCTATAGTCAAACACGAGTTGATCATAGCCGCATTGTTTTGGTATGGTGGTAAGCCATGGTTTAGATAAAGGCGTAAGATCAATATTTGTTTCAAACATATATAAATAAAAGATTTAAGTATTTTCAACTTAACGTAAATTATGAGCGTAATGGAATTACAAAAATGGATACACTTTGTAAAATCTACACATCAAACGATAATCCCTTTTACAGAAGATTCTGTAGATTCCGAGCAATTCGTAAAGGACCTCAGTGGATACCATAACACCATGATCTTTCTTCTCAATCCAGACATTGATTTCCCACCACCTAAAAAACCTTATCGGTATGATAAATATTTTCGTAAAGAAGAATTACCTGAACACTATGAAACCATAAACTATTATGAAAAAATCAATACAGAAGTAATAGACATTATAGAAAAAAATAACATACATATTGTCACATACGCATCCTCCATAGAACACCCAAACGTGACTTGTATTCCCTTGGGTGTCTATTCTCAGTTTCGCCAAGTTCCTGTAAAAGAGAAAACCACTCTGTGTTACGTGAACATGGGTATGCATTGTGATCGGTGGTATGGTAATCCACGTAAAGAGTACAAAGCAGCACCCTTTATGATACAACGATCCAATCTGTCCATGGATGCATTTTATGAAGACATTGCAAAAAGTAAATTTATGATTTGTCCGAGAGGATGTGGTATAGATACGTATCGTATGTGGGATTGTATCCAATTGGGTTGTATCCCCATTGTGAAAAAATATCATGGTCATGCATGTTTTGAAGATTTACCCATTTTGTTTGTAGACAGCTATGATGTTACGGAAGAATTACTGAATCAAACCTACGAGGCTTATTCAAAAAGGACGTTTTGTTATGAAAAATGTACTATGGAGTATTGGATAGATACAGTGCTACGTCGCAAGGCGTCCTTTTTGTAGAGACAAGATGAAACAAATCGGGATACTTTTTCCAAACTAAAGCAATGGCTAACTGTTCATTATTCATCTGTTCGTGAGATAACATGGTTTGAAACACCTCTTCTACTTTTTTGCCAATCTCAGAAACAATCTTGGCATTTCCACCAAACATTCCACCTTTGAATAGATTATCTGCTTTCCATAAAAAAGTATTATCTATGGTATAAGACCACAGATCTTCTCTGGGTTGAATGATGAATTGATCTGTATGGACACTAGGATAAGGTAAAGTAATATCCATGGTACCAAAAAAACGAGAGATACCTGCATCCATCCAAAAAAAAGTATCGGATTGAAATGGATTTATCCGGATGGCCTCTTCTAACCAACCAAATTTACTATACTGAATGACATTGTATTCAGGTAGGATACATTCTACACGTTGGGGATACGCGATACGTTGTTTATAGGTGTCACTTTCCAGAATTTCTTTGATGCGAGGTAAATACTTATAGTAAGAGGCATTTTCCAAGGTATCTTCGTGAATATAGGTTGCATAGTGTGACGGTCTTTTTGCTATCATAAAAGGAACAAACTTTGCTTCGGTAACAATATAAAGGTTGCAGTTCAATTGTAAGGTTTTTTCTATCCATGATAGATATTCATCTAGGGTACGTCCGTCGCCTTTTGTATCACGATGAATATCAAAAAAGGCAGTGACCATGGTCATGATAGATCAATGGTGATATTGTTTAAATCAGTTATTTAAAACGTTGCAAGGCATGTTCGCATGCTAATTGTTCCGCCTTCTTTTTAATTTTATGTTTTCCTTCCCCTAGAAAGATGAGGACAGACGTATGATGTTTCATGTAGGCTTGAATGGCTTCAAACGATCCGAACTGACTAAAGGGTAGCGCCTTTTTGATACACGTTTCCCAAATGGGCTGCCCGATACATAAGTACACACCCATGTGGTAGACGTCCACGGAACTAATTTCCAAGTAGTCGGGAGTGGTTTTGAATTCCTTTTGTACTTTGACTTGTAAAATATTTTTATAATTGTCGTCACATAAAATGAGTTCAGCCCAATCAATATGTTTTTCATACACGGTTTCTAAAAAGATCTTGGAAGCTTCAAAACCAAGATCTAAATAAAGGGCACCGATAAAGGCTTCAAACAAGCAACCTAATTTCTTTAGATTGGTTCTCATTTTCTTTTCTTCCGTGTGATTGGAAAGAATGTACCATTCATGAAGACCCATATCGTAGGCCAATTTACCAATGGCTTCATTCTTCACGAGGGCAATCTTCTTTTCGGTCATGAAACCTTCCTGTTCTCTGTAAAAGCGGCGATACAAGTAATGTTTGGTGACACATTCTACCACGCCATCCCCAAGAAACTCTAGACGTTCATTGGATTTCTCTTGTAACTCTAGGCAATTCGGTGGACAAGGTACAGTCTTTACGTCGGTGCGTTTACAGTAGGAACGGTGGATAAAGGATTGTTTGTAAAGGTCAAATTGTTGTAGTGGGGGTGCACCGTAGGTAGTTAGAATCGTTTGAACTTGGCTCAAACGAATCCATTTATTTTTAAGATTGTATGGATTGAAGCAAGGTTCATTATTGACAAAAATAATATCGTCTTCCTTGCTCATGTAGAAGAAACATACTTTATGTTTAAGCAGAAAATTGATTCTTTTTTTCTAGACTATTCATAAGGATGATTATTCCAATCAAATGCTTTACGTGTGGTTCAGTGATTGCGGACAAGTACCGCTACTACGTGGAGAAAGTAGAAGAGGCGAAAAAGGCACAAGGTCAAGATGGTGAACCCATTTACTTTACCAAGGGAAACAAAACCAAGTCTATTGAAGGTCACATGATGGATGCCTTGGGTATTGTGAAGCCATGTTGCCGTCGCCATTTCTTAACCCACGTAGATATTGAATAGATATAGTATGAAGTCCAGAAGGGTTAGAAAGTCTAGAAAAATGAGAAAGCATAAAAAATCAAGAAAGGGAGGATATCCAAAACCTATAAATGTAGAGATACCATTTACAGTTTCCAATGGTAACCCTACTTTTTTTAGACCTAATTTTGCATTTTTAAACCCTGAGACTTTAAGAGAAACGTTTAGTTCAGCAATATTTGATCATATTCATGGTGATGAACCGATGGTTGATATGTATTCACAGAATGTAGATGTATTAGAAGATAAAAATGCAACCGTTCAGATACATCGTATACGAGGTACAGAGGATACTATAGAATTTGATGGTAATATTAAAACTTGGAAAGATGAACAAATAAAAATTTTTGCAGCAGATCTCCTAGCAGGTGATACTTTAAATATAGAAACAATCACAATTATTGAATAACCATTTAAAGAAATATTCACTTTATCTATTGTAGATGTGGGCCGATGAGTTGTTTGATCCGGATTATTATGATCCTGAAATCAAGGTGCATACTTCCTCGCGACGAGCACAGCGGTTTGCCATGGAGATGAAGAAGAAGCCACAATTTTTTCATCAGCCCATCAACACGTATTCTAAGAACATTATGAATGCGATCACGGGACAGGAGTATCCCTTTCGTATTGGATCCAAAGATGAGCGACGATTTTATGTAGTCATGGAGCAAGATCCCATGAATTACAAGGAGGCGAGACGTCTCTTTTTTGATTCACCGCAGCAGTACGAGAATGCAACGGGTATTCATGTATCCCAAGAAAGTAGACAGCGTTTCTATGATAATAAGGCGTCCTTCCTTTAGGAAATTATCTCCATGTCTTTTATGGAAGACGGACGAATGATGGTAGTACACTCTCTCCTCATCGGTGGTTTATTGTACCTTTTCATGGTATTTGCTCTTGGTCAAAAGCCGATGGTTGCTGAAAATAGAAGTATTTTGATAGCAGCAGCTGTATTGATATACATGATTTTGTTCGGACACGGTTTACCAGGTCCCATCAATAAAAATCTATAAATAAAACAAAAACGGTATTGGTGAAAGGGTATCACATCTGCCTTCCAAGCAGGAAGACCGGGTTCAAGTCCCGGATACCGTATTTTATCTCAACTCCCTATTGGTCTAACGGTTATGATGCTCGCCTTTCACGCGGGATACCCGGGTTCAACTCCCGGATAGGGAAACAATATAAAGAGTCTACGTCATTGTAGTCAATGGAACCGTATTGTGTAGTAGATTTACAAAAAATTACGCAAGCCTACGCTACCTGGAAAAGGTGGTTACCTGAAGTAAGCGTATACTATGCCGTCAAATGTAACCCTCAAGCCCGCGTACTGCAGCACATGCATTCCCTTGGCATCCAGTTTGACTGTGCCTCCAAACGAGAAATAGAAGACGTATTGACGATTGCGCCTCCTTCCGATATACTTTTTGCGCATCCTATCAAGGTACCCCATCACATTGAGTTTGCGCGAGACCAAGGGGTAAATCTCATGGTATATGACAGTATAAGTGAATTATACAAGATTAAACAGACGCATCCCAATGCAGATTTATTGTTACGTTTATGGGTAAAAAATACACCAGGATCTCTTTTATCTAAAAAATTTGGTGCGGAAATGCAAGACGTACCTGCCCTGTTGAAGACGGCCGTTACGTTAAACCTGAACGTCATTGGATTTAGTTTTCACGTAGGAAGTCCATGTGAAGATCCGCAACTGTACTGCGAGGCCATGCAGCTATGTAGGATTGCCTGCGACATTGCCATGACACACGGTATACCCATTACAACGATTGATATCGGTGGTGGGTTTCAAGAGTCTAACTTTGAAGCGTGTGCGCAACAAGTAAGGCGTGGAATGCAAATGTTTGAAAACAAGCGTTTCATTAGTGAAGTAGGGCGATATTTGGTAGAATCCTCGCATCGGCTCTACGTGCATATTATTGGTAAAAAGAGTCAAGGCAAAACACGTATTTATTATATCAATGATGGTGTGTATGGAACGTTTAATTGTAAATTGTTTGATCATGCAAAACCAGTGTTGATGACGGACAGAGAGGGACCATTGTATCCGTCTGTTGTGTATGGCCCTACGTGTGATTCGTTAGACATCGTAGAAGAAATGGTAACGTTACCAGATTTACAAATAGGGGACGTCTTGTACGTGGATCATTATGGGGCGTATACGTTAACGAGTTGTTTCAATGGTTACGAAATGAAAACGTTTTTATATTAGAATATAGAAAGAATGTAGGTTGCCTATGTATGGATTATTATGCCGTACTGGGTGTACCAAAAAATGCATCGCAAGACCAAATTAAAAAACAATATCGTAAATTATCGTTAGAATGTCATCCAGATCGGCCTGGTGGAAACGCCAACAAATTCAAAGATCTGAATGAAGCTTATGAAACGTTAAGTGATACAAACAAGAGAGCACAATATGATAGTCCACAGATTGATTTAATGGATCTTTTTGGTGGGATGGGCGGGATGGGTGGGATGGGTGGGATGGGGGGCGCAGGGTTTCCAGGGTTTATTTTTCAACATATCATGAAGCCACCGCCTCTAACGATGACTGTAACCATTACGTTAGATCAAGCTTATACAGGTTGTAAAATACCTGTTAAGATAGAAAGGTGGATTCATCGCAATCATATCAAAGAATTGGAACAAGAAACGTGTTACATTGACATTCCACCAGGTATAGATTCTAATGAATGTATGCTTCTCATGAACAAGGGACATATGGGTCCAGATGGTGCCATGGGTGACGTTCGCGTCCTTATACAAGTAGCACCGCATACGTTGATCCGTAAAGGATTAGATTTATGTTATACACAAACGATTACGTTGAAAGAGGCTCTGTGTGGATTTTCTTTTGAACTTTCGTACTTACAAGGAAAAACGTACAAGATACAAAATGCAAAAGGGAATTTGATACATCCAACGTACCAAAAGGTAATACCTGGCATGGGAATGAAACGAGAAGGACAAGTAGGTCAATTGATTATAGGGTTTGACATTCAATTCCCTACCTTGACCGTAGAGGTCATTGACAGTATAGAAAAATTACTTTAAAAAAAATTGATAAAGAATTTTGTAAGTATGGTAAACCATGGTGACTGCTTATGAAATTGTGATTGGATACATTGTATGTTCTATCAATCCAATGTATTTTATGATGATGTTTCTATCCCTCTTTCAAATCAAGTATTATATCATTTCAGAGAATCGTGAATTAACGTCTTCTATTTTGCGAAAGATTGCACCGAATATTATTAGTCCTTTTGTCAAACACGTAGACAAGGACGTCCCCTTTGGCTACTTTGTAGGTACACGCTACATGGGTTTCATCAAAGACAACGAGGTACATTTACTTACATATCCATCCATGTACAAAGAGTTGATTTATATGCCGTGCGTCTTTATGCAAACGTCTATCCCAGTACAAGAGGCATCCATCACGGTCTACGTACGTAAGGGAACGTATAAAAATCTTTATTATACACCAATTAAGATGGACTTGTCACACATTTCACCCTTGGGGGATCAAGGTGATATTTTGAAAAATATAGTGGATATTTATCAAAAACAAGGTAGAGCAACGGTGTTTTTGCATGGAGTGACGGGTGCTGGAAAGAGTACGATGGGCTATCTATTGGCAAAAGAATTAAAAGGATTTTATTGTCATACGTTTAATCCAACGGATCCGGGCGATCAATTGTCTACGTTGATTGTAGACGTACAGCGCGATGATGAACCATTGATTCTGGTGATGGAAGAAGTGGATACCATGATTCAATCTATTCATCAAAATAAGTATGAAAAACATTTAGAAATTCCAATATCTGTGTACAATAAATCTACGTGGTCGTCCTTTTTAGACGATATGATCTTTTACAAAAAAGTAATATTGGTATTGACCAGTAATACTTCCAAGGAAGACGTGGATGTATGGGATGAATCGTATTTGCGTGAGGGTAGAATTCATGCAAGTTATTCCATGAAAACAAAACTAACGTTATCCTATGAATAAAACCATCCAGGGATATCGCTTTCTCTTCATCCATGATTCGTCCAAAGTCATTCACATAGAAGCGATTGTTCACTCGGGATTTGTCCATGAAACGAAGCGTACCTCGGGAGTGAATCATTTGCTGGAACACATTTTAACGGATGGATGGGCAAAATGCAAAGGGTCTTGTATTACGTATTGGAATAAACAAGGTGGTTTCATGAATGCGTCTACCGACGATACCGTGATGAAATATTATGTCAAGGGGGATAAAAAAAATACGCCTGAGATAGTAGATTATATTGCTAGTATTGTCACGCGTTCTACGTTTGACCAAGCTACGTTAGATAGAGAAAAAAAAGCAGTCGTAGAAGAATTGACAGATTTATTGGATAATCCAACGCAGGAGATTTATAACGTGTTTCATAAAGCTTTTTATAAAACAGAAGGGATTCAATACATGGAAGATTGTCCGTTACAAATCAAAAATATAAAAACTCTGACCATGGAAGATGTAAAGCAAGCGTATGGGTCGTTTAATCCTGCCAATTGTTTGTTTATTGTATATGGGGATTATTCACCATCCATTGTTTCTTTATTTGAAGAAAAACTACACCGACATCCTGCTAAAAAATGGGCAATTGAAAATTGTTTTTCTTACAAACATGATATTTTATTTACTCCCTACGATAAGGAAAGTACCACCATTTATCTAGGATTCCCTTGTTCTAAGAAAAGTTTTTTTATACCGTATGCCGAGTTATTGATTCATCATTTATTATTTTATGAACTTCGTACAAAACATCACTATATTTATGACATAGATATTGAATGTACACCCAATAATTGTGGTGTCGTATCAAAAATGGAGGTGAACGTGCAAACAAAGAATGCAGTGAAAACGTTTGATTGTCTAGTGGATACACTACGACGATATCAATCTGAATTAGTGACAGACGAATACGTAGAAGGAATACAAAAAACGATGCACTATAAATATAATACGAAACAAGATTTTGTAGATTATTATGCGGTATATGAACCGTTAACTAAAAAACAAATGATTCAAAAAAGAAAAGAGTTTAACGCCAGTCTATTTCGTGATTTATGTAGAGACTTGTTTCCTATAGACAAAGCCTTGTGTGTTTATCAAAGTAAAGCGAAGATACCACTCCACTGGTAGGGGCTCGCCCCTACTAATAACGGGGTCATAGGGGTGGAACCCTATAAATGGGGTCATAGGGGTGGAACCCCTATAAATGGGGTCGTAGGGGCAAGCCCCTATATGTAGTCGCATACCATGACCTTTCCTTCTATGATTTGAAAAGGTTTACTACATCCATAGATACCTTGTATGAGGTACGCTTCGCATTCTTCTTTTGTAGCGTGTGGTGGAACCTGGTCTCCCGTTTCTTTTATCATTCCACACCGAAAAATACCACAATTGAGTTGTTCAATCCATATCTTTTGTTGACAATGAGGACAATCTATCTCCATAGTATATGCTTTGCCAATATAAGGACGCTTTAGGTATTCCAGGACAAGGAATTCATAAACACTTTTTTGGCATCGCCATTGCCGATTGTATCATGACTGTACTTGGCGCATGGTTTCTTTCTTTTGTGTTCAAATGGCCGTTCTGGTATACCTTGATCGGGTTCTTTTTACTTGGTATCGCTCTACATCGCCTCTACTGTGTGGAAACGACCCTAGATAAATTTCTATTTAAAAATTGATTCTTTTTTTTAGTGGTAAAACCGTAGATGGGAATTCGCTATTTGAATAGTTACTTGACGAAAAAGTGTACCCACGGTATCTGTTCCATTTTATTGGGTACATTATCTCATTCTACCGTAGTCATAGATACGTCTATTTATCTGTATAAATTTAAATCCGTAGATTCATTGGTTGGTTCCATGACACAACTCCTTGATTTATTTCAAGCCCATTCCATTCATCCCATTTTTGTCTTTGATGGAAAACCAAAGACAAACAAAAAACATACCTTGCAAAAACGTCAACAACAAAAACAAATCGCGTGGGATCAATATCAACAAGTAAGGCACACAGAAACACCCGAAGTACTTCAAGCTCTTAAAAAAACATTTATTCGGGTAAGTCAACACGATGTAGCCTCTATCAAAACACTCATGGATAGTCGCGATGTTCGCTACATTCAAGCACCACATGAAGCCGATGAAGTATGTGCACGTATGATGCATCAAGGTCACGCCCAGTACTGTATGAGTGATGACATGGATATGTTTGTCTATGGATGTGCGCGTGTTCTTCGTCAAGTCAATCTACAGGAAGGAACGGCAACGCTGTATCAATTAGAGCACATGTTGAAAGCGTTACGTATTAGCTTAGAAGATTTTCAAATGATCTGTATCTTGTCAGGTACAGATTATTCCGAGTCTACGCACAGCATTTATCATTATATGAAATGGTATGACCAATTCATAAAATCGGGTAAGTTGTCTTTTCATGATTGGTTAGTACATGAAAAAAGTATCCGCGGCGTAGATAGAAAAGAATTTATGATTTTGTCCGAAGACTTTACTTATTTAGATCCGCTTATACAACAGGCTTTACCGTCTTCTGGAAGTGCTGGCTCATGTACCGCTGAAGGTTAAAGTAGGTGAGCTCATCGGTAGGCTTAAGGGTAAGAAGCTTCTTGAGCTTGGCATCAGGGTTGATCTTGCGACCGTTGGCAGGATCCTGGAGCTTGTTGGCGCGGATGTAGGCATTGATCTCGCGGGTTACATCGGTGCGGGCAATGAGGCTTCCCTTGTCCTTGCCAAGGAACTCGGCAAGCTGGTCACTGATAAGAGTGGGCTTGACGAATCCGCTGGGTGCGCGAGTAGCATTTCGCTGCTTGCGCTTGTTACCGGCCTTCTGGACAGCCTTGAGCTCCCGCTCAGCACGCTTCTGAAGGGTCTTGAAATCAAGCATGAGGGAAGAGAACTGCTGGCGAACGGCCGAAAGCTTGGCGGTTACCTCGGAATAGGCCGAGGTAAGATCATCCTCCTTGACAACCTCAGGGACGACGGGGGCAACAACGACGGGCTCAGTAGGAGCAGGGGTAGCAACAGGCTCGGACTTTACGACTTTCTTGGGCATTATACCCATTATAGGGATAGTTATTTAAGTCAATTTTTATAATATATATTTTTGCTTGAAAATGCGTTACAAAAAGAAACAATCTTTAGGAGAAATACGTTTTGTTCCATAATTATAAATATAATGGTTGACGTAGGTTTGTTTATACCCATGATATCTAGGCGTATCTGATACTTGATGAATCCGAAGGATAGGGTAAACTTTACGGAAACTATACAATAACGTAGAAATGGCTTTTTCAATGGGATCTTTGGTGAATCGTATCGTACCTACCCAATCTAGGATGGCATCGTCCTTGTCTAGCTCCATCGTATTGTGAAAGAAAAAAATGGCAACTAATGATTCTTGATAATAATAAAAAAGCGATATTTTTTTAGCATCCATTCTATCCGCCAACGTAATCAAAGAAGGATTCATTTGACACAAAAAAGGTTTTTTCCATGCATCATATAGCACCGATAAATTATCTTTGGTTCCTTTGACAAAGGATGCTTTAGGAATGGGATATTTTTGAAACCAATAACTACGTATCCATTCTAAAGGATATCGGGTGACGGGAACAAGCCATGCAATTCGTGTAGGAGAAGAAAACAAGGAAATGGCACATTTTGTATTCTTTCTACGAAAATATTCATGAGTTTGAAAGAGGGACTGACGTATGGATTCCGTATCTGCTTTGATCATTTCATGATAATAAGCATCCATGATGGTTGGATAATAAAACTTTACTTTTCTACTAACAATACATCCTTTGATCTCTGGATTCTTGTACGCGGAACAATAGGCATATTCTGAAGTTGGCTTCATACCAGTATAAGGCGCAATCTCTTCCACTGTACTGGGTTGAACATGTATACTACAATACGTGTTCCAAAGTGGGGTAGTTTGAAATACGCCTGTACTGGGTAATCCCCATAGATGACGCATGGGTTGTTTACACCAAAATCTACTTCTTAGGTAAAGAAAAAGAATGATGATTACGACGAGAATATACATAGTGTGTATGTTTACCTTTTATAGTCATCTTTTTTCGCATTCCACCTTCGTGTTCTTGTGCGAGTTGTATTTGGGTTAATTCATCTTGTAAATCTACTAAAATAGAACCAAATTGAATTACACGAGAAACATGTCTCGTATATCTACCAATTTCATCACTTATATCTTTTGGTGTATTTTTAAATTCTGGATCTTTTACATCTTCTACCGATTTACGCTCATGTAACTTGAATTCTGGATTTAAAAAATGATATCTCATAAATCCTCTAATTCTTGGAATATCTATTCTTTTCATAAGCGGAGTAGGGTTACTTTTATCTATTTGTAAGCTTTTTACAAACGTGTTCAATGACTCGGGATGGAGTCTTGTTTCATATTGACGAATAGATACTATACTACTTCCATAAGATGATACAATGAAATATCCTTCAGGACGTCGTAGGATTAAAAAATAATGAAAAATTTCACCTGATACAAGTCCTTCATTTTCTACAATACCTAACAATGCAATATTGCTTTCAAATACAATATCACTGAAATGGTTTATTACAATGTCTTTATCAGGTTCACGTCTTTGATTTCTCATAAAAATATAATCCACACGTTTATTTTTGGAAGAGCCTATACGTCTTACATCTATTTGTGTTATCAAATCTAATATCTCTTCGGTAGTTTTACCAGGCAATATAGTTATTAATAAATAAACAAATACAGAGAACTTGCATGCAATAAATCCAGATGCGAATTTTCTCAATACCGTAGTCATTCGTTTGCAAAGTCTTGATGGATATTGTTGTATAATTTCAATATATTCGGCATCATCCAACGAGGGTAATGCCATTACTATAATACGATATATTCGTCTAACATGGTATGGACCATGGTTAAAATTTGTTTTCGTTCTACATTATAAGGACGAATTGCAGTCATGGCCTCTACATAGGTAAACCATTTCAAGTCACTCACTTCTGTTGTTTGATACGGTTTTTTCTGTAAGGATCCACTACTTTTGGCTACAAAATACTTGTGTTTATACGATTTATAATTGGACCCAATAAAAATTTCTTCATAAGGAACAATATTTTTAATCAAGTGTAGATCTTTACGATCATAGCCCGTCTCTTCTTCATATTCTCTGTAGGCGCATAAGAGGTCCGTTTCATAATGATTTTTTCTTCCTTTTGGAAATCCCCATTCTGGTTCGGTCCATGACGTTTTACTATCGTCTATACACGATTGTAGAGAAGCCCATTGATTTCCAATCATACATCCATTTTTAATCATCATGAATTTTTCTTGGGCATTCATTTCTTCCGAGCTACCATCTTGCTTGGTACACCATAAATCTTCCCATAATTCATGAAATGACTTTTCTAAGAGTTGTTTCTTTTCCTGCACTGTCATTTCATCTATCAGATTCATGACATGAAGAATAGAGGAAAGTGAATATTTACCGCATAAAAAATCTACGTATCCCAAGGACTTTTTACGACAAATCATTAAATATTCTTTTTTTTCATTGACGTTGATGAGTCCTATGCTGACAATGGGTAATTTACACTGTTTATAGACGTGCCATGATTTTCCACAATTATTGCATTTATTCATTCCCTTCTTTGTATGATTGTTTACTATTTAATTACCTTTTTTTTATTCAATTGTACGTCTATTGTTCAAAATGTACGCCGAGGTCACCGTAAAGCATACTAAATCACTTGTGCCTCTTACCAGAAGAGGTGTATCTAAGATCATTTGACTGTAGACAACCCATAGACAGGAAGACACCACATTCAGGATAGAAAAGACTAAAGAATAGATGTTGGTAGACTTCTTCGTGTACAATAAATACATGAAGATGAATCGTCCGGAGATGGATATAGTCGTAGCAGAATAGGCAATTATTTCTTTCATTGATTTTCTTTCTCTTTATTCATCTAACATCTAAACGCAAACGCAAACATACCCACGGCAAGAATACCAAATACAATTCCTAGATGATAATTGTACGACATGGCTCTGTACATCAGTAACCATGCATGGACATCATTTTGATTGGTTGTATGGTTCAACATCCAGTCCGATTTTGGAGATAACATGTAATAAAAATAATTCGTCAAAAAACAAGTGGCCATTACCGTGCATACCAAAGCGATTGTATTCATTTTCCGACTAAAGTAAATAACTACAAAGGAAAGAAGAATACCTAGACCATATCCTTGATAACTTATCCTTCTTCTTTCAGCTGTTATTTCTTCATATTTTTTTTGTAAATCAGGCGATAATGTACCCTTGTACTGGTTTACAATATTGCTTTTATCCGTTGCATTATAAAAATAAATCATTCCAATGATAAAGATACAAGAAATCGCACACGAAACACAACACGGCATTACTTTAAGGACATATTTTTGAATAGGTTTGTAGCAGAACAATCTGCTAAATCACTAGAACATGTATTGGGGTCATAATAATCAGATGATGCTTGACACCCTTTGTCTTTACACCAGTAACAAGTTCCGTTCGGGCTTTTACCATCATTATGACATTGTTCACACGTACTACGGTCATTACATGAAGTAGATGTGCTTTTCAACAATGTAAATCCTTCACGCACACTCATGCATAAACATACCACAAGAAGAAGCAAGTACCACCACATATATTATATTTATATTATAATGGATCCATCTGTATGGGGACCACATTATTGGTTTTTTTTGCACACCGTTGCTTTTCATTATCCTTTACATCCAACCAGTATCCAAAAAAAAATGTATCACCGCTTAATCCATCACTTTCATCAATTTATACCCAACCCAACCATTGCCACTACGTATGAAAAAGTGTTGCAAAAAAATCCAGTCTCACCCTACCTTGATTCACGTGAAGATTTCATTACATGGGTTCATCACATTCATAACGTGATCAATATACGTTTAGACAAACCAACCATTACTCTACAGGAACATTACGATGAGTTTTTAAAACATTTTGAAACAAAGCCAGATAAGTTAAAACGCATGTGGCAGGAACGTACCAAGATTATGTTCACCATCGCCATCCTTGGTATTCTTATGTACATTTGGTACAATAAAAATGTTTTGGTATGATATGGAATTAGCAATCCCTTTAGTAGCATTAGGTGGTTTATATCTCATTTCCAATAAAAAAAAAGACACCTTTGTCAATGATTATCCAAAACCCAATCAACTGACGGATAAATATTTTCAACCCAACCAAACCTACGTAAAAGAATCCGACAAACCACAATTTACAGATTTAGCTGGAAGAAAAGTCAATCTCAATGATTACTCTGAAAACATGGTGCCCTTTTTTGGAAAAACAAAAAATATAGGCGATTCCTTGAAAAATATGAATTATTCTGAACAAATTTTAGACAATACGGTAGGTAGCGGATCTCTCAAAATAACCAAATCGGAAAATGCACCCCTTTTCAAACCACAAGACAATACACAATGGGCAAACGGTGCTCCTAACCAAAGTGACTTTTATCAGTCGCGCGTGAACCCCAGTCAAAACATGCATAACGTAAAACCCTTTCAAGAAATGCATGTAGCTCCCGGTATGAACAAGGGATTTTCTTCCCAAGGTAGCGGTGGATTCAACTCCGGTACAGAGGCAAGAGACCAATGGATTGACAAAACCGTCAATGAACTTCGCGTTGCTACTAAACCCAAAACCACTTTTTCATTAGAACAACATGAAGGGCCTGCACAAACCTTGGTAAAGAATCTTGGGATAGAAGGAAAAGTAGAAAAGTATCTGCCAGATAAATTTTTTATCAATACACCCGACCGCTACCTCACCACTACGGGTGCCGTGTTAGGTCCTACGCAACAGGCCATTCAACCCGATCCCACGGTTCATCGTGCCACCACTACAAAATCGTATACGGGACCAGCTGGTAACGGTGGTGTCCAAAGTCAAGCCAAACAAGGCATGTATCGGCCGGATAACAAACAACAGTTGGGAACCGTTCCTTTTACACCTGCACAAGCAGCCGTAGAGAGAACCGGATACGGCTCCATGAACCCATTAGTCCCTACGAATCGGTCTTTTCAAAATGCCTCTGTATTTGGTGGAATGGGTGGCCTCATCAGTGCCATTACAGCACCCGTAACGGATTTACTTCGGCCTACACGTAAAGAAGATATTGTTGGACTGACTCGTCAAGGAAATGCCGGGTCTACGGTAGCCAATCCTACGATCAAAGATATCTACGTTGCTCCAACGATTAAACAAGGGACCATGTATAATGCGTATGATGCAGGTGGTCGCGCCTATGCCCCCGTTACAGATGGTGGCTATCAAGTAAGTGAACAACATGTTGGACAAACGGAACGTGATACCACGTCGGTTCCCTACATGGGTACAGGGTTGAGCGTGTTGCCTCAGCCCATGTCTAACCATGCCGACTTGTCTGCCTCTATTTCAGCGAATCGCATGACCCATGGTCGTATTGCAGGTGGAAACATACAAACGTTCAACTCTACGATCAACCAGACAACGTCTACCAATCGGTCGTTGCTTCATACGCCTTATACGGGAGGGATGGGGTCTTCCATTGCCAACGTTTCACCTAGTATGGAATTATATGGAGGAATACGTAACGCCAATAAATATGCAGAGCCAGATCGGAACACGTCTGATTTATTGGATGCCTTTAAGAAAAATCCGTATACGCATAGTTTACATAGTGTAGCTTAAAATATCGCGTTCAAATTCGGGAACAAGAACGGGTTCCTGACCAATCTTCATGTAGGTCGTGCGATGAATATCATTGAGGATACCATTGAGGTCCTCTTTGATGGGTTTACCGGCACGTAGGGCTTGAATCATTTCTTCACGATGGGATTCTAATTCACGTTTCTTTTTCTCGCGTGCTTGACTTTGTTCTTCATGGCGACGTTGGGTATCTTCATAAACGCGTTTCTTTTGTAAATAGTCATTCTTGAGTGTAGCTAGATCGGTAGTCTTTTTGTATTCAAACATGAGGTCAAACTTTTCACGTAAAACGTGATTGGTAATCTTGATGTACTCTTCTTGTTGAGAGGTGTACAGTTGGTCAAAGGTGAGGTAGGTGGGAATGACAATGTCCATGTTGCTTTTGCAAGAGGGTGTTTGACAGATGACGGTCAAGGTTCTGTCTACTTCGGAGAAGACAAGGGGACTCTTTTTACAGTTGGGACATTTGGTCTTGTATTTACGCTGAAGGGCATAATATTCCGTATACGAAGGTGGAATCCGAATCACACCTATTTTTTTTACTTCCATATACTATGCCTACAAAATACAACAGACGAAGACAACGTAACCGATCAAGGAAATCAAAGAAAGTAAGAAAACAAAGGGGGGGGTGTATCTGATAATACAATTAGGTTATTAATAAATGAATACGGTGGTCGTCCTTTGGCACCGGATATAAAGGAATTATATGATTTTTCAGTTAATAATAGTAGTATTATAACTGAACCATTTCATGAAGTAGTAACATATACAAAAGAAATATTTGGTACTCTTCTTAGTATGCCTAGAGTACCGGAAGGTATTACACCAGAAATGTTGCAAGAGTTTCAAGCGGAAATTAGAAGACTTGTTGAACTTGGAAGACCGCCAAGATAATCAAGTGCATCAGTATAAAAAATAGTGATATTAAATTTTAACGTTTGTATTTTTAAAGATCCAAGTACTCGGACTGAATGGTGTAGGTTCGGCCTTCATGGTGGATGACGACTTCCTCTGTCAATTCACGAATAAACTGCTTCAGTTTATCCGTGACGGGTACTGGTTTAAATGTCACGTGCGTAAATTGCTCTTCCACGGTTACTTTCTTGACGCATTCTACGCCAAGGTAACTCTCCAGTGCCTCCTTGATCTGACCCCCATGGTTGCAAAGAATCGGTGGGAGAATCATTGTATATCATCCATGAAGAAAGTATCGTTTCAATTTTATCCAACATAAGGTAGACTTTTTTGTATCGGTTGGAACAATTTGGGTGCATCTACGGTAACCTTGAAATAATGAAATAACGTCTTTTCATCTACCTCTCTATGTCTACTTGCTTGTGGATCATACAAATAAACCACGTCTTTGTATTTGTAAGCAACAATATAGTGTCCATTTTTTTCTAATTGTAACAGTAACATGGTTGCATGATTGTTTGCTAAATTATGTTTTAAAAATGGTTTTATAAAACGTCTGTTGTATACCTCTATCGTTTCGTCTGGTTTAAACCCGAAATTGATACGGAAAAAAGTGATCAATTCTTTGATATAAATACCGATTTTACCTTTTGTATTGACTTCTTCGGCACTCTTTTTTGCATGGTCTACTTCTAATAAACCTAGTGCAAATAAACTTTGATAGCCGCAATCTAGTTTGGGTGCTTTACTTAAATTGGTGTACTCTTTGAATTGGTCAGGTGTATCAAAATGGATTTGAAACAATTCTCTTTCACTTAAGTAGATTGGTTTTTTAAAACGACATGCATACTGTGTACGTGGGGTAGCCTTTATTTTTGGTTCACATACGCCTTGTTTGTTTTTTCGTGTACCATTGGGACACCGTTTTGGTTTGTATGGATTTAGATCTGGTACTGGAGATGGCTCTGGCTTTGGTTTTTTTGGTTCACACACCCCTTGTTTGTTTTTTCGTGTACCATTGGGACAACGCATAATAAGTTCTATTATTTTTTATTAAATGGACCCATGTACTAAATGGGAAACATTCCGATTCAACGCATCAATTTTGAAGATATTCAATTTGCACAAAAGAATGAATCCCTCATCATCAATACGTTACCTTCTACCGAGCAATCCTTGCTGATTCAAGGCACCATTTCATGGGAAAAAGAAACAAAGGCAGTAGAAGTGGCCATTCAAAAAAAGGAATCCATCTTTGTCTACGGTAGACATTGTAACGATGAAACCATTTACTTGAAATATGAGCAAATACGTAAATTAGGTGGTAAAGTGTATTTGTACGCAGGCGGATTATTTGAATGGCTTTTGCTACAGGACATTTATGGATCCTCCTTTCCAACCACCTCTACTTTCAAAACGATAGATTTATTAAAATATAAACCACCTACCCTATTAAATACAAAATATCTTACTTATTCATGGCAGGAGGATTGTTAAATTTAGTATCTGGTGGATCTCAAAATGCAATCATGTACGGGAATCCACAAAAAACGTATTGGTCTAGTGTCTACAAACAAATTACCAATTTTGGATTACAAAATTTTCGTTTAGAATACGAAGGCTTACGACAACTTCAATTGAATAACGATACGATTTATACGTTTAAAGTAAAGAGGTACGCCGAGTTGTTGAAAGATACTTATTTTGTCATTCAATTACCAGACATTTATAGTCCACTCTATACGGATGGTGTCAGCACGATTCCTTATGAATTTCAATGGATTAAAAACATAGGTGCCATGATGATTCGGAACATTCGTTTTACTATTGGTGGTTCTTTGATTCAACAAATGTCGGGTCAGGACATTATCGCCATGGCCAATCGTGACCTTACGTCTACCGAAAAAGCAAAATGGGATGAAATGATTGGAAACATTCCCGAACTCTACAATCCAGCAGGATACCATAACGGTATTTATCCAAATGCCATGTACCAGGATACGGCTGCTTATAAAGCCAATGGGTCAGAACCATCCATTCGTGGACGCCAGATTCGTGTACCTTTACCTATTTGGTGGGCATTGAATGCGCAACAAGCCTTCCCCCTCGTATGTCTTCAGTACAATGAGCTTCAAATTGAAATCACGCTACGTCCCATTCGCGAATTATTTCAAATCAAAGACGTGACTGCTACCAAAACCGTCATTGCGCCTTCTTTTACAAATCCAAGCCATCAATTTTATTACTTTTTACATTCACCACCCGAAATGTTAGATCAATATTCCAAAATAACGTCCTGGAATGAAGGTGCTCATTTATCCTGCACGTATTGTTTTTTATCGGATGAAGAAGCTTACCTCTTTGCCAGTAAAGAACAAAAGTACCTAGTACGTGAGCTTTACAATACATGGTTTTATGGTATATCGGTCACGGATAAATTATGGTTACAAAATTCTACCGATTTAGTACTAGATTGGATGTTTTTGTTTCAAAGGTCTGACGTAGCCAATCGTAACGAATGGAGTAACTTTACGAATTGGCCTTACGATTATTTACCGAATGATGTTGCTCTCACTACCATGGAAGATACGAATGGAACACCCATTTTTATTATGCCATCCTATTCTCAAGAAAATATAAAAGATATTCCCTTGTACCTCGGCATTACGTTAGATGGTACAGTACGTGAAGAAATGAGACAAGCAACCATGTACCGATACGAGCAACAATATTTAAGAAGTGAAGGCGGTGGATTTACCTCCCTAGATGGACTCTATACGTATAACTTTTGTTTGAAAACGGATCCCTTTTCTACGCAACCATCGGGTGCCATTAATTTATCTAAATATTCGTTGATTGAGTTGGAAGTGAATACCATTACGCCTACATTGAATCAAAATGCATTGTATTTTCCCATTTGTGATCCGTTAACGGGTGAATCCGTAGGTGTAACCAAATCCTCTACTTCCCTTTATAACTATACCTATAATGTTCTTGTGATTGAAGAAAGGTATAATATCTTATCCTTTGTGGGAGGCAATGCAGCGCTCATGAATGCCCGATAGGCAGAACCTACGGTTCCGCACCTCCCTATGACCCATAATATAACGGGGTCGTAGGGGCTAGCCCCTACAAAGATCCGTTGCAGGGGTTCTGCAAAAAAATTGAAACGAATCTTTACATTGTGTTGTTATACAAATGGAGTTTAAAAAGATTGAATCGTTGCACTTGGAGCAAGGCAAAGAATATAAACTTGGGCATCATTACAGAGGCATTTACACAGGCATTTACACAGTAACACGATGTAGGAGTAAGAATTTTCCTGACGGGGTTGAATGTATGCTTGAGTTTGATGTACGGTGCTTAATGAATCCTAAAGATACTCTGAAAATGTCATTTTCTCCCGATGCGTTCTTTGGCGAGTTCTCGGACTTTAACTCAGAAAAGGAAAATAGGGGCTCGCCATAACCCCGTTGAAGCTTCACCGGATAAAAATCAGAAAAAGCTGGACATCCTCAACTACCTCTTTTTTTACAGAAGCTTCCAGCTTCACCGGGTAGGGAAGCGTCCAGCTTCACCGGGTAGGGGCTTGCCCCTACAAAATTGAAACGTATTTTCCTTTTGTATTTACAAAAATGGGGTTCAAGAAAGTAGATCACGTCAACATGGAGTACAACAAAGAATATAAAATTGGTGATTCTTTCAGAGGTATTTACAAGGGAAGACAATGGACAGAATATGCTTACCCTAGACATGGATGGGGATGTCATTTGGAATTTGAAAATATACGATACTTAGACAAACAACTATTTGTCCCGATCATGGTCTTTTCTACGAGTGTTTCCTTTTCAGAGTTCTTTTCTGAAAAGAAAGCGATTCAGTCTTGCATGGAGCACCGCGCCGTTAACCTTATCCTTCGCCAGATTATTGGCGACGATACCTTTTCTTGGGTAGGGGACGAGTCCCCTACGACCCCGTTATAAATGGGAGGGGCTCGCCCCTACCCGGTGAAGCTGGAAGCTTCATATAATTCTACCGTCCAGTTCTCTCCTTCTACCTGAACCACGTCTTTGGAAGAAACCGAATCACACCCTGGAAATCCAATACTCTTCTTCTTTTTTACCGTAAGGGGAACCTTGATACCATCTATAATCGTATAATAATACCAAAGGTCACGACGAAGATTGGCTGGTTTTCCAAATAAGGGAATTCGCCGATCATCGCGTTTCAAGTAGCCGACTTGTGTATAGTCCATGTCTAGATAACGTATCGGCGGTGCATACGGGTTACGAACCGTATCATAGTCATCTTGAACCAACTCTACTTTATGCGTTTCTGGATGTTCCAAAATAGGTGTAGGCAACACTACATAAGCTAACATACCGAGTAACAAGATGCCCCATAAAAGTTTCATACTATAGATACATATTTTTCAAAGTACTCTTTGGTCGCACATTTTTTGTGACTTATTTTCGTATACTGTTCATAAAAGGCAAATTTATCTTCTTGTGTACATACATTCATCGCCATGTCAATGTCTAGATTTTTATTCCAAATCGTACACTTGTAATACATAACCGTTGTTCCATCTATCATCACGGATGGATACTCTACTGAAAGTACCTCTTTCATAGACTCCATCGTAAGTGTAGTTCTCTCTTGTTTTTGAAACACATCCAGTACCTCTTGTAGATCATATGAATACTCTTCATCGGCAATCATGTACTTATCCCAAAAATGTTTAAATTTCAATAAATTAGTTTGCATGGTAGTGGTAAGCTGACATACTTCTCCTTCACAAATACCCATTTGTTGTAGAATGGCTTTGAAATTTTGTTGCGATACCACAAACGGAAGGAACTTACTCCTTAAAAAGGTTTTCCACAAAAAGTACGCGTCTTTGTACACCATGGTCCCACCCTTGGTTGTGTACGAATCTAAAAAGAGTTGTACGAGTGACTCTGGTGTATTTTGTTTTAATAGAAGCACATCATGTCTCTGTTTTTCTTTTAAATAATCATCTGAACTGTACTGGTTAGAATACGTAACGGCGGCAATAATCACCTCTAACGGAAGTAACGGTGTATACTCTTTACATTGACCCGGTATGACTCTACATAAATCATACGTATGATCATAATATTTGTGTTTGAATACGTCTAAGGATTTATGAAGTAAAAAGCAAAATGATTCATGCAGAGACTTTAAAAAAGGTTTGTACGATACGTCTATGTAAAAAATATATTGATTTTTTCCTAACAATACGTCTCCTAAAATGACCAAAAAGTAAGACGCAATCTCTTTTGAAAACGGTAACGCATTGCGTATCATTTTTGAAACATAGGTATTGGTGGATTGTAAAAATAAATTTTCTTTGATACGTTTGAGAATGACCGAAATAATTTTTGTTTTGGAAGAAATGAGACTTTTATCCAAAAGAGAACAAATCAAATGTAAAATGGTATCCTCGTGTACCACTTTATAGTCCAACGTATGTTGTACAAACACTTCTGTTTGCGGAATATAAAAAAAAGAATATTGGCTAAAAAAAAACGTAATGAATTCTTCACGTTTTTCTAACAAGGCCTGTTTCTTTTGTTGCTTTTTATCATACTCTTCTTCCAAGGAAGCCATGAGGACTGGAAGATTCGCCAGATAATCCTCTACTTTTTGTTTCATGTATTCATGGTGTTTATACTTGTCGCGCAGAGCGTCTATGATATTCATTTCATGTTATATCCATGTTGGGTTTAAATCGTTTTATGAAATGCGTTTGGTAGGAATGTCAGCCGATACACAGTAGAGAGTATTCTCTGTCATAATAATGTACTCGGTCTCTACCTTGAATACCTTGGCAATGGGGCTGGTATACTCCTCCTCGTTCTTGACTAACATCTTCTCGCCACTCTCCCTCACTCCAATGACGACCTCCTTGGTAAGCGACTTGTTCCAGTAATCTAGGGCAATGGGCTTGTCATGCTCTAACGCTAGCTTTACTAAATGCTTCATCGTAGTGTCAGAAGGTACCTTACTCATAAATAATACCTTACTATAATGCTTTAAATTGTTATTTTAGAAGAATATATTTTTTAATTTTTCTTATAGGTGTTTCTTTTTTACTATGAACGCAATTCGTATCTACCACTTGACTATATTCTTCAAATAAAATCGTTACTAAATAAGCATAAATTTCACGAATCACCTTGTCTGTACATTTCCCCACAATCAAGATGCTACCCGTTCTGAAAATCATGAAAGAAATGGCAATGGACGCTGGTATAGTCGTCACTCCATCGTCATAATAAATTTTACATTGAATCCCTGGATACGAACACGAATCATACACAGCTGAAATATTATATTTAGAAATCAACAATTGATAGAGTGCAGCACGATTGATAAAGTATCCGCAATTGAAATTGGAATTAATGAGGACGGTTTCTTCACAACTTTTATGATAGAGAATCGTCGGGTACATGGGTCGCAACACTTCCAACAAGGCTTCAATGATGACTGGAATGTGCGCTACTTGTTGTACGCCTGGAATCTCTATTTTGCCAGTGTTGAATATTTTTACATGAAACTCTTTGTACACTCCAATATGTACTCTAAGAATCAACACGAAACAATTGTAAAAGGCGCCCTTTTGTTTCACTCGGTACGACACGATATCCTTTTTGGAGATACCAATCGTTACTTTTCGTATGTCTTTGTACGTAATCATCCCTTTGGAATTATCAATATGTTGTAGCACCGTACAATATCCATAATCGTAGCCACTTACGCTGGCTTCAATCGCCTCTACTTCTTGCATGGTTGTACTGTTGAATTTCATTTGTTTTTTGATGACGCCTACACGAGGCAAAGAGTACGGTATCACGGGAATGTTCCAAAAGGTCGTTTTTAAGTCAATGGCTTGATTTAAAAACGAAATGATTGTATTCGTAGATACATAAAGAAGGGTAGAAAGAGGAGTAGGTCCAGTAGAGGCTTGCTCTACGACAGAGGTATATTCGGTATCTTTCAAGAAAGAATCCCATTCTCCATCTAGATCCATTGTTTTACAACCTGGTAGGTTCTTTAAATCAATTTAATGACATATAATAGATAACGTATCATCACTTCTGTAGAAAGGGACGTATGAAATGCCAGCTCTAACGATCCCATGGGGATAGATTTATGTAAAGCCAAGTAATACACATATTCTTTCAACAAATGTTTTGGATCCATGTTATGTAGCGTGGATAACTGTTGCAGATACGAAGTGGTCTCTTCTAAGGATAACGTGTACATGGTTTCCCATACTTCTGTTTGAATCGGTAACGACGGATTATACTGATTCGTTTGTAAATAATTAATCATACTTCTAATATCCGACCCGTACATGCGCTGAATCCCCTCTAGATGTGCTCGCGTATAAGCAATTCCCTCTTTTTTTACAATGGTTTCTAAGAAATCCAACATCATAGGGATAGGTAACGCATTAAATTTAATTTTGATAAAGAGGGTTTGTAACGTATCCTCTATTTTACTAATATAATTACAAATCAAACAAAAGGAAACCGTCACTGGAGTATGCAACAAGTAGCTAAGGGCTTGCTGTGCCGATTTTGTCATGGAATCCACTTCATCTAAGATGACAAACTTTTTACCTTTACTAAAAAAAGGTTTCGTATGTACAAACGAATAAATTTGCGATCGGATCGTATCAATCCCACGCTCATCCGATGCATTTAAATGAATGACAAGTCCTGGATTCACCTCTCCTTTTTTTTCTTGAAAGGATTGAATTAAATTTAAAATAGTGGTTGTTTTCCCTGTTCCAGGAGGTCCATAAAACAACATATTAGGAATATATTCTTGTTCCAACATTTTTTGAAACAACAGTTGATTGGTTTCCTCCAATACAATCGTATCAAAGGAAGAAGGACGATATTTCTCTACCCATGGTTCCATACCAACCCTTGTCCATTTGTCATTAAATTGAAATTAAAAAGTATTTCCTACTTACAAAATGAAGTGTTCTCAGTGCAAAAAAACACACGCCGTACTAGTGACTTGTAAATGTGGCCAGTCTTTTTGTTTGAAAGATCGTTTTCCAGAAAAACATTCTTGTACCCATGTACCCGAACTCTTTCAAATAGAAAAAATAGTTAAGGAAAAAATAATAAAACTGTGAAAAAAATATATATCTATGGTATGTCTTCAAGAAGTCGTACAGGATTTAGTGCAGCAGGTGCCGGATTAACCAGCCATAGAGTCAATGTAGCCTTGAACACAGCGGGTGGCTTCCGTAAACAAGGTATTGCGTCGCGTGTTGGTCTCGGCTACCGCTCCAACCGTGCCGTACAAATTGAGGCCAACGGCACTGCCTACGGTCGTAACTTGATTTTCCACATTAACCAGCTTGGTGGTGTAGGTGCCGGCAAAAGTATGTTCAACGTACCTGGCAGCTTTGTACACAAACGCGGCATGAGACGTATGGCGCCTTATTCTTTTGATAAAAATTCTATTTCTTAAGTTATGTGGGCTCTTTTATGTATTTTCTATTTTTTTTTGCAATACCAAATTGCAAAAATAAAATCTCCTTCAGATCCTTTCCCCGAAAAACAATGGAAAGAAAAATTAAATACATTAATACTATGAGTGAAGTAGAATTGTATGCCATTCAATCTAAATTTAATCAAGCAAAAGCAGAGTATATTACCTTGATGGGAACCATTCAAACCACATGTTTAGGAAATCAACTCTCCAAAGAATGTCAAAAAGCAGCTACTCTAAATGCAGACATGCAAACGTATTTGATACAAATGTCCAACCTCATCAAAAATGCTCCTACTTCTTTACCAAAACAAAAAGAATTATTAAACGTGTCTAATCAATTAGATGGCGAGATGGACACACTCACTTCTTTAGCCCAAGAAGAAGAGGATGGTCAAGTCATTTCCAACATGAATTATTCACATGCTCTCGCGTGGACGCTTGGTGCCATTACCATTGTGTTGGTTATCCTTCAATCTAGAAAATAAATCTATATACTAATGGACTATATAGATAAATTAAAAAAATACGTCTCTGGGAAAAAGTATGCGAACAAGCATATCAAAACACCGGATGCAACCGGTTATGTTACTGCTACAGGCGTATCTAAACAATACAGCAGCAGCGCTGACTATCAAGCCACGGCTGGAAAAAACGGTTGTCCTTCTGAGTTTGTTACGTTGACACCAAAGTGGGATGAGTTAGGGTTTCCTGTAGGGTCCCTTATGATACCTGGTCAATCCTGTGGGAATGAAAATAAATATGTTCAATCCGAACCACCCAAAACAAATTTTGATTGGAAGTATTATTTACAAAACAATCCCGATTTGGGAAACGCCGGACTTACTACGGAACAACAAGCCAATGATCACTGGAACACGTATGGTAAACAAGAAGGACGTGTTCCCAATGGTACCATTATGGCATCCATGGCTGCTCTTGGAAAAATCGGCTATGTGGATGTAGATACGACCCTACATGACGTACCGGGTACACCTACTGGCGAATTTAAAGAATTTTTATCTAGGTCAAACGTAACTGGTACACAGATGCAAGACTGTAGTAGACCCCTTCCCGTGTTAAAATACGGTGTACCCATTGTCTTTACACAAAATAATCAAAAAGGATCGTTACAATCTACCTCTCTTGGCTTTGGTACATCCAGCAGCGAATTTTTCTTTCGGCCGCCTCCAGGAAATGACAGACAAGGACAAGACATCAAGTATGGTGACCAAGTATGCATTACAAGCTCTAGCTCTTCGCATACAGAATGCGGCTGGTGGGGATGTAAAGTAGCGTCGGTGAATTCATCCAAACAAATGTTTTTTGGGCCGGGTGGTGAAAAAACACACACTTTTTACATTATTCCACCTTTAGAACAGTTTGATTTATTGAACACTCCCATTAAATATGGGTTTCCCTTTATGCTCGTCTATATTTACAAGTCTAACGTAGCCAAAGTAAAGAAGGGTGCTTCTGTAAACTGTAATTCAGGTACGGAACCACCCGGTATGCCTGGTGGTGTTTACCGCTATTCTGGGAACAATACACTTCAATATTATCCTACCCCAGAAATTGCTTCTTCCTGGAATCCAAATTGGGGAAGTGCCGTAAACATAGATTGTAGTACGTATAAGTTGGGTGACACCGCTACCAAGTTTAACACGGCTTCCTTGAAAAATGGAGATGCAGTTGGATGTGCATCCGGTAAAGAGTTACCCAATGGTGTACAAGGCGGTATTTACCGTTACGTAGATGATAATGTGTTACGCTGGTACCCGAACCCAGAGATTGCTAGTGCATGGGATCCGAATTGGAGTAGTCGTATCAAATGGTCTGACTGCACTTCGTACAAGGCAGGGGAACCCATGACAAACGTCATCTCTAGTAACGAAGTACCAGAGGTTCCCATATTTGCCTACGTATCTAATGGTAAAGTAGTCTTTGGAACTGTAGCAGAGTCCAATGGATCCAATCTATTTTCTACGTACTATCCCAGTACCGATACGTCATGCGATTTGAACTTATTGAAACAAATGTGTACCGATGATTGTAAGGGTATCCTACATTCTCCTTCCAACAATACGTGGCAAAAGATTACGCCTTCCTCTACTTATAAAATCACTACTACCGTACAAGATTTTTATATGAAAGAGGCGACCGTAAATCTAAACGACAAGTCTTGTGATACGGGTAAAGCGCAGTTTGTTGAGTCAAGTCTATTTGCCAATTATCCGAAAGGTGGAGCGTTTAAATCAGGTGGGTCTAACCAATGTAACATTGCTACTCCTCTCACGCCTTATAAAGGAGATGGCATGGATACCTCTGAAATGGCATCGTATACACCCTCTTTAGTCACACTACAGCAGCAACAAGAACAAAATACAAGCGCAATGAAAACAAAAACAAAACAGTATCGCGAAGTAACCCAAGGGATTAAAAATACGCCTACTATGGATACTTTAGAACAACAATATTTGGACATGACTGTATTTGATAGTCAACATAAAACAAATTTGATACTTTGGGGTGTCATTAGTGCCTCTATTTTAGCTATTTTGTTGATTCGTAAATAATATGTTTCTATACCATGGATTTACAAGATACCATTACTAAAATTAATGAACTACAAAAAACAGAACAACAATTATACGCGTCTCTTACAAAGAATGCAGAACAAGTTGCGTTGGGTAGATCCAACGTATTTACAGAGGAAGATATTCAACAAATTACGAATCAAATTAATTCACTTTCTGCTGCAAGAGTCAACTTGTATAATACCTTGTCTGATTTATACAAGGCACAAATTACGAGTGAATCTACCATGAAAGCATCTATTGATCAACAAACAGAAACACTACAATTGTTAGAAACGGAATTGAATCGGTCCAAGAAAAAAATGACTGCTATTAAAGATGAAAAGTTGAATCATTTAAAAATGATTGAAATTACAACGTATTATAGTAAAAAATATGATGCACAAAAAAGTATCATGCAACTCATTGCCGGGTTTGGTATCTGTTTATTTATATCCATGTACTTTCAATTGAATGCATTAACGACGTTGATTGTTGTTGTAGGCATTATTTGGATTGGGTATCGTTTACTGAATATGGCAATGCGTGATAGTGAAAATTATGATGAATTTAACTTTTTTAATACTCCTGCAACCGATGGATTAGATCACCCGATTGGTCTTTCTGGTAAGTCCATTGGAAAAATATGTATTGGCTCGGTTTGTTGTAATAAAGGAACTGTCTGGGATGAGAGATTAGGTTGTGTGATAGATAAATAAAGCAGTACTATATGGGTGATATAGATATACAACAAAAATTAGATGCGATACAAAAACAAAACGAGGCACTCTTACAACAAACGCCAGCAGAGCGTAATGCAGCCGAAGTGAATGAATATTATCAAGATTATCTTCAAGCACAAACTGTAAAAGATCATGCACCTAAACAATTAAAAGAAGCGGAAGAAAGATATTACAAGGCGAGATACGGAGATAAATACATGGATGTACAGACACAAAAGTATATTGCTGAAAGTAAAGATGTTTTAGAAGCCATGATGGAAACCCATCAAACTCAATTAACAGAACTAACCGATGAAATAAAAACGTATACGGCAACGGCTACGTATTTGAGAAATATGGAAGAAGTACAAAATACATGGTTGATGAAAACAAAAAAGTGGGTAGATCAAATCAATCAATCTAATACAAGTTTGAATAATAGAAATACATTTTATACGGATGAAGAGCAAAAGCAATTATCCGGTTGGATTTTATTTGAAAATTGTATTTTGATATCCTTTATAGTCGTTACGATTGTGTTGACAATCATGAATAAACAGGATATTCAAATGAAAATAATTGGATGTACTGCATTGGCATGTATTTTATTTTTTACCAATACGTTTCTTACATGGTTGCGTTATTTACCAAAATCGGTAACGTTTTATACACAATGGGGATATGACCCCATGGAATCTAAAATACCGTGGTTGTTGATATTTATCTTTTTATTATTTGGAGCTGTTTGTGTAGTCTATATTACTGCAATCACAAATTTTTTAGAAAATATGACAGATAGATGGAATGGAAGACCTCCAAGACATATAGATGCACGTTATGAACCGAGGGATCCAAGGTATCCGGTATACGGAAGAACAGATCCAATATACATGAGGAATGCAAGGTACGGCACAGATCCAAGGTACGGAACTACAAGGACAGACCCAAGGTACGGCACAGACCCAAGGTACGGAACTACAAGGTACGGCACAGACCCAAGATCCGGTACTGTTCCAAGATGGGCTCCTTCTCGCGCAGAATTATTATCCGAACTATCCGCCAGAGAAGCGCGTCGCCGTTAAAATGGAATATCATCTTTATAATTTAAATGTGAATCCAAATGGTAAAGTAACAAATAAATCTGATATTTACGCTGTTCTTGCGTATATACCGGAATCGTATCCAACATCTTTTTTACATAGGCATTGTACGCTGGATGACTTTGATGGGTTCTGACCCACTTAGGTGCCGGATATTTTTTGGTAGGCATAATTTTCAAATTTTTACAATGATTGATATTCAAATCGTAGAGAGCTGGATGTTTTTTTAAACATTTTGGAATCAAATGATGATCTTCTGTATACTTGAGTCCCATTTCCTTTTTTAGCCTTAACCGTTCCTTGTTTAGCTTTCTATCGTACTCAAACAAGGGTTGGGGTACATAAATCGTGCGAAACAATATACCTGGTATAATGGATAACATGGTTAGTTTCATCTACTATAGATGCGGGTTTGTTTTTAATGTATTACCAGAGAATGTATTATATTTTGTATTTTCTACATGAATACCAATAACATGAACTGGTATGTTACGTTGATTAAACACAAGAGCTTGTCCCCATTCACCTGTATCATATTCAGGTTGAATTGGTTCAAATGCTCGCTTTAAATTGTTATGAAATAAAAAAAGCATATCGTCTACTATAATATCATGCTCCACCTCATCATACTGTGAATCACCAATATCTTTCCATATTCCTTCTCCATTGATAGACATACCATACGGAATATTGCGTGGACCATAATAAACTCTTGCACGGGCATTAATGGCTTCTTTAGACAAGACAGAAAAAGGTATAGGTTCCAATAATTTTATATCTGGTCTAATTTTCATGTACCAGTCATAGTCTAACTCCGTACTGCTTATAAAGTCGCATACTTTGCTAAGTTGTCGGTTTGGATTAATGACCTTGTACTTGAATGTTATGATAGATTCATAATGATGAAAATCGTCTTGATTAGATATTCCACAATACTCTACATCCTGATCAATCATAGAATCACGTAAAGCAATGATATTGTTTATCCATTGCGGATCCATTTCATGAGAACATAGTAGAACGAATACCTTCATAGTAAAGTTCAAGAAATAGTACACCATGATTTTAACTTAACTGGTTCCGGTTCTATCTCAATCACATCATGTTCGGTCTCCACGATGGGTTCTGGAAAAGGTTCCTCTTTTTCTGCAGGATTTGGCTCAGGAAACATTTCAAGAATCAACGATTCTGATCCAAACGTAATGATTGGTTCGTCCATAATACCCAAAAAGATAATTATTTTACTTCATGTATTTTTTTTTCTTGAAACAAAAGGTCACCTTTGATGTAGGCCTGTTCTATTATTTTTTTATTTGTGATAATTTCCACGTCAAACGACACTGGTTCACAACAAAGTGTAATCGCATAATACATCATAAATCGTCTCTTTTCTTTACTAGATGCACTATAAGCCGAAGAGAACAAAGATAAGGACGCCCGCACTACTTTTTCTACCAAAGGATCCTTTGCATAGACCAAAATGGTTTCCCATACTAACCAAATGGGATCTTTACTTTGTCTATCCGCCAACACACATTTACGTGTATGAAAAAAAGCAAGTAACCATTCTATCCAAAAACAGGCACCAATCGCATTCTTTTCATGCAACATGTACGAAAATTCATTCATCGGAATAAATAATTCTTTGGGATCATTTGGACGAAATGCCTTGTTAAATTCAATCGTCGGTGCTTTGAGTCTAATTTTTGGTATCCCCTCTTCTTTTGGAATGGGTATAATTTCATACGCATGACTACGTTTAGAAGACGCCAATACACAGACGATTTCTAAAAAGAGTTTACGTATCTCTGGATTATTTCGTACTTCTAATACAGTAGTGTCTTCCATCCGTTTTTTAAATCCCTGATACCGCATATCTAGGTACAATGGTAACTTGGGATTTCCCCGATGAATGTGACGAAACGAAAAAAGAAAAATGAGTTCCCATACATCTAACAATAATCCACTACAAATGAGTTCCGTGGTCCAGTTACAACACGCTTCCAGTAATCCTTTATTCATTGTATTCATCCATTCTCGTTTTACATCGGTGCGTTTGTATTTGGAAAACGTCATCACTTTAAATTGTTCTTCTGTACGTATATCTTCAATCATATACAGTTTACAGAAAAATCCTCCCCTTTTTAACTTTAAATATAGTATGTTGCTTCAAACCATTCTATCTATCCTATGTATTTTACTCTTTTTACAACTCTTTTCCAAACCCAAAGAAGGATTCACCTGTTCGTATGCAAAAGCATTTGACCAAGAACACGTCGTCTACTATGATACCTTGGTTTACGATGGTCTCAAGCAACAACAAGAACTTTTCTTCTTAGACCCTATCCTACCTTCCGATAGTAACGTGTTAGACGTAGGATCCGGTACGGGTCATTTTGTCAATGCCTTGAAGGAAAAAGGTATCCACACTACCGGTGTAGATTCATCCAATGCCATGGTTCAATACGCGAAAAAACGGTACCCCCATGAATACTGGATTGGAGATGTATCCAACACATCTCTTTTTCCTCAAGGAGGATTTACCCATATTTGTTGTATGTACTATACGATTTATTATTTGAAATCTACTTTTTTTCAAAATGCAAAGCAATGGTTACAACCGGGCGGTTACCTCATTGTTCACCTTTCCAAAGAATGGAAATATGGCCCTACCTCACGTTTTCAAGGTCCCTTTACTTACTCTTCCTCACACGTCTACGATAAACATCACGAGTTCATTACCGTCAAAGGAAAAAGAAAACGATTTGAACACAAGATTACCTGGCGGTCTATCCCTACCATGATCGCCCTTGCCAAAGAAGCTGGATTCACCGTACATTCCATTTATAGTTATCCCTTACCTTACCAGGGTGAGTATCTATACGTCTTTCAGTAAAGCTTTCCATGCAACGGGAAACGCGGCTTCAATCAAGTCACTTACTTGTTGCGCATACTCTTGAATCTCTTTTTGGGCATGTGGATCCATACGCAACTTACAGAGACGAGCATAAGCCGCAAGAGAACCCGTCTCAATGAATTCGGTATACATACTCATCGGTAACGTAGCCCGAGCGATTTCAGGAGCAACATTGTTTGCCAAGAGCGAATAATAGGCTTTGAGAGCATCGCGCATGGCTTGATCATAGACTTCTTTGACAACGGGCGACGTTACCGCGGTATTCTTGGACCCTTGTTTCAGATTCGGATCTCTCTCACGGAACTCGGTAGGGTACCATAGTTCAGGTGGCGTGTCCACGTAGCGCCGGCTTACTTCATTACGTGCAAAGCCTATGGTATGACGAAACCATTCACGGGCGACAAAGATGGGCATTTTGATACGAAACCGAAGTTGAGGATGAAAAAAGGGACTGGTATGATTGTGATCGGCTAAATAATGAATTAATTTTTCGTCGCGTGGACACATTTCCAAGGACTCTTTCTGAAAAGAAACGCGAGCGGCATTGACAATGGTTAAATCATTCCCGAACGTTTCCAACAATTCAATCATAGAATAATAATAGGAGTATTATTTATGTCCTTTTCGGGAAAAACTCTTTTATTACCAAACTATTATCCTGATCCTCATCCCTTTGTCTTTTTCAAAGTGATTACGGAGGGAGAGAATCCTTTTGATGATATGCCAATCAAACGTATTTGTCTGACACCCAAAGGAACCGATACACCTGTTATTGCACAAGTAGCTTCGGTTGATATATTTGATGATGAATTAATGATGTTAGTAAAAGAAGATAATAAAGACATGTACAGTGTCAATACACGTAACTATTATATCATGGAAGAAGATAAAGTAGAGTGTGAACTTCAAATAAAATTTGAAAACATAACATTGGAAACCATAAATGATGAAATGGAGAATAAATTGATGAAAGCAATGATACGAGACCCTTCTATTGCACAAAAAATACCCAAAGTATTATGGCAACGTCCAAGTTTTAAACGAAAAATAGATGTGGAAAGAACAAAAGGAAGACTAAGAAGTCTAGATACTATTGGAGATTCTACTGGTGCCATTCACTTTAATTCTGTTTTATCAGATGATAATGTGTATAGAATCAATGAGATGTTAGGTGTTCAGACAGATCCAGTAGAGTTAGCTGAAGCAAGACGGAGAAAAACAATGCGTCTTACTCCCGTTTTAGCACCACCACGTGCACAAGAAAATGCAAGAGACGGTTATTTTAGTAGTTTTCGTCGTATGTTTGGTAGAGGTACACGTAGAAAAGGACGCAAACGTACACGACGATTTAAAAAATAATATATACTATGTTAGCCGAAACTATTTTATTACCAATGAAATGTCCAGATCCTAATGTTATTTTTTTCAAAAGAGTAACTAGTATTCCGGAGAATACCAAAATAAAAATTTACTATAATGAACGTGTTATTCAGGTAACTGCGTTTGAATCTACTGTACAACCTACCTATATTCAATGTGTAACCAAATTACCAGATCGTACGGCTCCTCATATCTTGGATTCACGTAAAGATATTATTATGGAAGCCGATCCGATAGACGTTGAATTAGAAGTCAATGAAAGACTCCTTTTAAAACATCGTGATAATCTTTCTGTGTTTATGAAAATACCCAGTCGTTTATGGAAAGATGAAACCTTTCGTAATAAACTTAGACCCGAACATGAAAAAGCACAAGCACTCATGAATCAAGTACATCGTAGATCTGCATTTGAACATTCTGATTTACCAGAAGATATTTCACACCATGTAAATGCGTTTTTAGGAGTTACACCAAAAACACCTAAAACACTTAAACCATGTAAGACAGGATGTTCTATTTCAGGAGGAAGAAAACATACACGAAAAAATAAAAAGAAGAGGTATGGACGACTTTGATTTCTCGCTTTGCCATGGCGACGGTGTCTGGGATGAGCCTTATATTTGTTGTCCCTATTGAGCCTGTAGAAGAAGACGAGTATGCTGATTTTCCAATCTATGAACGTATCCAGTTACATTTGCTAGATTATTATTTATCCTTAGACCCCTTGTTACAATTATAACATTTCGTATACTTTCCCTTTCCGTCAAATGGACCTTTGCATACGGAGCAAAGATCCTTTTTTGAATCTTGATTACACGTAAAACATCGCTTAAAAGGCGGCTTGACCAGTTTGCCACATTCACATTTAGGCAAACATTTCCAGCAGGTCGTATAATCGCCCTTGCTTTTAAAGTCTTCTTGGCACACAGAACACGTGTTCATTCTTTAAAGATACATAATTAAATTCGTTTTCAATTTTATTAACCAATTCTAGTAGCTAGAATAATCGTTTTTGCATGAATCGTTTGTTCTTCACATTGGGAACAGTAAACTACGTCATACCATGGTGTCAAGGAAGTGACCGGTAACACCACCGTAAACGAACATAGATATTCAAAATCACTTACTCTATGAACTGGAAAATTCATAGGAATCAACAAGGTATCAATCGTACAATAATGCATGTAAGGAATAGACGTATATTTATCCAACGATACATTTACTTGTAGAAGCCAAACACCAATATCCGGTACTTGAAATCCTACGGTATGTTTGGTAACGGTAGGATAGAGAGAAAAGTGATCTTCATCCTGGGTAATCTGCGTTGTATATCCGATACAATGTTTGTTATAAAGAGGTAGATCCACGTAATCACAATGAAACCCATCAAAGGGACCTGGTTCAGCGGGCGGACCTGTATCTCCTTTGTCGCCTTTCTCTCCTTTCTCTCCTTTTTCACCTTGATCGCCCTTTTCTCCTTTGTCAACACCTAGTCTAGGTAAAGGTTTCAAGTCAACCTTCGGTAAAAAATATTTCATACGAATCATTATTGTAACGTGATAAAGTATGACAGGTCTTTGCTTTAGACTGAACCAAACAATCGCGTATATAAAGAACCCTCCGAGTAAATCGGCTTCTCAATACAATGCCATCCTTACGGCAGACAAGAGTCCTTGGAAAATACCCACCAATGAAAAAAGTAAATATGATTCTTATGTACGTGTATTGAGACGTAGACGCGGATTATTATGCTGCTAGGCAGAACCTACGGTTCCGCACCTCCCTCATAGGGGCTTGCCCCTATAACCTGTTATTTTAATTATGGGTCGTAGGGGTGTACCCCTACATTATGGGTCATAGGGGCTTGCCCCTATCTTATAATAGATATAGGGCAGTGCACCTGAAATGGCAATTTCTTGACAATACTCATCCGGATAACTACGCACATACGTAAACACCGACATCCATTGTTTATACATGTCAATCCATTTGAATCGTTGAAACGTACCAATGCGATACGTAGAATCGTTCACCATGAGATAACGGTCTCCCTCCTTCAAATTGTACCACTGGACTTGTTCACAAGAGTAAGTCTTGTCACCTTGTACTACTTGAAGGGGATGAATGATTTCGTACGTTTCAAATGGGTCCATGATACAAATGATATACAAAAAGGAAGATCAATTTTGAACACAATGATTAAAAAATTGATTTTAAACAAATAATACTTCATTATAACAATGAACGAGTCTACCATTCTAGGAATTCAGTTCAGCATCCTTTCACCAGAAGAAATTCGCAAAGCTTCTGTTGCTGAAATCACCAACAAAGAAACCTATGTCAACAACAAAGCCGTCGTCAATGGATTATTTGACACACGTATGGGTGTCCTTGATCCCGGTCTTATTTGTCCTACCGATGGCCTTGACTATATTCAATCCCCCGGCTACTTTGGTCACTTGGAATTAGCCAGACCCGTCTTTTACATTCAATATTTGGACACCATTGTCGGTATCATTCAATGTATTTGTATCAAATGCAGCAAGCTTTTACTGGATAAAAAGAAATATTCTTCTCTCTTGTCTCTGTCCAATGAACGACGATGGAAACAAGTACATAGTCTCTGCCACAAAATTACACGATGTGGCGAATCCAACGAACACGGGTGCGGCTGCAAACAACCCACCAAGTACAAGCAGGAAGGGTTTGCCACGGTCCTCGCCGAATGGAAAATGGATGCAGCCGTTACCTTGAAAATTACACCTGAAATGTTTATTAAAATCTTTCGGCGTATCTCCGACGAAGACATTGCTTTCATGGGATTCAGTCCCGTTTGGTCTAGACCTGAATGGATGGTGTGCCAAGTCCTAGCCGTCCCCCCTCCTTCCGTTCGTCCTTCCGTAAAGTACGATTCCTCGCAACGTAGCGAAGACGATCTCACCTACATTCTCGTACAAATCATGCGCATCAACAAGACCTTGCAAGAAAAGATTGCACAGAATGCACCCGCTACGGTCTTAGAAGATCACCATACCATGTTGCAGTATTTCATTGCGTCTCTAGTAGATAACAAAATTCCGAATGCAAAACCAGCAGCACAACGATCCGGCCGTGCCTTCAAATCCATCAAAGATCGGTTGAATGGTAAGACGGGTCGTGTGCGTGGTAATCTTATGGGAAAACGTGTAGATTTCAGTGCACGGTCCGTCATTACACCTGATCCGAATTTATCCATTCGCGAGTTAGGTGTACCCTTGAAAATTGCCCAAAACATTACGAAACCCGTTACAGTAAATTCTCGTAACATTACCATGTTGACCACTTTGTTAAAAAATGGTCCCGATGTATACCCCGGTGCCAAGTTACTGGAACGTGTGAATGATGGCCGATCCATCCATATCTCTCTCAAGTATGCAGACCGTGAATCCATTCAACTGAGGGAAGGCGACATTCTGCATCGTCACATGTTGGATGGAGATGCCATTCTCTTCAATCGTCAGCCTACCCTCCATCGTATGAGTATGATGGGACACATTGTTCGTGTCATGAAAAAGGGAAATACCTTTCGGATGAATGTCGGTGATACCAAGCCATACAATGCAGACTTTGACGGTGATGAGATGAATTTACACATGCCGCAATCGCTGGAAGCAGAGACTGAGTTGAAACATTTGGCAGCCGTACCTCATCAAATCATTAGTCCTGCATCCAACCAATCTATCGTGGGTATCTTTCAGGATTCACTATTAGGTGCATTTCAGTTTACACGTGAACGTGATAATTTCGGACACGCCGTACAGTTTGATGCGTTGACGGCCATGAACCTCGTCGTTCAATTGACTAAAGTAGATGAGTCCGTCTTTCAACAAGAACGTGTGACCAACATGCAATTGATGTCCCTCATTCTTCCGCCGATGACGAGCTTTCAAAAGAATAAATTATACAAGGATGGTGAACCTGCTACTTCCAACAATATCATTGAAATTGTAAACGGCGAGTATAAGCGTGGTCGCTTAGACAAGAATGTACTCGGTTCTACTACCAAGGGATTGATTCAGCGCATCTTTAACGATTACGGTAGCATGGCGTCTGCGGATTTCATTGATAACATTCAATTCATTGTCAACGAATACATGAAGATCAGCTCGTATAGTGTTGGGATTCAAGATTTAATGACACCTCAAGAAACACAAGATCAAATCAGAGAGACGATTCGTGGCAAGCGTGCTGAAGTAGATGCATTGATTGCGCAAACCAAGTTTGGTGCGTTTACCAATGAAACGGGAAAGTCTAACATGGACGAATTTGAATCTAGAATCAATGTGATATTAGGTGAGGCCAATACTCTAGCCGGTAAAATTGGAAAGGAAGCCTTGTCGCCTACCAATCGGTTTGCTTTGATGGTACAAGCCGGTTCCAAAGGGTCCGACATTAATATTTCACAAATGGTTTCCTGTCTAGGTCAACAGCAAGTAGAAGGAAAGCGTATTCCCTATGGATTTGAACATCGTACGCTTCCCCATTTCACCAAATACGATGATTCGTCACCTGCTCGTGGTTTCGTCGCCTCGTCCTTCATTGGTGGATTGAATCCGTACGAGCTATTCTTTCATGCTCAAGGTGGTCGTATCGGTTTGATTGATACGGCTGTGAAAACCGCCACTACCGGCTACATTCAACGTCGTCTCGTCAAATCCATGGAAGATTGCATCAGCTTGTACGATGGTACGGTACGCAATAATAAGAACAAGATCATTCAATTTGCTTACGGGGAAGATAACATTGATCCTGGAAAAGTAGAGGCATTTCATCTTCCCCTTTGTGAAATGAAACTGGAGCAAATTTATCATCATTTTCATGTAGAAGATGGGTCGTATACCAAAGAGGCTGCCGTGCGGTTCAAGAATCAGCAGTCGGAATGCAAAGAGCGATGCAAGTATTGGATTGACTTTATGGTAGAGGCTCGTACTACCCTAGACAAGAACGTATTTGATCACAAGAATGAGTACAAGATTCACGTACCGGTTGGTATTCCCTACTTGATGGGACATTTCATGAATCAATTCTTATTGACGTCGGCCGTACTGGTGGACATTACACCCTTTGAAATGTTTGCCTTGTTGGACCAGTACTATGCCAAGTTGGATGGACTCGGGGCATACAAGCCAAGTCCTCTCTTCAAAATCGTCTACTATTATTGCTTGAGTCCAAAGGAACTTCTCAAGAAACACTTTACCAAGGTTGCCCTAACGACCTTGTTGGAACAAATCGTACAACATTATAAGAAAACTATCATTCAACCCGGTGAAATGGTGGGCATCATTGCAGCGCAATCTATTGGTGAGCCGACTACACAAATGACACTCAATACGTTCCACTTTGCTGGTGTGGCCAGTAAATCCAACGTCACTCGCGGTGTACCTCGTATTGAAGAAATTCTATCCTTGTCGGCTAATCCTAAAAATCCATCGGTTACCATTTACTTGAAAGAAGTAGACGAATCCATCAAGGAGAGAGCGCATCATTTCATGAACAGCATTGAACATACCAAGCTTTCCGATGTCATGAAAAAGGTAGAAATTATCTTTGATCCAAACAATGAATCTGTACCGAAGGATCGTGCTTTCATTCGTCGTAACCAAGAATTTGATGAATTGTTGGCCGACTGCGTGACCGTAGAACAGGCCGTAGATACACCCTGGGTCATTCGTCTAGAGCTCAACGAAGAAGAAATGCTTCGTAAACGTCTTACCATGGACGATGTAAACTTGGCGATCAAGCAAAGTGGTATTGACATGATGCAGTGTATTTATTCGGATTACAATGAAGAGGAGTTGGTCTTTCGGATTCGTCCCATGGATCCGAAAAAGGTCAAGAATAAGAATCGTAGTGTGTTCTACAACATGGATTACGTGTACAATTTGAAAGAAGTGCAGACCAAGCTCTTGAACGTGGTGTTACGCGGTGTCAAGAACATTCCCAAGGTAAACATTCGTACGGTCAAGAATAACGTGGCGTGGACACAGGGTAACTATGAAAACAAGGAAATTTGGGTTCTGGATACCATTGGGACGAATTTACTGGACATTCTTGGATTGGAAGGGATTGATGCGACACGTACCTTCAGTAACGATATCAAAGAAATGGAGTTGATTTTGGGTGTAGAGGCTGCACGCGAAAGTATCCTGTCGGAGTTAACAGAAGTCATTGAATTTGACGGCGCCTACATTAACGATCATCACAAAACCTTATTGGCCGATCGTATGACGTGTACTACCCCGATTACATCCATCTTTCGGCACGGTGTGAACAAAGATGATATTGGAGTGATTGCCAAGGCATCCTTTGAAGAAACCCCGGAAATGTTCTTACAGGCAGCAAGACATGCAGAGCTGGATAATATGCGTGGTGTATCCGCCAACGTCATGTGTGGTCAAGAAGGGTACTATGGTACCAGTTCCTTTAGTATTCTCTTGGACATGAAGAAGTTGGCCACGGTAAAACCAAAAGAAAAGACAGAAGTACAAGAAATTGTCTTTGGGAAAAGCGCCTGTGATACGATTCAAATCCATAACAATTTGGGTTCTATTGCAGAAACGACCAAAGATAAAGAGGTAGAGTATACGATTCAGTTATTTTAATTTAAAAAATAGATCGCATGGTTTACTAATGAACACACAAATAACCTATTCTATTCAACACTTTGACGATTCTTATAAAAAACTTTGTCAAGAAAGATCATTGGTATATTCTCCCGAGTTACTCGGCACCATTCTTCGTTGTATGAAACGTCCATTAGAAGCGATGAACAATCCTTTTTTAAAAGGATTTCAACCCATTTTGATCCAAATTTTAGAACATGCCTATCGGTTACATGCCGTACGTAGACGAATTTTCATGAAATGGAGAAAAAAACGGTTAACGTCTTGCAACGCAACCGATTTATCGTTTTCACCGTTTGGTCCAGATCGGATAGAGCTCCTTATAGATTCTAAAAAATATACATTTCATCCGTTTGAATTAAGACAATTGATCTTATCCTCTTTGTTACACGTAGAACAATATATGATTATAGATCCATTACCTATCAAAAACCCTTACACAGGCATACCTTTTACGAAACATATTTTATATTATTTATATGTCAATCTCAAAGTACATCCCCTGTTTTTTTATTTTGCTAAAGTAGGATTTAATCTAAACCAATACGTATTATATTATGAAGGGTTATTAAGAAGTCATGTCATTGAAAAAACAGTATTGGAATACAATGACGTCAAAGTAAAGATCGTTTGTACAAAAATGTTGGAAGAAATGACCCTTTATAATTTTACCACGGGACAATATGAACCCATTGTCACGATGGACAAAATAAAACAACCAAAACCATATTTACTTCAATATTACAATTCACTTTTTTCATTGAATCCACATCAACGTGAAATGGAATATAAATCACTGATACGTAAATTAATTCTATTAAGAGACAAAGAACTAGATAATTTCATGTATTTAATTCCTTAAAAATAATATTTTCTTTATTCTATGAGTGGTATAATTGGTGTAGTGATACTTTTTATAGTATTAGTCTACGTTCTTTCTTGGTTATTTAGTACTGGACGAACATTAAGCAACTTGTCAGATGGCAAAACCGCAGTCGTGATACCATCCACCAGTCTTAAGAATGGCGGCAGTGTCAATTATGCGTACAGTATTTGGATCTATATTGATGATTGGTCGTACAGATATGGTGAAGAAAAAATTATTTTCTTAAGAGGATCTATCGGGTCCGTTTTCACACCTGCTCTTAGCTTAATGCCAACGGATAATACGGCAGTCATTACCATGACTACGGCATCAGATCCGTTTGAATGTATTGTCCCCAATGTTCCCATACAAAAATGGACCAATATCACCATCAACTTGAACAATAAATCGTTAGATGCCTATCTCAATGGAAAATTAGTAAAAACGTGTGTGTTACCCGATGTTCCCGTAGTTAACGCAGAGTCTTCTGTTTATTTAACACCTGCTGGAGGATTTTCAGGGTATACGTCCAGATTTCAATACTGGAGTACAACGTTGGGACCACAAGAAGCATGGAATATTTACAAAAGGGGGCCTGGTGGAAACATGTTTTCTAGTCTCATTAATCAATACAAGATTCAATTTAACTTTTTGAAAGGCGACGACGTACAGGCATCCCTTACTCTTTAAGAAAGAATCCTCAAAACTTTTTCATACACTACCACATGTTTACCTTACCGATACAATATGTAGAGCATCAATCTGTTCCCTCTTCTGTGATAGAGGAGCTAGAACTGATTGATTCCAAAGACGTTCCCATTTATCACCGTGTATTTCCACCATGTGACTTGGTAAAAGAGTTGGCCTCGTATTATACCACAGATACTACCTTTTTAACACAGTCTTCCCAAGTACATCAATCTTATTCTGGTGTACAACGAGAATTTCTTACGTATTGGAAACAACTCAAGGAAAATAAAGAATTTAAATTGACCTATCAATATTTAGAATCCTCTTGGGTATCCTCCTTTAATGAATCACCAGCGTTTCTTTTTATGATTAGCATGTATTTTGTTACCTCTCCTTTGCTGTTTGTCCTAACTCCGTTGTTACTATTGTTGTTACCGTTTGTGTTACTTGCACGGAATGGATTACCCATGAATTGGTCTAATTATCTTGTTATGTTTCAACTGTACTCGGTAAAACATCCTTTGTTTGCCATGGCCAATTTTAAACAATCCACGTCTCAAACCAATTTATTGGGTGGCCTGGCCTTTTTTTGTGTGCAACTCTACGTCAATGTCTATACATTGTATAACTTTTATAAAAATTTGACCCATGTACACCGTGTTATGAATGCAGCCAAAGTGTATGCCAAGGATACCTTGAAAAGAATGGACGAGTTACAACGGCGCATTCAACCGCTTTCTTCCTATCAAAGCTTTTTCCAAGATCTAGTCAAAAAGGATCTTTTGTTGCGGTCCTATCTAGACCGTTGGTCTATACCTAGTCATTTATGGTATTGTGGCAGTAACCGCGCCTTTTTTTATGAAATGTACCACAAGGAAGAATTAACAAAATTAATAGAGTATACGATTGGGTTCAATGAATATTTGGACTGTATGCAAAGTTTGAAAAAGAGGAAGACGTGTACCTTTGGCGACAAGACCACTTTCCGAAAAGCGTATTACCCTATCAAGGGTGCCATTAAGAATTCATACACGTTGAACAATATGGTGGTGACGGGTCCAAATGCTTCTGGCAAAACAACCTTTCTCAAAATGACCCTCATCAATGTATTATTGTCTCAACAATTTGGTTGTGGTTTCTATAAATCAGCAACGATACGTCCTTATGATACCTTTGCTTGTTATGTGAATATACCGGATACGTGTGGTCGCGATAGTTTGTTTCAGGCAGAAGCAAGACGGTGTAAGGAAATCATAGAGGCAGATAAATCAAAGAGAACGTTGTGTATTTTTGATGAATTGTTTTCTGGAACCAATCCAGAAGAAGCGATTGCAACGGGTAGCTCCATGCTTCGTTATTTATTAAAGTATGATACGTTTGACTTTTTATTGACCACTCATTTTGTAGAATTATGTAAAGAAATGAAAGAATTACCCATGAAACAAATGATTGGGTATACATTAAAACCGGGTATTTCATTAGTCAAAGGAGGAATACGCGTTTTAGAAGAAATGAACTTTCCATCGTCTATCGTATCTCAAGCCAAAGATTATGCGGATAAATAAATGAATTATAGTATTTTTTTACACTATGATTGTTTTTGCCATTCTAGGATTATTGATTGGATTATTATTCATGTTTGTTCGTCAAAAGTTGAGTGCTTTAGAAAGCAGAGTCAATTTATTAACGGATACGGTTCAAACCATGGCTGGATTTAGACGCGTGGAGGATGAGGAAGAGTCGGAGGATGAAGATGAGTCAGAGGAAGAGGACGAGGAAGAGGAGGAGGAGAAAGGATATTTTACTAGGGTCGGAATTGAAACCGGGACAGCTTTTGGAGAGGTCGGTAGAATGGAGAAAGAGGACATGAAGGTAGTGTCCGATGATGAGGTGGAAGTGGTAGAATTAAATGAAGTAACAGAAGTAAAAGAGGACGTTAAAAAAATTCAGTTGGAGGGTCCTGATTATGAGAGTCTTTCGTTAAAAGAACTCAAGGATAAGGTATCGGATCTTGGTGGACCCAAATTAAGAACCAAAAAGGAATTAGTTGAGTTTTTAAAAAATGTAATGTAAACATATGAACAATATTCATAATGATTTTCCTGCAAATATGAAAGATGGACGTGTCTATTCCAATTGGCAACCGACCGCCGTGATCAATGAACAATTACGGCGAAAAGAAAACATTCAAACCAATTGGAATTATCGTGCCTATCTTCAATCCAATGCCATGTCTATCATGGACTATAATAAAACAGAAGCTTGTTTACAAAGTGGCTGCCCTTCTACGTATGGCCGTATGCCAAAATATGTAGAAGGGGATTTAAAGCAAGGGTATTTATCACGACAAGAGATGCAAAAGAAAACGTACGGGTTTCAAACTCTTCTGTAACGACGGGATTTATTTTTTCTAGATTTTCTACGACTCTTTCCTCCATATCTAGTTACGGTATTTAAATCTACTGGTACTGGTTTACGATTTACGAAAGCAGACATTCCATTATCTCCAATTTCGTTAATAACACCGGTTTTTTCCTGTTTGTCTTCTCCCTTAAATGTCACAAGTTCACCTTCAGAAATAGTTATATTTGGGGTATTTTTATTTTCTGTCGTAGGTGCTCTTGTTATTGTCGCAATATTTTTACCGTACTGAGATAATGTTTTATGATACGTCGCCATACTATACAAAAAGAACATAAATATTTTTATCCATTTTCTTTTATGGATAAACAATTAATTAGGCAACAAATACGTGATTGGGTAAAATGGGAAGAAGAATCCGTTTCCTTAAAACAACGCATGAAACAAATCAATCAAGCCAAAAAAGAAATTTCTGCTAAACTTCTTGTAGTCATGAAAGAACATGATCTGGATGAGTTTGATTTGAATCAAGAAGGAAAATTAGTACGTCAAGTAAAGAAGACAAAGCAGGGACTGAATAAAAAAACATTACTCACTACATTAAGTCATTACTATAAAAGTGAAGCCGAAGCTAAAAAAACAACCGATTTCATTTTAAATGCACGCGCCGAAAAATTAAGTGAAACTCTTTGTAAAAAATAAACCCTAACAGTAATGGATTTTGTCAATCGTCTCGCATCCACCGTTCTTTATTCCATCATTGCCATTGTCGTCATTACGAGTGTCATGTCTTTTTTTCTCGTAGAACCCTCTGACTACAATCGCTATTTGTATTTTTTTCTTCTTCTTCTTCTTTTACAACTCTTGTTATAACCGACGATATCGTTTTGATTTATGATACAGGGCAATATCCGAAGTTGGATCCAACGTTTCTGCCATCATACCATGCACTTTCATGAATGCCGGTCTCTCACATAATACATTATACAGTGGTTGTCTATCATACGGAACTAACGTGACCGTGGAACCATTCACATACTCTTGCGCTTCCTTAAATGAATCGGTACCATTGATTTTATGGTTTTTACTCACATACGTATCCTTCGTAGGATAAGAACCAAACGCATACGCCGCTACTTTAACCAACTGTGCATCCGTATGAATCGTTTCCGTTACCGCTACAATATATTGTTTAAACAACGTATGTTTTCCAGGCCGCAAGTTCTGTATCGCCACTTGTCCCTGATCCGTTTGTACCAATGAATCTTTCACAAAACAAATATCTATAAAAGGGGACGGTCCCGTTGATCCTGTAGGCCCAATCGGTGCCCGATTCACCCAAATGGTTTCTTCACAGGCAATGAGATTTTGTCCCGTAACGTCACTTGCAATACTTTTCCAATTTTTATAAGAAATGTTTTCACTCGTCCACGTATTTCCTTTGTTATAACTAGACCATATATCATTTCCACATGCAAAAACGTTTTGTCCCGATGCATCCATCGTGATACTTCTCCAATTCTGTACAATATTGGATTTTTGCCAGTATCCATCCCCATAACTTCTCCAAATGTCACCACCACTCACACATGCTACAAAAAAGGTACCCGGTGCATTGATGGCCACACTAATCCAATTTTGATACGTAATTCCAATTTCAAACCAATTCAATCCAGCATCATAACTCATCCATATACTTTCTCCTTTGATACAAGCAATGATCGTTTGTCCATCAGCATCACACGCAATACTTTGCCATTGATTATCCGACATTCGTGGAATACCACTGGTTATGTTTTGCCAGGTAAGACCACCCGTAGAACTACGCCAAATATCATTAGCACAAGCATAGACACGTTGACCAGACGAGTCACACGTAATACTCGTCCATGTATTGGGTATGTTGACAAAGGTCCATGAAAGTCCACTATCTTTACTATAATAGAGGTCATCTGCACATGCATACAGCATATCTCCAGCAAAATTGGAAGCAACACCCGTCCATGGCTTATTTTCAAGAGAATTATTGGAAGGAAAATATTCAGTGACTACATTGATCCACGTACCCTGAGTATTGATCCAAATTTCACCGTTTTGGACACCTGCAATAAGCACGGAACCATTATGATTGGTTGCCACACATTGCCATGCTTCATATAAATTAGGTTGGGATACAGGAGTCCACATACTTTATATTTTCATTTTATATCTTAAAAAATAACCCTTCTCTATACTATGGAATATGTTCACAAAATCTTATCTGAACCAGGATTTTTAGTTCAACATCATTTAGAATCGTTCAATCAATTCTTAGATCGTATTCCCATCATTCTTCACAAAAAAAATCCAATAACTATCCTGAAAAAACAAGACGATCAAGGCAATTTTCAACACGAGTGTAACATTTATGTAGGTGGAAAAGAAGGAACAGACATTGTCTTTGGAAACCCCCTCTTTCATGAAAATGGTGTTCAAAAAATCATGTATCCCAATGATGCCCGGCTTCGCAACATGACGTATGCTTTTAGTATTCATGCCAAAATAACGTTTACATTTACCATTCAAGGACAAGAAATACCAGCCTACGAATTCACGACACCCCTTGTTCTTTTAGGCTATTTTCCCATCATGGTTCAATCCAAACAATGTATCCTTTCTTCCGTTCCGGCTGACGTACGATTCAACATGGGTGAATGTACCAGTGACCCCGGCGGCTACTTTATCGTAGATGGTAGCGAAAAAGCCATTGTATGTCAAGAAGGCCGAGCCAACAATGCCATTGTTGTTATGAAAAACTTTTCCGATAAATATTATTACGGTGCCATTATCAAATCCGAATCGGAAGATGAAACCAAGCTGGCGCGGTCCACCACCGTCTACGTGGTCACCAAAGAAGACCCTGACGGAAACCAAGACGGCGTATCCCTCCATCAAATTGTAGTAGAGTTACCTGACGTCCATCATCCCATTCCCCTCTTTATTGTCATGCGGGCTCTCGGTATCATTTCGGATAAACAAATCATGGACGTTTGCCTACAAGGTGATGATTCACTCTTACCCTACTTTCATGAAAGTGTATGCGATGCTGGAAGTGTCTACACACAAGCCATGGCCATTCAATTCATTGGAACCTTTACGAAATACCATTCCATTCATTATTCCCTTCGTATCTTATCTGAACTCTTTTTACCTCATATTGGTGAACTCAATTTCATTGACAAGGCTTACTTTTTAGGATACATGGTCAAGAAAGTACTACGGGTCGCCGTTGGGATTGATCGGCCTACCGATCGTGACTCGTACCGATACAAGCGCGTAGATACTACGGGTGTGTTACTCACCCATTTATTCACGGATTTTTATTCCAAACAATTGAAGGACATGCAACGCGTCATTGATCGCACCTATAACAAGAATGAAAAAGTATACGATGATCCTGAAGTATTTCCTTCCTTGTTTCGCACCAATTACTTGGAATTTTTTCAAGAACGAATTGCCGAGAGAGGTATCCTCAATGGATTCAAAGGACGATGGGGTGCCACCTCTTATACACAAAAAGTAGGCGTTGCTCAAAAGTTAAACCGTCTCAGTTTCAACTCTTCCGTATCCCATCTTCGTAAATGCGTGTTGCAAATTGATAAAAGCGCCAAGGTAACTGCACCACGCCTACTACATACATCCCAATGGGGTATGTACGACCCCGTAGATACACCCGATGGTGGTGATGTCGGTACTCATAAACATTTAGCCATTGCTTGCCGTATCACCGAAGGATTTTCCAAACAAATCGTGTTGGATGAAATAGAACACTTACGTATCAAGCTCATTCCCTTGGAAACATTTTCTACTATTCCACTTTACGTGAAATTCTTTTTGAATGGTGAATGGCACGGATGTGTAGAAGATCCCCTTCAGGCCGTGACTATGCTTCGTATGAGTCGCCGTCACGGTCGTCTTCCTCTCTCTACCAGTATCAGCTGGAATATTGGTGAGAACATTCTGTACGTGTTTACCGATGCAGGGCGATTACAGCGTCCCCTTTTTTATGTAGAAGATAGAAAAATGGTAGAACCGGACCCATCCCTTTCTTGGTCGGAACTCATTCACGGTTCTGCCTCGCGTCCTTGTATGGTAGAATACCTAGATACGGAAGAATCCAATACGTCTCTCATCGCCTTTTCCAAAGAAGAAATCGGACGTCATACCCATGTGGAAATTCATTCCTCGTTGTTACTTGGATTCATGGGAAATCAAATTATTTTCCCGGAACATTCTCCTTTACCTCGTAACTCGTTTTCGTGCGGACAATCCAAACAAGCCGTTTCCATGTACCATACCAATTATCAAAATCGGATGGATACCATGGGTGTCGTTCTCAATTACGGTCAAGATCCACTCATTCAAAGTAGTTTTCTTCCCAAATTTAAAACGTTACCGTACGGTGTCAATGCCATTGTTGCCATCATGTGCTACACCGGCTACAATACAGAAGATGCCATTTTATTCAATCGTGCTTCTCTAGAACGCGGCATGTTCAATACCAGTTATTTTAAAACGTACGAAATGGAAGAATCGGAATCCATGATTTTTGAAGGTGGCAGCAATACCGATGAGTTTGGATTGGCTACTCTTCAAACCAACGTAACCCCGGAAACCGTCTTGATGCGTATGGTCAGTGGAACTCACGTCAAGAACATTTATCCCAAAAAAGATCAATTAGGACAAGTAGACCGAACGTTTATCACGGACCATCCACCTGGTCATCGTATGGCCAAAGTTCGCATTTGTCATACGCGTACTCCTTCCATCGGTGACAAATTTGCATCGCGTGCTGGACAAAAGGGAACGTGCGGCCTTGTCGTCAATGAAGAGGACATGCCTTTTACCGCAGAGGGTATTCGTCCCGATTTAATCATCAATCCACATGCGATGCCGTCTCGTATGACGTTGGGTCAACTCATTGAATCGGTACTTGGCAAAATTGGCTTGGAAAAAGGTGAAAAGGGTGACTGTACCGCTTTCAATACGGAGATCAGTTACAAGGATGAACTCAACCGTATGGGATATCACAGTAGCGGTACAGAAGTGTTATGCAACGGTATGACGGGTGACTTGCTAGAAAGTGACATTTTCATCGGACCTACCTACTACTTGCGTTTGAAGCACATGGTAGAAGATAAAATTAACTTTCGTGAGCGCGGTCCCAATACGGCCTTGACACGCCAACCCGTACAGGGTCGTTCCAATGAAGGCGGCTTACGTATCGGTGAGATGGAACGCGACGGTGTGATCGCCAACGGTATGTCCTCCTTTGTACGTGAATCCATGATGACACGTGGGGATGGTACCATGTTGGTAAACAGTACTCGTAAGCCCTACCATATTTGTGTAGACAATCATACGGGATTAATTGCCGTATACAACGAAGGAAAGATGCAGCGAAGCATTATGGATAAAGATGCCTCGTATGAGGGGTCGTTCAGTGTATTGAACGTACCTTATTCCTTCAAGTTGTTACTTCAAGAATTGGCTACCATGAATGTACAGATGCGATTGATTACGGCTGATAATATATCCCATTTTGAAACCATGCGTGGTCGTGTCGTATCCAAACCATCCTTTTTCTCTTTGTCCAACGAAGTGTATTCCATCAAGGACAATCGTCTCTACGTTTCTACGGAAGCCGTGGTCGTTCAAAATGGTGAATCGTTTGCCAATTGTTTTGACGAATCCAAAGTATTTGAACACGTTGTACTGAATCCAACCATGTTCCCCTGTATTGAATCCGAAAAAGAAATGGAACAACTCAGTGTTTCCGTACGTGACGTAACACCCATGGCCTATGAATCGGTATACCATAAAGAAAGGTGTTCCTTTGACATTTATCGTACGACGCGCGATAGTTTTGATACCACACTAGATTACTATTGGTCTAAAATGAAAACCGGTATTTTTGTTCGTATCAAAAACAACAAGTTGTGTAACTTTATTCTCATGTATAACGTGAACTATACGAATGATTTTGACATTAAAAATTTTGATGAATTTATGGCTTCGTTACCTTCTAAAAAGAAAAAGCAAACGTCCGATGACCGTACTACATGGCACGCTACCAATTGTTTACTTCGTGCAGAGAAAAAGAGTATGGACAAAGATCCCAATGAAGCGTATTTACCACAATTTTATGACATGTTGGTAGAAACGTGTAGTCATCGTAAAGTGAACGATTGTCTCTTTTTCATGACACGTAAAGATTTTCCCCATTTACGTAAAGATTGGAAAGAATCGTTTGACGCCATTTACGGTGACGTGCACATGAAAGAGGAATATAAAGATAAACCCTTTTTACCGGTCGTTGCACAAAGTACCAGCGTAGACCATGCCGATTTCCCTTTTCCTACAGGAGATGATTGGGAAGCCATTTGTAAAGAAAAATACTTTGCTTCGTATCAGCGTGATGGCTTGAAATGTAAAAATGATAGTACAAGGCTAACACCTCTTCCATGGGAAAAGAGAAAGGTAGAGTTTATATGGCGTGGTCAGGGAACCGGGTGCGGGAATACACCGGAAACCAATCCTCGTATGCGTCTAGATCAATTGACGCGCGAGGGTACCATAGAAGGATTGAATGCACGCATTACCCGTTTTACCGATCGTATCAAAGCCGCAAGAAAAGAAGACGGTCTTTACGTAGAATACAAAGGTAGTACGGACGAAGAACATCGCGTCTCCATGGAACAGCAGGCCCTATGTAAATTTATTATCAACGTAGAGGGTAACTCGGCAGCGTACCGTTTTGGTCCATTGCTTGGACTCGGCTTTTGTATTCTCAACGTAGATTCGCGCTATACCTTGTGGTTTGAATCCATGATTCAAAAGTCCATGATTACAGACAAGGACATTGCCGATGCCCATTGTATTCGCGTGAAACATGATTTGAGTGATTTAGGTGAAGTGATTCAATGGTGTAAAGATAATGATGCTATCTGTCAACGCATTGCACAAAATGCAATGAAGTTTTACAATGCCCATTTTACCAAAGATTTCATTTATGATTATGTAGCGGACTTGTGTAACTCGGCTGGTTCTTTATTGTCCGCACAAAAGAACATGTATGAGATAGACGCGAAAAAGGTCAAATCGCTGAGACCATCCAAGGCCTCTTTGAATATACTAGCCTGTAAGGCGACCAAGGGTACAGATAACAAGACCATTATTCTGGTACCGTATCGTGATGATGGGAATCAGAATCGCGCCGATCAATTGGATGCCTTTTTGAAACATTATAAAAACATACCCGTGTTAGTGATTGAACAAAGTAAAGATGATAAGAAATTTAATCGTGGAGCTTTGTTAAACATTGGATATGATTTTTGTATAGAACATTTACCTGAAATAACCACGTTTGTCATGCACGACGTGGACATTTTGATGACACCCGATGTCATTCAAAAATACTATACAGAAGATGGTCGCGGTTTGATGCATTTGGGTGCGTTAGTCAGTCCCTCTAAATACGATGGTGATTACTTTTTAGGTCGCGTGCTTCGCGTAAGCAAACAAGTATTCAAAGACATGAATGGATTCCCCAATACATTTTATGGATGGGGTGGTGAAGATGATGCCTTAGCCCATCGTATTAGAGCACCCGTTTACCGTCCAACGGAACCTAAAGAAGGCAAAGAAATGGAAACGACCAATGATATTTTTGCGACGAAAGATCCAGCCTTTGTAGAAGGGTTTAAGAATGAACGCCTCATTGCCGATCAATTACAATGGAAAATAGATGGAGTCAACTCCCTACAGTACACCATAGTAGAGCACAAGACGTTGAATGAATGGTGTCACAAGTTGACCGTAGAGTTGGCGCCTACGGCAGAGTACAAGAAAAGAGAGGAAGTGGTAGAACCCATTGTAGAAAAGGAAACGGAAGAAGTAGAAGTGATTGGAAACACGGATACTCTAACCTTGAAAAAGGAGAAAAAAATAGTACTATAATATGGATAAAGGAAAAGTGTTGGAAGAAGTTAGCAGGAATGGATATAGTGTTATGAATGTTTCGGAGGAATTAAAACGTGATAAAGACGTTGCCCTGGCAGCAGTAACAAATAATGGAAACGCATTACGATTTTTGGTTCATTTCAAAGACAATGAAGAAATCGTTCAGGCAGCAGTGAGACAAAATGGTATGGCGTTGCAGGTTGCGAGTAATAGATTAAAAGATCATGAAGACATTGTTATGGCAGCAGTGAGCCAACATGGAGATGCGTTACGGTATGTTTCGGACCGGTTGAAACATAACTATACGGTTGCCATGGCAGCAGTGAGACAAAATGGATCTGCGATTCAGTATTTACCACCTGTGGTAAAAAACGACTACGAGATTGCCATGGCAGCAGTGAATCAAAAAGGAAGTGCTTATGAATACATACCGCATCCGTTGAATGAAAATAGAGAAATTATCCTAGCAGCTGTATCCCAAGATGGTCATGTAATCAGACGAATCCCCGTTGAATTCAAAACGGATATGGATATTGTCATGGCAGCAGTCAGACAAAATGGAAATGCCATAATGTTTTTACCTGAATTCAAGTCAAACAAGGAGGTTGCCATAGCAGCAGTGTCACAAAATGGTGAGGCCATTTCTAGTTTATCTCGTGAATTGAAAGACGATGAAGATGTGGTTCGGGCAGCCATCGCGAACAATCCTATAGCACTCATGTACTCCCCTAGATTAAAAAGTGACCGAAAATTTGTCATGGAACAAGTAGAACAGGATGGTAACGCATTACAGTATGCATCTCTACAATTAAGAGGCGACGAAGAATTACTTTGGATTGCAACGCAAAATGGGTATCATCCCTATGGGAATGAAGTACCTATCATTCAATCCCATCAAGCGACTAGAAGAACAGAACTCGTACCATTTCTTACAGCGGCGAAACCTACGTATAGAGTTGAATCCGCTTCTGAACCACACGCATTAAAGGGACTGAACAAACATGGTCCTCACTTTGCGGAACAATTCAGAAAAATGATTGCATCGTTTCATGGAGAACCTCCAGGCAAAACACGTGGTGGTAAACGCCGATCACGCCGAACACGCAGGAGATAATCTCTCTTTACTGTATGCGCTGCCCGAATGGTACAAGAAAAAACAAGGATGGTGTGTGTGTCCCCAAAGGTCCGAAACCCATGCCTATACGTTGTCCTAAAGGAATGAAAAAAAACAAAAACGGTGAATGTATACCCAAAGGTACCAAGACGCGATGTCCCAATGGTACACGAAAAAACAAAAACGGTGATTGTGTACCTCACAGACATGCAACGCCCCATGCAACCCCTTACGCGACACCCCATGCAACACCCCATGCAACACCCCATGCAACACCTTACGCGACACCTGAACCAAATCCATTGGAAAACGCCATGTCACGTATCCAACGATTTATGAATCGGACGAAAAGCAAACGCCGTGAAATGTACCTCAAGGCCATTTGTAGTGAAGCCGGTGTTTGCATCTCTTTTGGTATTGAAGCTCTCAAAATAAAAGAATTCTTTCGTAACTTTGCCTTTGATCTTGTAGACAAAATTAAAAAGATTGGTGCTCCATCTGCCAACGGCTTTGTCAATGAACTTCAGTATACCAAACGCGGATACAATGCTTATGCCGTTTTAAAATCAACTACCAGTTATGAAGCGGATAATTTAATGTATGAATATCGTGTCGGTCTATTCTTAAATAAAATGTCCTTTTTATTCCCTTGTTTCTTAGAAACCTACGGATTATTCAAATATAAATCTGGTGTAGAATGGAATCTTATGAAAACAACAGCCATGACACCAGACGTCTTCCGCACCCTACTTGTACCTCAAGCCTATGATTTAAAAGTTGGATGTCCCGAATCCAGACACATGGCCGTCCTCATACAACACATACGTGGTTGTAAAACCGTACAAGAAACGTTAAATCAACACACCTTTCAACACATTCTTCCCATTTTATTTCAAGTCTATTATCCTTTGTATCAAATGAGTAAAGTGTTTACGCATTATGATTTACACATGGAAAATGTGGTCTTGTATGAACCTGCGCCTGGACAATACATTGAGTTTCATTATCATACCTTAACGGGTGTCATTTCATTTAAATCACCCTATATTGCAAAAATCATTGATTACGGACGATCGTACATACATGATGGTGAAGATTCTAAAAATATTTATGATCAATTATGTCAACTAGATGAATGCAGACCTGATTGTGGTGCAGACTATGGATTTGGTACTTTTCCATTATCCAATGAACACCGATTTTATCACATTGTCACCCAAAAGAAAAATGAAAGTCACGATTTACGCTTCCTGCATAGCGTATTGACCGCCTTGAAAACATTTCCAACACCTCCATGGTTCAAGGAATATACCGATTCTATCAACCTAGAATACACTCACAGGTATGGTACAGCTGAAAAAAGCTGTAAACGTAAAGTATGCGATGTAGCGGGTATTTACAAAAAGTTGTGCACTATATTACCACTTTCCAATGTACAATTGGATGGATACCATACCGTAAAATACGGCGACTTACACATTTATGGAAATAAACCCATTGAATTTATTAAAGTTTAAAAAAAAATTGAGTTTAAAATCAAATACCCATCTATAACAATGGATGTCACTCAGGTTTATTTGTCACGCACCCATCTCCTTGACATTCTCAAAGATCAAGGCTACAACGTTTCCAACTATGACCACTATAATTTATCCATGGTCGGCAGCATGATGGATAACAAACGTCTTGACCTTCAACTCACCCATGCCTCCGGTAAACAAGTCTTCATCAAATACCATTTAGATACCAAACTTGTCATTCCTACCGTAACTTGTTCCCTCTTTGATGAAGTAGACGGTGAACCTCCCATTCTTAAAAAGTCCGATGATTTAATCATCATTGCCAAATCCGATCCCAATGATACCATGATTGCCGACATGAATAAATTATGGAATGATTCTTCCATTTACGTAAGCGTCATCAATATCAAACGTCTCCAATTCAATATCCTGAAACATGCCATTGTACCCAAACACGTCCTTCTCAATGATGAAGAAAAAGAGGCCTTCTTTCAAAAATATCACATTCAATCCAATGCCGATTTGCCCACCATTAGTCGGTATGATGCCGTCGCTCAAGTTCTTTGTATGCGTCCCGGCATGGTATGCCGTATTCACCGAAAAAGTAAAACGGCCGTCACTACCCTCTACTATCGCGTGTGTGTTTAACGCCATGATCCTGCCGCCAAATGCTTAATGTATCTATGATTCAATAAGGCAATATTTTTTTCTTCATACCGATGATACACCGTGGTCATCACATCGGGTCCGCATACCCATAAAATATTTTCTGCAGTCGCATCTGCTTGCGGTAAACGTCTCGCACATTCTTCCAATGCATCTTTCAACAAAGGATGATGCTTTGGAAAGCCAAAAGCATAATTCGCAATACGCATAGAGTGCGACGGATGCTTTGATTCTTTCGGACCTAGCGTGTGTACTGGAACTATTTTTTCTACACAGACCCACGGTTCTTTCGGTAAAGCTTGTTGCACGAGACAATCACAATCCAAGTAGACACCGCCGTTTTCATAAATGTAGAGGAGGCGCGCAATATCTGCCTTGATGACCCAATGAGGAATCGTATCCCATTGTTTCTTAATGTCTGGAAAGAGGGGTAACAAGGGTTCAATGTCAGCTGGACCAATCAATTTGTAGTCAGGTAGATACTTTGCATTATGTTGAAACACTTTTTCGTTGGGAAGACGTGTTTCATTGGGGTTCATATTCCACATGTACATAGCGTGGCCTTGTATTTTTTAACTAGACTTTTTACCTAATAATTCTCCAACGTTCGTGCACTACAATCCTTGGTTGCCGAATACTTTGGCATCCAATAATATGGCAACAAATCGGCTGTGTACGCTTGCTTATACAACCATTGATAATAAAACTGTTCCATCGTAAGGGTTGTATCCCTGTACTCCATTTGTACCACTTCCGGAATAGATTCCTGAATAATGCTAAACCAGGAACGGTTCAATGCACTGACTCCATCACTAAATGCCTCCTTTTTTCTCCACAAAATCTCTTTTGGCATGTACCCTTCAAAGGCTTCACGCAGCAGTGACTTTTCACATGGTGTAAACCGCAACTCTACCGGTATAGACAAATACAGTTCTACAAAGGCCCGATCTAAAAAAGGTGTCCTTGCCTCCAATCCATTCCCTGAAATACACCGATCACTACGTAAAGCATCAAAGTAGTGAATGTCCTGAACCAGTCGTCTACATTCCTTATCAAATTCAATAGCATTCGGTGCCCTCTTCAAGTAAAGGTAGCCACCGCATACTTCATCTGCGCCATCTCCATTGAACACCACCTTGGCCTCACTATGCTCCCTGATATACTTGGCCACTACATAATTACCCACACTTGCCCTTACCGTAGTCGTATCGCGACTTTCAATCATTCGCACTACTTCTGGAATCACATTCAAAAAGTCTTCTTCTTTCACAACAATCGTGGTATGTTTAGATCCTAGGAAATCAGCCATGATTTGCGCATACGTTAGATCTTCTCCCCCTTCCAATCCTATACTATACGTTTCTAGTGGTTCCATGTAGCCCAACTCTTTACGTGCCTGATTCACCAACGTAGCAATGAGACTACTATCTAGTCCACCCGATAAGAGACAGGTCATGGGCTTCTCCGTATGCATGACACGTTTCTTGACACAATCGTACAAGGTATCACGAATACGTGCATGAGGAGACGTCAACGACGGTTGAATAGAAGGCATGGACGTATACCAAATGGTTTCATCCGTAGAGTAACATACCGTTGTACCTGGCAACACCGGATCAATGGTCGTGAAACAGGCAGGAAACATTTTTATCTCTGATGCGATACAAATCATATCCCCACAACGGGCGTGGTATAGAGGTCTTACCCCATAAGGATCCCGTGCGGAATAGTACATGTCTTTCTTGGAATCGTACAAGAAAAAGGCAAATTCAGAGGCATCTATCATATGAAGGGTTTGTTCCATTCCGTACTTTTCATATAAATCCAAAATGACTTCACAATCGGATTGAGTGTTTGGTATCTTCTTCATGTGTGCATACAACTCATGATGATTATAGATTTCACCGTTACAAATTAAATAAATACCATTCTTTTCAAACGGTTGTGATCCATTGTCCAACCCTTGAATGGATAACCGATGAAATCCTAGCCATACATTCTTAAGCGTATAAAAAAGACTCTCATCTGGTCCACGATGTTTCCCCTTGTCAAAGGAATCCATCGCCGTTTTGACAAAGAGAGATGGACGTATCAATGCAAAAATACCACACATATTTTATTTACAAGGATTCATTTATATTGTTTTGCAGAACCTACGGTTCCGCACCTCCCTGTAGGGTTCCCTACGACCCCATAATTGTAATAGTGTAATAACGGGGATAGGATTTAGAATCTTGTTGTACCTCCGATAATGCGTCTTAGGAACCTTACTTTAAAATAATATTCTATAGTATGGCAGCATTAGTGAGAGATTATAAAAGTATCCGAAGAGATTTAGAAATTGGAACAACGGTTCCATCTTGTCCAAGCAAATTTGCACCATTTATATTGCAAAATCATCAATTGGCTATTTCAAGATATTTACGTGAACATGATTCGCTTTTATTATGGCATGGATTAGGATCTGGTAAAACAATTACATCTATTGCAACTGCATTTGAATCATCTAATACAGCAAAGAATACTGTTATTGTTGCTTGTCCAGCATCCTTAATGGATAATTACCAAGAAGAACTTGAAGAATATAAAGATAAAATTCTTCCATTTAAAACCATGGCTCATCCTGGTATGGCCATTGATATTGCAAATAAATTTATACAAGAATTTAAAACACAATCTGCGCGCGGTTTGCCAGAACCTCCTTGGTTCAAAAAGTTTATTATAGATTTAATTGGTAAAATTGGTAAAACTGGAGACATTACAAAATTTAGTGCCAGTAACATAAGAACTATTATTGCATCCAATGATAAACCTGCTTATGATGGATCCTTAGTTGGAGGAAAAAAAACAAAACGAACGCGAAATAAAACAAAAAATAAAACAAAAGGTGGTTATAAAAAAGACATGCCTGTTAAGATTGAAGCTGCACGAAATATTCGTTTTACATTTAAAAGTACAAATGGAACATTAAACACCGACGGGTTTGGTGACCTAAGTGATACATATTTAATTGTCATAGACGAATCACAATTATTGTTATCACAGTTACGTCTAGATTATTCAGATGACGATCTTAGTGATAGTGGATTAGATCTTACTCAATTGATTCCTATGGATGTGTTTGATACATATATTGGTGCAAAATATGGGTCTCTCGGCGTTGAAAATAAAAGAGCTCACACTATATACAGAGAACTTTTAACGCGTCCTCCCCATACTAAACTTGCATTACTAAGTGCTACACCTATTATTAAAAATAAGTTTGAAATTGCTATTTTTGTAAATTTGTTATCGCGTAAATCTCTTATGCCTATCAATACAGTTGCATTTGAAAATAATTATGGAATTCCTCGTTTAATAGGAGGTGATTATGAGTTTAATATGCCATCTGATGCGAGACATATGCAGATTCTTGCAAACATATATTCCCCTATAAAAAATCAGGATGAATTTAAAGATTGTTGTAAACAGGCAGAAGTATCTTATTTTGGGAATATCGCAGAAATGTTACCAGCATTAAGACTATTACCAGCAAATAAACATGTTTTTAATAATGATGGTATCCCATTTTTAAATATATTAGAATGTCCTCTTGACAAAACACAAGCTTTATATTTAAAATATTTACAATTTGTAAGCGACCTACACGGTGGTTTTGGTAAATTTAAACCAGATTTTTATGATTGTGCATTTCCATTGGATAGTCCAGCCGATAGAGGTAGACCATTACCTTCTCGTTTTCGTAAAAAGACAGATGATGATATGGCTGGATTATTCGCTGAGGCTACTGGACGTGCAGAAGAAATAGGACCATTGATTGGTAAATATTTATATACAATTCAAAATTATTTAGATGAGGCATCTAGTGTCCTTACACTTTCCGCAATCAAGTCAGCAAGTAAAGTTCAAGAAAGACCCAAGCCTGATCCAACGGTTGTTGGAAAACTCACCCCTATCACCTTATCTACCTTCGGTAAAAATTCTAAGATTTCTAAATTACTTGCGAATATTTTAACAAGTCCAGAAGAAAGTCGTCATGTAATTTATGTTACGTCAAGATATGCTTCCGTTGTAATTGGACGTTTCTTAGAAACACTAAATTATATTGAATTAAAAACCCCCGACCAACTTGGAATAGGAGTTGGTGCAGCGTCTAAACCCATAACAAATAAACTTTATGCCTTTCTTAGAGGTCAAAGTGAAGATAATATATACGATCCATCTCAAAAAATGCTTAGGTACACGAATGATGAAGGTAACGCGGTAGAAAAGGGACCTTTAATACAGTTATTCAATTCAGAAACACTACCCCAATTCAAAATATTAATTATAAATAATTGTGTAGCAGAAGGTATTACATTAAAAAGAGTAGATTTTATACACGTTATGTCTATTCCTTATGACATTGCGAAACTTCAACAAATTGTTGCAAGAGTATATAGAAATTGCGTACATCCACCTGGTGGAAGTATTACACCTTTTATCTATATAACTACAAACAGTAATGATGACTTGCTTACAGAAGCAGATTATGATAGTTTACATAAAGACAATGTTGAATGGCAAACATATGCGCGTTCGCGTCGTCTTGAAAGAGATTATGAAATAAATAAGTTTGTTGAAAAAGTAAGAGAAAATGATAATTTATTACCTTATTATCGTTTAATAAAAGAATGTGCAATTGAAAACTTGTAGGGGGGGCTATGTGCAGAGAAGCTTCCAAGTAGGGCAGAGCCTATAACCCGTTATCCGGTGAAGCTGGCAGCTTCGGGTCGTAGGGGGCGAGCCCCTACAAGGGAGGTGCGGAACCGTAGGTTCTGCCTACCAGTAGAATGTTTCGTCGCCTAGGATACCACGTATAATCATGTGAAGTGCTCTGGATTCCATATTTTCTTGTACTCGTTCTTGTGCACTTGGAATGAATGTATTGCGAACCAAAGAATTAAATACCATTTTACATATCCTTTCTTTTTTGTGATACATTACAAATGTATAATCATATAAATATTGAACACGATAACATTTTCCGTTTAACCAAGTCACATAAAAACGATCCGGGATGCAATTGGAAACCTCCATTTTAATAAAAAAAAATAATCATAACGTTTCAATTTTAATAATGTCTTCTGCCTTTAATTCATTCATTTCAATGTTTAGATTTAAAAAAGGCATTACTATCTTATGTATCATTGTAATATAAAAGGTTGGATTTATAATAATTATTTTTTTAAGAGTACTACATTTTGAGATAAATTGTGCTAATTCAATCGCAACATTTACCTGCATGGCATGAGTAAAACCAAACCCTTCACCATCCACTATCCAAACCCACTTTTTGTCTTTAGGTATTTTACTCAAAACACCATCATAATGATTCATAATACCTTTTACATCATACATAGTCGCTTTTGCTGGACATGTATAATAATAGAGTATTCCATTTTTCTCTGCCATTTTTATTAATGAATGACTAGAAGGATCAATTGCACATAAAGGACATGTGTACATTAGTGTTTACCACGAAAAGAATTTGTCCGAATAACCTTATCGCCATTAAATCTGATATTATAATATGAAAAGAAAAACACGAAAACATAAGGGCGGTGCATTATGTACTGAACCTTATAATATAGAACCACCCAAAAATGACATTTATACAATAGATTCTGAATTAGAAACACATGAATACACTGACAATCCATATAATGTATTTGTGGACAGGCAATATCCGAATATAGTTATAAAATTAGTTAAAAATCCACACGAATATAAAATTTTAAAATTACTGGAACACAGTGGGTTCACTCCTAAATTGCATGGATTTTATACGTGTAATGGAGATAAAGCAAAATTAACAAGATTTCAATCTCATTCAAGAATGTATATTGTGATGGAAAAAATAAAAGGATATGATTTATTAGAGTTAGTTAGAAATCCGACTATAGGAAAAAAAATTATTGATGCGTATATAGATGAAATCTATAGATTATATAACATTTTGATGGATAAAGGGTTTATTCATACAGATTTATTTTTACAAAATATAATTCTTAGTGATGATAAAATATTTTTTATTGATTTTGAATATGTAATGAATACAACAAAATCTATACCTTTATCGGATAGATTATCATTGCAACAATTAAAAGAAAATTTAATTCAGAATAAAAAGGTTTACTCAAAACCATAAATTCCAATTTTCAACCTTAGGGACTATGCCCATGAAAATAATTCATCATTAGTAACCTTACAAAGAATAAGGCGAAGCGCGCGTGCTTCCATTTGTTCCTGTATACGTTCCTTTGCCGATTTGTAAGCGTACACTTTATCCGTGTAATCAAAGGAATAACGGATATGGATTGGTTTTTTTTCTACTTTGAATAAAATACAAAATTCAAGACACAATAAATGTTTTGCCACGTATCGTGTGCCATCCTTTAATTGAATATGATAAAGTTTGCCAGGTTTGCATTTCCAAACGGAATAGGGGATCGCCCCTATAACCCCGAAGCTGGAAGGTTGATTGGCCATGTTAACAAAAATAAGATAAGATCGTTTCAATTTTGTGGGGCAAGCCCCTACGACCCCTGCAGAACCAAGGTTCCGCACCTCCTTTAAATCTTCAAGCTTCACCGATAGGGTGACCCCCTACAAGGTGCGGAACCTTCTGCTTACCATGAAAATTCTTCATTGATGAGACGTTTTAATATTTTATCCAATGCACGTTTTTCCATGTCTTGTTGTATTTGTTCTTTTTTAGAAATGTATGCATAATAATATTTACACATGTAAACATTATTTAAGAATGTGATGTTTTTTGTTTTATGTTTGGAATGAAATGTTACTTTGTCAAATACTTGAATCGTATTCTTCACTCTTACAAATATACCTGTGTAATAGACATCTGCAAACGGGACTTTTTTGATTTTATATTTTTTACCAACTACCAAGTCTTGTCCCGAAATTTCTTCAAACATTTTAACTACTACATAGAATAGTTTCAATTTTTGCAGAACCGAAGCTTCCAGCTTCACCGGATAATGAAAATAATTAAATAATGGGTCGTACGGTTAAACCCATACAAAACCGAAGCTTCCAGCTTCACCGGATAATGAAAATAATTAAATAATGGGTCGTACGGTTAAACCCATACAAAACAATATAAAGAACTTACTCTATTAGTAAGTACGAGATGGACCGTAACATTGGATTAGTAAAGTGGTTCAACAACAAGACCGGATATGGTTTCATTACCCTTGACAATGAGGACATTTTCGTACATCACCAGCAGCTTCAGGTTGCCCAGAACCAGTACAAGTACCTCGTACAGGGCGAGTACGTAGAGTTTGAGAAGAAGGTCCTCACCGAGGGCAAGCATCGCACCATGGCCGCTGACGTTACCGGCGTTCATCGTGGTCCTCTTATGTGCGAGACACGGCAGAAGATGCGCGATTCACGCGAGGAGTAACTTTATTTTGACGTTGTAACCATCCTGAACACACATCAGGTAACGTAGCCGCCACATTCATAATCGTACGATAGTGAAAGATGCATACACATGCATCCTTTTCTAAACGAATACTATACCACCAATACGCTGGAAGAAACAACATTTTTCCTTTGGAAACAGTGATTTCTAAAAATTTAATCTTTGTTTTTTCTTTCCACGGATTCACCGTACTATAAAATTCTTGCGTTTCCAAATTTTTAATTTCATTTAAAAACTTGGCGTTACGTGGCGGTGTCACTTTTACCGTGATACTTCCCTTTGTCACTACAAAATAATTACGAAACTGATTGTGATACTGTAGGCGGGTCGTGTACTGGTCACTTCCCATGAAAAGATCATAGGACATGGTACATACCAATGGAGGTCTTAACAAAAGATCTGTATTGGTATACTGATGTTGAAGGAGGGTATCTCTTAAAAAATCCTCATTGTCACATAAGGCATAGTTTTTCATCTCCATTACCTTTTCAAGAGGAACCATGGTTTTTTTATAGTTTGAATCACATACGGTTACGTCAAATGACCCATACTCTTTTGTATCAACATCCAGTGTTGGATCTTCATAGTCAAACAGTACGGGTTGTTTCAAATTACACACCTCTTCCAATTTTTCTTTTTGAAAGGCAATCTCGTACACTTCCAACTCATTGTTTGTTTTTAATTGAAACCAGATGTGCAAATAAAGAAACACTACTATTGCGATCATAAGTATAAAGAACATATGTGTTAGAAAATGGATGGGTTTATATTGTTTATTCTTCGGTTGAAAAGGACGGTTCCCCTACCTCCGAGAGTGGCATGGTTCCCTTCTTCTTCGTTGGCTTGATATCATTCTTCTTCTCTAGTACGTCACACCGCTGCGATAACGTCACAAGTTGCTTATTCAAGTTACGAATCAACTCTACTAAAGAATCGTACTTTGTCTCTACCTCACTTTCCGTAAACGTCGTATCCTGCTCCCCTATCTTTTCCTCTAACGCCTTGAATTGCCTTAAACATACCTGTTCATGGGCAACTAACCGTTTTGCCACTAACTGTACGGCTTGGGACGTGTGAATCAAGGATTCTTCTTTGGGAGCAGTAGCCTTTGATTTAGACATAAAGAAGGAAAGGACTAAAAAACCCGAGTATTAACGAATAATTTTCTGGTTACTATTCATGGAAGAACAACCCACCTTTTTTTCTCATGTATTCAATTTTGAACAAGAAAGCCGAAATGAAATGGTTAACATTGCTCAATATACCGTATTTTCTATTGTTTTTATTACTTTATTGAATCGTGGAATTCAGGAGTATATGCCTGAAGTAGACAAAGATAAAGGAAGTATAGCCATTTTCGTAGAAGTGGTCATTCAATGTTTGATTCTCTTTCTTGGCATTGTCTTTATTCACCGTATCATTACCTATTTTCCTTCGGTAAGTGGTGCAAAATATGCCGATCAAAACGTCATTGCCATCATTTTACCTACCTTGATTCTCTTGTTAAGCACCTCTACGTTAGGTCAAAAGGTTGGCATCATTGTAGATCGGCTTACAGGTCAAGCTCCTGTAAAAAAAGTAACTCAAAGTAATCCAGGACTTTCCATTTTACCAAAATCTCAAACGGTAAATCCAATCAATAGTCCTGAACCCGATTTTAATTCCATGTTTGCTGGTCCTACGACACCTTTAGTGAACGCTGCCTCGCCAGAATCGTTTGAGCCGATGCCGTCCAACTTTGGTGGAAGCATATTTTAAATCCTTTTTCCATTCTTTCATTGGCGGACCCACGGAGTCTACCGAGTACCATGATTCACCCCATTCATTTTCATGTAGTAAAAGCTCCATCCACTGCTTGTATTCCACCGGATATTCTTTCGGATTCACTGGAATGTCCTCTTTGGTACGACAAAGAGGACATTGAATCGGTGTTTGCTTTACGGTACATACTCCAAAGGGGTACACCACTGGCGCACACTGTTTGACTTGACGATAACACTTGTCGCACATTTCATGCGAACAACTTTTCAATCGGTAAGGACGAATGACCGTCTCGTAACAAATCGGGCACTCCATGATGTAATAGTGGTGAAATGGTTTCGTTTCAATTTTTTAGAAGGACAATGTATGAAAATAAACATGTATACAAGTCTACTAGCTTCTATCCTAGTACAAGTCGTTACTGGAATCATTGAATTTGGTGCCCTCTTTTTTCGTGTACCAAGTCAGTACACTCTTTTAAAACAAATGATGTTGTTAGAGGTTCTTGTACAGTGTATAGAAGGATCTTTTTATATTTATTGGTTTTTTCATTTCAAAGCGATTACCAACATTACACCGTCCAGATATTTTGATTGGATGATTACTACTCCTACCATGTTAGTGAATTTAATCATGTATTTACGTTTTTTAGGTAGCCAGGAACCACTTGATTTTTTTACCGTGTTGGGTGAAGAACGGAATACGATCCTTACAGTAGTTCTACTCAATTGGCTCATGCTTTTCTTTGGCTATTTAGGCGAAACGTCACGTATTCCAGTTTATGTAGGCGTGGGATTGGGTTTCTTACCTTTTTTCCTCTATTATTACCTCATTTATACAAAGTATGGTCTGTTATCTACGGAAGGAACGGTCCTTTATTATTACTTTTTATTTTTCTGGTCCTTGTACGGTGTAGTTGCCGTTTTACCGTATACCCTTAAAAATATGTGCTACAATGTATTGGATTTATTTGCCAAAAACTTTTTTGGTCTATTTCTGACCTATTTACTGTTCCAAGTTAAACAATAGGTGGATTCATTTCTTTGAATTCTTTGTAGAGAGATTTTACAAAAGCATGTGACTTTACTTTATCATAATACATAACACTACATATTTTTCCGTTTATACCATTGTTTGCACCAATCACAAGTTCTTTTGTAAGTGTATGGGGTACCCACGTTTCCGATTGTAAGAGTTTACCATTCATAAACGTATCCATAATACCGTTGGTATAAATCATTGCCATATGATTCCATTTTTGTAATGGTACCTCTGCTTCTACCATTTTATCTCCTTTCAACTTTACCTCTATTTTATTGTCTTGTCCATTGTAAGCAATCAACACACTATCTCCATTCAACAATACGTTCGTATAATCTGTAGATGATTGTGAATAACTTGGTGCACTTGGATAAATATAAAACCAAAACGATAACGTATAATGATAATTCACTGGAACCTTATACGAACTTACTTTATCCAACTGGATTGGTTTATGGACCAATACATCACCGCCATACGATTGTTTGGCAATCGTTCTTACATATAAATGAATCAGTGCAAACCCAATAATAGAAATGACTGCAAATAAGTATGCTTTGGGTAACTTTAGCATAATGACATAATAGTAAATCAAATCACCTACATACACGAGTGTATTTTTAATACGATTAAAAACGTTCACTATTGGTTTAAATCGCTCTGGAGTCAACGTAATGAAAAAGATGGCATACCCAATCATATACAAAAGGATATACGCCAAAAAGGCAAACGACGGTTTATAAAAAAAAGCTAAGAATTCATTCGTAGATACTGCAAGAAGAATAATAAGAATCGCCATTTGAAATAAAATATGCGCCACTTTCAAACAAGGAAACAAAATACATATCAACAAAACCAAAAACCACGGTTGATACGGTGTCGTTAAAAAAGAAAACGGATTCATTACTGCCACCAAAATTGCAGTCACTATGTAAAGAATTTTAAATAATATATTTTGTGTCACTTGCATCACTAATGGAAATTGTATCAATATCATAAAGGCATAAATCAAGTATCCACTGTCATTACCTGAATCCTGAATAGAAAAATAATTGGTAATAGAACTGGCAATCTCATCTAGATAAATACAAAAAGGAATATTCACTACAATGGCGTATACCAATAATAACAGTAAATATTTCCAATACAATCGTACATTCATACTATACTACCATAATAAATGACGTGCTAATTGATTCGCGCTATATTTACCAGAATCTTTAATACCAGCACTCCGTTTCAAATAATTGGCACGTCTCGTTTTATTCTTATGTTTCGTATAATCTTCATATCCCATGGCACCAAAATGTATCCATCCGTTATGATAGATCATGTACTTTTTATCACGTTTGGTAGAACGAAACACTTTGACACCATAGCGTTTTGCCTTTCGTTCTACTTCTTTCGGATTAGAATAGTCCTCCAACATAGTTTATATGGATATTAAAGACTTACAGATTTAAATTCATCGTCATTTTATCGGACCGCTTACGTCTGCCCTTTTTCGCCATACCTAGGCCATCCTTCATTTCATTCAATTCACTTAGACTTACCGTACTTCCTTCATCCATTTGTACCGTTTTTGGCTTCAATCCATTCAAAATATCATTGATATCACTTGGTCCCTTCATCTCCGGGCGCGGCTTCTCCGTTCTTACCTCTCGTACTTCTCTTGGCTCTGGTCGCGAATAGGGCTCTTGGCGTGCAAACTCCCGCGGTGGTTGCACGGTATTCATAAAGCCGGATAAGCCGGGACTGACTGAACTCATAGCCGCCTGCGTAAACTTTTGCATCAACTCTGGATTTTGTCGCATGATATCATCCAGACCCGGCATAGATGACTTGAACATGGTATTCGTCATGTGAAGCATAATAGCACTACCTCCCAACTGAAAGAGTAGTTTTAGCTCGGGTGCAAGCTTTGCCTTGTTTCTGTACTTTTCATGTAGCTCGGCAAAGATTTCATCATAATCCGTAATGTTCTCTGAAAATTGTTCTGCCCATCCATCCAACTTGATATCAAAGGGATCAAACTTGGAATTTAAAAACTCAATCCCCGTAATACACGCCATTAACATTTTACCTTGAAATTTCACATTGTTCGCCTTTTCCTTTTCTGCGACGATATTTTCATACTCTCCCTTCATCTCTTCTAACGAAGAGTCCATGCTGTACCGCTTGGTGAGCTTGACACCTTTGGATTCTAAATCCTCCAACTTTCTCAAGTAAGAAAATCTCTCACGTAACGTTTCCTTTTGTTCCACTGGCTTATCTGGATTCCCTACAAATGGCTTGAAACCATCCCATGTTTTTTCCTTTACCGGTTCTGCAAACCGAACCGTAGGCTCAATCTTAATTTCGGTAGGCTCACTTCTTGGAAAAGGATCATTTCTTGGAAACGACTCCTTAGGTTCCTTTATTTCTGAAAAGTTCAATTTCATTTCAGGTTCAAACTTATCCATGCCTGATAATGAATTTAATTCTTTTTCTAACATGTCTACATCCGATATCTTGATCGTATTTTCTTTTTTTTTATCGTTCATTAATAATTCAATTCCAGGAAGGGTTGTTTTTACTTCTTCCAAAGGGGTAAGATTAATGACTTCCATACCCTACGTAAGAAGAATTCACTTTAAATAATCCGCAAATATCTTATTCGTACGTTTACATTTTTAGAAAAATGACGTAACTATGCCATTCTGCCTACTTTTTCGTTTCAATAAACCAAATGGCCTGTAATAGTGTATCTGCCAAATCATCCTTCTTTTTATGCTTCAGAAACACCGAATCGTCCCACCCCTTGTCATCCAGTACTTTTTTTGCATATTGAATCCCCAACTTTTTACGCTGTGAATAAGTAGTGGAACCTTGATGAAATAACTTTAATTTATTTACAGCGGCAATACAGTGTACCTCGGCACCACGCATCAACCAATACTGTACCACCATCCCTTGTATACCCTTCATTTTGCTTGCTAAAGGTCCAATTTGATTCTCTACCAGTACGGTGTTTACATTTTCAAACGTATCGTACACTTGAATGAGACGTTTTCCAATCTCTACCATGTCTGGTTCATTGGATACCCATCTGCGTTTGAGGGCAGCAATCATTTCTTTCTTCGTACCGATCGGTGATTCATGTTGGTTAGACAACGTGATAAGTTGAGGAAGTTCTTTGTTTCCCAAACATGTTTTACATAAAAAAAGATCTCCCAAATGATGCGTAGATTTAGAACAACACGTATAGGAAGGTGCTAAATTATTCACGTCCCAACTTTCAATCTTGTCGCGAATCAAACAATGGGCTAAATGTTTCACGCCAATATCAATGGACAGCATTCCTATCCTTAAGACATTCTACTTATATTCATTTTATACAGCATTTTTTATATCTATTAGTTTTTCAAAATCAGCCATCTTGAATCATGATTTCACCTTTGTAAATAAATCTAAACTATTTAAATAGTATGTATATCATTTCTCTTTTACATGCATTATTTGCATCCTCTTTAGCATTTTATTCATTTTTCGTTTCTCGTAGTAAATACGATTATTTGATACTATTCATCATTTTTACAATATCGTGGTGCTGGACATTACATAAAGGAGAATGTTTTCTTAGTTATTATTTGAAAAAATTCAGTGACCCTTCTTATGAAATGGGTACCATTGTAAATGCAGATGATATGTATGTCATATTTGGAGATCAAAATAAAGAATATATGAAGTTTTTTTTTACAAAAATTTGCCCAGTCGTTCAATCCATCAACATTTATCTATTGACGAAGCGTAACGGTTTTTCTGACGAGGTAACCGTTCTCTTTCCAGTATTATATTTTACATATTACCATATTAGTTATTTAAAATCATCTTTGATAAACACTTATTTTGCCATTATATTTGCGTACGTACTTATCCACATTTTTACACGTTTTATATCGTCGGAATAAATTGCCAATTCAACTCATCACAAATCTTTTTCCAAATATCATCTTGCTCCATTCTTTTTTCACGATCTTTCAACATGGGAAAGTAAGGTAAAAAAGAATCCTCCTCCAACAACTCACACAACTTATAAATCGTATAATAATAATTTAAAAAGTTTACACGATCATCCGGACAACATTTTGCATAAGGACGCTGTATTTCAATGAAAAGAGAACATAACCGTTCTTCTAGCTCTGGACTCATGACCGGTGGCTTAATCCCCAATTTATCTTTGATAAACATGATATGCTCATAATACTTGTTGTATCCAAACTTTTTTAAAATTTCCTTTGTTTTTTCATTCGTAATTTCCGAGACATCAATACGCTCCTTTTTAATTTGCGATTGAATATTCTCAAAAATGTCACTTGGTATCTGCGTTGACTCTTTTGCTTGAAACTGTGCCAATATTTCACGAAAATGATTGATGCGTTTATACGCATAAAAACAGATTTCTTTCGGTGGTTCCTTATACGATGGTTTTTCATTTTCAATCAGGTATTGGAATTGACACGCACACAAGGGATTATTACAAATCACAATCCCATCATAATCTACCGGTATCAATTCCCCCCGACTACATTTTTTACAAATAGATGTATTGTAAATATATTCCTCCGATGGAATATACGTATCGTCAATGTTTTTCAAGTAGTGAAGCGCGTGATTGGTCATGGTTTGTGAATCGGGTACCGCATCTACCTTGAAAAATTGGTTTAACAATTTAATGGTAGACTTTTTTTCAGAGATTCCCTTTTTTTCTTCAAAGTAGGAAAAGAGGTGGTTCCCATTATCTAAATAATAACGTAATTGTCCCTCTTGTATGTCCTTCATTTGTTTTTTTAATTTAGATACTTTAGACTGATCTTTTTCAGAGGCACAGTTCTCTTTTAGTTTAGGAAGAATAATTTCATTCTCTTCTTTAAACCGTTCTACAAATTCATTATGTTTCGTATCTACCATTTTGATCATCATATCCTCCATTTTTTTATTTGGTTTTAATTTAAAGGACATACTTTATAAAGAACTGAACATTTTAAATTAAAAATACGTACATTGTTTCTTTTTCTATGGTATGAATAAAAGGAAAATCATCATAAAGGCAATAGAAGATGGCTGGACCGTGACAAAACGCAAAAATAAATACGTCTTTCGTAAATACCATTGCAATCTTAAGGAATATTTTGATTCCAACTATCTTTCCCTTTTTTTAAAAAAATATTCCTGAAATTTTTTTCTTTAGCAATAGTATAACATGGGAGGAGGTTTAATGCAATTAGTAGCTTACGGCGCACAAGATGTTTACCTTACTGGTAATCCCCAGATTACCTACTGGAAGGTGACCTACCGGCGTTACACCAACTTCGCAATGGAGTCCATTGAGCAAACCTTCAATGGCCAGGCTGATTTCGGACGGCGTGTCACCTGCACCATCTCCCGTAACGGAGATCTTGCCTACACCACCATTCTTCAGGTTACCCTCCCCCAGATTGGCCAGGAGCTCGCCGGCTCCTCCGACCAGGGTGTTTACGCTCGGTGGCTTGACTTCCCTGGTGAGCAGCTCATCTCCCAGGTAGAGGTAGAGATTGGCGGCCAGCGCATTGATCGCCATTACGGCGACTGGATGCACATCTGGAACCAGCTCACCATCAACGCTTCCCAGCAGAAGGGGTACTGGTCCATGGTCGGCAACACCACCCAGCTCACCTACTTGACCGATCCTTCGTTCTCGTCGGTAGATGGTCCTTGCCAGTCCAACGCTCCCCGCCAGATTTGCGCTCCTCGTAACGCTCTCCCCGAGACCACCCTCTACATTCCTCTCCAGTTCTGGTTCTGCAAGAACCCCGGGCTTGCTCTCCCCCTCATTGCTCTCCAGTACCACGAGGTCCGCATCAACATTGATCTTCGCCCCATTGACGAGTGCCTCTGGGCCGTCAACACCCTCACCCCCACCACCAGCGGCTCGGTCAAGTGCACCAACGCCTACAACCAGTCGCTCGTTGCCGCTTCGCTCTTCGTGGACTACGTGTTCCTTGATACCGATGAGCGCCGCCGCATGGCCCAGAACCCCCACGAGTACCTCATTGAGCAGCTTCAGTTCACAGGTGATGAGTCGGTCGGCTCGTCGTCCAACAAGATCAAGCTCAACTTCAACCACCCCGTCAAAGAGCTCATCTGGGTTGTCCAGCCTGACTCCAACGTAGACTACTGCGCCTCCCTTGACGGCCAGAGCACCCTCTTCAACATCCTCGGCGCCCAGCCCTTCAACTACACCGATGCCGTAGATGCCCTCCCCAACGCCATCCATGCCTTCGGTGGCCCCAACTCGGTTGCTGGCCCCCGCGGTGCCAGTGGCAATGCCAACTACGACTTCATCAACGCCAACGGCCTCTTCGCCAACGCTGCTGCGGTAGATGGCGGTGCTTACGTTGACCTCTCCAACAACTCGCCCACCACCACGGCCGGCTTCATCGCCGCCATCAACAACTCCAAGGATTACTGGGGCTACTCCGGAAACACCGCCTTCTCCGGCGTCACCTCCGGCAACCCTAACCAGTACGATTTCGGCCAGGCCACCGGCTCCCCCGAGGAGTCGCTCGTCTCCGATGCCGGCACCTTCGTGCTCTCCGAGACCGCTCTTGCCCTCCACTGTTGGGGCGAGAACCCAGTCGTCACCGCCAAGCTCCAGCTTAACGGCCAGGATCGCTTCTCGGAGCGAGAGGGATCCTACTTTGACCTTGTCCAGCCTTACTTTGCCCACACCCGGACACCCGACACCGGCATCAACGTGTACTCGTTTGCCCTCCGGCCTGAGGAGCACCAGCCTTCCGGCACATGCAACTTCTCGCGCATTGACAATGCCACCCTTCAGCTCATTCTCTCCAACGCTACCGTGGAGGGCACATCCACTGCTAAGGTCCGTGTCTATGCCACCAACTACAATGTGCTTCGTATCATGAGCGGTATGGGTGGTTTGGCCTATAGCAACTAGCCAAAATGCTTGGTATGGGCGGTTACAAATTCTTTGGGAACAATATCAATAAAAATTGATATTGTTTATTTCTTTATTCGTAACCATGGAACGAGCATTCAAATATTGTGTTGATTGTAAAAAGAATCACGATTATCTAAAAGATTGTTACTTTTGTAGTACACCTCAACTAGAATGTATTATGGTGGAAAAAAATGGTATTTTTGCATGTTCATCTTGCAGTTTCATTTTAGGAAAGGTACCACTTGAAAAAAATATATGTGATCTCTGTTCTGAAGAGGTATTATTGAATAGATTGCCATGTAATCATAAACTATGTTTACAATGCTGCAAAAATAATTACATAGGTTATACTTATACACCTAGACCAAAACATTCTAATGAAGTAACAAATTGGGCTTTATGGCCATATTCAAAAAAAGATTTTAATGACTATTATCATTTTATAATGAATTATCAAGAATTATTGATCAAGATTGATTCCATTGAAGTATATACTGATACACTAGAAACATTAATGTTATTTCTATCAAAAGAGATTGATACCATAGATATGGATTTACAAAAAATAATTGATTATGAATTAGACATATTTAGGTGCGGTGTAGAATGTGGACGCTTAGAAAACATGTGGGAAGAATGGGAGCAAACAAAAATAACAGGTAGTAAGGAATGTCCATTTTGTAGATCTACTTTGAAGTAAGGGCTTGTATTTTCTGGTCAATTTGTTCTTTTGAATATCGCTCTTTTAATTGCTGAATTTTTATTATTTTTTTAGCATCATGAATTTCCTTCTTTTCACTTTTACTCAGTTTATTTTGTGCTACTATATGATTCATTTCAGTTGATTCTTCTACTGGTTTATGATTCAATGCAACCAGTGTACATTTTTCAAGAAATGATTCTAATGAATAATTATTTTTCATGTAATTACAACTTCCACAACAAGATTGTATATTTGTTTCAATGTATCCAATTTCACTATCCATGCGGTCTAAACCATTTTGATGTGTGTCAGTATTTTCTTTTCCGCACAAATAACAACACTCTTTACGTTTTTCATAAAATACTTCTTTTGTCAACTCAAAATTAATTTTTCGTGAAATGGCACTGAATTTACATGTTGCATAATTAACAGACATTATATCTTTACATGCATGTGGACAATATAATCCATCTATTTTTTTATGAAAAGTTGCAATATGTTCTGCTCTCTCTACAAATATACTTGCACTTAAACTTACTTTCATATAGTTACACATTTGACAACAAGATACACAATTCCCCATTACATATCCAACTGTTGAATCCATTCGGTCTAATCCATTGAACCCTTTTTCTTGTACAATTCCGCAATAATGACATGGTGATGTTACCAATGCAATGAAGGTTTCTTTGTCTATTTCAAATGCTAGTTGTTTCGCTGCAGCGGATCTCTTGTAGTTAGAATAATGGTAGTCTATGTTTTCATTGCGTGCTTTATTGGAAGCTTGTACCTTTTCGGGATTAGCTAGACGCCACTTTTTAGCTTGTTCCGCCTCATGTTTCAAATATTTTTCAGCATCTTCCTTGATTTTTTTTGCCCTTGAGTTTAAACAATAAGATAGCATTTTATCGGCGTTTTTATCTCTCCATAATTTCTTGACTGCTTTACGCTCCGGTTTTGCTGAATTTTTACGTGCAAGTTCCCTGACATGTTCTTTCTCACGTTTTTCATCCGCTATCTTATGTACTTCACGGCATGCTGTACACTGTTTCGTTTCACCTACTGAGCCATTGAATTCTTCTAACGGATGCATTTTACGACAACCCGTACATTGTTTCTCTGTTTCTGTCTTTACAGGTTCTACGCTACGTTTCTTGCGATCTTCATCACGTTCTTTACCCAAACAGACGCTGCAACTAGATTTACCATCCATTGGCATTTGAGTACGGCATCCACGATTTGCATTGTAGCACGTTTTTAGACCAAGTGCGGCTGTCTCATCTATGAATTGAAACAATTGATGTTTTCCACAATATTTATTATCATCGCTTTTCTTGAACTTGCATCCTTCCTTGGCACATAGCACTATTTCTGCCTTTGCTTTTTTACGTTTTTTAGCCCCTAGATCCCTGCATTCATTGCATGTTTCCATTTCCTTGTATTTCATTTTCTTGCACCCCTTACATAGTGTACAGCCTGCCAGCATTTCAGGAGTGTAGTCTTTCATGTAGTCGTGGTACTTACAGAACGGTCCCTTGTTACGGCAAGGGTTACCTTTCGCATCTTTCGCTTGGCACGACATCGGATAAAATTCTATCTAAAAACGTAAATCAATTTTATCTGAAAATAAAAAAGTAGATGAGTGTAAAGTGATTTTTATATTATTGTATTATGTGTATTGTTTTTGGTTATTCTTTTAAAAATGACACTGACAAACATCCATCCCGAGCATAATTCAGAGTACATTAAAAACCACTTTCCAAGGATCATAAAATCCTTCTATTTGCCATGTAGTGATTGGATACAATGTCATCATAGACCATGGTCCTGTATGGGACATACAATCACATACAATATGTAAGGCATAATAAACACGTAAGCGCGATGGAACCAAGGGTAATACTATAAAAGAATGCGGTAAAAAATAAAAGAGTTGAGTGTAAGGGTATTCTACACAGTCCAACCGTTTACCCATAAATGGTAACGCAATCATAAATAAGTCTGGCAAACAGGACCCAACTACAATATCTATTGTAGTGGAGTAAGGAAAGATAGAATTATATAAAAACCCAATCGCAATATGTTCTAACCAAAGCATTCTTTATAAACAGTGTACTCTTTAAACTAATTCTTTCACGTGGAACCAGTCTACGTCTTCATTATGTATGACTACTTCTTTTTTCACAATACTTTTTAGCTGCTTGACCCATTCTTTATGCATGGCTTCTGTGATTTCACCCGAAACAATATTCCATAAATAAATGGCAAAGCCAGCAACCATTTCGTTACTCTTATACTTGGCAAACAATTTATTATTTTTACCAATCTTACAAGGTGTCTTTTTTAGCCACGAAGAAGGCGCTTCACATTGAATATCTTCCCAAGAAGGACTATTCCATCCCTTGTACGGTTTAGAACGCAAGCAAAGTGTTGTTTTATGTAGAGTAAAAGGACGAACAGTTTGAATTAAATTATTTCCTTGACGTACCGAATCTAGTAAAAAGTGAACCATCCGTTTACTTTTTAGAACAGAATAGCCAGCATCCTCTGCCTCAAAATCAATAGGGATAGACATTGTTTTCAGGCGTTTTGTCATACTATATAGTATGATTTGTTGATCAACGCTGCTTTACTTACGGACTTGATTGTGATTGCATTATTACTTACTACCTTTTCTTCAAAAACCTTGACACATTGGTATCGTGAATTTGGACTAGGAGCAGTGTTAGCGGACGTCCTTGTTCTTGTTCTTGTTGTATGGCTTGCGAATTACCTTTATCAAGGAAACCTTTTTATCATTGCCATGATTGCCGTTGGGATTCAATTGACACATGATCTTTTGTTTGGCGCTTTTATTCAACAATATCAAGGTAACAGTCGTATTTTGAATGTATTCAAGGGATATGTCAAAGAACATGGAGCTTACATTTTAGTTGCAGATGCCATGATGGTTATCTCTACGGTGTTATTAAAACATATCTTTTCTACGATTACATTCAATGAGATACTATCCGTATTTTTACTCTATCTAGTACCTTATTTTGTTTATTCTGTTTAGCGTAACGTAGAGCAAATGGATTGTAACTTTGTATAATTTTCAGTGGAAAAGGGAGGATGAATGGTCGCCGTTGTTTTTTCTTTTATCTCTAGAACTGGTTTATCTACAGGAGCTACCGCTTTACCCATGTAAATGTTGTTGGATAAAGGTAGAGGTGATAGTTGACTTTCAGTTGATTGAATTAAATATCTGTAAATGAGTCTAGTAGGAATCGTTTTTTGTAAATCATCCAAGGAGGTTAGTTGTTTTGACTTATTTAATAAATCTTCTTTATTGACGGTTAAATAATTCATAATATACGATCCGTAAGGCCATTTATTGTTTTGAATATAATAGTTTACTTCTTCCAAGGTAATATCTTTGACTACACCATCTATATTTTCATTCGTGATGATAAATTTATTAAAAACTAATCCCCCAGATTCATTATAGGCCTTTATAAATTTACTTTGAGTAGATGCATCCATTTTAATAGGATCACTCGGTGCTAAATAAGCATATTGTCCACCTTCAAATCCTTCCTTATATGAAAGAGATGCAATCAATAGAAGAACTAATGCAATCAAATAAAGTAATAGCATACTATTTACTTATATTATGATCCCCACCCGATACGTTTCTCCTTTATCCAAACCAGACAAAATCATCCAGAAAAAGATGATTTTGAAATCACGTCGCCTCTACAAAAAAGGTATTTATCAAACACGTAAAGCCCTACCGTCCTACCCGCATAAAGAATCCAAACACATTGTGAAAGCCAAGAAAAAGTTTGGAGTAACCTCCATGGTACCCTCTGCCGAATTAGCAAAGAAAACGGGATGTCCGTTATCTGTTCTTCAAAAAATCGTTCAAAAAGGAGAAGGGGCTTATTATTCGTCTGGATCTAGACCGAATCAAACACCTCAATCGTGGGGTCTAGCACGTCTTGCCAGTGCATTGACGAATGGGAAAGCAGCCAAAGTAGATGCGCACCTACTAAGCGACTGTAGCAGAACCTACGGTTCCGCACCTTGAACCTTCCAGGTTCATCGGATAATAGCGGGGTCGTAGGGGGGCGTGCCCCCTACCATAAGTGATGGTTGCAATCATGCTTGCTGAGTGACTCTACTAATAAACCATTGGCAAAAATACCATAATTGGAATGCATGTTCTCATTTTCCAAGGCTAAATGATAAATCGTGTACGTACCCGATTCTTCATGCACTTTGGCCCTCTCATCTATGTAGGCGGGTAAACGATCAAATAAATCCGTGGCAAACACCTTACCATAATCCTGAAGGATTTGTGCCTTTTGTTTCTCGGTGAGTTTCCCTACAAGGATACTGTGTGCTCCTGTGATATACAATTCTTTCAGAAGCTGAGGATACTCAGGGTAATCCAACTTGAATAATTGACCCTTGTTGCGAGCCTTGGACGCATCGTGGTACATTTCCTCTTCTACAATGGTATCAATCGCTACATAATTATCTTTGAATGTATTGACCAAGTCACCCTTTTTCAAGGTCTCAATCTGCTTGTACCCTTCGTTGGTATAAATGTAAGTACCCTTCAAGAAACAAATGGGTGTCGTGGAGAAACTAATAGAAAGCTGATAGGTATTGTAGTACGTCGTAGACACGGGTGTGTTGGACGAGAGAAGATACAACACGTTTCCTAGTACTGCACTAGAAATGGCTCTTTCTTGGAAACTATACATTCCCTGAGAATAATAAGAAATGGTAGTATCAGAAGCCATTTGCGCTACGTCAATCTGATAAAAGGTACCACCCGAATATTTTGCAATAAACAAGTAATTTATACCAGTATCAAGATTTGTGTACGAAGACACTGTACCACCCGGGGACGTAGATGGGGCAAGTCCATTGTATTGTCCTTGTAATCCTGTACCGACTACTTGTCCAAACGATCCAGTGCTAATTTGCACGTAGGTGAGTGCATTGGTAGACCCATCAAACGTGTAAAGGTAGCCAGCAAGCCATGTTAAACCAAACGAGTTGTTGACAGTGGAATTTTGTAATACGGGTAGGGTAGTCACTAGGGAGATGGATGTAGGTGCGTTACTAACCATCGTAATCAAGGCGATTCTGTTATCCGGTAACAAGGCATAAATGTTACCAGCACCAGAAGCTAAAAAACTAGTGGTTCCGAAAATATCAGTGACCGTATATCCGTTTGCATCCGTAGCATCTAAAGGTGTCCCGCCTGAATTGATTTGTAATGGTTCACTAAATTCATTCCCGTTATTGGAGCTTGCTGGAATACTCGTTCCATTGACCAAGGGAAAGCCAGTACCGGCATAGGTGTCACTAGACATGTCCCAGGAAACACCGCTATAGATAAGACCGGGAGCTGTCCCCGATGTAGTATATTGATAGAGATAGTTACCATTGGTGCCGTAAGCAAGAGACGTGTTTACATAGACAAGGCCATACGTAGTAGGGGCGCCTGCTACTTGGGTTGCCGTAGATGAGTTCAATACACCACTGCTACCATTTGGTCCTACAGATACCATATTACTACTGTATCCGTTGGGTGCCACTGCATATGCCTGTGTAGTAATTGTATTATTGTAGGGATTGGTTAAATTATTTCTTAATGAAACTTGTGTTTGTGCCATACTTATATTTATTAAAAATATTTTATGAATCACCCTAAATAAAATTGATTCAAACACTCTTCTATACTAAAAAGAATGGAAGTACGATTGTTTGACTTTCAACCCGTGAGCCGTAAAGATCCCGATATTGATGCCAATGACGCAACCATGTTTGTGATTCAAATGTTTGGCATCAATGAACAAGGAGAAACCTTTTCCATAGAAGTACACGATTTCAAACCGTATTTCTATTGTTTGGTACCACCTTCCTTTACTTCGGGAGACAAACGATCCTTTCTGGAACATGTCAAACAAAAAGTTGGTCCTTACTTTGCCGATTCTATCTTAGAGTGTGTCTTTATCAAACGTAAAAAACTGGATGGGTTTGATGCCCAATCTGATCACCTCTTTCTCTGTTTTAAATTTCGCGGCATGTCTTCCTTTTATAAAACGCGTAACTTATGGTACGATGAAGTGAAAAAAGGCCTAGACGTCAAATTGATTCTGAAACCAGGCTATTATTATCAGGGGAAACTCATTCGGTTATACGAAGCGAACATTCCACCTTTACTTCGGTTCTTTCACATTAAAGAAATTAGTCCTTCTGGATGGATTCAATTGCCTAAAGTAAAGCATGTGACGCAACGCACCACTACGTGTACCCATGAATTCATTGTACAGACAAAGGACATTATTGCCTTGCAAAAGGAAACACCCGTTCCCTACAACATTTGTAGTTTTGATATAGAGGCCAGTAGTAGTCACGGTGATTTTCCAGTACCCGTCAAAGATTACAAGCGATTAGCAGAACAAATTTTAGAATCGGATGAATCATTAGACCAATGCATTTATGCAGCGTTCGGGTACGATGCGTTACCGAACATTGACCTTGTCTATCCAAAATCACCCGTGTCGCGCGAGTACATCAAGGACATGTTACCAAAATGGAAAAAGGAAATCATTCGTGGAAGTATCCTAGATGACTACGCTTCGGATGAAGAGGAGTCTGCTCCCGTAGATACACCACTGATGAACGTAGAAGAGTTGATGGCAAGCGATCATCCCTATAAAGTGGTAGAGTTGCGTAAAGCACTGAATAATGGCTTTCCGCCTTTGGAAGGTGATACGGTTACCTTTATTGGAAGTACCTTTTACAAAGAAGGCAAGAACGTACTCAATCATTGTATCGTATTGGGTGGCTGCGAACCGATCCCGAATGTAGAGTTGGAATGCTACAAGGAAGAACGCGAAGTACTCGTCGCATGGACTCGTCTCATTCAACGTGAAGATCCGGACATTTTGATTGGCTACAACATTTTCGGCTTTGATGAACAATTCATGTTCAAACGTGCCTTGGAAACGGGATGCATAGATGACTTTGTAGAGTTAACACGTAACAAACACGTCATGGCTGGAAAACAAGTAGAGGGCGAATGGGAAATGGAACAGAAATCCGTGTTTCTTGCAAGTGGGGAATACAACTTGAATTATTTTAAAATGGATGGTCGTCTTCATATTGATTTATACACCATCTTTCGGCGTGATTATAATTTTGAATCGTACAAGTTGGATTCCGTATCCTCCTACTTTATTGGTGACAAGGTACAAAAAGTAGAGGGAACACACATTTATACGAAAAACTTTCAAGGATTAGAAGTGGGGAACTACATTGCCTTTGACGAAATCAAGTATCAAGTCGTAGACATTCAAGCCGACTACTTTGTCCTGTCAGAACCGCCTGCTGAAACACCCTCACGATGGTCCCTTGCGAAAGATGACGTAGATCATCACGATATCTTTCGTTTGTCCAAGGGATCGGATGCCGATCGTGCCATCATTGCCAAGTACTGTATACAAGATTGTAACCTCGTACAGAACTTGTTCCAAAAAACAGACATGCTTACGGGTTTCATTGAAATGGCATCCATTTGTAGTGTACCGATTGAATTTCTCATCTTTCGTGGTCAAGGCATCAAACTTACCAGCTACATTTCCAAACAGTGTCGTAAGCTGAACACATTGATGCCCGTTTTGAAAACGCTAGACTTTGATACGGGGTATGAAGGTGCCATTGTCCTAGATCCAAAATGTGCCTTGTATACGGACCCGGTTGCCGTCTGTGATTATAAATCGCTGTACCCATCCTCTATGATTTCTGAAAACATTTGCTCCAGTAGCAAGGTATGGACCAAAGAATATGATTTGGCAGGGAACCTCTTGAAAGAAACCGGTGTGCAACGTAACGGTGTGTACATTTACGATAATTTGCCGAACTACAAGTACGTAGACATTGAGTACGATACGTTTCAGTACGTACGCAAGACACCCAAATCCAAAGCAGTCAAAACCAAAATGGGAACGAAAATGTGTCGCTTTGCACAATTTCCAAATGGAAAAGCCATTTTCCCCTGCGTGTTGGATGAACTGTTACAGGCACGTAGTCGTACAAGAAAACAAATGGCAAAAGAACCGGACGAGTTCATGAAAAACATTTTGGATAAGAGACAAAACGCGTACAAGGTAACGGCGAATTCCTTGTATGGTCAATGTGGAGCGCGCACCAGTACGTTTTACGACAAGGACGTGGCGGCTTCTTGTACGGCCACGGGTCGTAAACTCCTCATTTATGCGAAAACCCTCATTGAAGAAGTGTACGCGGATCGTGTATGTGAAACGTCATTGGGAATCGTACGCGCTACGGCAGAGTACGTGTATGGTGATACGGACTCGGTCTTCTTCAAATTTACCTTGATGCATGACGGGGAAAAGGTAACGGGGATAGATGCGCTTGCACTCACGATTGAATTGGCAAAAGAGGCTGGACAGTTAGCTACTGCATTCCTCAAGCATCCGCACGAGCTAGAATATGAAAAAACATTTTGGCCGCTTGTCTTACTTTCCAAGAAGAGATATGTTGGCATGTTATACGAGAACGATACCGTGCATTGTTCACGTAAAAGTATGGGTATTGTCTTGAAGAGACGAGACAATGCCCCCATTGTAAAAGATGTATATGGTGGCCTCATAGATATTCTCATGAAAGATCGTGATGCAGTGAAAGCGGTTGCCTTTGTGAAGCAACGTATTCAAGAAGTACGGCGGGGTGAAGTACCGCTGGAAAAGCTAGTGTTGACCAAATCGTTGCGATCCGGCTACAAGAATCCCAAGCAGATTGCGCACAAGGTATTAGCAGATCGTATTGGGAAACGTGATCCTGGAAATAAACCCAAACCAGGTGACCGTATTCAGTTTGCTTACATTTGTGGAAACAAAAAGCAATTACAGGGTGAAAAGATAGAGACGCCGGAGTTTATGAAAGAAAAAGGGTTGGTGCCTGACTACGAGCACTACATTACGAATCAATTGATGAAGCCAATTGAACAAGTGATTGAATTGGTGTTAGAGGAAGTACCGGAGTATCAAGTAAAGAGAGACGCGGTTGAGAAAGAAATTGCGGTATGGAAAGATCATGAAAAATATGAAGAAAAAAGGGAAAAGATTAGGCTACGTGAAGTAGCTAGATTATTTTAAGAATCTTCGTCTACTATGTCTTTTATATCTTTTAGTACGTAAGTTCTTTACATATCTTGTTTTTCTTTTGTATTTTCGTGTACCACCTACGCCAGGAAATGTTGTTACAACACCTTCATGTCTTTTGTGCTCTTCAAATGATTTTTGACTTCTCAGTTGTGGATCTATGGATTCCCCTCTACATCCGTCATCTATTATATTGACATAATCAAATCCCATTTTTTTGAAAAAGAGAAGAATATCAAGTAAAGTGATACGTGGTACATGGTCTATATTTGTATAATCATCATCACTTTCTAATTGAAATCCTCCTTCCACAAAAGAATTTGCAACTTCTACATTCAATAAATTTCTGCATTGTAATTCCATGTAATCGTCTTTGATAAATGGTGATCTATCAGGTGTAAACTCACCTGATTTAATGGTTACACTTGGATATGTAAATTCTATTTCGCGCTCATTCTCTTGTGCATTAATGATAAATATTCCCATGATGATCGCTCTAGTATCGTCAGATATCGTATAAAGTCTATTATGCATCAATCTTCTGAGAGGCGATGTTCTTTCTTGATGTAAAGCAAGTAAATCTTCTTTTGTATAACCAGGTGTACCTTTCATGACATCCTTAACATTCTCTTCAAAATAAACGTCTTCAAATGGTTGATACCTTTCTTTATAGATATCATTTCCTGCAAAAATTGGTTTATCATGATAAACCGCTTTTATTTCTGCTAATCTTTCTAATGTTTCTGTAGTAGTTTTATTAAACATAAATGTACATATTCCTGGCCGAACGGCAATAGATGTATGAAGAGGTAACTCAAATGGAAGTTTATCTTTTAAATTTTCACCGTGCATATCAACAAATATAGTAATCTTTCTTTTTATTTCTTTGATTGGATAAACAAATGTAGTTGGTTTATGAGCATCTATCATCTGACTTTCTGAAAATATATTTGTCATTTCTGTCACTCGTTCTACATTCCATTCATGAATATCTTGATCAAATTTTGAATATTCAAACATATGAGACATATTGGTAACAGAAGACGTATCCCATGCTAGCGGTTGATTGAATTGTGATGAAAAAAACATTCCTTCCATTGTAACTACGTTACTTACATTCCACTTTAACGGTTGATTGAATTGACTCATTTTAAACATATCTTTCATGTTAGTAACGGAAGACGTGTCCCATACTAACGGTTGATTAAATTGTGATGAAAAAAACATTCCTTCCATATCCACCACTTTACTTACGTCTAAGGTTAACGGTTGATTAAATGAACTATTGGTAAACATATTTTTCATGTTGGTAACGGAAGACGTATTTAATTGCAACGGTTGATTAAATGTTTTATTCTGAAAAAACATTCCTTCCATCGTAACTACGTTACTTACATCCCACTCTGGTATCGGTTGATTAAATGTGGTCACGCCTACCCATCCTTTAAACATATCTTTCATATTGGTTACTTTACTTACATTCTTGAATAGTGGACTGTTAAATTCACAAGATGAAAACATTCCTTCCATAGTAGTTACATTACTGGTATCCCATTGACTAATATCTTGATTAAAATCACTCATCTTAAATAAAAAACTCATATCCGTAATGGCAGACACATCCCATGTATTCGCATCACCCATTTTATTCTCAATAGCATGCATTAACGCTTCTTTTGTATCAAATTTAATTAAGGCAGCCATATTATATATGAAGAATATAATAGGGGTTCACCCCTATAACCCGTTATGAATGTTATGGGGTCGTAGGGGTTTACCCCTACTAAATAATGTATACGTCCTTCCCACGACATTCTACGAGGGCAGACGGTTTTGTATCGCCGAGCTCTGCCCTGGAAGGTCCCTTTTTAAATTTCCAACCTTGAAAGGAACGGATCATGACTGTACAATCATACTCCTTTGCAAAGTTTTTTGCTTCCCCGAGATAGAAACGTTCCGTGGTTTCCACGACCACCTCGCCTTCATAGTCGGAATTGTTGTACACGCGAATCGCCATTTTACAATTCAACCTTATTTATGCGTTTCAATTTTTAGCAGAACCTACGGCATAGGGGCTCGCCCCTATAACCCCGTTGAAGCTGGAAGCTTCTCCGCACCTCCCTTGTAGGGGTGGAACCCCTACTACCCCCATAATTGTAATAATGGGGTCGTAGGGGCTTGCCCCTACCCGGTGAAGCTGGAAGCTTCCCTACAAGGTAGAGTAGAGGTAGTATACATTCATACGAGGATCATACGGTGGGAATTCGCATTTATAGCTCAATTTATAGACGGGAACCCTCTTGGAATCAATATCTTTTCGTCCAGTCGTCTTGAAAAAATCCGGAATCATGATGGTATGAGGTATGGAACCTGATAACTTGGGTACTTTATCCCATTCACGTTGAAACGCTACATCGGTATGGTATAGATGTTCAAATAAATGATGCGCAAAATAAGTATTGGCTTTGCCGTTTACTTGATAATAATAAAGTGTTTCCTGACACCATTGCGTTACCAGAGGATGACCTTTCTCCGCGTATAAAAACCAATTAGATAACATCAAGTAGGGATACGGTTTTTCAAAAGCAAAAAAACCACTGGTAATGTAGGCCGGTAACCAAACATCCAGTGGTTTATGACAAAATGCCGTCGCATCTACCCATAATCCTCCATGATCGCGCAGCAGAACCATACGAACAATGTCTGCCAAGTGACACAACTGAATATCCTTATCATACGTTATCTTTGACAAGTCTACATATTCGTGTAGATTATTGCTGTCCAGCAACACAATGTTCCACGTAGGATTATACCTTTTCCAGGAATGAACACACCATTTTACAATGTCAGGTGCATTCTCAAATCCTTGAAACCATAGTATATATAGGTTCATACATTCATGTGGGTTATTCCTTTAGACGTTTTTACTTTTTTCATTCGCATCTTTTTTGTATGAATCACATCGTGACATTTCTCACACAAGGTCATTAAATTGGCCAAATGATTCTTCGGGAACACGGCATCCTCCGTCTGAATAAACCCATCTATGGCATCTTCCTGATACTGTAAATGATGAATTTCTTTTCCCGCTTTCCCGCATTGTTCACATGACCCAACCAACTTCTTTGCATTATACCGCGACGGTTTCAACGAAAGAATAGAATCCGGTTTATATTTCTGACGAATGGCATAGGCTGCCGTAATAAAGTCTTGGGGGAGCGCTAATGATTTACACACTTCTAGTCCATACATGCTATCGCCCGCTCCATCTTTCAACTTGCGATCGTAGATGAGGACGCCGCTAGCCTTATCGTAGACGACGGACATGTGTTTCATCTTGACCGTATCCAGCTGAAGTTCATCATAGTCTACAATTTCATGTAAATGGGTGGCAAACAAAAAACTACTCTTTTCACGATGAAATTGTTGAATTCCCGCTACAAAAATACTAATGGCACTTTGCGTTTCTGTACCCGAACATAATTCATCGCCCAAAATTAAACTATTTTGATTGGCCAATTTCAAAATGGTTCGCAATTCAGACATTTCTACCGCAAACGTAGAAAGACCTTTGAACAAGTTATCATTTCCAATAATTCGCGTAAAAAGGGACACGTAAGGTTTAAAGTGAAAGGACGTACACGGCACGTACATGCCCGCTTGCGCCAACACCACGGCAATCCCCAATGCCCTTATGAAACTCGTTTTTCCAACGGCATTCGTACCGTACAGTAGAATACCGTCCGTCCCCCTTCCAACCTCAATATCATTCGTCACGTACAATTCATTCGTTTGTAATTGTTCAATCAACGCGTGTCTCAACTGCTTCGCATCTACAAAAGACTTGCCTGCATGGACCAAAGTAGGTTTACAATACTTGTAGCGGCGGGCGAGTGCTGCTCGTGTATACATGAGATCTAGTCTCGTCACAAAGAGAATAATGGTATTTACTTTGGATTGGTATGCTTCCATACGCTCCACAATCATCCAAAAGACACGTTCTTTTTCCCTCTCCATCGTCGTACGTAGCGTGGTGATGGTTTTGCATAACGTTTGAATTTCTGGATTGAGCAAGTAGACGTTGGAACCGCTTTGTACTTCGGTCGTAAGAGGTGTCATTTTGACAAGTAAAGCAGCGCGCCTCTTTGTACAGATGAGACCAATAGAATTCTTTTCCGTTTCGTGCAGCTTGACGTAGTCCGCCTTTTTCTTTTCTTTTTGTTCCAATAGTTCATTGAATTGACTCTGGATGGCGAACAATCGTGTTTCTGCTTCTGATAGCCGCGTTCTTTGCCGATCATACTCTTCATCTACGCCCATACGAATCGTTTCACCGTCAAAATGCGAATCAATAAAGTGAAGTATCTCTTCACTATACGTACATACCTTATCCATGTTTGCATCAAAGTGACGCAAATAAGTCATTTCTACTTCATCCACGACTTGACGTTTCACCGTTTCCATATCTTGCTTCAAGGTAACAAAGGACGTAATCGTCGTCTTCTTCAAGAAGAGTTTGCGTTCCCATTTAGACAAGTCTTTGATTTGTAGAGAAATGGTTTTATCCATCACGTGTTCCGTAATGTCATATTCTCGTTGGAGAAGGACGGGATCTACAATGGGATTCAATAACAAATGAAGAAAAGCACGTTTTCCCATCGGTGTAGAACAATCATTCAGCATAGAAGAAATACATGAAAATTTACTCGGTTTTACTGCACCATCATCAATGAGGTTCAGCTGCTTCAAGGTATGATTGGCCAACACAAGGCGATTCGGATTTTCCCATTCAGGTTCTGACATGGCATGGGTCAAATGGGGATTGTGTTGACGTACAAAGTCCAGTAAGTAACAGTAAGCCTGCGTTGCAATCGGATGATCCTCATGAATGGTCATGAGTGCACTTTGATACGATTGCTTCTCACAGTTACGTACCCGTTTCATGATCACCGTTTCTTCTTTCGTAATGGGAATACGATGGATTAAATCGCATTGTATTCCTGCATAATGAATGATTTTATCTATTTCACCGAGACCAAGGTTAGAAATCACAATGGCTTCATTTGGATTTGTAATGGAAATAAACCGTTCTAGTTCATCAAAGGTGGTTGGATTCATAAAGTACTCTTCGGTATACTCCATAATGGTAGATTTACCCGTAAAAATGTCTATGCTGGCAACACCTACCACTACATATTTACCTTTGGGAAAGAGACGATTCACCTGATCTATCCAAATACATGTAATATGATTGGATAACGTAGGTGAATCGGAAAAATAGGTACCGGGGGAGAAGACACCGGCTAATTTACGAGCTTTGGATTCGTCTTGTATGTAGACGACGGCGGTGTATCCGGCTTCTTGAATCTTTTTGAGATATTTTTCTAGTTGCATGTCTTTGAACCCGGCCATTTGCGACCCACCCTTGTCGGCAATGTTTAATTCACAGATACGTGTAAAATCGTCAATGATGCGGTGTAACTTGTTGCCGTAGACTTCAAAAAAGGCACCGACTTGCATCAAGAGAATGGTATGTTTACCATACTCTTGTTGATACTTGTGACTGAGCTCAAAATATTCTTGAATGAGAGCCATTACAGTACTAGGTAGGAAGGGTTTAATACCTTTTTGTTTTATGTTTGCGTCTTTTCCTTTTGGTGCGCCTGCGTCCACCAGTTTGCTGTGGTACATCATCAAACCGGTAATATTTATGTTGCTCCATAAAATTTCTTCCATTTGTTGTTTCCTGAGCAACACTTGCAAAAAAAGAACGATGTTCATCTAAAGGTAAATAGGTAGCTCTTCTGGTTAACAAATCTACTGCAAATTCATTTTTTAATGTTTGATATTCCTCTGCGTCAGGATGAGGAACTACCGTACCATATCCTCTTGCCGCAGAGCTACCCATAGAATTACTTGGGGTTGTTTCTAATGGTGTTTTTTTTATTTCAAATTGTTGTATTAATTCTATTAATCTTTCTTTAGGAGTTTGTCTATTTAAGAAATTCATACTATACTATTCTAAAATAATTTCGCCGTTTTGTTTTTCTACGTTTACGTTTACGTCTTGTTTTACCACCTCTATAAGATTCACTATAAACAGTTCTCAATTCGTTAAATATTGTAGTTATATCATCAGGTGTCCATACTACACCAGGATAAGTTCTTTGTAATAAATCCATTATGCGGTCTCTATATGGTTCAATCATTAATGCGCCTTCTACGCGTGCTCCTTCACTTTCTAAAAACGCCGATACGGTCGTTCTACCTCGTCTCAATTTAAGGATGCCCGTCACAGGTGGAAGTACTGTTGGTAATTCCCTATGTTCACGTGGAAAACATTTTGTTATAGCGTTCTTCATCTCTATGAACGCATAATCGCAAAATCCTTCTAAACACGCCATACCCCCCTCTGAACCTCCTGTAATTGTAGTGGGTATGAATACTTCTGCAAATACTGCTTTAAAAATGGGTGGTCTTGCTTCTACAAAAGAGGCAACTACACGCCATTTATCACTGTACTCTGCTAAATCTGCTCTATCAGCAGTTATTCTACATGCAAGTGGATTTAATCTTGCGGATGTAATTTCAGCACCAAATGGATCACGTATTGGAGGTAGACCTAACTCACTACGAACACGCATCCATCCTGTCAACAATCCTTGTATTTCATTTGTTCTATCTATATCTAATAAATCACGAGGATTAAGTGAACTTCTCAGTGCTTCCAATAAACGACCCCCATCTGCGCCTACTAATGATCTAAAATATTCATGTGGATCGGTTACAGTGACGTCCTCTTCAGCCGTCAATCGTGTTGTGCATAAATCTCTCAATTGTGCCCATGTCAATGTAGAGGTTACACCAGGGATTGGTCTCGTAAATTCACCACATGTTGGTTTAAGACTTTCTATAATAGCCGCGGGTGACCGGGCTGGTATGGATGGAGACGGTAAATCACGTTCTGAGGGTTCATATGGCGGTGCGGAAGGGCGTGACGGTATTGGTTCGTTTGGCGGTGCGGAAGGAATCGGGCGTGACGGTATTGGTTCATATGGAGGTGCGGAAGGGCGTGGCGGAATTGGTTCGTTTGGCGGTGTATCTGGTGTACGGTTATTGTCATTGTTTCCTTGTGCTTGGTTTGGTGTAAGGTTATTGTCATTGTTTCCTTGTGCTTGGTTTGGTGTAAGGTTATTGTCAGTTATTGCTCCACCTCTATATTTTCTTGAACGTCCCATATAATTACAAAGTATTTATAAATCCATAATCTCCATCCGGTCCCGCATTCGTAAACATGGGATCTACACACCGAAATCCCATTCCTTCAATCATTGGAACTGATTCTGAAGCCTGCATCGCCCCCTCATTATATTCCATATGCTGTAACTCCACAATCAACCTTGTCGCATGCTTTACTGTTTCTAACCCTCCCTTTAAAATATCCATCTCACTTCCCTGTACATCAATCTTAATGAAATCGGGTAACGGAAATCCTCTCTCTTTGACTACCTTATCCAACATAAATGTTCTCTTACGTATAGAATTATTTTTTGGAAAATGATAGTCTGGTGTAGGTGATCCAATTTCACGATAATATGAATTTCCACCAGGAAAATATTCATTCTGATAAAAGTCCACCTCCTTTTCTTCATCGGAAAGTACACCTATGTGATAGTCATACCCCTCGTATAAGAACTCTGCATATTCAAAAGCATCAAACAGTATAAAAGTGGCGTCTGGCCATAACTTTTTCGCTTCCTTTGTCCAATGTAGTATACAACTTCCAATATCATAAATAACCTTTGGTTCAAACCCCGATTCTTTCAATCGTTTCAGGTAAGCAATATGATCCGTTGGAAACGTCAATTTACTCAAGTGCGTTAAATGACTCTGTATATCCTCCCGTATCACCTCTGCCAAAGGTTTGGACGGGTCAAACGTTTGATAGTTTAAAAAAGCTGGTGCATTCGCTAACAAAAGTTTTTCCTTTGGAATCGTAAACCATTTGTGATAGTTTCTATCGTTATTGTAAAAAATAAGTTTACGATACGTTATATCCGGTAAATCCAACGTATTTGTGACTACATATTCAAAATCCGTTTCCTCTGTCGTTTCCTCATAGACAAGTCCTATCTCTACTACAGGTACACCAATAAAGAGGATCCTCATTAGACTGACCACATAGAATAATGTACTTATTGTTACGCAAACCGTCTTGTTCTTCTTTTCCTTCTCGTTTTCCTAGTTTTTCTTTTCCGTCCACCTTCCGTCTCTAAAGTAAACGTAGTATCCGGATTGTAACTTATCTCATCATTATCCACAAACAAAAAAACTGCTTTTGGTGCATCGGTGTATGTTCCCGTCTCATATCCTTTGAATGTACCAACCTTATTATTCTTTAAATCTTCTAGTACGAACTCAAATATACTATCAAATGTAATACGATACTTTTTACCTTTCTGTAAAACGTTTCCGTCTGAATCCTTAAAGTTTCCTTCTATATCCTCCATACTATAGGTTAGGAAAATAACCGCGTCATGATTCTCGCCTCCGGTGACTCTTGTGGTGTAAACAGGACCGTTGCAAAAGCATCATCCCGAAACCGAATGGAATACGGCACCTGTTTCCCTCGTCCAACACGCCCCAACGTCTGAATCAACTTCTCTTGACTGAGTTTCATATCCTTTCCCAAATACAAATTCGCAAATTGATAATTCGTTCCATAAATGTAATCCGACGTTGCCAATACCACATACATTTTCTGCTTCATCACCTGTTCCTTCACCAATTCCATGTAGCGCGGTGGTGACTCTGCCGAAAAGACACCAATCCCCATCATCAGCAATACTTTCCAAGAGGCATCAATGTCCGTCGTCAATACTTTTTCAATCGTAGACGCATCCACGTCCGACGTAAAAGCCATCGCTTGCTTCTCCAGCACATTATACCTTACCAAATGATCGTACGTGTTCGGTACATAGCCATTCGGCAACGCAATCGTATGTACCGAGGCCTGTAACCGCTTCAACTCTTCTTGTATCTTTTTGACTTCTGGGGAAACACGATTGTCCGACATTTTCTTCTCCTTGTCAGAATCCTTATTGGAATCTTCCAAATCTTTTTCCAAGTGTGCCATCTTCTCCGATAAACTTTGATTGTACGATAACTGTTTTGTCAACTCTTGCAACAACGAAGCAGGTATCGCCGCAGTCTTTAAACAGTACGACGCAATCTTCTGTACATCTTCCGCAATATAAATAGTCGGTCCGTAGCTACACGTCCATGCATCTTCGGAACAAAACCGAATCGTAGACGGTACTACAATCCGCTTCTTTTGCTCCGCCTCCCATTCTTCTCTTGTCATGGTTGCCAACAGAGTCACATAATACTGCTTGATTGCCGGTATCGTCAACTCCGATGCCTTTGTAAACGGTGTACGCCCTTTTAAGAAGGCAACCACTGATCCCAAATCCACATACTTCAAGAGGTCACCATGCGCACTCAGATGCGCGACAACCTTTGGTATCTCTTCATAAGGTAAATGGTGCGGCAAAATCAATTGATGGTTCGGATTGACCAATTGAATCGTCTTGTTAGATTCGCCGTTTTGAATCGTATAGATGGTAGACGTAGTAAACGCGCTATAATCCATCGCCGGTAGCGTTGCCGATGACAACACCACGTTCGGAATGACATTTTCTTTCCACATACGACTAATGATCGGATGCAAAGGATGCTCTTCTACGTCCATCGCAATCGTTGGCTCATCCCAGTAAAGGAGGATCTTTTCTTTTGGTTGAAACCGTAACATGTACTGCATCGCGTACAAATACGACTGTACGTCGGAAATCATCACTTCTACTTTCGCTCCATTCGTATTGTCCACTTTGGCAATGCCACCCGTTTTCTTATTCTTTACATAATCAATCGCGGCAGAGTAGTGTAGCTTGATATCTTCTTCGCCCTTACATCCGAGGGCAAAGGCAACCTTAATTTGTAGCGAGAGACACATTTTAGCCAATGCCATACTTACGTGTTTTGCTGCACAGACAAAGAGAATGTGATACTTTTCGGAAAGACCAATCGGTGACATCGTCTTTCCAGTACCCGTAGGGGCTACGTACAGAATGAGTTTCGGACCCTCTTCTTTGGCGACCGTAAAGAGTTGCTTTTGATGAGCATAGAGTTCACGATCTTTATAGGCGACGTAGGGGTTTCGTTCCAGTAGCTGGACGGCATCTTTCGTCCATTGTACCATGTCGGGTGTATGCTTGGCCAAACAGTCGCGCACGTAAGCGATCACGAACGGATTGGGTTTAGATACGGCGAGACGTAACATCCATTCTACGTGAAAGAATTCGCCCTTGGCGCAGAGGCTGAGAAGAACTTTTTCATAAACCGTATCGGGTACTTGCTTGGATTGAATACGTATTTGATCGGCTTTTTTCAATGGTATGGTTGTCTTTTTCATGGGAATGGACGTAAAGGTTTGACATAAATAATGGTCCAAAGCAGGGTTGGGCTCAATCTTCAAATAGGTGTACATGGATTTCATGGCGTTTTCTTTACGCGTAGGGTCATGAAATCCTTGCCGAATGAATTGTAGAATAGATAACTCTTCCGTAGGTACGGGAATCTCAATGCTGTTCCATTCCTCGCGAGTAAGTTTGGTCTGAGTCGTAACGTCCATTTTATAATGATAGTCGCGAATCTTCTAATTCAATTTTGTTACAGTCTAGATAGTCTATTTTGATCAATATCTTGTATAAAATAACGAAGGGCATGAATCACACGTCTTCCATCGGATGGATGAATACGAACTTTTTCTAAATCAAAATTCAAAATGTGTTGTACAGTGTCATGCATGTTCTGGATACGCGGAGCGGAAGGATCAAAAATGGTGCGTACCATCATTACTTTGGTAATGGTTCGCATATTATAGTAAAGACGGTGTCTTTAAACCCACTCTTCGCATTGCTTCTACGAGTGGTCCAAGTGGTTTTTTTACAGGATAATGTATTTCACCATCAATGACAAACATTTTTTCACCATTTTCATCTAATTGTGCATTGTAAGATATACCATTTAAAGTAATACTTGCCACATCATTTACATAAAGTATTAGAATTCTATCCTGGCCTACATCTACAAATTCTTCACGTCTTAGAATAGGTGCAGGAGGCGGTTCATCCATACTATCCATATTAAAATTGATTTATATTCTAACTGAAAGAGATAACCATGATTCTTCCTACGTTTCCATTTCCTAAAGATGCCAAGGGTCGCAAAGTAGATGGACCTCGCGGCTGGAGCGAACAACCGTACAAAATGTCTGATGTATCTGGTATCCTTTATCAAATGAATTATTGGTCTCCAGGAGACCATGCCATCGCACTACAGGACATTCTAGATGGCAACCTCATCTTGTTTGGAACCGCAAATGGAAAGGATGTTTATTGTACACCATGTCATAGCATCTTTCTTGTAAAAGAGGATATGCGCATCATTCGTATTGGACATAGAAGAATGGATTGTGTAACGTCTCGCAAGAGGGATTTGAACCCTCGGCCTACGGATTTACAGTCCGACGCTCTACCAACTGAGCTATTACGAGATGATTGTATTGCATGAATTGTTTTTAAGTACTTATTTTTTATAGTTTTAGGGCTTTAAATAAGTAGCGCCAATCGTTACCGCATAGTATAACGCACCAAAACAAATACTCTTTGCAAAAAGACCCGTAGTTGGGTCAGAAAAAAGAGAGGGTGCCATGCGTTCTACCATCAACTGTACACTCGGTATACTCCATAAGAAATACAAAATGCTTAATAAAGCCGGTAACCGAAACTCTTCCCACCGATCCACCGTTGGCTGCACCGTTTGATGATCCAAATATTTTGGTGCTGATGGTACATACGTAGGTGTTGTTTGCGGATCAATCGCATGCTCTATCGTTTCCCTAGGTATGTCTCGTGCAGGCAAGTCAGTAGAATTATAAGGTAACTTATCTATTTCAGTAGCCATACGATACCTATTTCTTTTTTCATATCCTTCTTTACGCAAACGAAACAATTCGTTTCACCGGATTACAGGAAGCTGTCTTTGTTTCAAATTGATAACATTTCTTATCATACTCGTACGTTTTCTCCTGTATCTCTTTTAACGTAGGACCTGTAAATTTCATACATTTTTTGTCTTTACACGTTTTTCTAAACAACGTAGAGAGACCAAATCCTAAAATAATCGCTAAAATAAACTTTCCATACTTTGATTTCAAGAATGCTCTCATATTATTGCACTGGAATTTTTTTTGCATCCGATGTACAATCCACTAATCGGGCTGAAAAATCAAAACATTGACCTGCCTTATCCTTATATTGAATCTTTTTGACGTTTTCTGGAGAAGGGTACACCATTACCGTTTTATATTCCATGGGAGAAAAGTAAACGCAAACCATACCAATGACAAAACTCACCAAAAAAATAGGAATATATTCTTTCATATAATATAAATAGATAAGATCTATAAACACTATGTTGTTATCTATTCCTTGTTCTTCCTATAATAAACAATTCCTTATTTTTCATTCTCCCGTAAAAAACATCATGATGGAACATAGCTCCTTCATTCGTCTCTATTATTCTACCCATAACATTATCTTTAATGGTCTCTTTTTAAACCATCCATCGTTAGACGATGTCCTACATATTGAAAAAGATATTTTGGATGCTTACCGTAGTAAAAAAACGCCGGTGTATACCATTCAAAAGCAATACAAACATAAACATTTAAAGATTTCGGGTTTATGGGAAAATGACACGTCTTTTGGTATCGTCTTTAAATTTATTTGAATTCATTCTCGGAGGGAATACTTTTTGCAATCTCGCACCATTTCTCAAACACGTCCGAGGTAAATCGGATGCGCGGCACGTACACCCCTTCTTTCTCCAAATGTTTTTCGTCCGTTGCCTGGATACGCTCCAACATGGAGTGACGATACTCTCGCACTTCCGCCCTCTGCTCCTTGGTGAGCTTCTTCTTGGTTTCTGTGACCACACGCTTGATCTCCGCGATCTGATCGCACACCTGTTTCATGTTGGCTCGGTGTTCCATTTTACTAGATGAGATTGTTATGGTGTTTCAATTTTTTTGAACAGGCGTTGGTCATGAAAATATTGGCCTAGTGATTGTACCTTTTTGCCTGGTTTGGAAAACTTTTTCTCGCACTGTTCAACACGATTATTTTTTATTTTGGGAGGACACATTGTATACGGATCTATCTTACCATTCCACCATTCATAAAAAAAATGGTAAGGATTATCATACAAATCACTTATGTCAAATCGCGCCCATCTTTCCAAAAAGTATAACGGATCACCCTTATACTGTAAAAAGGACCGATCAAAACTACAAGCGCCAATATAGAAAAAGACATCGTCCTTTTTATAACGTTCCATGATCTGGACTGCTTGAACATTTTGTACCGTCACTGCTTTTTCCCAGTCCAAGGTAGGTGTGCGTTCATATTTTATTATGGCATACAATGGTTCAAAGTACGCCAACTTATCTACGTAATGTTTGAATGTACCTCTGTAGAGGGTCTTTCCTGGTATCTCATATTCCTTTCCTGGAATCAACATTGACTACAGTAAACAAAATCTTTTTATACTCTAAATCCATCCGTTCTATAAAAAGTACATATGATCCATTCAATCACAATAAAGGCAAACAATAACGTATTTCCTAACAAAGACATGGAATTCCAAATTGAATCATACTTTTCAAAATACTTTACCATAAAGTATACAGTGAACCCTGTAGTGATAACTACAAAATAAGAAAAAGTATACCATGACTCAGGCATTAATCCATCTTCCACAAATGACTTATTCTTTGTGACACAAAAGTAATAAAATCCTACCAATATCAACGTAATAAGGGACATTCCTGATTTCATACAAAAATCAACAAATAACATTTTTGAATTCTCCGAATTCAATACCGATAAAGAAAGAAAGAACAGGATCACAATCATAAACCATGTTAATCCCATACCCCCCACTATTGCAGTACGTATGTCCATCATACATCCTGCCAAACCAGCTAAAGCAAACCCTGATATAATTGGTGCCGAATCACTTAAATACGTCATGTACTATTCCAATAAAATAAACATCCAATACATGCAGAACTTTGTCGTTCAAAAAAAAATCTTTTCCGTTCATTCGGAAGATAGAGACATTGCAAAGTGGCCCTCTTCTACCGTGTTTGCGGTGGATCCTCCCGTAGAGTACAAAAACGTCGTATCCTTACGTTTAGCAGAGATTGATCTCCCTCCTATTTACGTCTTTTCTGAACAAAATCAAAACCTTACCTTATTTGTCACTTATATTGCCACTACTAAAACCATCACCATCTCTGAAGGCACGTATACCGGTCCTCAACTCGCCACTGAACTACAGGGTCGTATGAATGCTGCCTATACATTAACTTATCCCGGGTTCACCAGTTTTACAGTAACGTATGATCCTGCTTCCTTTAAATTTGTCTTTTATAATCCTCACGCCTTTTACTTTGATTTTACCCATTCTACGTCACCTCTATTTACTCAATCGTCACAATGGGGATTAGGAAGTTACCTCGGCTTTGAAAAAAAGGTATACACTTCCGGTACCAACGTCAATTATCAAGTAGTCATTCCAGCCAATTATTATTCCATTGTCTCTCCCTTTCCAGCTTCTCTGGAAGGCGAACCCTACCTTTACATGGAGTTAGAATTGTATAACAGTATGGATGAACTCACACCCTATACCATGAGAAGCAATAATCTCACAAGTGCCAAGTACAGCGGGAAACATAATTGTGCCTTTGCCAAAATACCCAGAATTGCCGTTCCAGGTAATCCCGTCTACGTAAGTAAGGCAAATTTTTTAAGTAATCTATTTTTCAGTGACCCACCGTTAGAACGTGTCCAAAAGTTTCAATTTAAATTGAGATATCATGATGGACGTATTGTTGATTTTGGACTGACCAATTTTAGTTTTAGTATTGAAATTACCATGTTGAGGCCAGATTCTATCAAACCATCGTTTCAAGTACAACCCAATTTTTATGAACTTACTTAATTATGTTTAATTTTGCCAAACTTTTAGGAAAGGACTTGTATGAACTATAGAAAAAATAAAAATGCATCCTTTTGTAAACAATTGGAAGAAATGCTTGACGTAACTGCCATTCAAAACTTTATCCCTTTGTACACCCGCTTCTTTGAACTCAATGAAACCAATTGGAACTCCATCAATTTAGACCATCCACCCATGCAAGGCCTTGAAGTAGGTGAAGAGATTACCATGAATGGGGCACCTCTTTTCTTCAAGTTTTCACCCTTGTTAGATCCTCTCAAATATTTAACCGGTTGTTACGATACCTACGATAACTCCCTTCCTACCTTGACGTATACCCCTCATGCTAAAATGGCCGACGTCAACAACTCTTCCTACGTAGACGGATTTTTCTATTACCTCTCTAACCTTCTCTTGAACCAGGGGTTTTTACACGGTACCCTTTTTCATGGAAGCTTTTTAGGAATCAAAAATGATTTTTTGTACGATATTTCGGAAGAAGTAGACCGATTGGAAGATTGTGAATTCTTTCATCGTAATCACGGATCTTTGTTTGAATTAGATCAAGACTATCACTTTTCCGATTCGCGCAAATACAAGGAGAAGGTTGTCCTAAGTGATGAACCCGTGGAGCTTGAATTGGATTCGCTAGATGACGTTTCTGTTCATTCCAAAGAAGAAAAGTTTTGTATGGATTTACATGCCGTCATGAAACAATTTCCCGTTCAAATCATTGCCATGGAAAAGTACGAGGATACTTTGGACTCTTTTTTAGATGAAATGACCCCGATTGAACTCACTGCCTGTTTGATGCAAGTCATCATGACACTCCTCGCCTATCAACGCGTCTTTGACTTTGTGCATAATGATCTTCACACCAACAACATCATGTATGTAGAGACTGAGTTAACGCATCTCACTTACTGCTATCATGGCGTATACTACCGCGTACCCACTTACGGAAAATTATACAAGATTATTGATTACGGACGATCCATTTATACCTTTCAAGGAAAACGTTTCGTATCGGATAGTTTTCATCCAGAGGGTGATGCCGCTACTCAATACAACATGGAACCTTATTTTGATTGCGCATCAGAACCTTTAGATGCGAACCCTAGCTTTGACCTTTGTAGACTTGCCTGCTCCATCCTAGAAGGATACGAAGAAGAAGAGGAAATCTTTACGATCCTGAAAGAGTGGACACAAGACGACGCAGGCGAAAGCGTTCTTTTCAAAGATGGACGCGAACGATACCCTGACTTTGAATTATACCGAATGATTGCTCGTACGGTACATCTCCATACACCCATTGCACAATTAGACAGACCCCTATTTCAAGCGTTTCAATGTGAACCTTGTGTTTGCATGAACATAGATAATCTTATGGTAAAGTAATGCCCTTTTCGTTTTATATCACATACGTGTTGCTACTCACTACTGGAACCATTACGTTGATTGAAGCCTTGCGTAACAAAAACATCATGGTTCAACACATTATGAATTTAGAAACCTGTATCTCCGTAGTGGCCGGTTACTTTTATTCCGTCATCAATGAGAAACTCAAAAAAAGGAAGGAAATAAACTGGAAGGAAATAACGATGCTTCGCTACGTAGATTGGGGCATTACTACACCCATCATGCTCTTAGTCTTATCTCTCGTATTATCCTTCAACACAAATACCAAAATAAAGTTACATTGGTATGCTCTTACGGTCGTATTTAACTATCTCATGCTTTACTTTGGCTATCTAGGTGAAACGGATAAAATGGAGAAAGGGACGGCTTCCATTCTAGGATTCCTTTTCTTTTTCCTTACGTATGGGTTGATATTTGTCAACTACTTGACCAAATACAATCGTGATAATATGATCATCTTTAGCATGTTTGTTATCGTGTGGAGCATCTACGGAGTAGCCTATCATTTTGAGGAAGAACAAAAAAATATCACTTATAATTATTTAGATTTAACATCCAAATGTTTTGTGGGGATTGGTTTATGGATCTATTACACCAAAATTATTCGGGCTGCATAACATGGACCCCCTTTTTTGTTTAGGATTGGTCGCCTTTCTCTACTTTGTTGCTTTTACGTACATTCTCTACTTTTTTTTAGAAAAGACACACGTTTACTATTCTAAAAAAATAGATACCATTCTTACATGGGTATCCAAAAAAAAGTCAAAACGTGCATAGGTATTTATTATGGCCTACTTCACCTCGTCATTACCGTTGCTTGCTGCACCGTTCTTTTGTTTGACAACAATGTCCTACATCTCATTATCATGTTTAATTTATTAGCCGTAGATGCCCTCACCTGTGTCCTCTTGAAAAATTGTCCACTTACCATTCTAGAAAATAAATACTTGGAAAAAACCTGGATCACCGAAAGAATGTCCCTTTTGCGCGACTTTTCCATTGATTACAAATGTAACCACCAATACGAATCTACTTTGGAAATATTAATCAATGTAGGTGCCTTGTTCATTTTAAAAATTGCTGTTTTATTTTTACTTCTTTTATTTCCTTTTTCAATCACTTTAAATAAGCCATCTTTTTTTCTTACCTCATAAACAATGATTGCATTTCTACTCATGTTTTGTATAGCCCTCTTTTTTGGTCCAGATAGTATATCAAGCTTGGTATTTGCTATCCTAAGTAATTATGTAGGACACATGGCCCTACATGATGATCTTTTTTACTTTGTACCCTATTCTATTTTACATCGTTATCATCATGAAAATCATTCACCCTTTACTTATTTCTTTAACATTTTATCTGAATTTTCTATTCTCACCGTTCTAGGTAATTTTTTTGCCTTTAATCCATGGTCTTTGCTGTTTAATGCCCTCAACTACATTAGCGTCCACTACATTAACTGTAGCTGGCTACACGTAAACGAGTACCACGAGAAACATCACGAGCGAATAGATGCCAATATTGCCCCCGATATACTAGATGCCTTGTTCGGCACGAAACACGTAGACACACCTCTATGGGAAAATACAACCCATATGATTCCAAATGTACTCGTATCGGCGGCGATTGTCTTTTGGTTAAAGACCCATTATAAGCCGTCTTGGAATAAGACGTTTCTTTACTTTTCTACGGGCCTATTTATTTCCCTAATAGTAACCTCTACGTTTATTTTAAAAACGAAGATACAAAATGACTTAACAGATTCCGAGGATTCCAATTGTTACTGAATATCGTCAGAACTTTTTGATAAATTAATGTTGCAAGTTTTTCAGTCAGAGTGCACAAAATTTTCATGCAAAATGGGAAAGTTGAAAAAAAAATATTTTTCAAAAAGTTTTCCTGGAATCAGCTTCCCCGATTTTATAAAAATGAACCACCATAACTTTTTATTTATTTTGTATTTTTGTGATGAAACCCCATAAGGAAATTTTCAAACAAAAAAATGTTATGGTGTGGAGTAAACGCCTCAGACCATAACATTTTTTTGATTTTTTTATTTTGTGAACAAACGAATAAGGTTTTTTTAATATTTAAAAATTTTTACCCCTGATGTAAACGGCGCTCAGTAACACTTTTCATTTAAAACAACATAAAAATGACACGGTAAATTCACACCATTCTTTTTTTCAGTAAGGATGAAGTACGGGGGGTTCCTTACCATACTATCGTAAGAACGATCACATAAAAGAATGGTGCACATTTTTCAGTCACAGTGCACATTTTTTTCATGAAAAAAAAACAAAGATTAAAATTTTCATTTCCCAAAAAAGTTTTTTCTCAAACGGATCTTACCTTTTTAGAAAAGTAAAAGGGACTTTCTAAAATTTGATCAGTAGACATTCTTGCAAACCAACTATATTTTGGCCTTGTTAAGATTTCTTCTTGTGAAAGATAAACACCATAATGAGGTGGTAACTCTAGATCCGATGTACCTAATACTTCCGCTAATGCAACGGGTTTCCCATCTACCTTTTTGATACCAATCCATGAACCATCAATCACGGTGACCTTTTGTCTTTGTAACCAAAGGGATACATTTCCAATAAAATCGGATTGTTCCGTTTTATCTTTGTATAGTTCTTCTTGATAATCTACGAGACGTTTCATGGTTTCGTTATTTTTTTTACATCCCATAAACGTAACATCCGGAAAGTAGTCGCGCTGATCATGAGTAATTCCACGATTGATCATTTCTGTGACAAAGAAACATTCTTTAGATAACGGTTTTAAGTCTTGGGTACATAAAAACGATTGCGGGACAACGACGCCACCATAGTGATAGAGAAGCATGGATAATCCAAGTTGACGGTAATGGCTTTTAATAGGATCGGCTAAATCATCCAAAAGAATATTCCAGGATAACAAAGTAGAAAAAGAATCATCATTGATCAAACAAATATTGAAGGAATCTTTACAGTGATCATAGATACTTTTCATGGTCATTTGAAGGTAAGGTTGGTTTAATTTTTTACTATTTCTAGAATAAAAAGATTCCCAATTACGTGCATTGACTTCGGTACTGGTATGAATCCATAGAATAGGTTTTTTCTTATTGCCTTTGTCTAAAAAGTATTCGGAAACGAGTTTATAATGTTCATGGGATGAAAAATTGTCTTCACATTGTTTGTATTCGTGGTACATGTAATTGGCTATCAAACTAAAGATTATCAAAATGATCCATTTTGTATCCATAAGATAAAGAATTAAAATAAAATCGTAAAGTATGAAACTTGTACTTTACGGTCTTTTGTTAATGTTTCTTTTAGTGTGGAAGATAAGTATAGAAGGGTTTACGAGTAGTCCAAGCAGTTTATTAGAGGATGTAAAGAATAAAAAGGTCCTTGTGTTGTTCTACAATACGGATTGTGGACATTGTAAAACATTAAAGCCAGAATGGGATAAAGCAGAAGCAAAAATGGGAGATAAAATGGTTGCTGTTGATGTAACAAATGCATCGGACATGGCAGTCAAAACCATTACTACAAAGTTTAAGATTAATTCTTATCCTACGATGATAGTGTTGGACAATGGGGCGGTGACGGCAACGTATGATGGAGAGAGAACAGAGAGCGCATTAGTATCTTATGTGGAGTCTATGTAAAAGATATAAAAATAAATCATTCTAAACCATAATGGATTATCAGTTGATTCAAGAATTGCACGAAATCAAAGATGGGAGATATATAAAATGGTTGAAACTAGATGAAAAGAAATGGAAAAATGGCTTTGTAATAAAGGTAAACATAGAGGAGGATGGTGCTCGTATACTTGTAAAAAAAGGTAAATATTTAATAACGTGTATCTACGATGAGTCCATCATTTATCAAAAGTTAAGCTTAGATGAGCAGTTAATCACGAGAATAGAGTCTCTTTTATAAATTTCAGAATGCGAAAAGAGGAATCACAACTTACATAGTCATCCAAGGAACAATCCGAATCAAGATATCGTTGTTCCAAAACGGATGAACGAAGAGTGAGATGCCAGAACCAGTGATCGTGGTAATAAAGTTTAA